TAGATTATATAGTAAAGCGATATTCTGTCAAAAATCGGCGAAAATTGCTACCTACCCAGTGAAAAATTTAGTGGATTGGCGAAAAGACCAGTATAAGGATTCCTTAAAGACGCGAAGCTGGTCTTATATTAATCAGTACTAGGTCTACACAGATACAGTACTATGCCCATACAGACACGGTACTCTATCTTAAACAGCAAATATATCTTGCTTTGAATCCAGAATTAGAACAAATCCAGATTTGATATAAGACATTTTGAGATAGTTGTTAAGAATCAAATGAAAATTATTTTTGCTTTAAGAAGAGTTTCCCAAATTGCTTTAAAAGATAAAATTTAGCCATAAAAACGGATTCTAGATTTTCAGATTTAGTGGGGAATGGGGGAAGTAGGATGCGTTAAGAGCGGCTCAATGAAGTCAGCGGGCGTTAGACAATCTGAAGTGCGAAAGCCTCCCCACCATTTTTATTTGAAAACGAAAACTCTATTTCATAGAAGCATATACTAAACACAATGGACTATGACCGTGAATGGGAAGCCAATGAAGCTAGCCGCGATTGGGAGGAGAGCGAACAACGTTATCCTTCTAAACCGTGGCAAGATGAAATGAGAGATGAGATTCTTCTAGGTCTCACCAAGGAACAACATGCTCGTCTCAGAGAACTTTACAACGCAAAGGAAGCTTGGAAATCCAAGAAAGATCCAATGCTGGTCAAAGGCTTCGCAATTGATGCTGTAATGGCTGATAAGGCTTATGTAGAGTTTGTCTCTAACTGGCCTGGACTCATAGATGTATACGATGGTGTGTAAAAAAACGGAATTTGTAAACATAAAGTCAAAGTTTTTCAGGAAGCAACCTATGAGACAATGAGCTCTAAATTGTTGGTAAGTTCGGCCATTCACGAACTCTTTGCTCTGACGGGGCATTGTGATATGGGAGATTAGTCTGGGTGTACGCTGAGTGCCGACTTTCTTATCTCTAAGGGCTCTAGGTGAAATATCCCAGAAGATCCCGAGTGGCTAGTACCTAGATGCTAGTACATGTAAGACTACACGGCTACGAGAGGGTTGAATGAGTTCCTGATAGAGAGTGATGAATCAGGGGATCCGGAGGTGTAGATTAGAAAAACATGCGTTCCAACAACGTGTGATACAACAGTATTGGCGCGGTAGGGGCCTTTTTCACTGCCAGAAAAACGGATTCTTAAATTATAAGATTTCTAGTTAGTGGGACGCTGTGAAACCGGGGCGGCCTATAAGAGGTGCGGGTTAACAACTCGCCAGTCAACAACATGCCGCAGACCTACGGGTGCTGGTCTCAATTCTTTAGTGTCGCTTAGACACACGGTTAGCCGTTATGCTATAACGCCACAGTGACGGATTGGATTCGCGCTGTGTTTTTTATTTTCAGGTTGATAACCTAGTATAACAAATGCTTCTGTATTTCCGTATGTCTGAAATTCCGGAATTGTTCACAGTATATGATTACAAGCAATTACTAAAACATATTGAAGAACATTTTAAGCAAGAGTGTGAACTTCAATTTATTAATCCATACAATGTTGAAACATTCTACAATCCAGAAATGAATGAAGGTCTGATTCGTTATACAAAGGATGAAGTTTATCATGTAGACATTAGAAAAACGGAAATGAATTATGGTAATGACTTTGTCACCATCAACTTCTGCCATGACTAGCTTGTGGGATTGCTTTCGAACCTTTCTTAAACGTAGAAACGCAACCAGGATTCAGACTGTACAACTTCTCCAAACCAAGGAGGAAATTGAGACTGACGGTCTCAAGATAAAGATTCCAACAGAACCGTCATATAGCTTGTGTCGATGGTGTAAAAACTACTACACAAGTCGCATAGTTCCAAAAGACTGCCGCTGTAACAAGTCTCTCACAGATAGTAAATGAAGAAAGACCTAGTTGACAAGCTTATATCACAAGTTAGCTGGAAAATAGGGGGGTTTAACACACTTCCAATTTTTTTTGGTACTGTCATGGCGCTAGTAGACATCTTCATGATGTCATTTGTAAAAATGATTCATCAAGGCACATTGCCATCATCATGGGGAATTCCTTTATCTCTATGTATCTATGCTTTAGAACCCCTAATCTTCCTCAAGGCAATGAAATATGAGGGTATGGTAGTAACTAACCTAGTGTGGAATTTAATGTCGAATGTTGTTGTAACTCTACAAGGTATATTCATCTTTGGCGAATCAATTAAAGGACTCAGATGGCTAGGTATTTGTATGTCTCTAGTATCTCTTTGCTTAATGGCTTATACTGATGAGTAAAAATGGATTTCATCAAAACTAGATTTGTTCTAATCAAAACCATGGTCGATAAGGTCATACAAGACGCGCACGCGCAAAAGGGCGTCTATCTTGGGATTGATTTCAGGAAACACAACGTTTTCTGTAACTATCCCAGATATGCCAACAAGCCTTGCTTCTTCATGGAGACCACAGCGTCTACAATTCAAGAGGCAAAGCAGCGCGGCGAGTTTCGTCACCTCAAAATCGATAAGGGTACTTACTTTGACTACACACCAGGTGTGAGCAAGAAGTTCGACACCCTTGCTGAGTGGGCTAGCAGCCTTCCACCTGGCGCAGAAGTCAGGTTTGGCTTCCAGCGCTTTGACGGAAAACACTCGTCATTCAGCATGAGGGAGGTCATGTACATTCTTCAGCAGCCATCACTTCCCCAACAGGACGTAGTGATGGATGGGCTTACGGGGGGTATTCAGCAGCTCAGCATGGGCGCTGGCGGGGGGACTGTGACTATCACAGTAACCTTCATCCCGAAGTAGATTTATACGGAGTACAATACTCCAATTTTTATAATTCAGAACCACGCAGAGTTTTAAACAGAATGAAATCAGTCTTCATCTTACTAATATTATCCAAGGTATCTTGATAGCAAGGATGACTACCTAGGTATAAGGGAAGATACTTGAGAATAATCTTTTTAATTTTCAGAAAACGTTCATGAGTAGGGAAGTAAAAATATTTCAACAACAAATCCTTTTCTTCTTTCAATTCAGATTTAAAAACAATTCCGGAATCAAGATAATCTTTTTGGACAAGTATCTTTGCGTCCTGAGTTTTCAGAGTATTGTAAATGTATGTGTTCAGAAAATATTCATCTAGACCATATGGGAATGAAGAAGGTTGTTTGCGAGTGTTTCCAATATTAATTTCATCAATCTTATCTTTCAACTTTCCATCATGTACTCTATTTAAAAATCTAGTTAATAAGCCACGGTCAAATTTCATTCTTGAAATAAATCGACCAGCTAAGATAGTATTTTTTGTTCCCCAAACCTTTCGTTCATAGCAAGAATAAGTTGATATCATAAAATCAATATTATTTCGAACAACAGTATTGTACAATTTAGGGTCAATGTATCTGTCTGGAATATCAATATCAGATGACCATACTGTATCTAAATCTTCAAACATGGGTAAAAACCTAGTAAACGTTCCAAACATTCCAACGTGGCCTCTACCTTCTCTAAATTGAGGACAATTATAATGTAAAACAGTTATTTGAGAGTTATCACCAACTAGTTCCAAAACAAAATCCTTTGCGGTATCATCTGTATAAATTCTCACTTCAAATGAGCTGAGAACCTTTACTTGAATAATAAATCTTCTTAAATTTCCCTTATATTGGGCAAAATCTCGGTATGAATCTCCAGTAGTAAATAAGCAGCAAGATAGAACGTTTCTAGATGCCTTTCCTTGTTTGAGAACTGTGATCTCAATCTGAGACATACTTATGTAATATTGTGAATAAAAACGGATTACTGCAATCCTATGTTACTTCATTTATCACAATATGGACCACCGCCTAATGCTTGAACAGCTTTTGCGAGTTCAGATCGAGGAGTACCTACTTAAGGCACAGCAGCTCAACGAGCTTCTGACCCTTGTTCTGGCTTCACAACCTGCTGCTCCACAACCAGCACCAGACTCGGATAATCCACCGATTGACCTGTCTTTTCTAGACTAGTTTAACCGGAAATTTTTCAATTGGATTTTTGGCTTTAATTCATCTCGCACAGGTAATACAATGTTTCCGGAAAAGGAAGGTATAGACTATTCAAAATTACAGATGACTCCAGAAGGAGAATATAGTATGACAAAACGTGGCGATAGTATCCGAATAATTGAAAAAATGAAGGAAGTTGTAGGTTCTCTAGATGATAAACGCATTACAGATTTAACAGGGAATGTTGGAGGTGATACAATCATGTTTGGATTACATTTTAACAAGGTTGATTCGATCGAGTATAACCTAGAAAACTTCAATGCGTTGAAAAATAATGTTAAAGTATTCAAGCTAAAAAATGTGAACTTACACTTTGGAGATTCAACTATACTCTATAACTGGAATACAGACATACTATATATTGATCCACCATGGGGAGGACCCAATTATAAGACTCACACAAATCTGGATTTGTTCTTAGGTGAAACCAGGATAGACTTATTCGTCAAAAAAATTCTAGAAGAAGAATGGTGTCCAACGTATATTTTTCTGAAACTTCCAAAGAACTATAATTTTAAGAGACTCCAGTTTAAGGGTATTATAAGGCATAAATTTATTATTCGAAGTTTTATATTAGTTGCTTTAGAAACGGATTTTGGTTCTAGTACACAGAGTGAATAAAATATGGACAAGCTTGAGCAAAAAGCAATAGACGGCCTGCTCATGCTTGGGAGTATTCCTAGAGCACATAAGATCTATGCTGATCGCTGTAAAAGACTTGAGTTGGCCAGAGAAGCTACCAGAGTAAAGAGAGCTAAGTTTCTAGAGATCATCGAGGCTCGCAGGCTTCGAATGAAGAAGATGTGGCAAAAGAAGAATTGCCCGAAAGGCAAGAAGATTTGCCCGAAAGGCAAGAAGAATACCTAAAACGGATTTTTCAATTTTAGGTATTTTTCCTAGATAAAACAATACAATGCAGTGTGTTGGCATAAAGAAGGACGGTGTGCGGTGTAACGCGCTTGTGATCGGTGACGCCGGTCCCATTAGGTGTGGTACGCACATGAAGACCTTTAACAAGGTCGGCCCCAACCAGATTCGCCGCATTGAGTTAGGTTATACTCACAACAAGGTGAGATGTGAAACTCACAACCGCTTCAGGACACTCATACATCAGCCAGATCTGACTGATGTAGAGTACGACCGTCTTAGACGGGAAAGAGCCCATGAAGAACGCGAGAACGTGATCACCTTCCAGCTGCAGATCAATGCGTTGGAAGATGAGATTAACCGTGAGATTGAAGCAAACGGCGGCGTAGATGCTGACCGTCCATTCATTGAACGAGAGCGCAATCGTCGCAACGGAATTATGCGCGCCATTATTGAGCGCAGAGCAGCAGTGCGAGAACAGCACCGCTTATGGCAAGAAGAGCAGCAAGCCCAACCAAGAGTTGTAGGCCTAGCTGCTTTTGTGGCTGACCGCCAGAACGTCCACACAGCTGTGGTCGTACAAAAAGTCAAGGACTCTGTGGACAAGATTCTGCAGATTCCAGTGCCTCCTGAGTACCAGGGGTCACAGAGGACGCTCGGCGAGATTATCGTCGAGTGCAACATCCCGGACGCTGCTACCCTGCAGATGTCCGTGAAATACTGCTCACTAGATGACATCTATGACCTGGGGCATGGCATTTACCGCCGTGTCCTGGACTGTGTGTGGCAGTTCATCAAAACTTCTCCCGACTCGGACGGCCTAAAACGCATCCTAGCGACGGAGATGACAGACAACATTGGCATGTGCGCCCAGGGGAACCTGAGCCGCTTGTGCAACATCCTATCCGGTTACCTGGACGGGATTAACATGGACGTTAAGTCCAAAAATGTGCTCTTGGCAGAGCGCTTGGCACCGCTGGAACAGCTGGCGAATTACCATGCACGCATCGAGCAAGCCCGCGCCATCTTTGAGGAGTTAGAAATTCCTGAGAATGACCGCGCAGTCTGGCTTGAGCCCCTACAGGAGGCATAATATGGACATCTGTCCAATTTTTTCTTGTCAAACAGACGAATTTTACATTCCAATTAGATCCCATTCTTCATTAATCTGGGTTTCTTCAAAAGAGTTCAGAACAGAATGATGAGATACAATCATTCCAACACGAACATTCAATTGACGAATGAATGATATAGCATCATGAATACGTTTACGAACATCTTCATCAGACTCATCATCCTTGCGCGGCCCCAGATTATTCATACCAATACGCTGAATAACTGTAGCTGAATCAACAACGTAATCGCCGATACGTGTACAATCTGGATGTGTAGATTCTAGGAGAATATCAACACACAAATCCATTGTCTTGAAATCTCCCAGAGTGGCATTCTTGCTTTCAGCTGAAACTAGAATGATAGGCATGCTTATAAGATATAGTTAGCCTACATGTAATTCCATTTTGGAAATGGATTTTATACCTTACAACAAATTAGAGTAAAACCATGGAAGTATACAAGTATTGCTGCGATTGCTGCGATGAGTGTATAATTGACGAGCGAGATTGTTTTCTTTATGAACCTCTTGAGCTCAAAGTCTGCGCACACTGCTTTGAAACCTTGTGTGGTGCTCCAATTGACGCGGATGAAGTAGACAACCTAGCAGACATGTTAGGCGAAATGTCTACATCTTAGGCGTATACGAAAAGAAATACTTCATAAAAGCAGACGACTGCTTATTTTTTGACAGTTTATCATATAAGTCTGACTTCTTACGCATTAAATCCGTGAGCTCTTCTTGTTCACCCAGACAACTTATTGGAGTCAATAACTTAAATCTGCGTCTAGAAGAATTATTTGCTATTTCCATTAATTTGTGAGCAGTACAAACAAGTCTTTGCCGAGAAGTGTGTTCTAGAAATTCTTTGTCAGCATACAGCATTGCGAAAAAGAAGTTTAATAAGGTAGGAATAGAAGCAACTCTTAACCCAGACGTTAATTTGTTATAGCTATGACATGCTATTGTTTCAAAAACACGAACCAATAACTTGTTACCATGAACTATATCTGCGTGAGCAGGTAATAATTCCCCATACTCTTCAAATTCGCGCTTCCTTACTTCACCTCTACCAAAGATACTAATTAGTTCACGATTTATTCTATCAAAGTGCTTGGGTTCTACAAGTAAATCTAGGGGTAATTTCCATTCGTCTTTTCCAGATTGAATAGTACTTGCGTTGAATCCTAATAAAACTACTTGATTTTTTAATAAGAGTGTTTCTAGTTTATCTCGAATTTCTGGTGTAGCATATTCTTCATTTATTGCAGCATCCGAAGTTGGACAAATAACTGGATATTCATCATTTAAAAGACTTATGCGCTTAAAGACTTTTTTCCAACGTTCAACATTACCTAGTGGACGTGACAATTCTAGATAAACGGACATACGCAAATAATTCGGGGGAACATACCTTATTCCATCTTTCACCACACTATCATTCCATAATCTGGAAAAAATAGGTTTATTCAAATGGCTAACATCTGCTACAGGAATGAAATCAGCAAATACCTTGAATGTGCCAAGATGTATACCAGGTTTAACTTGAATGTTAACGATATCTTCCTTTGCTAGTAAGTCGGCAATCATCTTAGAATGTTCTTGAGGAGTTTCAGAAAAGAAGTCGTAATCAGGTATCTCTACATCTGGGTCGTAAAATTGCTTTTCCCTAGGAAGTAAATTATTAATTGCCGTCCCTCCATAACCTAGGACACGATGTGTCTGCATGAATTTTTTTACGATACCCATCATTTTCCGAATAATTGGTTCGCCGGCATTACGCCTATCAATTAGTTCTTGAGCTTGAGCTGCTGCTGCTTCAATCTCCTCCATTATATATTGAAAACGATTTCTTACTTTTGTTTTATCCACTGTCAATAAGAGGGATGCCGAAGAGACCGACACGTGAATGTGCTAAACAACGCAAGGCTAGCGCCGATTTGACCGACGATGATCGTCAGAAAAAGAAGCGCACTCGTAAGGCATCTGAAGATGTTATCTGGGTAGTTGATACTACAATTAATGCAGAAGACGATGATGATGATTCAACATATGTTCCAGATGAAGACGACCAGGAAGGATACGAAGCCTTCCTAAAGCATATGCTGAAAAACATGACAGTAACTCAAGAACCACCAGCTCCCAAGAAACGAGCATCAAAGAAGGGGCTAGAGCCTGCCCTAGAACTGACTAAAAAAGAAGCACAATACTTTGAAGGTCTATCTCTAGAAAAGAAGCGTGAACTGAATGAATACATGCTGAAAATTAAGGCATTTGGATCTGAATCAGAAATTCCTTTGAAGTTCCAGATTATTAAACTCCCTGTTTCTGAATATGTCAAAACAGCTGTTCTAAAGAAAGTTAAGGCAATTGAAGATGATTCAGGTGAATCCTATAAACTAAAAAACTGGATTGATGCCTTTCTACGTATTCCGTTTGGAAAACATGTTCCACTACCTGTTCAACTTTCAGATGGACGAGAAAGATGTTCAGCATTTATGCGTGAATCCAAAAAAGTTTTGGATACAGCTGTATTCGGAATGCCTACAGCAAAGACCCAGATTATGCAGGTACTAGCCCAATGGATAGCAAGCCCAACATCTATAGGTAATGTTATTGCTCTACAAGGCCCAGCAGGTGTAGGAAAAACATCTATTGCTCGTAATGGAATTGCCAAGGCTCTACACCGTCCGTTTGAGTTCTTCTCTCTAGGTGGAGCATCAGATGTTTCTACATTTGTAGGTCATTCATATACATACGAAGGTTCAATGTGGGGACGCATAGCTGATTCCTTAATGCAGGCTAAGTGTATGAATCCAATCATGTACTTTGATGAACTTGATAAGATTTCTGGAACTCCACATGGCGAAGAAATAGCCTCTATGCTAATTCATCTAACGGATAGGTCACAAAACACACAATTTCATGATAGGTACTTTGCTGGAATTGATTTTGACGTTTCTCAATGTTTATTTGTATTCTCATTCAATGATATTAACCTAGTAAACCCTATTCTGAGAGACAGAATGCAGGTAATTCATTGTGCTGGTTATACAGCAAAGGATAAACAGTTTATTCTGGAAGATTATGTATGGCCAGATTTACTTAAGAGACTCAGTTTTAACACTGAAGATATTCTTCTCACAGATGAAGCATCTAAATTTATTATTTCAGAATATTCTTCAAAAGAAGAAGGAGTGCGTACTCTAATCCGAACTGCTGAAGCAATTATTACTCGTCTGAATATGTTACGTATCGCAGACGAGGAAACCATGAAGGATTATAAGTTTTATACTAAGGTTGAATTTCCCCTAAAACTGAATGAAACACTAATTAAAACCCTGCTGGCTGAATCTGTAAAAGAACCTGAAACATGGAGGTCAATGTATACCTAGGTACCAAGAGGAGCATGAGGAAAGGAGTTAACGCAGCCCGGACATGTTAAAGCTCCAAATTGATAAGTTTTTCTATTTTCATTGCTTTGAACGATTGAAAAATCAACAGGTACTGTGAATTTACCCGCACCTGTAGCATTACCACGATATTCTCGATGTAATCCGATCTGCTTTAACCTGCGAGTATAGTCAGACGCATCTCTAGGTGGAATTCCATTTGGAATACCTGAACTGCCTGTAACAAAGCCATATCTTGTTCCAGCATTGTAGACTGTAGAATTTAATCCTTGAGAACTCATTTGCCATTCCTACAGGGAATATTTATTACTGGAAGTCTTGCTGGGGGTGGGGTAGTATCCGTAACTATATCTGGGTTTGGTAGTTGTGGAACAGAAATAGCATTACCAACATAAGCCTTAATAAGAGTTCCTTCGGAAATTTCTTGGTCAACAATAATTGGCCCATCATCAGTTTGTTCAACTACTTTTACAACTTGGTCTGGAATTGTTGCTGAACAGTTAGGGTCATTCTCTGCTCTAAACGCAATATACCGATAACGATTGCCATTGCTATACAAAACACCTAGGTCAAGTTTAGAAGTATCTTGAGATTGAAGGTCATAAGCATTACTGCTAATACCAATGTTAGTTTTTTGAGCTACAACTTGAGAAACAGATGTATTTTTTGCCACGCGAGGATATCTAGGTTGAATTGGTGTAGGCGCCCAGGATGGTCTTACAGTTTGAACATAAACATTAGAAGGTATATCTGATGGTGAAAAAGTACTTTTCATTTAATATAATGAAGGATTACTATTCAGACCTACCGTATTATGTCTTATGTTTTCTTATTGTAGCAGGTGTAGTTGTATTTACTAGAAAGATTGAACATCTGACAATGGAAGAAGTGGATGAAAAAACTGGGAAATTAATGAAACGCGTTGACACACTTGAAGATGAATATAAACAACTTCAAGTAAAACTTGATAATCAGGGTAGCAAGATGGAATTTGCTTCAAAGCAAGCCGAAGAAGCGAGGGCATTTTTAAACCCTACTGATTAAACCAACTCATATCAAAATAATTAGGAAATACTTGGTCTTTTTCATCACCAGTTGGAGGATGTTCGGCAGCTCGTTCTAAGACTTCACTTCCAGCTAATACTCTAGGATGATACTCAAGACGAACAATTCTACCAGCAAATCCTCCAGCAGGAGAATTTAGAACACTTCCAGAATTCTGTTTAGGTATATGTGTCAGAATATGGTGAGCATACATGATACCATTAATGTATACATCAACTGCTTCCTGGTTTATATTAATAGCCACATGAAGCCATTTCTTTGCTGGAACACCTACCACTGAAATAGTTTCCTGGGAACCATATGTATCAATCTTTACTAGAAGTGTATTAGTATTCGAATCAATAATTAGTGCTGGACAGGCAACACTTAGATCCGCCGAACCTTTAACAAAGATAACACGCGGTTGTCCAAATTTATACGCAAAATCATCAATACGTAACCATCCGGTATAGGCAAACTCTATTCCTGATGGACGATTAGATAAGGGCAATTTAGTACTATAAGGATCTTCTTGTTTTCCATCCTTTATCGTATCTACAATTACATTCCCAGGAGTTATTGACCTCAAAAAATAATAACAGGCAGCTAGAACTGCCACAGTTACTACTACTGGTACCACGTAGTCCATTGTTTATTAGAACCCATATTTTGTTACTACTTTTCCATTAGTATCCTTAATTCCAAAAGTTACCTTATAATCGGTATTAGTTCCTGGCACACTACAAGGTACTCCAGAATTAAAAAAGCTTTGAGCATCATTTGGTACAAGAAGTTTATTGTAATGATAAAATCCACACATCCATCCTGAGAATCCACCATCCTTATTTAGCGTGACTGATCCAGTTACAGGTTTTGGAACTCCGGTTAAGAAGCAGGATTTCACAAGTCTTCCATTCAGGTATACATCTAGATTACGAGTGGATACAGTTACAGAAACCGCTAACCATGTTTGAATAGGAATATTAGGTACTTCGCAAATAAATACATCGTCAGTTGCTCCTGAATGTCCAGCTGGAGCAGGTTCTGCCTTAGAAGAATCGGATGAAGGAAACACAGACACACTAATTTTTAAAGTGTTATCTGTAGGATGTAAGGTTACTGCTGGGTTCATAATAGCAGAATTAGTAGCATCACTGCGAGACATGACATGCTTCTCTTCTCCAAATTTATAGTTCCAATCAGATACGTTCATCCAAAACTGGTATCCATAAGCACCTTCTTCGCCATTTTCGGGTACTGATACAGTTGATACTTGTTTGGCATCCTTTGCTGCTGACATTAAATTTTTGTTATTCCACCAAGATGATGGTTTTCCAGTAGCCTCTGTTTTTACGCTTGGGATGATATCAACCGTCTTACCATATTCTACAGTTACTGAGCCAGGGTCTTCACCTGGGTACTGATAGGTTATAGCTAGACTTTCAGATTCAGATAATCCAATGGTACTATCTGCTCGAATATGTAATTCATTAGAAGCTACTCTATCAATGATTTTCTGTTTTACATCTCTACCACCAGCAGTAGCACTTGTAATGCTCAAATCTTTACCAGAACCTAATGGAGCTCCAGTAATTTTAAAAGATGAAACCCATGGATAGACGTAGTAATATAAGACATATGCGATTACACAGAAAAACAGTAGCCAACTTACTATTGAAAAACCAGCTTGATAAGCAGCCATACTTGCCCAGGTAGCATTTAATTGCTTGCTAGCTGAATCAATGGTTGCCTTTACCTGATCCTCATACTGTTCAATATCGGGGAGCTGGGCAGTTAACTTTGTAGCATCAAAAACTGGCGCTTGAACTTGTGGAACTGGTCTTGATGGTGAGCTTCCCATTTGTATGGAAACCCGAAGTAAAAAATGGACAGACTTAACTACAATAAGAATTAAACAATTAATGTACTGTAATAATTGTGGAAAAAGAGGTCATGTATTTAAATCTTGTATTGACCCTATCACATCATACGGAATAATTTTAATTGATAAGCCACGATTACCAGTTAAAGATTCTCCAAACATGTTGATGATCAGAAGAAAGGATAGTATGTCATTCACGGAATTTCTACGTGGAAAGTATGAAGTTGAACAATCTGAGTATGTAGTAACCCTGCTTTCAAACATGACAAAGCCCGAACACCACGCAATTAGGAATCATTCCTTTGATGAGCTTTGGACAATGCATTGGGGTATAGGGCGAGATCATCATTCTAAGGAGTTTGAAGCTTCTAAGCAGAAGTTTAACCAGCTTGATAGACCAACGCTTCTAGCTGGATTGAAAGGTTACGATGAATCTGAATGGGGATTCCCGAAGGGAAGAAGAACGCCTCGTGAATCAGACATGGAATGCGCAATCAGGGAATTTGGTGAAGAAACGAACATACCTAGAGAATCATATGTAATTTGTAAAAATCTACTGTTATCTGAAACATTCACTGGAACAAATGGCATACCATATCGCCATGAGTATTTTGTAGCTGTTCTTCGAAATCCAGATTTGATCGACCTTACACAGACACTGACAGACACCCAGCAAAAAGAAGTGTCTGCGATAGAATGGAAAACTGTAGCTCAATGCCGAGATCTATCTCGCCCACACTATACGCAACGTACCGAGATGCTAGATAGATTCGAAAGAATTATACAGACGTTTGACTTACAAGACAATATTGCTTTTAATCAATAAGATAAGATGAATAGTCCTGTAGTAATATTAAGTCTTTTTGGCGGATTATGGTTGGTAGGGACATTTATCGCATTTGTGCTAGCACAAGTTCAGTGTTCAAAGCAGGATTGGTGGGTATTTGTGAGAGAAGGTGGTATATGGGCTGCTGTTCCAGCCTTAGTATACACAGTGCTTGAATATTCATCGTTTATAAAAAATGAGTTCTCCCAGGGAGTTCAATATTTATTTGGATGGACTGGATTTACACCAGATGATAACGGAAGAGAAACTGTAGGCATGGCTTATGCTCTAGTTCTAGCAGGTCTTGTAGTTACTACCAGAATGGTTCATACAGTTGATGTGTCGGTTTGTAAACCAGATGTTGGTGAATTGTCGGCTTTTACAGATAACCTAATGAAATCCCTAAAACAGAAACAGGAAGCAGAGAAAAATAAACCAGGTGTTTAAACAATGAAAATTAAACGTAAAGGTAACCCAAAAGGTATAGATATAGACCACGAAGTAACAAATGTAACTACCGAAGAAGCAGACGAATTACATAAATCATTGCTTAAAAAGGGTCTAGTTTTTACCTATTCATCTGATGGAGTGTATGAACCACCTACTAAAAACATTATATTACATTACATTGATAAGGACTTGAACATGTACGATTATGCTATTCTTTTTACCAAGCAAGAGAAATCGGTAAAGCAGATCAAAGAACAAAAATCTGATTTGGATATAGCATATGAACGCGCATCACATGATCCAGATTTTAAGGATAAATTAGCAACATATATGCGTTATCATGTATTATTGCGTATTTTTAGTAGATGTATTGGAACTTATGGAAGTTTGAAAGGAAAACACCTACAACTCTTTAAAAAAATGCTTAGAGAACTCAAAGGAATCCCATTACCTACTGAGTATACTCAAGAAACCCTAAAACAACTAAGTAAGGACTTATTTAAACTAATTCTAGCCTAGATATAATGGAAACTGTTCCGTACAGAAATACAGAACTTCATGTAAAAACAATACCAAAAAATACCTTATTATTCAGAATTCCTAGGAATGTTGTGGATGATTTCAAGGGAGCTAAACTTGAAGATGGAACACGTTGTTTAACACCAAATTACAACGTGTACTTTCATCCTAATCCATTTGTAGGTCACATTTCTCTTCCTACAACATTTACTAGCTTAGAACCTTCTGTATTTGTCTATCGTCTTAAAAAAGATATTAAGGTTTTGTGGCTTTTGAATCCTTCACAGTATTCGAGAAGAACCAAGAATTCAAAGTCCATGTTTGTTAAACGGTGCTCAACAGTTAAAAAAGGTTGTTTACCAACTGAAGGTAAGTATTTTGATCCATGTTTAAGTGATACAATGATTAAAAATTACCCAGATATTGTAGGTATGATTGCTATTTCGGGTGGAGACAATGCCATCTTACGTAAAAATTTAAAGAAAACACTGAGGTTCAAGAAATATTTAAATGGAGCAATGGATGCTAGAAAACGTGGTGGAATTCCAGAATTGGTATTACATCCTTTAACCAAGCGCCCATCTGAAGATATGATAAGCCCCGAATCAACAGAACATGATAACAACTATGAGTTTGTAAAGAAACTGGATAAGAAGAACATACCCAAGCTTATTTCATTTATGGAAAAGCATACCAAGTATAACCCAGAAACATTCTTTTATACCTATGTTGAATAATTCGAAGCATAGGATACCCCGATTCTAGATAAAGCAGCAAAGACAAATGTCCACCACCACATAGGAAATACAGTTGTATCCTTCTTGTGAACACCAAAAGGTTTAATACTGCCATCAGGATTGAAGGCAATACTAGGTCTAATATACAGGAACAAGGCAAACATAAAGAGGAAAAATGATATCGTCCAAATTAGATGATTCTTTCGGAATAACTCTCCCATTATCAATTCCCTCCCAAAAATAAGTGAGTCATGTCATCATACATTTTACCGGATCGGAAAGCATTTGCTGATTCCGTGACTCGCATCTTCAAGAATTACAGAGCTAAGGATGTTGGTCCGGTCGACCAGGAAGACAAGGATGTTGATTTATGCCAAGCTCGAACTGGCCCAGGACGTGAACTCCTACCCTATCAAAAACTTGTTCGAGATTACCTTTTAGCAGAAACTCCTTACCGAGGTCTATTAGTTTATCATGGTCTAGGTTCTGGAAAGACATGTTCTGCCATTGCTGTCGCCGAATCCCTGATGTCCACGCATAAGATATTTGTCATGCTTCCTGCGAGTCTACAAGCTAACTTTAAGGGTGAATTACGTAAGTGCGGTGACCCATTTTACCAAGAAGAACAGCATTGGGAAACAAGAAACATTCGTCAGCATACTGATATTGACCATGCCAAAAGCCTAGGTATATCTCAGAAGTTTTTGGATTCCCATATGAAATATTTTGTAACCGTGCCTGACCGTCCAGCTAATTTTAAGGATCAACCTGCTGATATTCGCAAGGGTATTTCTGAACAGATTACTGATGTTATTGATCAGCGCTTCACATTCATTAACTATAACGGTATCAACAAATCTAATTTTGATCAACTATTTCCACCTGAGCAAACAGACCAATTTGATAATTCAGTTGTTATAATAGATGAAGCACATAACTTTATTGGTAACATTGTGAATGAAAGCGTGAACAAGATGAAGATTTATGAACGAATCTACAAGGCCAAAAACGCAAAGATAGTTCTGCTTTCTGGAACTCCTATCATCAATTCTCCAAATGAAATATCTTTCTTGATGAATTTAATTCGAGGTCCTATTGAACGAGTGTCTGTTCCAACTACCCAGGTTGTATCATGGGATGAGGGTATGATGACTTCTTTTTTCAGAACAATTCCAGAAGTGGATACGATAGAATATAATTCAGTAAAAAGAATCATTATGCTTACAAGAAATCCTCCTCAGTTTGAATCTGTATATAACGAGAAGCATGAACGTATTGCGGTGAAATTTTCAAAGGATCTTGTATTTGAGTCCGACATTCTGAAATGGACAGATTCTTGGAGAAGCAGATTTACTGAGAAGTTTGCTGGAACTGAACTAGCACCAGCAGATAAATGTACTAAGGAAGAGCTAGAATGTCTACCTACAAAATATGAAGAGTTTATGAATACCTATATTGAAGGTTTGAAAGTAAAAAATGCCTTTATGTTTCAAAAACGTATACAGGGCTTAGTCTCTTATTTCAAGGGTTCAGATGAACGCCTATTACCTAAACGAATTGACCAGAACAAAGAACTTGTAAAGGTAGAATTATCTGAAGCACAATTTCTACGTTATCTAGAAGTCAGATGGGATGAAATTAAGATAGATTCCAAAAAAGGAAGAAATCCAGGTTTAGATGAAGATTTTGGGTCATACAGGTCTAATTCAAGATTAGTATGTAATTATGCTATACCACCTGAGTTCAAAGGAGAAGATGAGGCAGTAACTAATGAAAACTTTACTTCAAAAAAGAAGGAAGAAATTCTAGAAAAAATCAGAGCTAATCCCAAACGGTTTTTATCTGATGATGCCTTAAAAACATTCTCACCTAAATTTCTGGAAATGGTCAAGAATTTACGCAATGGTATGGGTGAACCACCTTATAATAATCAATTTGTGTACTCTAATTTTAAATCTTTAGAAGGTTCTGGTATCTTTGGTGCTATCTTAGAACAGAACGGCTTCCAAGAATACAAGATTAAAAAGACTCAAGCAGGATACATTGAAGATCCCGAACTAGATCCCACAAAGCCAGCATTTATGTACTTTACAGGCGACGAAGATAAGACAGAGCGCGATTATATGCGTCAAATTTTTAATCAAGTTGAAGAAGCAGATTTTCCTTCATCCTTAAAAGAACGGAAGGTCAGAGTATGTGTGTTCCTAGGTTCTAGTTCTGCTGCTGAAGGTATTACCCTGCGCGATGTACGTAATGTTCATATAACTGAATCTCATTGGAATCCTGCTCGTCTAGATCAAGTAATAGGTCGTGCTATTCGTATTTGCTCTCATGCTAACTTACCTATGGATGAACGAACAGTAAAGGTACAGATATACATTTCAGTATTCAATAAAGAACAACAATCTGGAACTGAAGGTCCTAATATTGTATTGATCCGACGCAATGATATGACCTTAAAACGTTATGATGTTGAACAACCTATAGACACCTTTATGACAACTGATGAATACCTATATGAAAAATCCTATGAAAAAGACCGAATCAATAAAAGCATTGTAACCTTATTGAAACAAGCTGCTGTAGATTGCGAAATTCATCGTAAATTACATTCTAAAAATGGTGAGATTATTCAATGTATGCGTTTTGATACTACAACAAAGCCAGAAGACCTAGCATATAACCCTAGTTCCAGAAATGATGAACGAGATGAATTTTACATGAGGAACATTGACAGGAAAAAACGTAGATTACAATACATTCGTGTCAAGGGGTTTGACCTATTAATGGATCCAGATACACTAGAAATCTTCGACGCTCCAGCATTTGAAGATAACCGAAGACTATTGAAACTTGGTCTAAAAATATCAGATAGCGAAATTAAATGGTTCTCTCCTTAATATAAATGCCTTTACCACCTAGCGCAGCAGACTGGATTCGGTTCAAAAAGTTAAGTGCTAATTTTACATATGCTAATACCGTAGCAAGTAATCTAGATATTCTTAAAGTTCGAACCCCCACTGCTTGTACACCATGTTCTAGCAGAGCTGGTGTTCGCAGAGACCAGGATTATGGTGTTGGAGCAAATGCTTCTGTACGTGAAGCATCAAAGTGGACCGATTTCATGGCTTCACAGAACACTGATTTTATAACTGTTTCCCAGGATCCAGTTACACTAGGAAGACGTCTACAACGCACTGAGCTATGTAATTCTGGAAATAAGTGTACTACAACTGTACCATTCCGTACTGGCCGAGGCGTTGTGAACAAGACTCAGGCATAATATAAATGCCAGATAGAAGAATTATTAGGTATATGCCTGGTGGTAAATATGTAGTTATTGGATTAAAACCTCAAGATGCCTTGCCGATAACTAGGTATGTCTTGGGGAAATCAACATGTAGTTTTCCTAATGAAAAGAATGCCAAAGAAATATTAGAAGTTAATGACTGCGAATATGACACTTGTCCTGGAACATATACAACTAATGATGGTGGTAATGCTATTACCGAATTTACTGAATTTGTCTTCGATGGAAATCAGGATGGACAAGAACTAGATGGACAACTATATGGATGGTAATTTCATACTATAATTACAAATGCCAGTAATTAATTATGTTAAATTCCAATTACGCAGAGATCTTGCTGCTAATTGGTCTCCAAGTTATGTTCTTACTGCAGGTGAACCTGGTTATGAAATAGATACACATAGGCTAAAGATCGGAGATGGATATACTCCATGGAATCTATTGCCTTATACATCTGAAGGACCGAGAGGTTTACAAGGACTCGTTGGTCCACAATCAACAGTACCTGGACCACAGGGCCCCCAAGGTATACAAGGTATACAAGGTATACAAGGGGTAACAGGATCACAGGGTCTACAAGGTCTACCTGGATTACCGTCATATATACCTGGCCCTCAAGGACCTAATGGTATGCCTGGTCCGACAGGTCCAAGAGGTGAAATAGGTCCAATTGGATTAGGCGCTATTGGATTACCGGGTCCAACAGGTCCCAAGGGTGATACTGTTGCTTATAGTTTTAATGGTGGAGATTCATCAACCTCGTATGTATATGGACCCGCATTTGATTGTGGCTCATCAATTTAGATTCATTATAATAAACAATATGCCAAACATCCAACTTCAATTTAGAAGAGATACTTCTACAAATTGGAACTTGAATAATCCAATTCTTGCGTCTGGTGAGATGGGTATTGAAATGGATACGCAATTATTTAAAATTGGAACAGGACTAACTGGGTGGAGAGGTCTTACATATGGCGGCCTAAGAGGTCCTGGGACAACCGGTATTACTGGGGTTGGTATTTCATTTATGACTATCAATAATGCTGGTATCCTGAATGTATCTTATACCAATGGAGTTACTACTGCAGTTGGAAGTGTCGTTGGATCAGGCGGTATTTCTTATAGTGGACCTACTGGATCAATCTTATATTACAGTGGTTCTTCTACTACTGGAACGTCTGGTCTTTCATATGGAGGAGGTGCTCTTTTAAGCTCAGGTACTAATTTCCTAGATTTAAATAGGTTTGGCAATGTAGTAGTTGGTTCAACTGGCGCAGTAACAATTGGTAACGCATTAAGGTCATACGCAACAATTAATGACCAGTTTGGAAATATTCAACTATCAACCTCAGGAAGCACAGGCAATATTCGGCTAAATCCCGGTACTGCTGTAGTTGTTGGAGATAGTTTATATTCTCAAGTACCTGGAAATTCTGTATTAAAGGTTGATATGATAACATCTCTTTCTGGAGCTTCAGGAACTACTGGACAAGTTCTTGGAGTATCTGGTGGAAAAATTGCCTGGGTTTCTAGTGGACTAGGTAATAGTGCCACTATTGGAGTAACTGGCGGAACTGGTATTGGTGTAGTCTTTGATGGTACAACATATACTGTGAGCAGTACTATATTAGATTCTCTGAATAATGTTACAGTTGGAACCGGTGGATTACCCACTTCTACGGGTAATTCTGTTTCAGTGGGATACCAAGCTGGGTCAGTATCACAAAAAATAAATACTGTAGCAGTAGGATACCAGGCTGCTCAAAGTAATCAAGATACATATGCTGTAGCAATTGGAAGCCAGGCTGGACAAACTGGCCAAGGCGCTTATTCTGTTGCTATAGGGTCTAATTCTGGTAAAACAAGTCAATCTGCATCTGCAATTGCTATAGGTCGTAATGCGGGTAATAGTGGCCAAGGTACTGGTGCAATTGCTATAGGTAATGAAGCAGCTATGTTAGGACAAGGAAATTTTGCTATTGCTATTGGAACACGTGCATCAGGTATCAGTGCAATAACTCAACCAGCTAACACTATTATTTTAAATGCTAGTGGAGCTATAACTTCAGGAATCTCTGGTCAGACTGGGTCTTTCTATGTTACACCAATTCGTAATAGTGTGGGAACTAACAGTTTACAGTATAACCCAGGTACAAAAGAGATTACGTATGGACCACTAGGAGGAGGATCTGCGATTGGTGTGACTGGTAGTGGTGGTATTGGTGTAACCTTTGATGGTACTACGTATACTGTAAGCTCAACTTCTGCTGTAACTGGTGGAACTGGTATTGGTGTAGTATTTGATGGTACTACGTATACTGTAAGCGCAACCTCTGCTGTAACTGGTGGAACTGGTATTGGTGTAGTATTTGATGGTACTACGTATACTGTAAGCGCAACCTCTGCTGTAGTTGGTTCTTTAGGTTCTATACAATATTCTAATGGATCTGGCGGAGTATCCGGAAGTACTGGTTTTGCGTATTATCCATCATACACGTATGCTCCTGGAGTAACCTTCAATAATTTTTTAACTAGTGGCATAAACCAGAATGGTATTGCCTTTGATGATGGTCAGGGTAATATGCTTATAAAAACTGGGGGCACGGCAGGAAATATTTCTGTTCAAGCGTCTGACGTTCTACAAGTCAGAGCAGCAAAGATTACAACACAAATTAATGGTGTAACTGGTACAACTGGTCAATTCCTAGGTTCTGATGGTGTTGGCAATGTAACATGGTTACCTGTAGGATTTGGTTTCGGTAATGTTATGTTAGTAGATGCTATTAAAGGTGTAGATGCTACGGCAACTGTTGGTAGAAATCCTTTTAGAACAATAGAAGCGGCAATAGCAGTAGCTAGCACAGATCAACTGATTTGGGTGATGCCTGGCACATATTATCCTCCAGCTGGTATTTTGCTTCCAGGCGGTGTTTCTATTCGTGGAGCTAGTGTTCAAAACACTGTAATTGAGATATATAACCCAGGAGTTGATACAGATCTCCTAACACTTGAAGGTAATAATCGTGTTGAAGACCTGACCCTAAGACTAATTGAATCTTCTCATGTAAATTTAAGAGGAATTGTCTTATCAGGTGCTTCAGCATATAATTCAAAGATACGCACTTGTGTTATTACAGTAAATAACAGTAGTGCTGATGGGGTAGGTACAAGTGATGTGTTTGGCGTAGAAGCAATTGGACCGCAAATTACTGCAAGAGATCTCTTTTCTAAAAATTGTTTGAAAGGTTCTACAATTAGTGTTCTTTCTAATGGTGGTGGAAGAAAGAGAGGAATTTTAGTAAGTGGTTCAAGTACAGTTACAACTAGAGATTTGAATGTTTATGTTGCGTTACCGGCAGATAATGGAGCTGATTCGACCGGGTCGTATGTTGGTGTAGAAACAAATGATAACCCGCTTGGACTAGGTTCTATACAGTTACGTTCAACTACAATCCAAGGATCTGATCCATCAAAACTTGGTTATGCTGTAAATTTTACTGGCTCGGACATTTTACAAACTACACCAACAACTATTACTGATCCGACCTATCTTTCTTCTCCAGGTATTCAAATTGGCCCGGGAGTAGATTTAGTTCAAAAATCTGCAGGTAGTCGGGGATTTTCCACCTGGGTATACCCTACAACTATTTTTTATGGATTAAAGGGTAACTTAAGTTCAGGATCAGGTGGGTATTTATGGCCTGGAACACAGGCTGTTACTCAAAATGTATTTCCAGATATCGATGGTACCTTACCCGCTTATTACCGATGCCAACAACCAACAATTATATCTGGATTTTCTGTAGGATTGACTGTTGCGCCTGGATTTTCTCCTCTTACCATGTCAATATGGTATTCTAGAGCAGCTACTCCAGGAACCTTAGTTGCAACACCATTCACTCTAATATTAACATCTGGTACATCTGGTTCATTTTATAATGCTTCAGTAAGCTTAAATACAGGTGATAGAATTCACGTTCTAGCACAATTTGTTAGAAATTTAACCCAAGGACATGACTTAACTGTTCAGGTGGATTTATTCTAATCTAAAAAGAACAAGATATACTTAATAAGAGAATGCCTGGTGGCTTAATGCAATTAGTGAATAAAGGCGCACAAGACCAACTTGTGACAGGGTCTCCTTCCTTTACTCACTTTAGGTCTGTTTATAAACGCCATACTGAATTTGCTATGGAGCATTTCCGACTAGATTTCCGAGCAATAAATCTAGATTTAAATCAGACTACTCCAAAGACTATGCGAGTCAGAGTAGATCGCAATGCTCAATTAGTACATGATTGTTATGTACATGTTTCTTTACCAGATATATATTCACCAATTGCAAGAATCACACCAGGTATACATCCTGAACTAGCTCCTGATGCTACTGGAATTGGTTATGAATTCCAATGGATTCCTAATATTGGTTACAACATGATTAATTCTGTTTCAGTTTTGATTAATGGTACAGCAGTAGTTACACATACTGGTGAATGGATGAAATTGTACTCGTATATGACACATTCTGGAAATAAACGCCGTATTGTTGATGGAATGGTAGGTAATGTTCCAGAATTAACTGACCCAGCAAATGCTGGTGAACGTGCGAATCAATATCCACATTCTATAACTACAACTAAGAAAGCACAGCCTTCTATTTTAGCGCGTGACCTAGTTATCCCTCTTCATTTCTGGTTTTGTGAAGATATTGGAACTGCTCTACCTCTTGTAGCCCTACAATATTCAGAAATTGAATTTGTTATAGAATTCAAATCAATTTACCAGCTGTTTACTATTCGTGATATTCGTGATACATCTACATCTGCGTTTGATGGTACACATGGCACCTTTGGACAACGTATTGCAGCTGACCCAGCCTTTGCTCAATTTCAAATAACTAATTTCTTAAGTCCTCCAACTGTATATGGTATTCCTGAGAACACATCATTAACCACATGGTCTCTGAATCCGTATGTTGAAGCAAACTATATCTTTCTAGGTGATGCAGAAGTAATTCAACTAGCAAAGAGTGACAATTCTTTCAAAATCAAGGATAACCGCAGAGTAGTTGTACCTGGGGTTCATGGTGCTGGTAATGATATTGAAATGGTTCTTGTAAATTTATGTACCCGTGTAGTTTGGGTAGCTCAACGCTCCGATGTTATAGCAAATAATGGTGTTGATAATTACACTAACCAAACCCAGAATCCATATGGCCCGTATAGAGCAGATTTAACGTATTGGTATTCCAGTGGCTCAGCAATAGGTCAAAATCAAAGTGCTACAGATATCTTAATTGATGGAGTAGTAGTATTTGATGGTGCGGAACGATTTAACGCAAAGACATTTGACTTCTTTAGATATCTAGAAAATTATCGTCATCACAATGGAAATGTCTCTGTTCTTCCGGGAATTTATACATATTCTTTTGCCTTGGAACATGATAGCTCTCAGCCTACAGGTCATGTGAATGGTTCTATGTTTAACAAAACTATTTTGCGTCTTACTGTTCAGGATCCTCCTGCTACAACTAATAGGGTAATTCTTCAAGGTTGTGTTCTAAAATCAACAGCCCTGAGTGCTTCTCCAGTTCAAGTAAGCAATACTACACCAGGCGATGTTATTGGTCGAGGCCTAAGACCAGACCAGGTTATTACTACAGTAACACGAACAGCTAGTGATGTAAGGCAATACACATATACTGTATCGGTATATGTCGAAGCATATAACTTTTTGCGCATAACGAGAGGTATCGCAAATGTTGTATTCTCATCATAATAAGAAGATGCCTGAAGCACCTAAAGGATTGGAAATTACCAAGGCAACTTATGGTATAGACCAACATCGCGAAGATGTTACCAAAGAAGTTCAAAAGATGATTAAAAATGATAAGCTAGACTTTACTGTAAGTTCTAATGCCTTTGGAGTTCTAGACCCTGCCCCAGGTGTAAAAAAGACGTTACAAGCTCTAGTTTCCATAAATGGAGGATCACCCAGTGAAATTCAAAAAGATGATGGAGAACAGTTTGTCATCAATGCTCCAACAGTTAATAAGGAAGATAAAACTAAAAAAGACCCATTAAACCAGTTTCTAACAGTAGCAAACTATATTTTTATTGCTCTTATAGGTGGAGCTGTAATAACATGTTTTTACAGACTAGGTTCTGAAGGTATGGGTAATTGGTATCTAGGAACAGCCCTTGGATTTTATGCTCTTGTCATGATTATATCTGCTTCTGCGACTTCTGGTGGATTATATACTGGAATTATCATTTCATTAGTTGTAAGTTTTATACTGCTAGTATTTAGTATTGCATTTGTCAATCCTAATTATATAGATTTTAGTTATGCGAAAAAACAGGTGGAAGCAGTAGCAGAAGCGGTAACAGCTCCTCCTAGTTAAAAATTTTGGCTTCCCTCATTTACTATAAGTTTACTTTTAGTAATCCATATGTCCTTTTTCCTATTGTGACAAACCTATCTTCAAGTCCAACTGGAAGGTAATCTCCTAGACACACTTCAAGAAGATGTGCCATTTTATCTTCCACAAACTTTTTGTTAGCAGCTTTTGTGCCTTTGTGGTCTGGAAACACAATACTGAAAGAGAACTTCTTTGACTCAAAGAGCATGACTTCTGTTATGGTCTTTGTGACACAAATACAGAAATCGAGCGAATCCCGTATGCTTTGACACAAGTCGTTAAACTCGGTTTCTGTCATTTCTGGGTCTACATATCCTTCTAACTCCATAGTGAAAGTTCTGGAAAAGCAGGAAAGCATTGCTTATTTCAATAAATGGTATTTGGTTAAATTCGTTTTGAATAAAAATTTTTGGCTTTCGCCTGATTACCACTCGCCAACACCCCAGAAGCCGACAAACTCGTCGACCCCGTCAGTGGGCTTGTAGACACGCTCAGTTGCGGTACAGACCATATAGATCTCTCCGTCGACTGACCTCTCCTCGTAGTCACCGTCCTCGACCTCGTGTGGGCCTGTGACGGTTTCGCCGGTCTTCTTGAGCTTGAACACTCCTGCCGAGACCTGGTCTAGGTTCTTGGACTTGAAGTGCTTCTGAAGCTCAGAAACCTTGAGAACTTTGAGGGGAGCAGCCGCTGCTGCGATACTTCCACCGCCACCGCTTGGGGGCTGAGTGGTCTCCTCTCCAGCATCGTCCTCAGACTGCATGCTGGCAAACTTGGAGCAGTGCCCCTCTAGGGTCATTGCGCCGTAGTCCTTCTCAGAAAGAGAGTTGGCGTGTGCCACAAACTCCTTCTTGAACTTGTCGTCCCACTCCACCTCTGCCGTCTCAAATGCTGCCTTAAGCAGCGTAGTCATAGCAGGAGTAATCCTAGGGACATTCTTCTTGGCCTCCACGGCCTTCTCCGGTGCCTTCTCAGCCACCTTCTTTGCCGTCGCCTTTGCGGGCTTGGGCTTGGCATCCGCCTCAGCGTCTACCTTCTTGTCGACCTTCTTGGCCTCCTTCGCAAGGAGCTCAGACTTCTTGGTCTTGATGTTGGTAATAACCTCCTCAAGCTTTGTCTTGTCTGCCTCGTCCTTGTCGGGGTTCTTGCTCTTGCCGCCAGCGATCTTCTCGCTCAGCTTAGCTAGCTTCCCCTCTGCCGTCTCCAGCTGCTTGTCAAGCTTCTGGGTTGGCGTCATCTTGGTCTCCGCCTCTGTCTCGGGCTCCACTGCCTCAACCTCAACCGCGGGTGCGGTCTTGGCGAGGGCGAGTGCCTGCTCCAGAAGTGCAATGATCTGCGGGGAGGCCATGATGATAGTTAACAAAAACTAGTTAAAAATCAAAGAATCCGTTTTTAGAAAAATGCGACTTTTATACGTCGTTTAGAGTTCATTATCCATGACAATATTAACTGCTGTCTCGGGCTCCTCTGGGTCGTTCATGCGCACAGTGTTTAGGGTGAACATGATAAACGGTAATGACTAATTTAATTATGAAATTCAAATCCGTTTTTCTTGTCATTTCTCTTTTGGTTGAATCTTACAAATGAGCGAAACTGACACAGCAAAAATTCAATTACGTGAACACTTAGCATCACTACTAATTCCTAGGTTAGCCGAAGGGTTTTGGAGTATTCATGATAGTGCCAAACAACTATGTGAACGCAATAAACAACCTGAAGAAATCCTGAGAACGTTTCAGAATATGGTTACCAAAATTCCGGATTGGTCTGACACTACCCTAGCTGAAGAAGTTGAGCGTGTTCTCAAAGTATCTAAGTGTGCATATATGGATGATCTTCTGATGGGAGTCTTTCTAGCATATATGAAATCTTTTGCTGCTCTTCAGTATCGCGGAGCATCTTCTCAGGTGAGAGTAGAATTTGAACGACCGAATGTAACTAAGTTTATTCATGAACTTTACAAGCATTCTGCGCGTAAGTTATGGCAGGTAGCTTATTTATTTAAGGTTACTAGCGTTCCCACTGAAACCCAGGCAAAGAATCGTCAGGAAATTGAACAGACAATTTATAAGACAATTGATGATGTAGTGCGGTCTTTTCTACCTTGGGAAGTTATTGCCAAGTCATATTTTAGTGAGCCCCCAGCAGAAGATAAGCCTGCTCCTGCTCCGGCATCTAAGTCTGTGATATTTGAAGACCTTCCAGATTCTGAGTCAGAAGAAGAAGAGGAAGAAGAAAGAAGACCACGCTCTCTATCATTTGTTGAAGGTGGTGATGATGATAAACTATCTTTTACAGAACTAGAAACTGAACCGGCAAAGGTCGAGATTCCCGAACTAGATGTTATGGCAGATATTGAATCTAAGGTTGAAGGAGACGGGCTCGTTTTAAATCTATAAAGATTCACATTGTTTGTCAACAAATGATGCCACTATACATTGCTGCTGTTGTTGCTCTTGTATGCTTTATTCTATATGCCCTAGATCGTCGACTAAAAGGTGAACCTATTGATTGGCTAAGTGCTTCAAAGCTAACTGTTTTAGGTGGACTACTGAGTGGCGGAATTGCTTATACCATAAGTAGTCCTGAAGTAGCTGAAGTTGTAAAGGTAGCTGTTCAAGAAGCTCCTGTAGTACAAGAAATGTTTGTTGGTCAACCTACATTCTAAGAAAAAATGCGCACCGTTCAACACAAGAAATCCTTGGTGTACGTCGCTGTAATGTCGAGTGTCTTCTCGTAAGTGATTCCCTTGAACCATACTCGAAAAGGCGGGATGTCGTTGTTGAAGCACTCTACAGATACCTCCATTTCCCAGGTGTCTCCTGAGAATCTGTAGGTGAACTGGATAGTCTTTCCAGTCTTGTTGCTCTTTGCCGTCAGGTAGGTAGTGACATCTTGAAGGCCGAGGTCTCGGCGTTTAAGATATTTTTTGACCTCCTTATCTAGGTTGTTGTCGGGAGTACTCTCCCGCGAGTAAAGCATGCCATCTGGCAGCCTCACTTGCATTAACTGGTGTATCATATTGTAGTGAGATCAAATCTGGAATTATTCAAATTCGTTTTGGACAGGCGTCTATACCTAAGGTTGTCAGAAAAGCAGTTTGGGCACCATAATAATAGTGTAAAATTTCACCAGCCACGAACCACACTATTATAGAAACTAACCAATTAATCTTGATTAACCATGAAGTCATCAAGGCAAGAATTATTGTTCCTACAGTATCTCCAACAGCATAACCCATAAACCGCATAGAATGAAATCCAGTTCCAGGTTTACCAAACATAAAAGCATAAGGGCATCCCATTTATATATCTATTACCAAACATTGTTCTGGTGAACTTTCCGTAATGAAATCTTTTAATTCAGAAATTTCTTTGCGTGGTACCGAATTCTTACAATATCTAGCAATCGCCTTGTATAACGAAAATCCAATATATCTATCAACCTTAGGATTATGTTTAAAGAATAGAACACTAGTTTGGTCTTCTAGAGTCATCCATTTAATAAATAATTTGAACAGAGGTTGTTCTTGGTATTCATCAAACTTAGGCCCATTAGGAAATAAGTCCCAAAATAAGGAAGTAGCTAATCTAGCTAGGTCAAAGGAAGGATTGGGTTTAATTTGCTTATGCTTTTCTTTCATGAATGGATGGCAATTATACTGTCCACCAGCCTCTTCTTCGGCAGCGAACTGATCGCTCATAAATAGTTTAGGTTCTTTCATTCCTGGTAATTTGATTGAACCAATACCTCTATCAAAATCAATAATCTTCAACAGATATCCATAGGAAGGTACCTTATAAGTTATCCCTGCGTGGAAATACCAGAAAAATTCTTTATCAGTTTTCTTGAACATGATATTATTGCCGTGTAGGTCATTATGGGTAAAAGCAAAGTTACGCTGAGCATAAGCAAGAGCAAAAATGATTTGAGCCATCCACGCAAAGTGTTTCTCGGGTTCTGGATTTGCTTTAAACAAATCGTAGAGAGTACCTTCTAGCTTTTCCATTATGGTCATTTGAACTGGGACATTTTTAAAGGTTGCCCAAGCAAAAGATACATCATCTGACCCTTCAGAACATACACTTCCATCATACGAGCTAGATACAGATTCAATCTGAAAGATATATGACGTAGATACATCAGAAGTTGATTCAGTATCAGAATGCTCAACTTCATCCTTAAATACAGCAACTAGATTTGCTGGTTCACTTGGTTCAGCGGACCCAACAGCTAATTCTTCAACTTCTCCTAAATCAACTTCATCACCTAATTCTAAAGAAATACGAGCACTTCGAGTATATTCAATAGGTGTTCCAGTATGTTCATCTAGTTTCAATTCAAAGGTCTTACCAATATTTTGAGAAAACCATGGTCGTTCAGAAAGTTCTTCATAATCATCTGAGATATCAATAATATGCTTTAAAGAATTACCAGTGAATACTCCAACTACTTCTGGAAAATGTTCACACCCAGATTGAGATAAGGCTACAGACAATATTGAACCGACATATCCTGCTGTATTATGACTTTGAAGTTTGGATTGAATTTCTCTAGCATGGTCAGAAAGCATAGGTAGACCAAAGGTACCAAACTCACCTCTCATATGTTTGAAGGGACTTAGAAGCATGGTAATTTTTGGATGAACAGTAATAGTTCTTCCAGACTCAAGTGTAGCTAGTTCTCCATATTTTAGTGAAACTAGTTGATCTCGAAGTTTTATCCCAAATTCATGTACACGTTCTAAAGAATTAGTTTTAAATAAACATTCAATCGGGGGGAAGAATGGCTGCATTTTTGTGAGCATAAACAAGTCCTCCTTCACAGGTATTCTCCCAACTGTTAAAATCAGTGGATTAGTCCTTAATTCGGATGTCTGTTTACGCTTCATATATTCAATTATAATCCATGCCCTAAACCAATATAGAAAACTTCACGCGATGAATTTCCAAATCAAGAAATTCAATATTCAAACTATCGTTGATCGGTGTGAGATCGATTCACGCAAATCTCCTATGATTGTTTTAATAGGAAAGAAGGATACTGGTAAATCCTTCTTAGTCCGAGATATTCTTGCTAATACTAGGCCATGTTTTCCTGTAGGAACTGTTATTTCTGGTACAGAAGTAGCTAATCCTTTTTTCCAGGAAATGGTTCCATCAAAATTAATTCATGATAAGTATAGTCCTGGTATTGTAATGAATGCTATTAAGAGACAACTAGCTGTTAAACAGTCTAGGAATCACGATAAAAAAGCTCACGGCGGAAATTCTAACTCTGACCCTCGCGCTTTCCTAATTTTGGATGATTGCCTATACGATAAATCTTGGATTAATGAAGAATCAACTAGGTACGTATTCATGAACGGCAGACATATAGATATGGTTACTCTAATTACTATGCAGTATCCCCTAGGTATCACGCCTAATTTACGAACTAATATTGATTTTGTGTTCATTCTGCGTGAGAACAATATTACCAATCGCAAAAGAATTTACGATAATTATGCCGGTATGTTTCCCACCTTTGAAATGTTTTGTCAGTTTATGGATCAATGTACAGAGAATTATGAATGTCTAGTTATTGCTAATGGTGTTCAATCAAACAAGCTAGAAGATCAGGTGTTTTGGTATAAAGCATCTGATCACCCATCATTTAAAATGTGTGATGATTCATTGTGGGCTAATAATCAACCCTTTAGTTCTTCAATGTTAGCTGGTGATGATTTCGACCCTTCTAAAGTCCAAAAGAAGGGTCCACAGGTTTGGGTTAAACAGCAGGGGAAGAATTAACGACGTCTAGTTTTTCTAGCCTTTCTTCTGCGTTTACCAGCTTTTTTAGCGGTTTCTTTTGCTACAGCAGCTCTTGCTATTTTTACATGAAGAGGTTGATAAGGAGCAGCACCTGGATTTAAGTTTGTTGAAAATAATTTTTCACCTTTAACCGGTTTTGTTCCGGGGCCCAATCCAAGAGTCGAGGGTGTTGAACGATTGCTCGACATTTTTATATATTACTCGCGAATTGCTCCCTCAGTAGGATGAACAGGAGGATTATCTAGGATTGCTGTGGCAGATTCCTTCTCCTTTTCAGCAGCAGCTTCTGCGCGACGCTTGGCATTCTCTTTCTTCTGGTCTTCAATCTTCTCTGCCTTACGTTCCTCGAAAAAGATGTCCTTATTGACCTCATTTTCCTTGTACTTGCGCATCATCTCATTCAGTTCCTTCTCAGCATACTCTACTTCCTGTACCACGTTCTCAGAAGGATCCCAAGGTAGCCAGCATCCCACCTTGCCAATGTAGAGATTATCACGAGGGTACTTGCGCTGAAGAACCTTGGTAAACATCTGTGCCTCCTCTAGATTAGCAAATACACGACGTACCTTAATTCCACGCACATTAGTACGGAATTCCACCTTCTCAGTAAACTCATTCTCTAGTTCCTTCTCGTTCTTCATTAGGAATGCCTGGTAACTCTCCTCTAGGTCGGACTTCTTGATTTCAGCTTCGTGAACCTTCTTGAATTCATTCATGTCACCCATAAGATCCTCGGTCTTTAGAGAATACTTCTTTGATAGAAAAGCCATGAATCCTTCCATACCCGTAACCTTCCACTCATAATCAGTCCAAGCACGAAAGCGCTCATAAAAGAACATTTCACGCTGCTTAATCACCTTCTCAGGAGAAATGAAAGACATGATGGCATATCTCTGCGTGGGGATCTCCGGGTCTTCTTCTAGATAATCTACAACATTTCCATCTTCTACTTTGGGAAGCATCTCACGAGACATTTTATTACTATAAGCACCCATGTATGAAAGTGACTTTTTAACGCCTGCCACCTTTTAGGACAACATCCTTAGGCGCCTTACCCCAGGCAGCTCTGAATTTATTAATCTGTTCCAACCTTTCATCATCATTTAATGAAGTCTTTTTCAAGGTTTGTTCAAAGGTATTGTATGCCTTGTCCCAATTAGGGGCATCGGTTCGTAAAAAAGTATCTTGAACCTTGCTAGGTTCTATAATACTTGCGGCAGTCACAACAAATAAGGATCTAGCAAAATCACAGTTCATTGATACAATAAAATACAGACGAAACAGATTAGCTAGGCTTACTATTCCCAAAGCAACAGGTACTCCATAAAAGGTAGAAGGTTTATCATACAGAAAATGTAGTTCAATGAATGACAGAACAATAAATAAGAAAAGAATACCTAGCTTGACATTTGAAGATACCTTTGAGGCATCAAAAAGTCCGTAAGAAATGTATGACATAACTGCCATATTCATTAAGAAAGGAATGTATGCTCCTAAGAGTTTCGATCTCGGTTGTTCAGATAAAATATATGATGTGCTTAATCCCCAAGATAATCCAAGAAGGATTACTCCAAATACTGTAAGCATTGTTTCTGATTGAATCATCCCTTTACATTCGTATTGGGAATACATTTACCAATTCCCAAAGTTTGTTGAAGCATCACAGGTGCTGTATGATGTTTACCTGGACATTTTACATGTTCCTTACCTAGAATATGCCCCATTTCATGAGATACCATATATTGACGATAATTTTCCAGATCTAGTCCACTAGCAGGAGCACCGTGAAACCAGCGTTCAGCACATAAATACATATGTCTACCGCCTAGAGTGGCACATGAAAGCATAGGACTTAGCCCACATATTTTCTCAATAGTTTTTGATAGTGAAAGACGTATCCAAACTTGTGCGTTAACCTTAGTTGTAGGTTCAAATGAATATCCATCTTGAGACCAACCATCTGGAGAGTTTAAATACGACATAATGTAAAAATCAATCTGTCTTTCTCCAGCGTTATATACTCTATATTTTTTGATGACATCGGCGTCGATTTCCACATGATAAGTTATCCGCTTCATTATACTTTTCTTCGTTTGTAGAATATAAATACAATGACAGATAAAAAAGAAGTTCCCCAGTCAATGATGCCAGATATATCTGACCTAATTTCTCGAGTAATTAAGTATGCCCTAGAAGGTGTAGCGGTAGCTCTTGCTGCGTACTATTTCTCCGGAAAATTAAAAATTAATGAAATCGGTATGATTTCTCTGACTGCTATGGCAACCTTTGCTATCCTAGACGTTTATGCCCCAGGTATTAGTTCTGGTGCTCGCCAGGGTGCTGGTTTTGGTATTGGAGCAGGCCTAGTTGGATTCCCCGCTTAGAGTTTTAGACCGCTGAAAAGCAGATCAATCTCCATTGGGGATTCCTCGCAGACCCTATCCACAACCTTAATCAGCAACATGTTCAGATTTCTGTAATCGTACATACTGAACCAGTTCCTGGCACGATAGTCTCTCAAAAGGTTTTGAAGCAACATATCTAGTATCGCGCAATTCTGGCGAAACTGGGGTTCGTTAATCTCACAATGGAGATATCTAAACCCGTTATCAAAGTAGTTGTCATAGCTTACTAGGAGAGCATACTGCTCAGCATACCATTCAGCCGTACGGCCAAGTGGTTTGCTATCAATATCCTTCACGATTGAGTGAAGGCGCTCATAACGGCGATGTCCCTCCTCCATGATTGGACTTATCGTTGTATCATCAATAATATCCATTTTACATATTACATGAATAATTACCATAAATGATTCAAGTGGTCAGATTTAATGGAAAATGGTACAAGGTTTGTTCTAGACCATACGAACCAGAGCGTCAAACATTTAACATAGCTTATAGAACAATTCAAGGAGTAACACCCGAACAAGCTTATCGAGAGTGGTATTCCCAGGAACGTAAAGATTCTAAACTTTTATACCCGGTATTTCGTAAGGATGCGTGAAACAATCATTTTAGTTATTTTGACATTTGTTATAATTGTTGTAGGGTATCGTCTATATGCGGGGTTCTACCCAGGAAGTAAGGTTATTATTGAAACACCACCAGCTGAACGCAATGGATTAGATAGTGATCATGCTAGAATCATGTTTTTCTATACTACCTGGTGTCCTTGGTCAACCAAGGCTAGAAAGGCATGGGATTCTTTTAAGCAAACAGCTCAAACTACAAAGGCCACATTTGGAGGTAAGACTATCATATTTGAAGAAGTTGATGTAGAAGCAGATAAGGGTAAGGCAGCACTTTACAGTATTAAAGAATACCCTACAATTAAGGCAGAAACCCAGAATGCTCTATTCTTATTCAGAGGTCATGTGACTCCAAAAACACTTGAAGAATTTTCAATTGAGGCGTTGGGTAAAATACATGTTGGTTAATTCATAGCCACGCAAGATCATATTATTCTTTTCTTTATCAGAAATATCTGAAATTCCAGATAATAAATTGTGGTTCAAATCAATATTATTCCACATTTTATTAGTTTTACGTTCATAGATACATGAGATCTTGTACAAGTTATACAGATAGTCAACTGTAGTACTTTTTTCTAGATCAGTTGGATTTGTTCTTGGATTATCATGAATAATCGATAAGGACAAGGTTGATTCTCTATCTTCCAAGGGAACATAATTCAAAACCAGATTTGTCAGAAACCCCCCATCGATATACGCTGATGAATTAATAATTTTTGGATGAAACAAGACTGGAATACATGAAGAGGCGCTTATTGCGTCTAGAATTGGTATATCGCCTTTAAACACAGTTATACACTTCTTTGTGATGTTTGTTGAACAGATAAATAAGGGGTATGGAGCATCTGAAATTTTTTTACCCTTTAGATGAATACCTTCTTCATCAAGTATTTTGACCAGATAATCTTCCAAGCATCTAGGATCAAACATTCCTTTTTTAGTGATAGAATTTTTGAATTTTGCGACACTCAGATCTTCAAATAATATTTCACTAAATGAAGAAAACTTAGTTGAAAGTCTTGTTAAGTCTGTTGTATTCATACCGTACGCAAGACATGTGGCTATTATAGACCCCACAGAACATCCATAAAATCCTCCAGTAAACTTTTCTTGTAGATTTCCATATTTTTCTTCTAGGAATTTCAATGCTCCTATATGTAGGATTCCTTTTGTACCGCCTCCGCCTAAGGCAAGTATTTTAAATGCCATTTAGTAATACAATTCACTATGATGAAAGCCAGAGAAATTTGGGATGAGCAGGAAGAACATAGGCTTTATAAGATGACAGCAATGAAACCAGTTTTAGCTCAAATTGAAGGAAAGGTGCGCCAACAAGCTATAATGAACGCAAATGCTCCCTATATCTTATTTGAGGTTCCATCATTTGTGTTTGGGTATCCCTTATACAATTTCAAGGATGCCATGAATTATCTTTTAGGTGAACTGTTAAAGGCTGGATTTTGGGTATGGGAAGTTGAAGAAAAGTATCTACTTATATCCTGGTTGAAACCTGTAAAAACTAAGGATCTAGGTAAGCCTATGCTTGTTACAAATTATCGCCCCCAAGTTTATGATCCAACCTTTCTTTAGTAGTATATAAATGAGCCCTTTTACTACTGGAACATTTGTACTAATTCTATTTGTTGGTGGAATAGTCACCTGGGTAATGCTTGAAAAACAGAAGATTAAATGGTACAACGTTTTGATTGCTTCCATTTCTGGAATTGTGTTCAGTCTAATCTATTCAGAAATATCTGTTGGTAATACATGGTATAGAAATACTGGACCCAGCGGTGAAATGCGAGTAAGTTTATACGGGATGTTAAAAGTTTTATTTGAACCATTAAATCCTAACGCAGTTTGGTTATGGAGTCCAGAATGGTGGCTGAATAACTTATTTGTTGTTATCACGATGATTCTTATCCCGCTAACATATATTCCCCAACATTAACAAATGGGTAAATCCGAAACATTCGCAATTACTGGGAATGCAGCAATACTAGCGGTTATACACACTACTTATGGCGCATTCATTTCTTATCTGTTCTACTATCTATTTGATGAGTTCAACGATAATTGGAAGAAACGTTCAGCAATGTATAAATTTGCGGATGTAACACTTGAAATTATGTTAATCGCAGTATTTGGCTACTGGGCATCTGAATTTACGGAATACATTCCTCCTCTATTCCCAATGTCTAAGCAAAAGGAATTATCGGTGGACGCATGGATTTCTGGTATCTTTTTTGTCATTGCCCTGTTCTTATTCCTAGATGAACTAACTGAGAAGCTGAAATATCTACAAAACTTTTATTTTGAAGAGTTATTTTCGACATGGCTTCCTAAATATGGTACTTTGATTGATATGAATTTATCATATACTCCTATAACTGAAGAAGAGAAGAAAGCAGCCGCAGAAGAAGAAAAGGCAGCTAAACATGTAAAAACAGCAAATGCTCATGCGATACATAGTCATGCGTAAAACGGAACAGCATTAATATCTAGACAAGAAACACCAATAATCATGTGCGAGCATACATTCGTAGTTGATGATGGGGAATATGTCTGTGAAAATTGTGGGTCAATTGGAGACCGATTTATTGATGAAGGCGCTGAATGGCGTAATTATGATGATGGAAAGGAAGAGAAAGGTCGTACTGGATTCACAACATCTGACCTACTTCCAGAATCTTCGTATGGTTCAGTAATTTCTTTTAGGGGTATCGCTTCTACAAATACTAATATGAAGTCTCTTCAAAGATTATCTACCTGGTCTTTATCATCAAATTCTGAACGTTCATGGATGGGAATCTTTGATACTATTCAATCTAATTGTGGTCTTCAGAACCTTCCAAAGTCAGTTATCATGGATGCTTGTGGACTGTACAAAGCAATGGATGATGCCCAGAAAGTTAGAGGAGAAACTAGGAGAGCACTAATGGGTGCTGCTGTATATGTTTCATGTCGCCAAAATGGTGCCTCAAGAACACATGAAGAAATTTCAGCTATTTTCAGGGTGAGTATACGGTCATTATGTAAGGCTATTTCCAGATTTGTTGTGACAGAAAATACAGTTCTCCAAACCCAGATGGGAATCGCAGAACGTCTGTGTGCTACTCTTTCTTTGAATGATGAACAGCGTGACCAAATCTTTCGAATCCTCCTAGATATTTCTATGAAATCCGAGGATGAATTTGAGCATACTCCAAAAACTATTGTAGCAGGGGTTGTAGCTTATGTCATGGGATACAGAACAAAGACACAAATGAAATCAGTTTCTGAAGCTTCAGGAGTTTCTGCGCTGAGCATTCACAAGTTAGTTTCCAAGATTTAGAATAAGATATGTCATACATTATAGACCAGGTTGGTCATAGCGCATCTGGTTCAGGTGGTCCTGGTGGCGCATTTTACATTAACACAACTTCAAATGTTACTGGTATTACAGTACAAAGATCTGGAAATAATCTAGCGCAGGTATCCGCAAATTTTGGTTCTCAATCAACGTGGTCGGGTTATGCCACTATTAACATAAATCTCTATTTTTCCATTACAATTAATAGTTCAGGTGGAACCTTTGTTTATAATAGTACGAGCAATGGTATCTTAACTAGTAATTTACCAGCTCCTGTGGCATTTCCAGCAACCTTTATTGTTAGTTTTAGCAATAGCACAACTGACACATTTACAGGAGTTAACGCAACAGCATCAGGAAATTACACATATACTGTTTCTGACACTAATCAGTTTAATTTTATAAATACTTCAGCATCTAAGGCTGTTTTATTACCACAACCTAGTTTAGAAGGTGGTGAACTAGTTTTTATTAAAGATTCAACTAATAATGCTTCAAATCAACCTATTTATGTGAGCGCTCCAACGGGCTCACTTATTGACGGAAACCAACAAATTATTCTAAATACAAATAGGGCATGTCTATCTCTATTTAGTTATCAAGGAAACTGGAAAATAGCAAATAACTTCGCAGGAGGTACTCGTTTAACAGATAGTACTGGGGCAATTCCCGTTGGAACAGCTGTAGCTGGAACTACGAATAAGGTTGCTGCTAGATCCGCAAAAAGTGTTCTGACATTACCAGCACCAGTTTCTGGAGCACTACTTCCAGTAATTTTTACAACCGATCCCACAAATAGTGTGGCAGTATGCTTTACTGGCGGAGCAAATAGTATTGATAACTATTACACAGTTTCGGGTTCTCCTTTCCTAGATGTGAATACAGCAGGAAAATCGGAAGGATGTTTATTTATATCAAATGGTCTTACCTGGTTTTTAGTAGGAATATTTGATGCTACAAATTGGACATTTCTGACTACCCCATCTCAAGTACATAACCCACCAATTATCTTAAGTTCAACCTTATTTAATGTTAAGGCAGAAGTACATAATAATCTTCCAGATGACATATTTCTTCCAACCATTGATTGTATGTCAATTATAAAAATGAGTTCAGCTGAATCTCAAAACATGAACTATTTTGGAAACTTTAACCAGGGAAATAAACAGATTTGGTATCCGCTCGGACAAAACTATCATTGCGTATGGTTTATTATTGCTGAAGGAAACGCATATCCTTTAATGGCATATACACCTTAAAATGTAGCAACACCAAAAACTAACCCAGCTGCTGATAAAGTAGTAACATTTAGCAAATTTGTAGTAACCAAATTAAACGTGCCAGTAGTACCTGTAAATCCACCTCCACCGACTACAATTCCGTTAAAATTAGCTGAGCCATCATTACCAATCCTTGCCGCAACTGGCCCACCATTTACTGATCCACCTCCAGTTTGTAGACCCTGGGAAAAATATGCTGGTACCACAGAATTTCCAGTAATTCCGGTGTAATTTACTGCTTGAACTACTCCCAAGAATACTGCTGATCCCCCTGATACTAAAAAGTTACCATTTGCGGGTAATGAACCTGTAATTTGAATACCTGCTTGAGAAACTAGACTACCCAATGTTGTTCCACCTGCTACTAACTTGCCAGAAATAGAAACATCCCCAGTAACTCCAAGCGCAGGATCAGAAACTTGATTTACCAACATTTGTTTAACAACTAAAAATCCATGACTTCCTGTATATCCGGTAGTTCCTTGGCCATATAGACCATATCGGTTATAAACATTTGTATACGGGATATCTCCAGAACCAGGGTATGTTGCTCCAGTAAATCCTGGAGGAGTGTACCACGAACCACCACCACCACCGGCCGGTCTATTTGTGGTTTCATTATAAGATACATTAATGAATCCACCAGTTGGGCCAGGTATACGTGTAACTAGAGCAGGTGAACCACCACCAGTATAACCACCACCACCATATGTAGAACCAGTAGGTCCTGAAGCAGTTGTTCCTGTATTCTGGAATTGACGAGCCGCTACATTAATATTTGTTCCAGCAGGAACAGATACCGAACCACCAGGAACAAAAAGTCCAGGGCCAGAAATATCAAAGGGAATAGTATAGGTTGTACCTAGAGGAAGTGTAAATAAAGAATATGCTCCTCCAACAGGTGTATATTCTGTTAAGCTAGAACTACTAGGATACGTAAATGTGAAAATAGTTCCAGTTGGTAAAACTTGGGAAATACCTGTACCACTCCAAAATACACTTCCAGAGGATGGCATCACAAGACTAGTTCCAGGAGGCTCAGCAAGTAAAGCACCTTGAAAAGATGGAAATGTTATCGATTCCCAGTTAGAATAAATTGCTGTTCCTCCACCAGTAGCTCCAGTAGTACCATAACCTGTTAGATAGGCATTTACACCTTGGCTAAATGGAATATTTGTTTGCGAAGAAGAAAAAGTGGCTCCATAAAATGTTATACCACTTGTAACAAAGGTAACAACAGTTGGCCCGCTGGTATTAAATGTATGATAATTAAAACTAGTTCCTGTAATAGCTGTAATTGTTTCATTGACTGAAACTGAAGGCGTAAATGTAATTGTATTTTGAGTTTGTGAGAATCCCTTGACAGCACTGGTTATCGGATTATATGTTGATGAAATTGTTCCAGTATTGAATGTGATTCCAGTTAGACCAAAGGTTGTTCCAACAGTATATTTCCAGAGATTTGAATCAGTGTAGATTGCTCTAGCTAGTCCAGTAGAACCAGGGCTTTCGCCACCTTCGGGTCTAGGAAATCCTTGCGGTTCACCAGCAGCACCACCAGTTCCACCAGTCTGACCAGCACCACCTCCAGGAACATATAAGAATGTTGTTCCGCTTAGACCAACAACTATAGCTGATCCTCCACCAAATGGACCACCATACAGTTCACTCCAAGTTAATGTTTGACCTCCTGTAACAACTGCTTCAGTATAACCACCAGCACCACCAACACCTCCATTACCAGCACCTCCACCACCCCAGCTAAAAATTTTGTAGGTTAGTCCTGCCGCTAAAGCACATGTACCAGTTGTACCAGTTCCACCTGTAACATCAGTATATGTAGTTGTATTTGCATAATCAAATAATCCTCTACCATTCACATCTAGAGTAGCAATAGGAACCTTGTTCAAACCAACTAATCCACCTTCAGTATCTATAATCATTGTTGGAGAACCTCCAAATGGTCCAATATTCAAATAATTACCAGAAGTTAGTCCAGAAGCATAACCTTGTCCAGAAAAGATGTTTGAATCATAACCAGATGTTCCAAATGATAGAATACCTTCCTGTCCTGTGCTTTTGATTGTAGTTTGAGGAGCATTAAATGTAATTCCATCAAAACTAAGTTGTGATGATGAAGTTAGCCCAGCAGAGTTGAAATATGCCAGTTGTCCGGTTGGGCCTGACACATTTCCACCTGTAGTTCCTGTACCTGGAGGACCTTGGGCACCAGTGGCACCTTGAGCACCTGTAGAACCGGCAGCACCTGTAACTCCGGGAGTACCTGCAGCACCAGTAGCACCTTGAGCACCTGTAGCACCGGCAGCACCAGTAGGGCCAGTAGATCCTCCACCAGTTCCACCAGATGGAAAATATGGAAGCCAGGTTGCGCCAGTCCAATCAAAAGTTCCTGTAACTTTCAAAGATTGTATTGTAGCAGTTATAGCAGCTAAATTTTGTATACTCGAATTATTTATGTATTCAGCATTTACTGGATTATTCGAATCACCAAGTTGTTGGACATATTCTACCATAACCGGAGTATCGATAGAACCAATTCTATCCACAAAAAAATGAACAGAAGGATTTGCGGCATCACCAATTTGATTAACATACTCTATTTCTGTAGGAACCAAGGGTGTTCCTATCTGACGCATGTATGATGTATCAATATCTACTAAATCGACCGATACCTGATATGGTGGGCCTATAAGTTTTGGTACTAGGTTATGTTGTGGAGCATTTGAAGTCGAAAATGGATTCATTTATATTGATTAAGATGGAAGTATTTAATTCGTTTCCTCATACTAATATTATGGAGCCCCTGTTTGATTCGTCTACAACAAGTCTTGGTGAGCGTTATACTCTGTTCCCTATTAAGGCTTCAGAGCAAGACCTGTTCAAATTGTATAAGAAGGCAGTAGGAACTTTCTGGACGGTCGAAGAAATTGATTTCAGCAAAGATAAGGAGGATTGGGAGAAACTAAGTTCGGATGAACAACATTTTATCAAGAATGTTCTAGCATTCTTTGCTGGTTCTGACGGTATTGTCCAAGAAAATCTAGCTTCTAGATTCCAGGTAGAAGTTCAATCGCCAATTGCTAGGCTATTTTATGGGATTCAAAATGCTATGGAAGGCATTCATTCCGAAACATATTCTCTACTTATTGACCAGTATGTTAAAGACACCGAAGAGCAAAAGAAACTATTCAGAGCAATTGATACTGTGCCTAGTATCGCTGAAAAGGCAAAGTGGGCTCTAAACTGGATGAATAATCAACAATCATATGCCGTACGCCTAGTAGCTTTTGCGTGTGTTGAAGGCATATTCTTTTCAGGGTCATTTTGTGCTATTTATTGGCTTAAGAAACGTGGTCTACTACCAGGTCTGACATTCTCGAATGAATTGATTTCTAGAGATGAAGGTCTACACACTGAATTTGCTGTAGCAATGTACCATAAGCTAGAACATAAACTAGATGATGAACAGATTCTGGAAATTGTACGTGATGCTGTAAGAATTGAAACTGACTTTATTACAGATTCTCTACCATGTTCTCTAATAGGTATGAACGCAAAGGATATGTCTCAATACATTCAATTTGTAGCCGATAGACTTTTGCTTCAACTAGGTCTTCCTAAACTATACAAGTCCACGAATCCATTTGATTTCATGGAATTGATTTCTTTAGAAGGTAAGACCAATTTCTTTGAAAAGAAGGTTTCTGAATATGCCAAACCTGGTACTGGTCTAACTCAAGAGAAAATGACTATTAAGTTTGATGAAGAGTTTTAGAGTTGTTGAGCTTGTACTATAGATAATATCGGAAACGTAAAATTAGCTGCTGGAATTGTTATTACAAGAAGATACAAATTCGATATAATAATCGGTGTTACTGTAATAGTATTTGTACCGGTAATATTTGCTGTGGCAGTATTAGTAGCTGCAATTTCTGCTGTGGTTCCTCCAGTTAGAAGACTGTATGAGCTATTACTTGACATATCAAAAGTAACTGTAATAGGTCTATTTCTAGGAAAATCTTTAAGCTGTAGTCTCACATATGTATACGGCGGAGGATCTACAGTATCGGGATATCCAATTATAGGTCCAGTTATATAAGAATACATTGGTCGCCATGTATTTGCGTACGGAGTACGTACTATTGATGATATTGGAAAATCAAATAGATCACTATTAAAGTTAACTTCTAGTCTAAAAGTATCTGATGAGCTGAAAGTCAAAGGACTTGAAATTACTCTCGGACTAATTACAAGAGTATTGCCTGATACGAAACTAGAAAAAGAAGTGCTTCTATAAGATCCATTAATATAATTATTAAGAAAAGCAACAACCCCAGGTCCGCTAAAGTTAAATCCTGGATTTGAACTAGTATCAAATGTAATTGTAACTACCCCGAGATCTGGTAGATTAGTCAAAGTAATATCTAGAATACCGAATGGTCCACTTGCTGGTTTTACTGGTAGAGATCCAGCTCCAGTAACATTATAAGTAAATGCCCATCTAGCTAATGAACCTACTATAATTCCTGTTCCTGCGTCAGTGCCCCATACATTACCACCAGGAACTCTAGGTTTAAATTGAGGGCCAGTTACCCGATTAATAGGTGTAAACTTAGAAGGACTAATAAATTTCGTGGAAGGGGATGCCAAGAACACTCCAGGTTGAATAGCTGTTGGTAAGAGTTCCATTGAACTCAAATTTGTAGGACGTGATCCATTTACTCTTCTAGAAGCAGAGACTGCTTCTAATCTCTGTAATTGCGTAAATTGGGATGCGTCTGAAGTCGGCATCCTTTACGTTTAAAGAAAGAAGGTTTTGTCTATACAAATACCAAATGAGTAGTTTTCTTAATGTAAGTGTTCTCGTACTCGCAACTATGGTTCTAGTTCTAGCTGGGATGGTGGGTTATATGTACTGGCAGCAAAACAAGATTCTTTCCGTTGTTAGTTCGCTATCTTCCTTTGTAGCTAACCAGTTTGCGCCTCCTCTACCAGTATCAGACTCTGAAGAAGATGAAGACGACCGCGCATCAGTCCATGAAGAAACTGCTGAAGTTGTAGATAAGGTTGATGTTCCAGAAACTGCTACTTCTCAGGAAGCAGATGTAGATGACCTACAGACTAAGACCTCGGCCGAACTTCGTGAACTTTTATCTAAGAAGGGTATTCCGTATGGCAAGCGTGATTCCAAGACTGCCCTTCTAGAACTTCTAAAAGCGTCTTCTTAAATATAATGAGGTTCCATAATCAACATCTAGATTTATTGTCAAGCGGTAACAAAAAGATATTAGTCTTTGATTGCGAGTTTTGGCATGTTTTAGGTGAAACTGGTGACCAAAAATATCTATTTCCGCCCCAAGAAGACTTTTTCTTCGTAGCGCGTGAAATTGGTGGGTTCCTTCTGAGTAAAAACGTAGATGGTTCATGGTCTTATAACAACCCTTTTTTTGTTACATTGTCTAAACCTAAGCGCGAGGTATCCTTTCCTATTTCTAAGTATACAACTGTTCACAGTTCTACAGCCCGAAAACTAGATGAATTAGAGCAAAGATTAGGACTAGGCTGGGGCTCATCATTCCCTTCAAGATTAAGTCCAGATGGTCTAAAAGCTTTAGAAGAAGGGTTGAAAGTTTATGCTGAAGATCCAAATGTTAAAACTCACCATAAACCACCTAGTTGGTATAAAACTTTTATGAAACAGTATTCTGAATCAACAATCGTTGTTAAAGGAACTGGTGATATTGATGCCTTAAAAAATGCTGCAGAAATGTATGGATTTGAATATCGTGAACCATTACATGTTATTGATATAGCTTTGTGGAATTCTCAAAGTAGAAAGAGGTTTGGTACAGCAAAGTTAGAAGGGACATATAATGCTATTAAGAAATACCTAGACCCAGAAACTAAGCATCTAGCACAACATTTACCACTTGAAAAGGCACATGACCCAACTACAGATGCTTCAATGACATTAATAGTTGCTCTATTCATTCAATCACTAAAAAAGTAGGGATTCCCCTTATCTTGCGTTTGGGCCACGGCCAGTCATGCTACGACCGGGCTCTTTGAACACCCAGCCAAGCCAGCCTAGAAGGCATGGTACGCCAAACACAATACCAAGAACAATGCCAGCAATAGTTGCGGGGTCCATGGTGTAGTAAACTCCATGAATCTTATACAAAAAAAATTCGTTTTGCCCAAAAGGCTAATGATAAATATAGGAGTCGGCCGGTACAGTTCTGTCGGAGTCAGTCTCTGGTGCGGGCATCTCTACCCAGCACATGAAGTATCCACTGCGGACTGTAAAAGTCTTGCCGCCGTGAGTGAACTCACGAAAAGTCTCCATGCCATCGCCAGAACCATTCCTCCACCCCCTCTCGAACTTGCCAAGGTATCTCACGTCACTGAGGTTTGCCCAGTAGCGGTCTACCCAAGGCTTAGTTCGGCCGTTTACCATATACTTAGCAGTAACCACACCATAAGTCTTAGACTCCTGGGGCTGTGTTTTAAAGACCTCAACTAGGCCCTCAGACTTTGCAGCTGCTTCAGCGTGCTGAATAGAGGGCAGGACTAGTGTGGTCATTGTTGTTGAGCTATTTCTGGTAAAAATTGATTCCGTTTTTGGATTTCTCCTTATTTCATGTTCGCCATCTTCTCTTGGTAGCGCACGTTGTTATATTCTAGCCAGCGCACATAGCCACGTGGGGGTGGCCCATTGTGCCTCACCCAGAGTTCGCGGCATTTGTTAGCGTAGTCAATTGCATGCTCTGGGCTATGCTTAAAGACCAGGTCATAGTCCATCTGTTCTGGTACCTTACACTCTGCAAGAATGCTGAGCACTTCTCCGTGTAACTCACGAAGCTCCTTTTCTTTGAGAGCCTTTAGCCTCTGCTGCTCCATGGTAAAGACCAAGTCTGCTGCCGTGTCCATGTAATGCCGGATTTCTGCCGTCCATTCGGACCTAGGCATCTTGGCGTATATAAGCCACTGCTCCTGAGTTGGAATAGCGGGAACAAAGGACATCTTTTTAATTATAACATGTATACAACTAATTCCATTTTTACACCGTTACCTTATAAGTAACAATGAAGCTAGTTTCATTTGATGTTGGCTTACGTAATTTAGCATTTTGTATTCTAGAAGGAACTGGACGCAAGGATGTTAAAATTTTACATTGGGATTTAATTGATGTTATGGCAGAAGGAGCTGGACATGAAGCTAAGTGTTTTAAATGTCGTAAACCAGCAAACTGGAAGCAATCAGAAAAATATGCATGTTCAGTTCACAAGAAGGCGGGAAAATCTTGTACAAAGACATCATTATCCCAGAAACCCTTGGAGGAATTGAAGAAGGAAGCTACGGGATTGAATATTCTGGGGACAACCAAGAAAGACCTAGTAGATGGTCTTTACAAGCATTATGGAAGTCTTGTATGGAAGCGTTGCGTAAAATCTTGTAAGCAAGGTTCAGTAGTTGACCTAGCTCCTCTGATAAATACTTCGTTGACATCTAGGACTGGAATTTGGAATGGTTCGCAAAAGGTTATCTTTGAACAACAACCTGATAAACGTATGATGGCTGTACAAGCAATGATGCATATGTGGTTTGAATGTCATGGGTATTCTACGAAAGGAGTTTCAGCAGTTCATAAATTAACTAACATGGTTACCGTGGAAGATGTTACTAAGACTTATAAGGGTCGAAAGAAAACTGGAATTGTTCATGCTGCAGCCCTTGTACCTCCTGAATGGAAGGATTATATGCTAAAACATCCTAAGAAAGACGATTTAGCAGATGCTTTTTTACAAGGTCTTTGGTTCATGGAAAATACGCGTTAAAGTTTTCAGAACCCTTACATCACTAACTAACAAATGGACATTATTGGATTAGATATGCTTACAAACCCCAATATGGCTGGTGGGGGTGATACAGCTCTACCAAACCTAGAAACGTTTGATCTACCTTCATTTAATGAACCATCTTCAGCACCAAATATTATGCCAAATCTAGATTCTGTAGGACAGACTGAGACATGGAATGGTGTTCAAAATATGAATGCCGAGCCTTTTATGCCTTCGCAGTCTCGTACTCGCATGTCTGATGAACATGTTCAACGCAAGAAGTATGAGACTCTCCGTAAGTTCGACCGTCTAGCTAAGATGGGAGTACCTATGCGTAAAAGATTTACCATGGATTCATCCCTTGAAGAAATGGAGATGGAACTTGAGTTCATTCGCAAAGAAAAGGATATGGATAGGTCTGTACAACAGTTTTCTGAATGGTTTGTTACTGGTATGGGAGGTCTTGAATGGTCATCTAAGAATGTAGGTATGGTTAAGGCTTTTGGACTACAACTAGATGGTCTTTCTGAAGCTGCTCAGATGAAGGTTGGTGATATGGAGGAAGACTTTGAAGAACTGTACGACCTATATGGTGATAAATTACGTATGCATCCTCTAGTACGTATTCCTATTCGTACTTGTATGATGGTATACATGGTTCATCTAACGAATCAGATGGTTCAGAAGTCTCCTATTCCTAACCTAGATCAGGTTCTAAAATCTAATCCTGAAATTGCTCGTCAGCTTGCTAGTGCCGCAATGCAGTCTCAGAGTAACCAACGTGGAACTAATGTAGCGCCTCCTCCAATGGCCCCTAGAGGTGGTGAGAATCCCATGTCAGGCCTAGCTGATTTTATGAGTTCAATGATTCCTCCTCCTCCCCAGCGTGCTCCTCAGTCAATTAAGTCTCCTGTAAAACTTCCTCAGAGACCTAATCCCCAACCCCCCGCAGCAGCAGTTCAACCTAGAGTAGAAATGAAGCCTCCCTCTATTCCCGCAGATATTTCTGACCTTCTGAGAACTGTAAATTCTGGAGTCACAGAGAAAAAGGTTACTACCACAGCAAAGAAGGGCGGCTCAACAGGTAAAAATTCTGTGAGCATTAAGCTCTAATAGTCGTTGGCAATCACAGACAGCTTGATGTACTTTGTCATTTCTGACATGATTGCCAGGGCCGCGAGTTTAGTGTTAAACTTAATCTCGTGGTTTGTGTGGCTTTCAGAGTTCTCCACTGAAAAGCACAGCCAGAAGTAGTCACCATCGTCCGGCCTCCCAGAGCACACCCGCAGATAAACTACGTTGCTGCTTGAGAAGGCGTACTCGGCCTTGCTTCCGTTTGGCTCTTTGGCTGTCAGGACAACAAAGGCGTCGCCGCTCTCCGTCACAATCTCTGCAGCACTCCAAACGGTGGTCATGATAAACCAGGTAGAAATTAGTATCTTATACTCTAGAATTCCGTTTTTCAATAAAAAACAGCATATGCCTACACTATTTCCGAATTCTGTTTGATAGCTAATCGCACAGAATTCTTGGTCTTCTCGTGACCCACCGGTATATTTACGTTATACATTATTAACGACCAACACTCCCTTTCACCTGTTGATATATCGTTCTCTCCGACGTTCTCGCTTCTCCACTCTTTCCGGTTAGCGCCCCGGTTAATTGCCCCTCCATCCGCAATTACTGTGTTCAACTTCATGAACTCCTTCTCTAATCAGTTGTTTCGGCCAACGCTGCCTGATTAACGTCCCTATTTTTCGACGTTAACCCGAAATTACTTTGCTATGTTCTCTATTCATAGCAGCATGTAATCCCTATACCTTGTGAGAACAAGATATGTTAGGATATACCCTAGCTCATCAATACTTCAATTATTAATCAACTTATGTCGATTTTTTAACTAAACTATTCTAACTAGGCAATATACCCAATAACTGTTAAATCTAGAAAAAAAGATTCCGTTTTTACAAGGAAATTCGCTTTATATGCGGTTCCAGGTGTGGTTAACAAGATTACCACCAACTTTTCGCATGCGGTCACATACTTCTCTGATTCGGTTAAACCCAAATGAGCAATTTGGGCTAGTTGACACTTTCCTCTGTGCAAATGTTACACAACATTACGCTCAAGTATCTCAACTTCCTGTCTAACAGTGCTTTAAAAGTTGTTTGCGCAGCACATGCCGCCTCCCTCTCTTTTCACTGTAGCTCTTTTTCTAGAGCCGATAACTATAAACTAGTATAAAAAATATCCGTTTTTACTGAAAAAAATTGGAGTTCCCCCCATATTACTCAACCCAAACACCCATGTCATTCGCAGACGTGGGCTTGAGGTTCTTGAGCACGGGAATCAAGTTCTCGCGCCATGTCACTGCGTCCTCCTCTGTCATGTTGGAAGGCCTGATGTTGCTGAGCTTTCTCCATCCGCTGACGGAGTTTTTGTCCGCCCTGTGTGAGCCCTTGCTCATGAAGACATGCCAATCTGACGTTGCTATGTCGTAATGGGTGTGTCTGGTGTCTGATGCCACTGGGACTGCCAGACACGATGGGCCGTCAAAGGCATTCCATGCGTCAGCGTCTGGGCACACACTGTGTCCCTCCTCCCACTCGCCAGAGGTTCGCTTTATAGTGAACGCCCCCCTAAGCTCCTGGACATTGCTAACATCCACGCTAGTGCGCGGGTGCATGTTGCCCATCTTGGATTCTAGACTTTCTATAAAAAAACATTTCGTTTTTCTGATTGAAACAAAAAAGCCGCTACCCTCTGAAAACGCAGCACACGACCGTGTACTTTTTTCTGGGCGACAAACTCCCCGTATTCCCGGTCATCTACCGGTGGAAGCCAAATTGTCATTTCTGGCCCAATAACTATAATTCTGTAATTTAAGAATCCGTTTTTATAGGAAAAAATTTGCCCGAAGGCGTTTACTGCTCGAAGAACCACCTAGCAGAGCCAAGCTCTGTCTTAATGTCTCGTAGAAACTTAGTTGCCTCGCCGATACTTCCAATCTGGAGTACACGGCAGTGCTTGCCAGAAGCAAACTTGACACCAAAGCCATCCTTCTTGCCCTTGGTCTGATGAGTGATTGAACACTCAAGAGACTGGGATGGGTCAATTCTGATGGTTGAACCAAGTGGGCTGTGAACCCGGGCAGTGTAAAACTCACCAAGAGTGTCGCGCTCGCGAATGAACTCGACAGCCATGATGAAAGGTAATGTTTTCTTTTTAGAATTTATTTAATCCGTTTTTCTGAATAAAATGGGTATATAAAGGCACCTAGAACTACAAATAAAACTAGAATATCAACTGTTCTAACTATTTTTTTATATTTTACTGGAAGTTCTTCAAATTCTTTGCGATATCCAGGAGGTTTTGCCCATCCCCACATCCATCCTAGAATTGTAGGTCTTAATCTATCATTACAATCATAAATCATGTCATACCATGCTAAAGCAACATACGCAGAGCAAGCTAGTAAGAAGGCAGTTACAAATCTGTGAGCATATGCCTTAGGATGAGGTAGCCAGTATACCATCAAAACAAATCCAGAAAAGAGAAGACACTTGGGATTCAAGTAAAGTGGTGTTCCAAAAAGACCTCCTCCCATTTACTATTTACCAAACAATCCAGGTTCTTGGCTTGAAGCTTTTCCAGTAAATGGGTCGCCTCCTGATGTTGATGCTACTGCAGTTTCCCCATTACTCATTCCTTCACGAGAAAATGGCCCCTTACCTCTGAATAGTCCTGCTGATAAAATCACAAAGACTGCTGTCAAAATTATAGATGTAACTAGATCCTTAGTTCCTACAAAACATACAGCAAAGATAGCTAGTCTTCTTAAAATAAGATACTGGGAATATTCTCTGTCATCATGACTTAATTCATGAATAATAAATCTGCTACCAACGTTCAGTAATAAAAGCATTACTCCAGCAAAAGCTGTACTACTATTAAGAACTCCTACTGCGTGTTGAATATAGTGTAAGACCATTTATTAGAAGGAGCTAAATTTCTCTGTAACCTTAGAATCTACGTGGGGCTTTACAGATTGAGTAGTGGGAGGAGGAGATGTTACATCCTTACCCTTTTCTTGCTTGAGCATCCCACTCTTTCCAGAAAGAACCCCCTTGAGAAGGTCTTTCATGTCTGGCTTAGGTGCTCCAGATTTAGGCTGCTCTTTTTCTTTAGGAGCTGGCTTTTGTTCAGAAGCATCTAGATATTCTAAAACAGGATAAGAACTAGTTAGATACGCCACACCTAGTAAAAGACCTATGGGTTGACTCTTCATAAAAGCACCAACAACTCCAAGAAGAGCTAAAACTTGACCGACTGGACTTTTAAGCATTGTGGATACAAACATTGGAGGAGGATGAGTAAAAAACGCAATATAAACTATAATTCCAGCAACGACAAGATACTCTGTTGTTATCTTCATTTGTTCATTGTACTGCTATTTTTTCTATGCTCCTTTGAACAAGATGAACTATTCGAGTCTGGATGATGTATTCCCAGATAAACCATGGCCTAAAAAATCGCATGGTATTGCTAAAACAGAACCAAAACGTGACGCTCAACAAGAGGGTCGTGTATTCAGTAGTCCTAGACACCGTGGCGAAGCAAGTATAAAAACTATGAAAAAGGGTATTGATGATTTAACTAGTAGTCTTCCGATTGTAAAAGATGACGAAGAATCAAACTTTCAACCTGAAAAAGTAGTAACCAGGGAAAATTTTGGAATTACCAAGACTAGTGAAACCAAGCCTTTTTACCGGACTGATGATGGAACTACCTTTGCTTATGCCCCTCCATCATTTCAGCAAGAAGGTCATGAAGTAAGACTACAGCGATTATACAAACTACTAGAACAACAGCATGGTTCTGAAACTCCCGCAACGCAGGATATGCTTCTGTATATTTTTACTGGAATCTTCTTTATTTTTACATTTGATACCTTTGTAAATCTAGGTAAGCATGTCAGATAAAAATCGCCCTAAGGCTTATTAGAAGTTGTAGTCCACATGGTCTTCGTTCCACCGAAGAAGCAATTGCTGTGCGTCTGCGATTGTCCCTAAGTCTTTTGTCTCGAGAGCAAATACCAGCTGTTTGAGAACATCTGCGTACCTGCGCCTCTCAAGAATAAGAGATGTAAGGTGGTCGAGAACTTCTAAGTCCATGTCAGTGTTTAATGCTAAGCTAGTTAGCATCTTGTCATCAACTTCAAGTTGAGCAAGAACAGCGACTGGGTCCATGATTAAAACAAGATATTTATAAGTTTTAAATATCCGTTTTTTGTACAGAGAATACAACCTTTCTCAGACCATACTCCTTAATACACTTCTCAAGAAAGATTTGACACTCAGAGCAGGGCTTTGAGTCCATGAGTTGGTCGTGTGCGTTATACCGATACACGATAAGAGTAGCACCACGAAGTAGTGAAAGATCACCTAAATTTTTCACTACTGCGCGTTCAGCATGAATAGTCTGGTGGGAATACCCAGACCCCTTAGACCTAGAACCAACCGAATTATGGCCAATTGCTAAAACCTTATTACGCTTCATAATTATTGCTTGATGAAAATGAGTCCTGTGTGGGAGAACATTAGGCCTAGGATTCAGAAGCATTTTTATACCTAATCAATACTGGAAATAAACGAATCCATTTTAAGAACGGTCACTAATACGAGTTTCCATGCTAGAAAAGTCATCAAAAGCATTCTCAAGTGTTTCAATTTCTAGACTCATGCTCCAGTTTAGATTATTCCAATACAGATACTGGGTTGACGGCATACCATGACTGCGTAATTTAATCTGAAATCTATCAAGCTTATTTAGAGCAGGGAAGAACTCGATTGTCTGATGAGCATTAGAACTCTCGTTGTATATTATTGGTTCAGCATGTACTGGAGAAACAAACTTAGCAAAAACAGAGTTTGTAAATGCTGATCTATCAGCATCTACTGCCGTCTCGTCTGACATATTGAGTTCCTTAATTTCCATGAAAAAATACCCAGGTACTCCATCAGTACCAGTAGTTGGGGCTGTCGAAGTATTTGTGACAGTATTCCATGTACTAGCCTTATCAAGAGAAGGAAACTCGGCATCCTTGATATTGATGGATGTTACACGTTCATAAGCACGAGGAAGATAAATAGTGAAGCTTCCATTCCTCGGATAGAACATAGCAGAAGTATCTCTGTCGGCTGAATCAATGTGTAGAATGCGTGAACGTTTTACTAGCTTTTGTACGGGCTTAGAATGAGAAACTTGAACACCGTTGTAATCAAATGCTCGATTCATTTGTATGTTTACTAGAGTTAAAACTTTCGGTATCTACGAGTCTTTCGAGCAATACTTCTAGGTTGTTGAACAAATTGCTTACCATCTCGCATTCCCTCTCTCTTCTTTCGTGTAGTACGAGCATATTCCGCTGTTGACAATTGTTTAATTGCCTTAGCTGGTAAGTATCGTTCGCCTGTAACTAAGGAAGGTAACCCAGTTTTAGTTCTCCAATCCTGAATAGTCCATTGATGTAAAGAATTCTTTGAACTTTTACGACCATGGTATTTTCCACCCTTGTCTTTATACATTTTAACAGCTAACTGAGCCTTGCGAGCACTCCATTGTCCAGGTAAACCTCCTTTTGAACTCTGCGTAACCTCTTCTTTAATGCGTAACCACAGATCTGGTTTTGTTCTGATCATATTATAAATATGAAATATTTGATAGTAAAGGGTGCGATGGGATTTGGAGACAGACTTCAATCATTGAAAATGTGTGTGAAATATGCCTTAAAGCATAATTTACAAATTTATGTAGATTGGACTGATTCTATCTGGTCACACTCAGGAGAAACATTTTATACTTATTTCAATCTAGTTAACATACCTGTTCTGAATTCCTTAGATGATATACCTGCTGACGCAACTGTATTTCCAGCTGTGTGGAAAGATAAACTTAAGGAACCTGTAACAGCTGAACTTGAAAAATCGAATCCTGAAATTACATTAGGGTTTCTTCAAGATGATGTTTATAATGCAGATGTTATAGTTTATCCATCTAATGGTCTTAGATATATTTATGGAGATTCTAGTTTTTTTGCTAATGTATTCAGATTAGTAGATCAACGCATTATTCAAAAAGTTCGTCAACGTCAACAAGTATATGACCTAAAAAATGTTCTAGGTGTTCATCTTCGAGGCACAGATAGAATGGCTAATTTAGATAAAAACAAACGTATGGATGGCGTAAATATTCGATTGGTTACGCAAGGAATAATGAATTCTAGAAAGTGTATAGCTGTTTCTGATGACCCATTCTTTTGCCAAATCTGGAAAGCTCGTTATTCTTTTCCTCTTTTAACTGAAGTTGGAAATCTCGGAGGAAATGAAGGTGTTCATAAAAAAGCTCCCGGAACCTTTTCGGTGTCAAAGGATGATTTGAATGTTAGCACCCTAGTAGATTTTTTTACACTTGCTTCTTGTGCTAGTATAATGAGTACTTCAAACGACTCTAGATTTGCTCAAGAAGCTCAGAGGCTTAGTAAGCATTTAGTTATGATTATCTCCTAAATAATGAGAAACGTTTAAAAGCAGGTGGTAAGTTGGGCTGGTCAAGACCTGGAATCGGTAAGGGTGTGGTATTTATAGAAACTGGGTAAGTAACATATCTCCTATTCAAAAATGTACATTCAAATACATTGGGGATATTACCATTGTATCCACAACAATTATTCTCATGAAAGTGAAACATCACATGAGTTTTCTGTATTTTTTCCATTACTGCGGTTTGCCTATCACCAAATGGGAAATGAAATTCAATAACAATTTGTGCTAAAGAATCTAGATGTTTTTCTGTCAAGTTTTCAACCCATGCTATTTCATGTCCTTCAATATCCATCTTCAGAAATATATTGGAATACTTCTCTAAATATGAAATTAAGTCGTCTTCATTGGGACCGCTACCAATATTTTTGGGAATCCATGTAAATCTAGGATTATTAGAAGGATTTTTCCTAATTGTTCCATCAAAACCATGACATTCTAAATCTGGATATAAACTTAGGAAATGGTCTTCAAAGGAAGTATCATTACTTATTCCAGCACCTATTAAAAAATCATATTTGATTGGAGCATCAATAATCACATACCCGCCGTCATTATCTTTTCCAACACGTTTTCTAGGAAATTGTGGTTGGTAAAGAGTCAAATCCATTTGTAAAATGGATTATAGATTAAAACCTATTTTTTTACAACAAAATGGCTCTGACTATACATGGATATAGAATCACAAAACCTCAGAACGCCCATCATTTGAAAGGTGTTCTGACGGTAAAACCATTTATCCCGTCTGTATTTGTGAAACCCCACAATGTTCCCAAGTATAAAGTTTATCAGGAATCTGAGGAACACTTATACATTCCTAAACATTACGGTATACAAGAGTATGGTCCGTATACTGCCTCAACACGTGATGTTCAGAAAACAGATGCTAAATTCTGGGAATTCAAGGGGTCGCTGAGACCAGTTCAACTTCCTGTAGTTAATTCTTTCTTGAAACCTGAACCACACGATGGCATTATCTCACTTCAAACTGGTGGAGGCAAAACTGTCTGTGCGTTATATATTGCTTCTGAGCTTCAACTTCCTACACTAGTCTTAGTTCATAATACATTTCTGCGTGACCAATGGCTAGAACGTATTACGGCATTTCTTCCAAGGGCACGCATAGGAAGAGTACAAGGTGATGTTCTAGATATTGAAAATAAGGATATTATTGTAGCCATGCTTCAATCTCTATCAATGAAAGAGTATCCCGTATCAACCTTCAAAAATATTGGTCTAGTTATTGTAGATGAATGTCATCATATTGCTTCTGAAGCTTTTAGTCAATCTATTCCAAAAATTACTTCAAAGTATATGCTAGGTCTTTCAGCAACTCCAGAACGCAAGGACAAGCTAATGCATGTAATTAATTGGTTTCTAGGCCCAATGCTTTATAAATCAGACACTGCTGACAAGATAGATGAAAAGGTAAAGGTAGAATACTTTGAGTTTGACCCACCAGATAAGGAATTCAATGCTATAATCTATAATGATGCCAATGTAATGTTTACATCATTAATGATTAATAAGGTTGTAGACTATGAACCTAGAAATCAGTTTCTTATAGAAATCTTGAAAGATGTATTTGAAGAACAAGGTAGACAGATTTTGGTTCTTACGGATCGAGTAGAACATACTAAGAAACTATTTGAAATGCTTCCACCTGAGATTCAAAAACACACTGGAATTCTTGGACGTGAAGTAAAATCTGAACAACGTACTATACTCTGTTCAACTAAACGTATCCTAATTGCTACTTACGCAATGTGCAAGGAAGGCTTTGATTTAGCCACTTTAAATACTCTGCTTATCGCAACATCTAGGCCTGATGTAGACCAAATTGTTGGGAGAATTATGAGAGTGGAAAAAGAAGGACGGAAGATACATCCGCTTATTTTAGATGTAGTTGACCCAGCATTTCGGAGACAGTTCCAAGAGCGTCTTCAGCTTTATCGGAAGAGGAATTATCAGCTTGAGAAAGTGGTACTAGGATAAGACATTCACGTGGAATCCACTCTGCTACAAAATATGTATGATTAGAATTCCCTGGCATTAGGCATTGGCAATGTGTAGCAGTCATTCCTAGAACAGCAAACTTAGTTTCATAAAATTTATGAATCGCATACATTTTTAGTTATAAGCTGTCTTCATCAAAATCATTCTGCGTCGTATAGTCATTATAATCTCGGACTGCTCTATCTCCATAATCACCATAATCAACTTCTAATATTGAACCATCTTGTGCGATAGGTTGATCACCATTCTCTACATAGTCACGTTCATCACTATATCCTTCTTCTGGGCGATTTACATCAATTGGTATCGTTTCTTCTAATGGATCCTTATAATTCAATTCACGAACAAATCGTTCACGATCAACATTTGTAATTAGAAAATCAGCAAGACCTAGTTCTAAAAGCCTCTGTGTTAATTCACGTTCAGAATCACTCATTGTTCGAAGTGTTGATTTTAGAGCATTTCTTTCCTTTGCTCTGAGTTCAAAATTCTCCTTTTCAGCAGCATCCTTAGATGTCAGAACCATACGAAGAGTTAGGTCATTAGCTAGAGCAACATTTACTGTGCGACTCATAGGAGGATTGGATTTTACAATATTCATAACTTCAAAGAAATATCCCTTTGCTATATCACGAATCATTGAATCAGATTCAGTTATATCAATACGTATCATAGCATCTTGGAGTAAATCTTGATTTTTCATAGGAAGTTCAGCAGCTGAAAGAATAGAAAGTAATCGCAATGTCACTGAAACAAACGCAGGACCATCAGCAGTTTTAACAAAATCAGTTAAAAGTGGAAATCCAACAGGAAGACCTAGAGAAACACGTCTGCGTATTTCTTTGTCTGATACAGATTCATAAGACACAATAATATCATCAGGTTCAACCAGAACCATATTTGGTGACACTTCAATTCTGGAATCAATGCTAAGTTCTTCTTGTCTTAGATTAGGTAAGCGCTTAGTTCCCCATAAAGAAGATGTTTTAGCATTACATTCAATAGAGCGTTCTTCATCTAGAGTTTCGCCAGGAAGATATATGGGATTATCAACTGGTTCAAGTGGAAGTATTAATGCGTTTATTGGAGCTTGTTCCTCAGGTACTTCATACCGCTCTCGAGCATTTTCAAAATTAGTCTTGAACTGTTCCGCGAAAAATTTAATCCATTGTAGAGATTGTACTTTCAAGTCCTTGGATTGTTTGAGAACTTCACGCAAGATAGTTGCTACACTTCCACGATAAGAACCTGGGAATGATTCAAATGTTTTACGAAGCAGGGTTAGAATCGAATTTAAGACAAAACATTCTTCTGGGTCTGATGAATCTCTAGGATATCCAGCTGTATTTAATGGACGGTTGCCCACACTTCTTTTAGGAATTAAGAAAGGATTATGTGCTTGTAAAAGAACTACAGCTCCAGCAATACCTAGAGATCCCTCGACTAGTTCCTGTTTTTCCTTAGCTATAGCTCTCGATGATTCTGCCCTAGCCTTTAATCCAGCTGATAATTTTCTAATTAATTGTAGAACAGGTAATACCTGCTTTTCATCGGGTAAAACTTGTAGAAAGGTCAAAATAGTAAATAGTAAGGATTCACCCGCATTATCTGGATTAAATAGAGTACGTAAATCAGCAAGAGAATTAACTATGCTTTCTGTTTGAATTTTAGTTTCTATTGCTGAATATTCCATTACTAGGTGTCCATCTTCATCGTATTCATTCACAGCAGTGTATGTGTCTGAATTAATAGCTTCACCACAAAAACGGCAAATACGTCTTCCTTCAAGTGGTAATGTCCAATCAGCATAAAACTTAAACTTTTCATCTAAGGCTCCTCTCAGTATTTCGATGGTGTGTAAACATAGCACAAACTTATCTACATCATAATATTTCCTATTTTCTAGTACTAAGTCTCGAACAATCTTTTCAAGAGCTTCCGCCTTATCTTCTGGTTCACGGTTAGGATCTTGTTGAATAACTAGGACATCTCTGCGTCGTTCAGATTGAGCTACATGTTCAACTTTTTCATATTTTGGGACATAAACATCTTCACGATGTAATTGATATGATTTGAGAAGCTTGTAATAATCCTTTAGAATATCATGCTTAGTAGATTCTTTCCATAGAATACGTCCCTTATAAGCAGCAGTAACTTTTTCCTGGAGGATAGTACTTACTGGAATACATTGACCTCCTTTTCCTACTGGACGATAAATGCCACTGGATAAAAAGCTATCAAAATTAGTTGTTAGAGTCATACACACTTCTGGATTAGATTCAGGGAATGAAGCAGTAGGTACTTCTGAGAAAGCAGAAACAGCTAGACTTCCTGCTGAACTTGCTTCTGCTAAGAGAAGTTTTGCTAGGAACAACCCACCATCTACTTGCTGAGTAAGCCATAATCTAGAATCCTGACCAGGATACCATTGAAGATATAGCTTAGTCAGTATTTCACTAGGAGCATCTTGCTTTTCATGATTAAACTTCAAATCCAGAATTGGCATAGGAACATCTTGATGTTCAACTGGAGGAAATCGTTCTTTCCACGCGACCCACGGAATACGAGTCATTCGTACATCATAAAGTTTAAGAAGTTCGGAAGAAGCATAAGGATCTGTTGTTGTAGGAATAGCGTGCTCCATAATCGCAGTAATACTTGGATACGAATCTAGTAAGGAAGCATCAGTCTTTACAAAGGATGGCTTACCTGATTTCAAAAATGGGTGATCCATTAACGGTCTAGGGAGTTCAGGACGTTCGGCTAGGAAAAATCCCAAAGTCTTAATATCATCTGCTGTATTAGGAATTTCATATAACATTGTATCACTTAATCCGTCATCCCGTACAATTATTTTAGTTGATAAATAATTGCCAAGACCTATGATTGATTTCTTACCTTCAGAATCTACTAAGGTTGCTGTTTCCAGAAGAGAACGACCATCTTCTGTACTTGTATATGGCCTAGGAAGAGCACCAATTAATCTAGGGTAATAATTTGGACTACGTTTCTGCTCAAAAATAGGTTTCCATTCCTTGGCATACGAATATGTCTTATAATCAAAGGATGAATATACAGGATTAATCCACGGAGTATGAACTGATTTCCTAGCAGAATTAATTATATAATCAGAATCTGTAGCAACAATGAGTTCTTCATATGCCGATTTAAGTCTGTCCTTTAATACCTTTAATTCCTTGATTTCATGCTTGGTCACCTTGCCTTTCGGTAAAGTTTTTTCAAAATAGTCGGTTAGCTGAGCATCCAGAGTAAAAAATCTAGTTTCTTCAGGTTTTTGAACTTCTTCTTCGAAGTCAAATGTTTCTAAAATTTCAAATTCGCTCGGTTGGAATACTAGCACGTCTGCCATTATTCTATAGTCCCTTTTCTACTATCCCACAATATTCGTGAATGGTTTTCTGAGTTTGCTTCAGAAGGTCTTCGGGCTTTTTCTCAGAACACCAACGAACAATCATGGTAGATTTCATAGGATGAGGAATATCATATGACACAAAGTTGACATCCTTGGAATGATACATAACTTCTTGAACTAGAGCTCCTACAGTATGTCCACCTTGATCAAGCTTGACATTGTATACATTCTTTTCAGATTCATGGGCAATCTTTTCAAGAGCATTGGTTATCCACAGATCTAGTTGATGCCTTAGTTCATAAAGAGCTAGCTTCATAATATCTCTTGGGGGTTGAACACCTACACTTTCTACAGCAATATCAATCCAATTAGGTCGCCCAATATCATCAATGGAATACGATTTCTGAATATAGAAATTGTCAAATACTCTAGGGTCTCCCCCCTCATCAACATACTTCTTCTTATCCTTCTCTGCTCGGACTGGGTCTACATGATAAGCCATACTAGCTGTACAAACCTGCGATGCCTTTTCTACAGCTAGTTTAGCCTTAACATGAACAGTTTCACCCTTACGCATGCGAAGAAATAGTAGAGGAGTTTTTAGGTCACGATCACGCATAAGTACATTTTTTCGTCCACCAGTAATCTCAAAGTCGTCTGTTGTAATTTGAGTATTCTCAGTTACTCCGTGAACCTTTAGTTCAATTGAACAATCCTTGATGATGTGTGCGTCGGTATGTAGGACATCTACCGGTAGTAGTTCCATTCTGTGTTTAAGCATTTCATGTGGCATCTGGGTAGTATTATCTAGAATTTGAACGTCGCGAATTAGCACAGTAGGAATCTCACTTAGAAGTACACGTCTCATACCGTTCACAAACGTCAGTGGGAAGTTCTGAAACTCAGAAGATAGATGAACATCATTCTTTTTAACAACGGAAAAGGTCGCCATTGTTTTTATAGAAGTAGTTTCGTTATCATCTCAATCCGTTTTTTCCTTGCTTGAAACAACGAATGTCCCAGCCATATCTTTTTTATAGTGAACGCTGTCCTCATAGCAAACAGATTATTGAGACTCTAAAAGGTCTAAATAAAACTGGATTATACAAATTTGTTCTAATCGAATCTCTTGCTAGAAACCAGATTCCTGAATTCTTAAAGAAGGTGCCGACCCTGTATGTACCAGACACGAAGGATGTTCTTGTTGGACAGCAGATTTTTGGATATATTAGTAAACCTACTAGCTCTAGAACGGAACTACCTACAAAGTCAGCAGCAGGTGTACCTACTGGTTCAGCCCCAACCGGTGATATTTCTGCTTGGGGATTTGAAGGAGCTGGACGCTTATCCGAATCTTTTTCAATGTGGGAAGCACCTAATGCCTTTGCTTCTGATGGAAATAGTTTATACACTTTCATAGGAGAAATGACTAAGACGTCCGAACTTGTTCGAGACCAAACTAAGTCTGAAAACACTATTAAATCTAAGGAAGGTGGTTCTGATGATATAAGTAAGCGCCTCGAAGCTTTACAGGCGCAGCGTAAAAACGAATTTTCTGGTATCAGCCGTACATAATAATAAACAATGTCTAAGAAAGTTCTGATTGACGCCTTCTTCTCTCAGTTCACTTCCTTCCTAGGTGAACTAAAGCAGATGTACCCAGAAGACGAAGATTTCCCAGTATTTCTTACTACCCTATCTCTAATGAAGGCAACAAACCCTATGCTGGTTGTCAATTTTGTAAAGACTGAAATTGTAGACCTTTACGGGGCTAAAATTCAAGTTCGTGATGAGTCATTCTTTCTGAATGAAACTTATGCGGATCGTGCCGATGTAGACCTGAATATTGTAGATAAACTCAAGCAGTATATTCGTGGCATGAATCCAGAGACTAAGGAGACTGTTTGGAAGTATATTGAAATTATTACTAAGTTATGCTCCAAGGCACTAGAGGCTTAAAAACGGATTAAACATAAAATATTGAAACTAGGTATTAACCAATGCCCAGCTCTGTCCTTCTAGGTCATGTTGTGCAGTTCACGTTTGGCTTTGCTGTCGGCGTTTACGTGATGACGTTACCTGGAATCAAACCTATGATAACCAAGATGGCAAGTGAGACGTGGTCGGCAGTTTGTACTACGACGTCTCACACACTCACCAAGCTTCAAGCAAGGATTGTGAGTAGCAAGTAATTATACTTCATTTTTAAATCCATATAATTCATTTGGACTTAGATGAGACAGTTCATATAAGGCAGTTTCGGGACTCTTAAAATTTCTAAAAAGAATTTGATTAACTTCTGCTGGTGTCCACTTTCCGTCTAGGGTTGGTTCATCTAATACAACTCCCTTTTTATCATAAAAACTTTCCACCATTTCATGTAGAATTCCAATAGAACATTTCTTAAAATTTACAATCATATCTATGCGTCCGGGTCTAATTAAAGCACTATCAATTCTCTCAGGAAAGTTAGTTGAAATAGCAATAATTCGTCCCGAAGATTCTAGAGTACCATCTAGCAGATTTAGTAAGAAGGAAAGGTCTATCGGATTAGTTTCTTCTTCCTTGATATTTCCAAAATCATCCATCTGAATCTTTTTAGGGACTTCTGGTTTTTTAAGTTCACGACGCAATACAACATCTCCCATAGCATCAATATCTTCAATCACATACATGCGTTCATTTACTGGAATTGTGTATCGCTCAGTTTTTCCATTATCTAGAACATTGATTTCATCATTGAAAAAGAGATGAGTTAGTTGCTCCTTAGACTTAATTTCAGATAAATGGAGATTAATAATATGGCGCCTTCCAACATTTGCTACAGCCTTGATGGTTGATGTCTTACCACAACCTGGCGAACCATGAAACATGAACCCTAAGGTATGTGGAATGCCTTTTTTGTCATACCAATCCTTTCTATTCAAAAAGAAATCAGTATGATCGCGAACGTTCTGTTTCTGTTCAAAGAAAACATTATCAAATGTACGAGATGTTTCAAATTTATGTTTTGAGAACATGATGTAAGATGTTGGCAAAGGATTCTGAATCCCGGGCTTTTTAGGTTGAACCATCATATTGAAGAAATATTTATGCGTTCCTAGTTTATTTAGCATATGGCGGTCATAATCTGTCGTACATTTTTCAACAAAGCTTTGTAAGTATAGAGCTTCGTGGTCATAGCAAAAAATCTTGAATTTCAGAGAATCAATATTTCCTTCCGAATGTTTAATTTCTAGAAGTTGAAAATATAAATCAATATCAATCTTGATAGGGTCAAATTCATGCGGCACATAATCATGATGAGTTATAGAAAGAAGATGCCGAATACTAGAAATCTTTGATACTGAATGTAGTACAGCGTCCATACGATTCTGGAAAAATGTTGGTGCTTTCTTATCCTCTTTATTGCGATCAAATAAGATTTCAGAACTTATCTCTTTATTGGGTGGAGAAGGATTATCAGTGCGCTTAGATCTTCTACATGAAGTACATAGATAAGCAGACCATACGGGAAACGTACTCATAATCCGGTCAAATAAAGAAACAGCAACGAACGATTTTAGTCCGCCACCTGAACCCAGAATTAACTGGGTTTTTAATAGATCTACCATTTGTGCGTTCATTTTAAATTACAAGAGTTTACTGTTTAGACGGAATACACATGTCTAGCGTAGGAATATTTACGTGAACTGGTTTTGACCGTTTTAGCCGCAGAGATTCTGATGCCTTTTCAACAACATCATTCGAGAGAGAAACATATTTTTTTATATCTCTTAGAGGCCCTTGAACATTCATTGTTGGAAATATCATTCTAATAGGAGGAAGACTTGAAAGGATTATATCATTAGTAGTTGTAACATAATTCCGGAATTGTTCAATATCTAAAGGTCCACCAAATGTTCTTAGTAAAGACCTAGGTGGAGCAGGAGAAACGGGATCCTTATAAAGTGTAGCATAAAGATTATTTAAAAGAGCATGTCTATTCCATCTAGTTCCATCTGAAATAGTTTGTTCAGAGTATAGTTGAGCTAGAGCACATTCAGGTGAGCAGAAATTGCCTTCACATGTGTAAATATTCTTATATGCTTCATATGAAATAGGTGATACAAAATGATGACCATTAAATTTATGACAGCACCAAAAACAAGCAGTGTGATCAGAGTATTCGCGAGTACGTGAAACCTTTTCCAGAATTGGCTTCAAAAGTTCATTATCAAATCTTTGAATGCTAGGTTCTTCCACTGAATGAAGAATATCGGAATATGTCATAACATCTCCAACTGGAAGAATATAATCTGAACGAACATCTGTTATTCGTAAAAAGAAGATAACTGGTGCTTCTTTAACAGGTTCACTCTTTTTAACTTTTTTAGGAGGCATTTGAATGATTTACGCCTTTAACGTAAAAATGGATTTGTTCGTGTTCAGCTAGACATATCATATCAACATGGACCCAGTTGTAACCTTTGTGTTTGGTATCCTTGTCGCTGGCGTTGTCGTAACAATCGGTGTAATCGCCGATGTGTGTACCAAGACAGACGCACAGGCTCTTTTCCAGTCACCTAATGACGACGAAGACAGCTTCGAGTCATTTCTTGGAGAGCGTATGGCAACCAGCCAGGCGTTTCGCTTCAAAGTGATTAATGGCCTAACAAAGCTACACTCAGAGTACCCTCAGGTTTACGCCGATGTAATGCGAAAGCAATAGGTATGAAAATACCAAAACGGATTTTTTAACTATATACTAGCCAGTTTATACACCATGACCACTCTTGCCGAAGCCTGTGAAGACTTACGCGTCGCAAAGATGGTTTTGCAGATAGCCTACGACAATAGCTATGACAAGGTCATCGGTCACCTAGAAAGCGCAGTAGTCAAGGCCCAAAAGATCGTTGACTCCTTCGATGGGTACCGCTCACCAACCAAGCTGTTTCTGGAGGCCTTCGGGATTCTCCAAGAGCAGCCAAAAAAGATTGCGTCGAGCACCCCGCTTCACAAGATTGTGACCTTTGTCTAATAAGCCTTCGGGCGATTTTTATTTCAAAACGAATTTACATGTTGTCATTCCTACAAAGTTCACAAGATGTCCCTGTCTCAAACCTATCGCAAACATACTCATCGTGAACACATTCTGAGTCTTCCTGATACTTATATCGGGAGCATTGAGAATGCCATAGAAGAGCATTATGTAGTTGAGGAAAGTACCTTTGCTGCAAAGACACTCAATTTCAATCCTGGGTTTTATAAACTGATTGATGAGCTTCTAGTTAATGCTCATGACCATGTAGTTCGTCTACGTCAAAAGAAATCTGATAATCCCGTAAAGAATATCAACATTTCTTCAGATGGCAAGACGTTTACTATTCGCAATGACGGTGAATCTATTGATGTAGAAAAGCATCCGGAATACGGTGTATACATTCCTCAACTGATTTTCGGAGAACTGTTGACTTCTACGAATTACGACAAGGAGGAAAAGAAGCTTGTTGGTGGCAAAAATGGCTATGGTGTAAAACTAGTTAATATCTTTGCTAAGAAGTTTGAACTTACTATTGTGGACGGAAAGCGTTCTCTAAAGTACAATCAGACCTTCGAAGACAATATGTCTAAGATTGGCACACCTAGTGTCAAATCATGTAAGACTAAGTCAGGTGTAGAAATTGTTTGGACTCCAGATTATTCTAGGTTTGGTTGGTCAGATGAAATTCCTGAGACTATTCTTCAAGTAGTTCAACGCAGAGTTTATGACCTTGCTATGACAGTTGGAAAAGATGTAAAAATTACTTGGAATGATAATCATATCAAATTTAAGGACCTAACAACCTATGCTTCATGGTATATCCCAAAGGATTCAACTATTATTACTGATAATCCTCAACTTCATTGGCATGTAGCTCTAGCTGATTCCCCCACTGATAAGGCATTCAATGTTTCATTTGTTAATGGTATCTGGACTAGGTCTGGTAAGCATGTAGATGAAATTACTAATCAGGTAGTTACATTTCTTGTGAATCATATTGAAACTAAGAAGAAAACTAAGGTTAAACCAGCTTTGGTGAGAGATTCTCTAGCAGTATTCATTCATTGCTTTATCGAGAACCCAGCATTCAGTTCACAGACCAAGGAAGTTATGACAACTAAGACAACCTGTAAACTGAGCGATGACTTTCTAAAGAAGTCGCTAAAGCTTGGTATTGTAGATAAGGTTCTAGAAGCTCAGAATATTAAGGACGCAAAAGATCTTAAGAAGACTGACGGAAAGAAACAATCTAAACTTACTGGCATTCCTAAACTAGATGATGCTGTGCTAGCTGGTACTTCTAAGAGTCACGAGTGTACTCTAATTCTAACTGAGGGAGATTCAGCTAAGGCAATGGCTTTATCTGGTCTATCCCAAGAGCAAAGAAATCGGTATGGTGTATTTCCTCTGCGTGGTAAGCTTCTAAATGTCAAAGATATGACGTCTAAGAAAGTTGAAGCAACTGAAGAAATTGCTAACATGAAGAAAATTTTAGGTCTAGAATCTGGTAAGAAGTATACGGATGTCAAATCATTGCGTTATGGTTCTGTTCTTATCATGACTGACCAGGATTACGATGGTTCTCATATTCGTGGGTTGCTCATTAATATGTTCCATGAACTCTGGCATCAGCTAATTGAAATTCCTGGCTTCATTACGTATATGGCAACTCCAATTGTAAAGGCAACTAAGGGAACTAAAACGGTAGCCTTCTATTCTCAATATGAGTATGATGAATGGAAAAAGAGCAATCCTTCGTGGAAGGTCAAATATTACAAGGGACTAGGTACTTCAACACGTGATGAAGCAAAGGATTATTTCAAGTCAATGAATGTTGTCAAGTATACTTATTCAGATGATTCTGATGCTTCAATTGAACTAGCTTTCAATAAGTCTATGTCTGATAAACGCAAAGAATGGCTTCAGTCTTATTCTAGATCAACAATTGTTGGTAGTGACAAGGAACTTCTATACGAGGATTTTGTTAACAAAGATCTGATTCATTTCTCAAACTATAATCTAGAACGCAGTATCCCAAATGTAATGGACGGTCTAAAAACTTCTCAGCGCAAGATTCTATACTCTGCTCTAAAAAGGAACTTGAAATCTGAAATCCGAGTAGCACAATTTGCTGGGTATGTTTCTGAACATTCTGGATACCATCATGGCGAAGCTTCTTTGAATGATGCTATCGTAGGTATGGCTCAAGATTTTGTTGGATCAAATAATCTAGCATGGCTAGTTCCTCAAGGACAATTTGGAACTCGTCTACAAGGTGGTAATGATGCGGCATCACCTAGGTATATTCATACCTATCTCCAACCTTATATTTCAAGTCTAGTTCCTGAAGATGACCTAGAATGCCTGAAATACAGAGATGACGATGGTCTACCTGTAGAACCTGAATGGTATGCTCCTATTCTACCTATGCTTCTAGTGAATGGTGCGCGTGGTATTGGTACTGGTTACTCAACCTATATTCCTCAATGTAATCCGGAACATCTGCGTATCGGACTTCAGAGATGGCTAAAAAAGGAAGTACGGCTTTCTGATATTGTACTAGAACCTTGGTATCGTGGATTTACTGGTTCAATTGAGAAATCTGGGTCTGATTTTACTGTTAAGGGTACATGGACTGTAGATAAGGATACTATGACTATTACTGAACTTCCTGTAGAAACATGGACATCGGATTACAAGGAATGGCTAGATAAGCAACTGACTGAGGGAATTATTAAAGATTATTCAGACACTTCAACGGATACTCATGTATCAATTAAGATTAAACTAACTGGAACTCCAGAACATCTTAAGATGATCGAGAAGTCATTGACTGGTAAGATTAAGTTGACTAATATGCATGCCTTTGATTCTGAGTGTACTATTCATAAATATGAAACTCTTCATGAAATTCTAGATGAGTTCTCTGTAATTCGACTTGATTTGTATAAGAAGAGACGATCACACTGCCTAACTCAAATGAAGGCCAAACTACCCTTTCACGAGAATGTAGTCCGATTTATCAAGCAACAGTGTGCTGACCCACCTCTTCCCGACCTAAGACGTAAAACTCCAGAAGAATGCGATACTCTTCTCGAAAAACAGAAATTCACAAAGATCTTTGATACATATGATTATCTGATGAATTTGCCTATCAAGTCATTGACTACAACTAATGCTCAAAGGCATCAAAATGACCTAGACCTACTTCAGAAAAAGATTGCTGATCTTGAAAAGAAAACCCCAGAAGAACTCTGGTTAGATGATCTCGAAACGTTTTCTTCTAAAAAGAAGTAATGGATAAGACATATCTAGAACTCTTAGCAGAAAATGATGCTGAGGCTCGCAAAGAGTTTGAACCTAATGCCAAAGAACTTCTAACAGCTAATTTTGTAGAATATGATGATGATGTAGAAGCGCATGGCCCTCAACATGATGAACTAGAAGACCAACATGAATTCCAGAAACCGCAAGGTAGTCATCAACTTGCTTCTTTAATGCCTGAACCAGCAAAAGACCTTCATAAAACAACTACCAGTGTTCGTTATGATAAAGATGTACAGATTCATGTTATTTCAATAGATTCTAGATTTAGGTCTGACCTAGGTGACAATTCTTCAAATTTTTTATTCAAATTATTGACTCCAATTAAAAATGTTATTTCAGTTCGTTTATCAAGTTTAGAAATACCTAATACTTGGTATACTTTTTCTGATGTTCGTGGAAATACATCAATGGTAGTAAACATTATGCCTCCTGTGAGTGGTGAAGGAATTGAAGTTTCTACTATATCCGCTCGAGTCGTAATTACTTCTGGAAATTATACAGTTAATACGGGTAATGAAAATGATATTTTACTAGAATTGTTTACCCAACTTAACTCTGCGTTTGAAGACCATTCCTTTGGAGTAAAGTTGAATCCTATAACAGGAAAAATAACTATCTCTTGTGTCGGTAATCCGGGGAAGGCTACAGAATATACACACGATAATCAACCAGTAATTACAGGAAATACTAAATTTTTCATAAATTTTGCCGATGGTATCTTCTCAAATCGAGATACAAATTGGGGTCTGGGATATAATTTAGGATTTAATGTCTATCAAACTCCAGTTGGAACAGCACAGACTGGGACATATCTAGTTGATACTCTAGATTCTAACTATGTATTCCTTTCCTTAAATCCAGATTGGAGAGTCGTAGAACATAATCAACCTGATAGCACACAAACTTCTGCCTTTGCTAAGGTTATTGTTGATGTTCCAAAAAATGATATTGTGTATGACAGTGGTTCAAACACGATAACAAAGCAATACTTCTTAAAACAACCAACAAACATTGCGACATTCAATATTTCTATTGTAGATGAATATGAGCAATATATACAGCTAGAAGGTGGTAATATTTCTTTGACCTTAGAAGTTACTGAGGTATTACATTCTTCACTGTATGAAGCTATGCGGGCTTAGCTAGTTTAATTTCTAAGTTTGTCAAACTATTTAAAGTTGATGCCTTATCTGTTTTTTTCATTAAATATTGAGACATAATACTGAGAAGATCATTCTTTTCAGTATTTAGTGTTTGACGATTATTTGTCACTACTTTAATGCGCGGAGCAGAAAAAAATGAACGTTGCGAACCTCGGTTCATCTATTATACAGCATGTAAAACAATTTTATAAGTTACCGGAATAGCACTACTCTCTTCTACTAATCCTGCCAGAGGAAATGTAATTCCTCCAAAGTTTAGAAGAGTTGCTCCTTTGGCATATGCTAGGTCTGCTAGAGGCGTTAGTTGATATGCTCTGGTCTTTGTTAGTTGATATTGTACAAATATAGCTAATTCCTGACCAGCAGTAAATGAAGCACCGTATATCGCATTACCAGCAGTAATTGAGCTATTTGCTAGGAAATATTGTTCCATAGTTGTTTGTGATCCTGTAGTAGTAGTTGCTACATTATTCAGTGTTAGTCCGTTACTTTCATTTGTAACTTGAACCATTGCCATATTAATTGCTTGTTCAAATAGAGACTGGATAGCATTTCCTAGTTTACTAGGATTTGGGATAGGATTTCCGCGATTTCCATTATCTACACTATTTCCAACAACACCGCTCAGTGGGTTTGTAACAATATTTGTAAGATTATAACTAGTAATTGCTTCCTGAGGAATATTATACAGATAGTTTGTAGCTACACCCGGAACTCCTGGAGCATGGTATGTAAAACCAGTAACAGATTGAAACTGTTTAACTAGCGTATTTGCAACAGTACCTTGGGTTCCAATAATAGTGCCATTCGGTTGAGCAGGATAAGATAACCCTGCGCCAGTTACACCAGTTAATCCTTTAGTCAGGTCATCTAGAATAGGTCCAACAAATTCCTGTAACATTAATCCTACAACTGGTTGAGGCTGATACACCGTCGTATTCGCGCTTCCAGATGTTCCGGGAGGAGATATCCAATTTCCCGAATAGGCTATAACTCTACTCAAGGCAGCCGCAGAAACATTTAAGTTAATAGTCTGACTTGCAGTAATTCCAGTATATCCAGACTCACCTAGAATGTTGAAGGTGTATGTCTGTCCTGCTTGCGGGGTGAATAAATAATTTAAGGTTAGTTGACCAGGAATACCCGGCACAGGCTGTGGCGGAGGAGCCGGTGCTACAGGTACAACTACAGGTTCAAGTAGAGAGAGACGACTTACAGTATCTCCGGTGGGATAATTTACATTGTAATATAAGGTAGCATCATCTAGTACACTCAAGGGAGTTAGTCCAGTATATAGGTAAGTTCCAGTACCACCTGTAATAGGAATTAACTCGCCATTCAAACTACCAATGAGTGTAATACCACTGCTGAGTCCGTTATACGATACCCCCGTAAAGTTTACTCGGACTTGTCCACCAGTTGTTCCTTGTAGACCAATAGCTGTTCCAAATAAAGAGTTTGAAGGTACAGTCACATCAGCAACAAGTCGAAGCTGGCTTACATTATCTACAGTGGGCGCTTGTACATTATAGTATACCGTATTTCTACTGAAGGTGCTACCATTTACTAGGCCAGTGTATAGGTAAGTACCAGTACCACCCCTAATAGGAATTAGTTCACCGTTAGGACGACTTACTAGTGTAATACCAGTATTCTGTCCATTAAATGTTATTCCTGTAAAGTTTACTCGTACAGTTCCTCCAGCTGGGCCAGGCGAACCAGTGGCAGTTCCAAATAAGGCATATGGTACAGTGACAGCAGAAGCTAGTGTGATACGACTTACAGCATCTCCAGGAGGAGTTTGAACATTGTAAAATACACTGCTTGGACTGAATGTACTGCCAAATGCTAGACCAGTATATAGGTAAGTACCAGTACCGCCCGTAATAGGAATTAGTTCACCAGCTAGATTACCTCGTAAGGTAATGCCGCTATTTTGACTGTCATACGTTACTCCAGTGAAATTTACTCGTACAGTACCACCAGTTATACCCGGCGTTCCACTAGCTACACCCGATAAGGAATGAGAAGGTACAACCACCGGAGCACTTAGAGCAATTTGAGTAATAGGGTCACCAGCTGGAGTTTGAACATTGAAATAAGTATTAACAGAATTTAGTGTGAACCCTAACGTCAGTCCAGTATAGTTGTAACTACCTGTTCCACCAGTGATAGGAACTAGTTCACCCTTTAGAGCACCAAGCAGAGTAATACCACTTTTCTGAGAATTATATGTTATTCCTGTAAAATCCAGTGTTACCGCACCAGGCTGTACTCCAGGTGTACCAGTGATAGTTCCTACTAATGAATTTGTCGCCTGTACTGCCGCAGGTGATGAGATTGAATTGCCAGAATACGGTACAAACCCAGTTAAGGCTCTGTAAGTCAGAGTAAGACCAATTACTGCTTGATATGAGAAATATCCTGCTTCATAAGTCTGGCCAGGAGTTAAATTGTATACATAACTCCCATTTCCATTAACTATTGGAATACGTTCATTTTGTGCTGAACCCCGCATTGTAAGATTACTTGATCCACCATATTGAACTCCAGATAAGGTTGCTACTACAGTACCACCAGTTACACCGCGCGCAACAGAAACACTTCCACCAAGTGTTAGGTTATAATCAGGAACACTACCTAGTGCTCCACCACCAGAATATTCTAGTTTTACAAACTTCATATCAAAGGTTATACCAGTAAGTTGGACTGTTGATTTGGTAGAACTTACATATTGTACAGGAAATGTACTAGTACTTGTTCCAGAAATTAAAGATAAATTACTAATGTATGATGAACTTGTAATACCCATAACTGATAAATTCGTGAATTCATATAATGGGCCACCACCATCAACATTAAAACTCGTAGTCACATTAGTATAGGTAATACCTGGGAGCGTTATACCAACAGTTTGGCTTAGAAAATAATCAGCAACTCCACCGTATAAAGCTGCCGCCGCAATCGCAGATGTAGATTGATAACCAACAGGAACAAACCCGCCAGGTTTAGCAAGATTGACTGGCACAATAAGGTCTCTTCCAGTTTGAATTGTTCCAGCCTTGTCAACTACATTGCCTTGATCTGTGTTATTTTGGTTTCCAACCATTACGCCATTTATGTCATAGTTGCTATCTCCATAAATAACTTTACCGTCAAAATTTATATTAAGTGTACCAGGAACAACGCCAGGAACAGGAACATTACCAGGGAAAAAATTTAAGTAAGGCTGTATAGGAACTGAAGCAGTTACTCCGGTAAAATACGTCTCACCTTGGTATAGAATATAAAATTCATCTAGTTCCCCAGGCGTCCAATAACTTGGTACACCCCCGCCAACGATAGTAGTTAAATAACCATATGATGGATTGAATGTAGGAGTAAATGTAGATAACTGAATATTGGGATATGGATCTACGTTATAAGCATTAATACCAAATTCCATTGGAAAATTACCATCTGTAATAAAGGTAGTGCCGCCATCATTATTGAATGTTAATGTGAGACCTGTATCTGGGTTTACTCGAAGGCCAAAATAATAATTGTTAGGCTGTATTGAGATTGTAAAAGGAGGTGCAGATACAACAGCTGGGCGTGCCTTTACAGTAACTACAGGAGCAGAAAGAGTATTGTATGAATAAGTAGCTGCGCTAGGTGCTTGATATGTATATCCAAATAGAGCTCCTTCAAATAATCCAGTATATGTATAGCCGCCGCTGCCATCTATTAATGGAATAGTGATAGAACCATCATACAGAGAAGTGGCATATGTTTGTCCATATGTTACTCCAGTAAACTCAACACGAACTACTCCTGCAGTAGGGGAAAATGCTGTCATTCCACTCGCTGTAAGACCTAGGTAAATGTCTGGAAGAGCAAAAGTTTGACCAGGAACAGGATAAGAATAGTTGTACATTAATTCTGGAGCAATTAAGTCATATGTTACACTATTCATGTCAGAAACCTCAGTACCAAACTCCCCAAAATTCCAGTCTACGCCTGTTTTATCGCGAATCTGTAAATACGGGGCAATACAAGCTTTGCTACCAAAAATTGATAGAGATCCGTTAAAATCATAGTAAGGTATTTGATCACTCGGGTTGATTAACCCCTGTACACTGGTAGGACTGAATGTAATACCTGGGAGTAAAAATTCTCCGTCATAACCTTCTACAGTCGAAAAAAGGGTTTGGTAATTTTCAGCCAACGGTGTTTGGTATCGATATTTATAACGTTGAGTAGGATATGCGTAACCGCTAGTTTCAAAAGAATTTATACCCGGGCCTAAATAATAGTTAAACGTAAGAGGCTCATAACCTAGAAATCGACCACCTATTGTTTCAACTGTAGAAAAAGGAGTAAAAGAATCCCTATAGACTGCAGAAGGGAAGGAAACTGTTAGCGCGTTGCCGCCGGGAGGAACTAATTTAGGAGTGATTAGAGAACTATTTATTTCTAACGATGTTTCTAGGATATTAATAAGAGGTTCCCCAGTAGTATATGTATTTCCATTATAGATACAAAAAAACCTTTGAGTACTTCCTATAGGTAAGGTAGATGTTGGAATCCTTCCATAATATGCCTGGGGAAGACCTGGATTTGAGGCAGTAGAACTAAAAGTAGATTGTATAGGTGTTATCACATTATTTACTGTATTAACTAAGCCTGTGCTGAAACCAGAAATACCTACAAAATTTGTGAATGGTACATACGTACTATCAAATGTTATACCACTGCCAATAATATGAACATAAGTATTCTTAGATAAGGCATATACGTTTGGAGTGCGCAGAGTAGTTGCTATATAAGAAAGATTAGTCGCATAGGTTGTAAGGCGCTGGGCAGAATATTGACCAGGAAATAGATATCCAGAGAAAGTACCATAGCCTGGTTGAGTAAATGTTAGTAAATATTGAACACCAAAAGTACCAACCTGGAAACTTCTAACACTTTGGTTACCAGTCCATGTGTATTGATACTCATTAGTAGCATTACGACCTTGTACAAATCCCGTTAATACGATATCAGGGGCCCCACCTACGCTTTCAGGTGTTAGAGTTAGACTTATATCATATTCAGTTCCAAGTAGAGGGTAATTTGTGGGGGTACCTTTCTCTACAAACCCATATGAAAATGAGAATGAGGTCAAGTAGTTATTTGCGGAATTAAACCCTACATTTATAGGACGACCTGACCACCAGTTAACGGCCATTTTCTGTTATTATACTTAGTAAACACTAATAAAATAAGAGATGCCAACTTACTTTTATCAAAAAACATTGTTTGACCAAGGTCTAGCTCCGTGTGATGCTACCTCAGACCTAGCATTCTTGAATGAAATTGTAGGTGATTTTAAAAAACTGCTGAGCTTTATGCCTAGTGGCGAATTTCCAGCAACTCTGACAACTAATATTCAATTTGAAGCAAGAGCAGACATTACTGAAAATATTGTATTATCATTGGAAGGTACTGTACAGTTTTTGTATAGCAGAATTTATAATGAAGTGTATCCTAGTAGACCGACACCTAAACAAATTCAACAAATTAATGATATCTGGATAGGTATTGGTCACCGAGAAAATATAATATATAGATAACAAATGAACTTTGTTCGACCTGATTCTGTTGAAAACAAGTATAACCTAACTTCAACAAATACCCAGTTTCCCAATTCCAAGCATACTGGACGCGTACCTAATATGCTTGACCCTGCTTTACAAGAATTATCAGCAAGACAGTATTCTTTATATGAAGAAAAACCCGTCTTAGCTGGGTCTGATATGCGCCAAGAGCTTATTGGTCACATTCACTGTCCTACTCCACTCAATACTCAGTTTTTTAGCAAGTCAAATCTAGATTATCTACAAAAGTCTGTTCAAGACCAGGTGTATGCTATGTCAGGAAATAAGCATAGAATAGACCGCCAAAATGATGATGACCTAAAGCTAATAATGCGGTCTTACTATATGACTTATGGTCGCAATAATCCTAAAACTCTAGAATCAGACCTTGCTGACTTAAATGCCCGTGTAGTAGGGTACGCGTCAGCTAAAATATTTAGTGAACTAGATTTCTATATGTTTTATCGCCAGGATATTGCTGAGTTTGCTAGTCCAATTGCTAATCCCATGAATGTTCATGTATATGGTTCTAGATATGGTGAATTGAAATCTTTCTTTTAAATAATGGTTTATGCAACTGTACATATGTTAATACTGAATGAAGCTAAATACATTGATGGAGCATGTATTTCTGCATATACATATCGTAAATTTGGCAATCCTGATATTAAGCATGTTGTCATGATTGATAAAACTATAAAAAATATAAAGAAGCTAGAAAAGTTCTTTGATCGGATCGTGACAGTTGATCCTATTTATGTAAAAAGTAACTTTGAATTGTCATCTGAAAAGCGAGTTGAAAAATATTCAACATGGATCGATTATGCCATTACCAAATGGTATTGTTTGATGCTGAAAGACTATAAAAAGGTTCTATTAGTTGATATTGACACCCTTGCTATGAGAAGCTACGGTCATGTCTTTGAAGTACAGGCTCCAGCTTGGTCGATCATAAATATGGACGCACATCGTGAACCTAAAACATACTTGTTTTATAAAAAGTACAGCAAGACTGGAACTCTGATGGATGATAAGCTATTAAAAGACTATTCGGACAAGGACATTTGCGGGGGAGGATTTACTAGATCCTTGCTTGTGAATGCCAGCGTTGTATTGCTAAAACCATCTATTACAGATTTCAAGAATATGATGAAGATGATCGAGAAAAATGTTAATAAAAACGGCTACTACAAAGCTATTATAGATGGTATTGTTCCCAATGGCCCAGATGAAAGTGCAATTTTTGAGTATTACAACTGTGTCAAGATGGCTCCGATAACAATTCTTGGAACAGAGTTTCTTACTTCTGAGCATAAGCGTCTAGGTAATCATCCTGTATTCAAGGGTATTGATCCCATAATTACAAATTATTCAACAACTGAGAAACCATGGCTCAAGAAAGATAATGAGTTATGGCCTAGTGAAAAGATTTGGGGAGTGTATCATAAACTTCTTAAATCTGTATTGTAAAATCAGGTCATTCTTCTAGAAATACCTGCCTTAGCTAGATATTGTTGTCTTTTTTCTTCAGTAACTTCTGATCCGAATACTAAACCCGTATGTTCAAGTGTCATTTTAATTATAGAACCACCATTATCTAGAGTAAATGGAGCCTTTAATGTTTTGAGATAATTAAAAGGTCCTGTAGTATTTTGTGAATTAGTCCAAGCTGGAAGAATCCAATCAGACAAGGTTACAGGAGTAGGTGGGGATTTTGGATTAGTAACTACGCTTACAGTAATTCCATTATTTTCTACTGGGTCGCAAACTTCCCTAGCAAATAGAGTCTTTCCATCTCCAACATCCCACCATCCACTACACATAGGGTCAACAAGCAGTTCGTATACTTCATGTGACACACATTGTGATACTGTCAACTTTTTAGAACTAGAACTCAATATATCTCCATCATGTATTAACACTGACTTAGCAAAACATTTTGCGTAAGGAATACCATCAATTACATGATGAAACCCAAAAATACCAAGGATATCCGATCTATCTAGAATATTCACCTTTAAAAAAATATCAGTTATTTTACCTAGGCCAATATAAACAGCAGTATAAAGTGGTAAATTCCAATCTTGACAAAATTGTGGAAGAAGTTGATTCAAGGCATCAACAATAAGCTGTCCTTCATTATCTGAAACTACTGTGCTAGAATTTATAACTGCTACATTCATTTGCTAGCAGTCTTTAAAAAATATTCAGATATAGCTTCTTTTAGCTTCTTCTTCTTTTCTTTTAGTGTTTTCTTAGAATCATTCAGGTATGTAGAATAACATTCTGAATGATGATAATCATGGCGCATTAAATGTGCTGCTTGTTTAACTGTCTGAATAGCCATGTATAAGCACCATACATTTAAAATACGGTCATCTAGTTCTATCGGTGTCATACCTTCTGGATTTTCCATTATTAAAACGGAACTTTAATTTGATATGGTCATACTAATAAAATCATGTACGGCCGAAAGTCTAACGAATACGCTCAGATGCTCTTGAACCGTTTCACGACCAAGTACCGTGAGACAGCTAGTATCAAAGTTCAATGTACTGCGGTAGGCTGTACACACTTTGTAGAAGTTCGTGCTAACAGCGCGACAATCTTCCTAAACAACATGCGCAAACACTATGTTTGCTCAGAGTGTGAGTATTGTGAGTCTTCAATGGACGAGCAGCCAGACTCTTATTAGTGCGCCTTATCAGGTTCACCATTTTTTCCACTATGATGTAATGGAACTAGCAAAGTTCAAGGGAAATTTATATGGAAAGTTAAAGACTCAACTTTTCATATGGGAAGCATCCTGGGATTCTTTCAGACCTGTTGAAAAGATAGCATGGAATGGGAAGGAAGTTGTAGTCCTAGATTCTGCTTATAAACAAGATATCTTTGATCCATATTACGGTTATGGTTCTCCAGAAATGAAACAACTTTGTACTAGATTAACCGATATAACTGAATTAAATGGCCCTGAAAAAGTTCCATGGTTCACAGAATGGTGGCGCGATAGATACTGTAATTTTACTGACTGCTGTCCTCGTGATTCAAAATCGTGGAAAAGGTTTATTAGTTATAGTGGCTCTCGTGCTAAAACATTACGCAAACATAATAATCATAGAAAAACGCGACGACAAGTTATTTAGCTAGTAAACACAGACTAAATAGAAATGCGAGTAAACTTGATTGGAAACTTTAATAGCAAAGGACTATCTCAAGATGCTATGATTCTACGTGGAATGATTACACATGCTTATGGGGAAGATGTTAAGATTGGAAAGGTACATCATCTTTTACCAGAATGCCCTGAAGCAGAACTGAATATCTTTGTTGAAACACTTAATCCATCCCTAGTTTCTTATGCTAGGAAGAATGTTTGGATACCTAATCCTGAATGGACATTTAAAACTCAGATATGTTATCTAGAAATGGTAGATGAAGTATGGGCAAAAACTCGTGAAGGGGAAACTCTACTAAGAAAGGCATCTCCAAATGCTAATGTGAAATACATTGGATGGACATCTATTGACAAGGTATTTTACCCTAAAAAGAATTATCATAAGGCTATAGTTCTAGTTGGGAAAAATGTGTGTCGTAATCCCAAACCTGTTCTACAAGCTTATCTAAAAATTAAGCAATCAAATCCTCATCTATATTCTTTACTTCCCACACTAAGTATTCCACATAATCCTGATGAAGTAAAATTTTATTTTCCTCCTGAACTCGAAGATAAGGTAACGCTACTAAAAGTTATTACTGAGACAGAATATGACGATCTACTAAAAGACTGCGGTCTAGCTATTTGTACTTCCGCTGCTGAAGGGTTTGGCCATGCTGTAAATGAAGCAATGTCATCGGGTTGTAATCTGATTGTTTCGTGTATTATACCATTTCTGGAATTAACTGAAAATAATGGGATTTTTCTAGCAAATTCAAATAAGGTTGATCACCCAACATGTCTAGGTTCTCTAGTAGATGTCAGTGTTATTGATTTGATGAAAAAGCTCGAGGATTATGTTGCTGGGAATCTAACAACTAAAAAACACTATTCACTAAGAAATCGCGAGATTTATGAAGCTAGACATGCTAGATTTCTGAAAACAATGGAAAGTCTTTTTAAACCGATTGACCCTTATGCGCTTGCTGATACCCTACCTAAAGAAAGCGAATTGCCTGATGTATCAATTGTAACCCTAACATGTGATCGTAAGGTTTTTATGCCATTAGCTCAGTACTCGTATATAATTCAATCTTATCCTGAAAATAAGCTAGAATGGGTTATTGTAGATGATGGCAAGGAACCAATTGAAGAGCTTCTAATTGGTATTCCTAATGTGAAATATGTAAGACTTGAAGAAAAAACTTCAATTGGAGAGAAACGCAATATTGGAGTCATAGCAGCAATGTATGATGTTCTGGTAATGATGGATGATGATGATGTGTATCCTAATAATTCAGTTCTACATAGAGTAGCTATGTTATATAAGGCTCCTCAAAAACAATCTGTATTTTGTACTACGATTCCATGCTACGATATCCAAAAACATATTTCATTCATGAATGTTCCACCATATACACTACCCATAGCCCAAAGAGTTTCTGAGGCTACACTATGCTTTACACGTGAATTCTGGCTAAATAGACCATTTGCGGATATTCAAATTGCTGAAGGTGACGCTTTCATTCACGGTCGTGAAGAAAAGTGCCGGGAAGTATCTCCCCAGGAGGTTATAGTTTCATTAGTTCATTCGAAAAATACGTCATCACGCAAGGTTCCTGGGACTGAACCTAATGGATGTCATTATGGATTTAATGAACAATTATTTGCTCTTGTCTCTGAAATTGGAACCCAGCTTAATACTTCATGCCAAACAGAGAGCGGCGGCGGCGAGTCTTCTTGCCCGTCTTCCGGCGACGACCAGCAGACTGACCCATAGCGGCATCGCTAGCGGCGGGGTCACCACCACCGCGCATCTTTAGACCCTTAGACTTGAGCATACGGCGAACCGTAGACTTCTTTACTAGGCGAAGCTTCTTCTGAGAGCGACGACGACCACCACTTACAGGTGCAGAGTTACCACCAGAGCCGTTTAGAGGAATAAAACCTTCGACAGCAGACATGTTTTATATTTAGTTAAAGAGAAATTCTTCACGCCGAGCATGAAACACAAGGCTCGACAGTAAATTTTTGCGCACTTGACACTGCTCGAGTTCTCAGATAATAACACCCAGTTTTCAGACCTGCCTTCCACGCATAGAAATGCATGGACGACATTTTTGCGTAGGACGGCTCACTCAGAAATAGGTTGAGTGACTGTGATTGGCAAATATATGGAGCCCGATCTCTAGCCATATTAATCAATGTTTTCTGGGGAATTTCCCAGGCTGTTTTGTATAGCTCTTGAAGTTCAACGGGAATGTCTAGACCTTGAACGGACCCATTATTAGAAATGATAGCCGTGCGAATCTCCGATGTCCATAGACCTAACTTTACAAGGTCTTCAACTAGAAATTTATTAACAACTACAAAATCCCCTGCTAGAACTCTGCGTGTATACAGATTAGAAGTGAAAGGTTCAAAACATTCATTATTACCTAGAATCTGAGATGTAGAGGCAGTAGGCATTGGGGCTACAAGCAGAGAATTACGCATACCAGTTCTCTGAATTTTCAGTTTCAGATCAGACCATGGAAGGTCGGTGGTAGGCGTATCATTCCATAAATCAAATTGTAGCTTACCTTCTGCTGCCGGAGAACCCCGAAAACTAGAATAATAACCACTCTCAGAATGAATTGTTTGATCCCATTGTAGATTTTCTGGAGCAGTAGCTAGTTCAGCAGAAGTAATTGCTGCTGCGTAATACATATGTTCAAAGATTTGTCTATTGAGTCTCTGTGCTTCTACAGAACTCCAAGGTAGACGGAGCATAGCAAAGGTATCTGCTAGACCTTGTACGCCAATACCAATAGGACGATTCTTGAAATTAGAACGTTGACATTCAGGAGTTGGATAGAAGTTTTTATTGATAACAATATCTAGATTACGGGTTAGCACAGACGTATATTTGCGTAGCTTCTCAAAGTTAAATTGGCCACCCTCAACAAATTTAGGAAGTGCCAGAGACCCTAGATTACATACTGCTGTTTCCGTAGGTGAAGTAAACTCCATGATTTCTGTACAAAGATTTGAACTTTTGATAGTACCTAGATTCTGCTGATTAGACTTGGAGTTAGCAGCATCCTTGTAGCAAAGATAGGGCGTTCCTGTCTGAATCTGGGCGTCCAGTACCATCTGCCACAGTTTCTTAGCAGAAATTGTACGCCTGCCCTTTCCATCACGTTCATACTTCATATAAAGCTCATCAAACTTTTCAGAATGAACATCCGATAGTCCAGGACACTCGTGCGGACACATGAGAGTCCACTCAACATCTTCCTCAACACGCTGCATGAACAAATCTGGAATCCATAGACCATAAAACAGGTCACGTGCCCTATCTTCTTCGGCACCTTGGTTCAGCTTTAGACGAAGAAAGTCTTCAATGTCAGCATGCCAAGGTTCTAGATAAATAGCGAACGAACCATTGCGCTTACCACCTTGATTGACGTACTTAGCAGTATCATTGAATACCTTCAGCATAGGAACAATTCCAGTAGACTCTCCATTCGTGCCGTGAATCTTAGACCCACGAGCACGAATATTATGAATAGAAAGACCAATTCCACCTGCCCATTTAGAAATCTGAGCACAATCGCCTAGAGTATCATAAATTCCTTTAATAGAATCATCTTTCATTGCTAGTAGAAAGCAACTAGATAGCTGGGGATGTTTAGTTCCAGCATTAAATAGTGTTGGGGTAGCATGAATGAAATATCCTTGCGATAGAGCATCGTAAGTTTCCTGAACTCTGGAGAAATTGTTACCATGTAGTTGAATAGATACACGCATCCACATATGTTGAGGACGTTCAATAGTCTGTCCGTCATTCTTTAGAAGATATGCTCGCTCCAGAGTTTTAAATCCGAAATAATCAAAATTAAAATCTCTGGAATAATCAATCATTGCCTCATATTCTGCTGAATGAGCATGTACACAAATTAGATAATCTTCTCCTAGCAAATGCTGAACCATAGTAGTACATTCCATTAGAGTCCCAGGAGTATTCTTCTGGTGATTATCAACTAGAATACGAGCACCTAGAAGCCCATAATTGGGGTGATACCTAGACTGCATCATTGCGCATGTTTCAGCAGCAAACTCATCTAGCTTACGTGTTTCCATTCCATCCTGGAGTTGGTTACATACCTTTTGTGCTACCAAATCTGGATTTACATGCTCTAGACCAACCGATTGGTCGCGAATTCTGGAAAGAACCTGGTCAAAGGACACGGGTACGCGGTCACCATTACGTTTAACAACAAACATCTTTTCCATTCTATATGTTGTTAGCAATAAAATCCGTTCTTAGGATAAATGGAGCGGAAAAAATTCATTTATCTAATCTTTTTTATGGTAGGATTTATGCTAACTATTGTAATTATTGATACCTTAAAAATTACTGGTAATTATGTATGGATTCCGTTTATTTGTTCTACTGTTGTCTCTTCTATAGCTATCATGTACACTGTTGAAAATGTACAATTACATGAAGTTGTCCTAGCAGCAATAACTTCTGTCATCTTATCATTTATGATTGGAGTTATGGGTATTGTAAGTTCATCTCTTCTATTTTTTAATGCTGTAACCATGGGAATTACTGGAGGTGTAGTGACTGCTCAAGCCCAGCTTTATGGATTACTAGCCTTATGCGCATCAGTACTTCCTGCTGTAGGATTTGGCAGTGGTGTAGCAGTTGGTTTAGATACTGGTTCTGTACATAGCACTACATATCCTCCCCTACCTAGGTCTAGGGCAAATTCAGAGGAATTATTTCCTGAAATTCTTGGTGGACGTAGACGTAAACGCAGAGGTGGTCTAAGGTTACAATGGTAAATTAAACCCTTCTAATTATAAATGAATTTTCTTGACGGATTATCACTTTTTCTAGCATTACTACTATTTGCTGGATCAGTATCCTTTGCTGTTAAGTGGTCTTATGGTACTGTAAATGATGCTGTTGGACTATTTGCTATTTCTGGAATAGCATTATCTATAATTTTTCCAGCGTTTATAGCTAATGATATTTACAATGAAGCATGGGTTGGAACAACTAGATTAATGATTCCTCCACTACGCCAGGCAGTAGAAATTCCTACTATAGCAGCTGGTCAGGCAGCAGAAAATATTACTGTAGGTGCAGCTGGAAGAATTGGTGAATATTTTGGAGCAGTGGGTAACTATTTTGCTTCAGGGCTAGAAGACATGGTAAGCTGGGAATGATTAAGATGAAAGTTTTACCTGAATATGCATTGATTCAATTTCATGAATAAATAACCCCATAGAATAAGGCATATCAACAGTAGATATTAAATGATCTGAATTTGAGTCTAGTAATCCAGTTTCAGGTTGAAATAAGAATTCATGGGCATCTGAACGCAACATCATACTTTCTTGAATAAATCCAGAAATGCCGTGTGCTATTAATGAATCGCGCTCCATTTCTCCTATGCGTAATCCCCCATCATTTGCTCGTCCTTCGAGTGGCTGATGTGTTAATAATGTACGAGGGCCAGTTGACCTATAATTAATCTTATCTTCTACCATGTGTTTGAAACGCTGGTAGTAAGTTGGTCCCATAAATATTTCTGCTTCAATTAGTTCACCATTCATTCCATTATACAGAAGTTCATTGCCATATGGATGAAACCCAAGTTGAATTAAAGATTCTTTGGTATCCATAATTCTTTGCTGTGTGCTAAACGCTGTGCCATCAACAATAGTACCTAGATGAGTAGCTAATTTACCAGACATTCCTTCTAGAAATTGTCCTATTGTCATGCGAGAAGGTAGGGCATGGGGATTAATAATTAGGTCGGGTCTTAAACCATCCTTAGTCATAGGCATATCTTCTTCTGGAACTCGAAGTCCAACTGTGCCCTTTTGTCCATGCCTAGAACCGAACTTATCTCCTAACACAGGGTCACGAACTTCAACTATACGAATTTTTACACCATGTAACCCTTCAGAAGTTGTGTATCTATAGACAGAATCTACAATACCATGTTGGCCACGTTTAGGTGTTATAGAAGAATCTATAAATCCTACAACTTGACCGGCTGAATTAAATTTTGGAGTTACCACACCTACTAAGATTGTTTGAGGTGTAATTTCTGAACCTGGGCGAACAATTCCTTCAGAATCTAGAAAATCGTAATTTTTTCCATCTTTTCTGGAAACAGTTTCACGGTATTTAGGGTCTGTGGCAGGATTAGCAAATATAGTATGCGTTTGAGCAGCAGGATCAATTATTGATTCGGATTCATCATATGAATGATAATATGATGTTTGATACATTCCACGTTTTAGGGCAGATTCATTCAGTAAAACTGAGTCTTCCTGATTGTAACCTCCATAGATTGCTATGGCTACAATAGCATTTTCACCAAATTGAATACATCCTCCACCTAGAATTGGAGCTGTCCATGTTTGGCATAAAGGTTGCTGAGGTGAATGTAGGTGAGTAGCAATGGTATCAAACCGCTTATTAAATGCTGTGTTGTACCATGAACAAGATTGTTTGACCTGTTGGCAAGTAAACATGTTACGAGGTGCTTGATTATGGTCGGTAAAAGGCATAACAGAACCAGTAGCAGAAAAAATTGTACTTCCATGAATTTCTGAAAGGTATTCAGGATGAAAAGATTCCATGGAAATGCGTAGACATTCAGTTTCCTGGGCATCTATAAAATCCATATGGTCTTCCATAGAATTCCACGTTTTTAGTGATTTTACTAATTCTAGTTTTGTTCCTTCGTGATATAGAGGTCTATAAGGTCTGCCAGCATCGCATTGGATTAGGTATTCATTATTCATCCGATTCCATGTCAAAGATACGAATTTATCTATAGTTTCATTTCTGCGTTCACGCACTAAGGCAGCATGAAACGCCTCGGTCTCTTTTAGAACAACACATACGAGATCTGAATTTACGAAAACTTTTGTCCATAAAGAATCCCACGCACTAGGATGTATGGCAGAAATAGATCTAGTATTTGGTTGCTTTAAAATTAATTCCTTAACGATTTTAGAATTAGTTTGAGTTGAAATCTTGGAAAATAAGGATAATGACTTAATCATGCCAATATTTCGTCCATCTGGGTTATCGATAGGACACATTAGACCCCACGATGAAGAATGTAGTTTGCGTGGTTGTGTTTGCTTAGTTCCCTTATCCATCTTCAAATTAATACGACGCAGATGAGCAATAGTACCCAGATAAGAGAATCGAGAAAGTACTTGTGCTACTCCAGATTCACCTGCCCATGTCCCTTTAAAAGATTTTTCAAATTCAGTTAAGAAGGTATATGATTTCCAGTAAAATCTGCGTATATTTTCTTCTTGAATCAGATTAGTCAAATTCTTACCCTTATACGTTTGCTTCTCAAACTCTACACGTCTATCTAATTCTAATAACATTGATGAACCAACTTCATTATAAATTCTTCTGAACTCCTTGAAGCATAAATCACCAGACGCATCTAGTCGTTTAAACCTAAAATGATCGCGATCCGAATCTTCAGTGTTCCCTAACGCAACATCCATTGCCATACGAAACATATGACCTAGCAAAAATGCCTTTCTCTTATAGAATGTTGGCACAGATTCGCCTTCCCGAAGTTCACAATGAGGGAATAAACTAGAGTAGAGAATTGTGTAGACAGCACCATTGCTACGAGTACGTGTTTGACGTTTCAAAAATAGTAAATTTCCATCTTGCGTTTGGTCATCTTGTTTAGCTAGCTCAGAAGCAAGATACTTCTCATGGGATAAGATTAACTGAGCAAATAAACTATCATATAGAGTACGTTCTCGAACACCTGTTAAAACAACATCATAAATATCTTGGTCTGACGTGAACCCCAAGGCATAAAAAACACTTATTAGGGGAACAGGATTATCTAATCCAGGGAGTTGAATAGTTGCTAGACGATTAGTTGAAAATGAAGCATAATCATCTATCTTGGAAATCTTATCACGGTCATTCATGGATTTGTTTTCAGGTGGAATTCTTAGTAAATGACCAGCACGACTAGTACCATCTTCTGATTCAGAATATATACCAGCAATAAATTCAAACTTATTTTCTTTTGTGGCACTATCCATCTTAGCCTTAATTTCTTTTTCAGAGCGAGTGCGTACCTCATCTCCTGAAGGCATTTCAATACGTTTCTTTGCGTAAAACATGTTTGAACCCAGAGATTCTTGAGTTAGAAGAACACGTTCCTGCCCATTAATAATGAAATAACCACCTAGTTCAAATCGACATTCGCCAGCTTCATAAAGTTGTTCAGGTGTCATTGGACGTAAATAACAAAAAGAACTTTTTAAAAGAAGAGGAATACGAGCAATCAGAATATTTTCAAAAGACTTGGATTGAACTTCATCACCATAATCATATTCTGCTAAGATATTAGCACGTACTTCAAAGGTATATGTCTTATTCTCAAGGCGACATGCGTGAGGTAGAATAGCAATATCTTCTTCATCTACTGGAGATACATAATGAATCTTACCCTCCTTGCCTCCAATGTAAATCCGGATTTGACGACCGTCTTCTAGAGAACGTTTAAAAGGATTAGATGCTTGAATAAATCTAGGAATCTTAGTATCTGTGAAATCAGCAAATGAGTCTAGATGATGACGTACCATAGGATTCATTGTATCTTTTAAAAATGTTCTTATCACATGGCGTGCCATTCCTTTCTTGTTATTATAGAAAGAATGCCAAGTGTACAAACCGTAGGTGTTTCAATTATCACAGTCATGCTTCTTTTAGTATTGTATCGTTTTGTCTTCAATCCTCAGGTAGTATACGCAAGTGGAGGCGGCTCAGTATGCCCCGACCAGTGGACTTACTCGGATGGGTTATGTAAGCCATCGTATAATAGTACTTGCGCTGCCTTTGATCCTAAGACAATTACATCAGCTGTACAAGGTTGTAATCTAGCAAAAACATGCGGAACTTCTTGGCCTGGGAAATGTCCGTAATTTAAAACATGTGAAACAAATAGATATAATGTATGCTGAATCACATAGACCAGTATTTCTTGATGATGTAATTGGTCACCAAGAAATAAAGGCTTCGTTGAGCACTTATCTCAAATCTGGATTTCATGGGGCAGCATTTATGATTGGCCCACCTGGAATAGGAAAAACTACTATGGCTCTTTGTGCTGCTAGAACCTTTGGATTTGACCCTCTAGAAATCAATGCTTCTAAATCTATCAGATCATTCGAAGATGTTGAAAAGTTAAAAGACGCATGTAGATCTTCTATAAATATTCAATCATTCATTCGTGGAGACACAACTAGAAAGACATGTGTTATTCTAGATGAAGTGGATGGTTCAGACCCACATGCCCAAGCAAAGATAGTTGAATGGGTAAAAGATCTTAAACGAACTGTTCCTATCCTGTGTACTGGTAATGAACTTCCCACCATCTTTAAACGAAATTCAGAACTAATTCAAATTATGAGGTGTTATCCTCCAAAGGCTTCAGAAGTACAGCATTTATTCCCAGGTTCTGACGCTCCTCAAATTTTAAAGGAATGTCAGCACGATATTCGTCGTGTGTTTCATAGATTACAATATGGCGACTCATATATTATTCCTGACTATCCTCTCCCCCCCACTGGGACGTCTGTAGAGGTGGCGTTTCTATGGCGCCAGAAGATGTTTGAGCTACCTGACCCTCTCGGATGTCACGCCGACAAATTGGGCATCGGACACTCGCACCAAACCAAGATTGAATGCAAGAGCGGTGGTAAACGTGGTGACAAACCCGTAGTCTCGCGCCGTCTGAAACAATCGTCTCCTGGCAAATTGAACAAGTCTGCTGTGAAAGACTCATAAAATCTTCAACTTCATTAGCAATCTGTTGAGCACTTGGAAGCACAGATACAGGAGTCATAAAATCATTTGGAATTGTGATTGGAAATGTTATAGTTACAGGTTGAGAACGTTCACGAGTAAGAACATCAATAAAGGCAGTTTCAGTTTCCAAAAATTGCCTAGTTAGTTGATCACGACGACGATACAGACGAGCATTCGAAAAAAAATGCATTCTACTATGAGCCAGGTCTCTTAGAATACTATTTTGGGACATTACTTATACTAAGGCTAGAATCCTAAAATCGCTTTAGAAACATATCCATTGGGCCTACCTTATGCTTTTTCAAATATTGAGAATCTAGGAATAGAATCTTGTCCAGTTCTTTTTCTTTGAGTTTCAGGACAGCAAGAGTAGCTTCTTCTTCATCGCCCGGAAATTCAGGATACTTTTTAGGTATGTATCCATCTAGCTGTTCAATTCCCAATGCAAAGAGTTGAGCTACTGGATTCTGAATTTGATTTGTGATATAAAATTCCACATCAGGTTTCAAATTACGTTTCTTGACAAATTCTAGGTCTTCAATTTTATTACCTTGCTTTTTCTCATCCTTGCGATTAGCTACATATATATATGCTAGACGATCGCCAACCTGAGGTGTTGTTCCATCACGTTCTTCCATTCTGTCAGCTAAGACACGATGAGCAATTTGTCCAGGATTCTTGTAATCATCACGTAACTGCTTGGTGATAACAAATTTTTCCAAAGGAATTTTGTTCTGCATTACCTGAACTAGCATATCCTTGACAAAATTCTGGGCATTTTTTAGGTTTCGTTCTTCCATCAGAATATCTAGAGCACCGCCGAAAATATCTTTGACAATGGGAGCATTATCTCTGCGTTTTAAAGCAATACCCATTCCTACACGCTTACATTTTTTAGGGTCATCTTCAAATTTCAGACCCATATAACGTTTACGACAGAAGAGAATGAATGGAAAGAATGTTTTTTCATATTCAATTTTATGTGCCTTGCGACACTGGGAAGTAATTCTATCAGCTGCCTTCTTACCTAGTTCAATTGCTTCGGATAAATCTTTAGTAGGGAACTTGACAAAGATTGAGTCCGTATCTCCATAAATTACTTCTGCCCCAAACTCTGTTTCAACCACACTTTTGGCAAACATTAATCGTTCACGACCAGCAGCAGTAGTACATGCGGCAACTTCTACCTTTCTAATTGGTGATGTACGAGAACCAGTTTGGCCGTATACTGAATTAGCTACAACCTTATAAGCAAGTTGGAGACCATTTAGAACAGATTTTTGAGCATCATCTTCAGTTTTTTCCATTAGCTTCCTAGTTTCTTTACGTTTTTTCAAAAGGATATCTAGAGTCATTGGAAGTAGTCCTGTGCTGCGTGGATCAGTTGTAGGTTGGGCATAACCACATGTCTTACGTCCAATTATTTCACCAGCATCATCCTTTGTGTCAAATGAAATTTCATCTATGGTATAAGTTTGCTTTAGCTTTTCTAGTTCAGAACCATCTAGACCTTCGTGTCTAATTTTACGCCCATCAGCATTGAAAGTTTTAACATAAACTAGAGAATCGGGTGAAATGTTAAAGGCAATCATATTCGAAGGATAAAGAGAATTGAAATCTAGAACAGGGATTGGATGATCTAGATACATTCCAATTTTTGGTGATAGAACTACAGCACCTTCATATGACATATCTCCTTCTACCGATTCTTGTGCCATAATAATTTGACCACGCTTAGAAGCATTATAGGCAACAGCAGAATAGATCTTGATACCTTGACCACGTAGAAAGATAAAATCAATAGGTACACGACATACATCTGCCATGCCACGAGCATTGACCAAGGTATCTAGTTTAGCCATAACAGTAAGAACTAGGTCACAGTCTTGAATACAATACTTTGCGATTACAGAGCGGTCAGCTGCGCCTTTTTTATGAAGGGCAAACATTTCTTGGGCACTAACATCGTCTTTGCTAAAAGACCATTCTAGTTTGTTCCTATCTTCTTTGGAGATATCATCAAATGTGTCCAAATAATTGCTATCATCAAGTTCAACAATAAACTTCTTAGGGAATACTTCCTTTACGCTGAATTTCTTACCATTAGCATAAGGATTAATAGTATTACCTACAATATCAAATCGAACATAATTTCCCGCAAATAGTCCACGTGTAGACTTAGTATGAATTTCAAATTTTCTAGTTTCAGCTCCTGTAATTATAACAAACTTTATGACTTTATCACGTAGAAATGTACTAGCCACATTATCTAGCTTATAAGAATCCAAATTCTGTTCACGACGAATACTTAGAAGTAAGTCAATAGGTAGACGTCCTGGAAGATCAAAATACCGAACAGCATACTTACCCGAAGCTAGTTCAAATGTTTTCTTTTCAGTCTTAATCATATCAATCCGCCCCCACTGCCTAGTATCTACTCTACCAAGTTGAAGTTCCAAGTTATGAAGTTCTGCGCGTTCAGCAATATAACCATCATCAAACCCAAAAGTATTGTAACCTACAATAATATCAGGGTCTTCGGCATGAATATATTGCTTAAATTTGATTAGTAAATCTTGTTCGTTAGCACATTGAATATACTTAGTATCAGAAGAAAGTTCACATGTTCCAGAAACTAGGACATATCTTTCTACAGGTGCTAGTAAGTCATCAGACCACCTAAAAGATAGACCAATTTGAATAATCTCATCCTCACGATTTAAAGCCTGAGGAAAGTTACCTGAATCAGAATATACCTCAATATCATACGAAAGTACATATAAAGGAATGTTTATGTTACATGGTTCTAGGCAAGTATAAGAAGTCTTAAACGCCACATTTACTCGTTCAGTTTCTGCGATATCATCATCCTCTTCATCAAACTTAATTGCTGAAGCAGGAGCTAGGTCGCGCTCATGAAATAGTCTTAGATAAGGAGGCAAATTAGATTCAAATATATCTTCTGCGTGACGTTTCTTTTTTAGTTCACTAGCAATATGCTTAAAAGACCACAGAGCAGGAAAGGATAACTTCCAAACTCTGATTGTATTTAGTCCATTAAATCCACGCATAGCATCTAGCTTGTGTTCAAGTTCAATCTTGATTCCATCAACTGAACGACCATTCTTGGTTTTCAAAGATGAAAGGAGATTAGCAACTTGGGCAGAAGTTTCATTATGCTGGGCCCTAAGATAGAAATATGGTTTGAAATCCGTAATACGAACTCGTGCGACATCTCCCTCATGAGTTCGTCCGTAAACATCTACGACATATTTAAATTCATGGTCATACTCTCTCCAATCACAGGGTTGGAGGTACATTGTTTATTAAGAAGTCTTAGTGTAAAAACCAATTCGTTTTCTATTTTAGAAGGGTAATGTCTCCTGCTTGTCTGGTAAGAAACGTGCGATTCTTATGCCCAGGAGCAAAATACTTAGTGACTACATCTTCGACATCCTTTGGACTAAACGGCTTACAACTGAATACATCTAGATACATATCATTAGATTCCTCGCAAAAATGTGCCGTGATATTAGACGTCTCAATAAGTTGAACTAGAGTAAACCCAGCCTTATCCCCAGTTCCAAATCGAACTACCTTAGGTTCACCATAAGGAACCATATCAATTCTATGAACAAGGGTCTTAGCAAAACGTGTCACATTCTCAGCACACCTAATAGAAGTTGGTAGACACTTTGAGCAATCTAGCATTAAATGATATCCCCAGGACATTTTTTTATTAATGTTCAACTCCTTTCTAAACCATTAGCAAGAAGAAAACCTATCGTAAGAAGTAAATGTCTGGTTATCCATTATTTCATGCTGCCTCCCGCGGAGGTATTAATGACCGTTATTCAAATGCTGAATCAAGTAAGCGTAATATGAGCGCTACGTATTATTCCAATGTTCCATCATCATGTGGTAACGGGTCTGCTTGGAGTGCTGCCGCAGAATTTGTTGGTCTTGTACCTCGTGGCAACTTTGGTAATTCTCCTGAAGGTGGGTGTGCTATAGATACCCAGAGTGAACTTTTATTTGGTGATCCTGCAGCAGCTAGGATGAAGGGTCCCAAGCAATTATTCCAACGCCCCTTTCCTACGACTCCGTTTCTAGGCATGGGCACGATTTCTGGCATTCCTGACCAGAACAGAGTAATTTTTGGTCATTCGACTGCAAATCGGAAGAGCATTCAGACAGTGACGGACAAGCAATTTCCGGTATTTGAACCCTTAGTTCAGGAGAAGGAGGATGACATTGTAAAGGACAATTATTTTGTTGAACCGTTTCTTCGGGGAGGGTTTGCGTCACGGAATGTTCCGAAGGTTCGGATTGATCTGAAGTCTTAATAAATCCCTTTGAAATTGATTCAGTTAGATTTAACATTTCTTCACGAGTTTGTTTAAAGAATTTTTGAATTTCACTTAGTTCCCTTGGCTTAGGTGCGTCCTTTCCCTTGGGAATATTCATCAGTAATGATACTGCTTCTACAACATCATTTCTAGTTTTAGATAAGGCGTCAATAGCCTCTTCTCTAGAACAAAACGCAAGATCCATAACTTTCTCCTCCGCCATTTTTTAGATGTTAAATGTAAACAACGTTAAGATGCGTTTTATTGAATCTCTATGCCCGCCTGCGTTTTTATACATGCTTTATCTGACAGTACATGTTGCTCTAGATCTTTCTCTTGGTCTATATATGACTGCTGGTATTAAGGTTCTAACTGGTTTTGGTCTAACACTTCTGCTAGATTCATTCTGCCGTGTAGATTTAGGCGTTGTATCCTGGGTTGTAATAGCTACTCCATTCATAATTACTGCTCTAGCATCATCTATTGCCATGGGTCTTCAACTAGATAAGACGATTACCAAGTATGCGGTTGAAAAGTTTTCGCCTTTAACTGCTGATAATAGGAAGAATCGTGATGTTTATGTAACACAGTTAAAGGGTGGCGAAGCTCCTGTAACTTCCAACCCAATTTAAATCTAGCAAGAGTTCATACTAACAAATGTTTTGTTGTAAATGTCTTCATACAACAAAAAGGCAGCTTCTTTCGCTTATATTTTCGAAAGAACCTGTTGTAACTCAAGAAATCCTTGGTCGCATAACAAAGATTGAATCTGTAAGTCTTGACCGATCATTTCGTAGATTCAAAATTTGGACTGAAAATCCTCAAATTCTAGATGACTCTGAAGTTGAAGCGATTCTAAATGAAAAAGTTGAAAGTCCTTGGCTACATGTTCTAGCAAAAAGTCCCTTTGGTGAAGTCGATATGACTAATACACTTAATCAGTATCTTGTTTCTGGAAATGTTATCACACCTGATTTTCTTAATAGACAATTTCCATTTCATTATGATTGGTCGTATCTAGATGCTGTAACGTTTAAAGAACTATATTTTCCTAGTGGGGGAATAACAATACATGCTCCCCGAGTGGAAACAGTTACGCAAAAAAACCAGGAAGATAAGAATACCTGAAGAACCCTACTTTGAAATAGCACATGAATATATTGCTCTCAAAGAAAAATTTGAATTTGAAGATACGTTGGAAATACTTTATTCCTGGGTTGATATGGTAATATATCCAATATACATTGTCGTCCGACTTTGTATGCTAGATTTTTCTATTTCATTTGTAATAAGTCTTGCTAAAACATATCAATTATGGATTAATTGGTTCAGATTAAAAGAACTTGAAGAAAAGATAGAAACTTGGAAAGAAATTGTCAGATCTGTCGGAGGCCCGTGGATATCAACAAATGACCCCATATATCATACCTTTGTATATGCCGATGGAATGGAACGTATTAAATTCTCTAAGACGGTGGTGCTCCGTCCTTCCCAAAAAACTGAGAAAAAGTCCCCAGAAGTTCAGCTCCCTGTTCAATTGCAGGCTTCATCTCCGCCAAAGTCCCCATAAGTTCTTTTTGAAGTTCCATTAGCTCCTTAGTATCGCGTTTCATACCTCCAATCTGCTCAGGAGATAGATTGCGATATGCATGTAAAATTGTTGTACCTAGGTCTACATGGGGAGTTGATTTTCCTGTAGGTTGTGGGTCTTCATCCTGCTTCTCTTTTTCTTCATTGTCAAAAAACTCATAGTTAATCGTGTGTAATAAAACTAGGTAGGTCAGCGTAATACCAGCAAGCACAGATAGGATTCTTGAATATTTGAATATAGCATTGTAAGACAGTAGATACCCAATTACAAGCCAGATAATTAGGAAAGGCTGTTTACGAACTAATAAATAACCAGCTGCTGCTACAGCTAGAATAAACGCAATTAAAGAATCTTCGGAAGCCATCTTATTATTACTTAGGAAGAATATTGAATGAGCTACTATTAGCTAGACTGTTTGCTCCATGATTATTGAAGGCTCCTAGGGCAGCATCTCCCGTAGGAGCACGAGTGCTTGACCCTACAAAGTTAGCTAGACCACGCTCTCCAGAACCAGTGTATCCAGCAGATACACCGCCAAACTTACCACCACCACGCTGCTTACGCTTAGTCTTGCGTCCACGAGACTTTCTACGTCTACCACGACCATACTGGATTGCCGATTTCATGTTTCCAATATTACCACCCCTTTCTACCGCAAACGCACCCATCTCAGAACCACGACCCCATGCGGCTGCTCCGGGTGCTGTAGCTCCTTCAAAGGAATAGTAACCACCCTTCATTTTTCTTCTACGAGTTCCATGTTTTTTAGTCTGACGACGAGGCATCTTTGCTTTAGTTCGGGAATATCTTCTGCCACCTCGAATTTTAAATAATTTTAACTAGGCAAAATAACTTCCCAGTTGCCTTCTTTCTCAATACACCTTACTTTGAACTCCGGCCCTTTTGAACGTAAGAATTCAGATGTTCTCAAATCTGGAACCAAAACATATCCTTGCTTCCCTTTGACTAAATAAACATCTGGAAGTTCGGTTTTAATTACAGTTTCGGAGTCATCTAGTTCTACAAAAGATCCATGTGAACCTTTTGAAAAATCATAATGTTCATAACCTCTCAATTTAGTATCTTCAGGAAGTTCTGACTTATGTAAGAATTTAGCTAGTCCTGCTCTGTAGAATCTCTTGATGAGTTCGTTTGACCATTCATATCTCTGCTTGAATGTTGTAGAATTATGGATGTTGCTAGCGTTATACACAATAACATCAGAAATAACATATGTGTCTCTTACCTTCTCTGCTCTAAAGATAGTATCACCATAAAGGCGCTCATCTAGACACACCTTTAAGACGCACGATTCTCTAGCAGTAATCCACATACATACCGGGCCAGGGTCATAAGTCAAAACAATCCAACCCATTATTCCAGTAGTTTGAGGTACCTTGAAATTAGGTTCCAGGGGGGCGGGTTTCCGTGATACCAGGCGGGAGTTGGGCGTCCAGCCGTAATGAGTCTGAAGCCTGTTGACGAGGCTCATATTCAGGTAGCTTTACTTCTGTTACAGGTGGTTCTGTGAAAGTAACCGTAGGCGGAGCTTGGACTTGAACGGGCATTTGTACTGGTACCTCTCTATAGATAACTCGAGGCTGGGGTGGATTCATTAGCCGCACTCCAACAAAAATTACGACCTGGATGATAATCATAATACCGATTGTAGCAAGAGCTGTATATAGGACATCTAGAGCAATCATTTGTTTACTCTAGAGGTTCTCATAGTTGCTAGAAAAACGGATTCTAGATTTACAAGAATAGAGATATTGGCCCTATCTAGCATACATAGGGGATTCTGTACACACGCACTCGAGGAGAGTGACACCACGTGAGGTGTAGTGACAGTAGGCAAAAGCCCCATGTGATGTCCCAGTTTATTAGTGGGAGCATGTATGATTTTATATATGCCGATTGCTTCATGCCTGAGTGGTGGAGTGGTAAAGCGGTTAATATTCTTCTGGCCTGATGGCAGATTGAGTGTTACCCAGTAGGAATGTCGTCTAGTACGGCATGGCACCTACAAACATTTTTACATTTCGGTAAACATATCTGCCCCCCATTCATTCTGTTCAATCCAGATTTTAGGAGATTCGCTTAAAATAAACATCTTTACATTTTCGGCATGTTGAACATCACTGTATGAGTCACGGGCATACGGTTCTTCTTCCATATGAAAAAGCCCGTCATCAGCTAGAAAGAACTTTTTACGGATTCTATTTTTTGTATCATAAACCCATCCGTCTGAACACCATAGAAGCATGGTATGATAGGCATCCACAAAATCATAGGTAGATGGTGGTTCTTGCTTTTTTACTAGCATTGGTTTGTATATTATCATCATTAGTTAAACCAATCATCCGCTGAAGCAAAGGACAATTTTGGATAATTTCAACTAGGAGTCGCGTATCTACCTGTGCGTTATGCATTCCTTCTGGTTTCTTGTGTAGAACATATTCATACAATTCGGATAGTTTAGGAGGCTTGTATCCACGTCCATTAGCATACTGAAGTTTCATAATAGGTTTCATCAGTTCCATACTACAATACATAGGCTTGAAATCTGGTGGTACCTTAAGTTTCAAATCCCAGAGCACAGCATTTACAAGAACATTGTAATCAAAATTGATATTATGAGCTACAAGTTTATCGTGTTCTACTTCTAGAAATTTTAGAATAACTGAAGATAGTGGAATACCTTCAGCTTCAGCTTTTTGTTGAGTAATACCATGAATTTTCACTGAATCTTCCGGAATAACCCACTGAGGTTTTACTATGTGATATTCTGAACTCAGAATATTAAACCCATCAGTGTCAACTAAGGTCCATGCAAAGGAAACTATGTGTGGCCAATTCCCAGCTGCCTTTATAGCTGGTTCACGGCTCTTAGGTAGACCAGTGGTTTCAGTATCAAATACCAAAAGCCTCATTTCTTATTAGTATCTTAATGTATGAAGACACAATCGTTTTTAGGCAAATGTTTTCTGAGTATGAATGATAGCTCCAATCCATTGTGGAATATTTGTTACAACTTCTTGAACTGTTTGAATATTATGAGGAACTGTGTAATGAATATCTAGAGTCGTAGATTCACATATAAACAAAATCGATGTTATGAAAAATGGTAAACGCTTCTTCAAATCTCCTTGACCCCATCTTAAACAGTACATCTTATACAAGGCATCTATATACGGTTCTAGTGTTCCTGATTGAGGTGATTGCTTTACGGCATCCATAACTACCGCCCAAAGAATCCAGATTGGTGACCTTAAATATTTTTCTTCTACATAATCATTTGACCTATAAGAGCATACAAGATATGTTTTGTTGTCTGTTTTGTATTTGGATGCATATGCAAGAATCCAAGAAGCCCAATACAAAGCCCGAATTGAATCCCGAGTTTCAGGTCTCAGACAATAAGCAAATTCATTCACTGGAACATATAGTTCCATTGGATCTTCTTGTTTCATCAAAGAACGAGCATACATGCTAGATGGGGATTTCAGATTTTCCTGAATTACTACAGGTGTAAAATCATGTTCAGGTTTAATTCTAGGAAGACTCGGTAATTTAGATTTACGACATAAGGCCGTAGAAGCTCCAACTTCACAAAATAGTAATCTAGCATCTTTATTGTTACGTATATCAGTCATGTTCATCGTAGTATACTGGCTCTCATATGGCGCAAAACGTTCATACATGCGGACTAGATATAAGAATACATTAGGTGCTCCACGATTAATATGTTGAGCTGCTGAAAGAAATAAGGTATTCCAGCAAGAATGTACTAGTCCAGAACACATCAATTCCAGAATCCAATAGCAAGTATAATCTGCATGCCCTAACTTAATATTTTCATCCAACACTTTGTAGACATGCGTACGCAAATGTCCAGAAAATGTAAACTTTTGAAAATCTAAAACTGTACGTGAGTCAAATATATCCATCTATATTAGTACCTGGATTCTTTCCCTGATACGGATACGCAGGTTTTGATTTAATACTATGCTGTCTTTCGAGCCCTGGTGCTTGATATACTACTACTGTCTTCAAAGGGGGAGACATAGACAGACAGTTACCCATTATCTTCTACGACGAGATTTGCTTCCTCCATTCCTGCGCCCTACAGTTAAAATTCTGTGAACAGGTTTTGTTCCTTCAGGTCGAGCAATAGTATAATTACTTGTAAGAACCTTAGTTGCCTTTACTGGTTCTATGTCTAGGGGTCTTTCTACAGGTGATTCTTTCTCTAATGAACCACGATACTTAACTGCTGATTCTAATCTTTTCATAGTCTGTCTTCTTAACGATTCCTTGCCAATATCTCTAGGTTCATATTCATGAAGTTGCTGAGTATGTCTCCTAGGGTCTAATCGCTGAGTATTTCCACCACGTACTCTACGTCTACGTCCTCCCCTAACACTTCTAGCACGTAAGGCATTAAATATAGCTGTGCTTGGTCTAGGACTTTTACCCCTATTTATTTGCTTAAATGTAGCAATATCCATATCTGGGTTAAATGAGTATTGGCTATATAAAATTTGTTCTGCTCGTTGTACAGTTCTACCAGGATGTAGCGGAGGCAGGCCACTCATTTGTGATTACTTGGTAAAATAAACGAGATACTGGTATTCTTTTCCAGCTGAAACTAGATGTACTTTTTCTTGTAATCTAAATCCAGAACTTTTAATTGAATCAATTATGGAATCTAGAGAAGGCATATACCAATGCTGCTTTTGTTCACGATACTTAATTTTCCCCGGGCTAGTTTCAGTATTATAAAATGAAAACACCTCATTAAAGGCAGCGTCTTCATCGTTCTTATTTTTAATAAATGTTCCAGTATACTTGAATCCATCAAAGTAGATTTCAGATTTCATTTGACGTTCATACGAATACTTTTGTAAGGAAAAGGCAGCAAAAGGACTAGCTAGGTCTAATAGAGGGTCATATTTATCTGGTTCAACTAAATGTACTACAAAATATCCTCCAGGTTGAATCCATAAATAAGCATTATCAGAAACTGACTTTATATTTGGAAACATATAGGCAGAGAATCCTAATAATAATCCATGACTGAATGATTTAGGAGGAAATAAGGAAGATGTAGTTACATCACCTTTTTGAAACTTTGACGATGGACAATCTTTACGAGCTTGTTGAAGCATTTCAGGAGATAAGTCTATTCCTGTATAATCTAGGCCTAAATCCTTGAACCAGCATGCATGTTGTCCTATTCCGCAACATAAATCTAGAACCTTAACATCGGCCTTAGCCTTTTCAGCTAGAGTAATATCTTGGATTGACACTCGTTCAAATTCTAATTGTTGTTCTTTATGCCACAAAGCCTTATACACTGAAGCGTACAATGCATCATAATACTTTTCAGGTTCTTCTAACATTACAGACTCTCCTGTTTCAAACCCTTCTATAGCTGAAGACCAGATTGAAACAGCATACATTATAATCACTAACCCGATGAACCCGAATAATAAATCCCAGTTCTCCATTATATTATCCAGGAGATTGAGAATTCAAGGTAATTCTACTTAACTTTCCTTGAACAAATATTTGATAGACTAGGTAGAGTATTCCAATACCTAACACCAAATCCAGAAATGATGGAAGCCACCAATAGACATCCTGCGGTAAACCAGCAAGTTCTTTTAATCGTTGTTGTACGCTAGAATCATCTCGTTCTTTTTCAATTTCAGAATGAATATATCTGAGCTCATCTTCGTCACCTACCTGGGAATTTTCAATGTCTTTTTTAGCCTGTTTTAAGGCAGAGTTTTGTATTAGGATATTTTTCATATCATCAAATCTTTTTTGATATGAATCTAGTGTTGTCTGAGCTTCTTGTTTAGCTTTTTCTTCCTTATCTTTTGAAGCAAATTCCTGACCATCCTTTGCTGTATAATAAGCTACCTTAGCCTTTTCATATGCTTCTGGGTCTTTATCCTTATTTGCTATAGCATTAACTACATTAGAGCTCAGACGTTTTAATTCCTTATTTCTTTGACATTCTATGTCACAAGCATCCATTATCTTATCAGTATAAAATTCCCTTGGTTAATCTATAACCAGTGTATTGATTTTGATAATATCCTAAACCAACAAGTGTAGCACCAAGTCCATTAGCAAGAATAAAAACCCATAAATATACTCCTCCAATAAATTGCAATGGTGGAACGGATGTTTTATCACGATTCTCCATAAATGGAATAAAGACCGTATAAAAAATGTAAAAACATAGACCAAGAAATATTAGCCCCAATACTAAGAGAGGATACCGTTTTTTCATAGCAGGATACTTCATTTATTTCTAGCAAAGAATATTGTTCCAGAAACTAGGACAGCTAAGGCAAGCATATGAGTAAATGAACCTAGAAAATCACTCAGAAAATATACGCATATAGTCATACCAAGAACAATCAAAAAGTTCTGAATCACAGGAAGGTTGTTTCTCAAGATAGAGATTTCAGTTTCAGTATTTTTAATGTCTCCTTGTAGAACTTTTTGGTCTGCTTCATGAGATGAACTAGGTTTAATATTAAATAAACTCTTCAGCATCTCTTGAAGTATCTTAAATTGCTTCGACATAATTCCAGAATTGGTTGACTGTTCATGTTGAACCTCTGCTTCCTTAACAACTAGGTCACGTTTGACATCTATAGGCTGAACAGTTTTTAAGATGTCAGAATAATCGGAGGTCACAGGTTGAGTAAAAACATTTCCAGATTTACCTGATGTCATAGTGGTCATCCACATTTGCTTTGAGGTCGGTTCAATGGTAATATTCTGGGGAGTATATCCCTTAGTGTCAATAGTTCTACATGTCCCATTGAGGCATCGTTTCAGACTATTGTCAGCATCAATACCATATAATGCATCCTTATCAGCGTCTCCTATAATTGCTGTATACTTTCCACCAAATTCTGGAATTACAGACCACGCAGATTGTAGGGATTCATCAGTTACCATAGCTTGACCATCTTTGACTCCATATAAATGTCCAGAACTCGCTGAAGTAATTTTTACATCTAGCTTATCTTCAACAACTATCCAATTTCCAGTCATACCTGGTTTAGGTAACTTATACTTCTTATTTCCAGCCTGACCCCAGATATATGACGCAGTACTAATTATCTTTTCAATACTATCGGGTAAATCTACTGTAATCCATTGATCTACATTATCAGAAGATTTCATAGCAAGAACATTTTGAAATAATACATAGACCTGGGTATCATCTGTGACAATATCACGTATGCTTGAATCTACCGGACTATCTATTTTTTTCCAGTTTCCTGTACATGGTAATTGACATAACCATATATGTCCCGAACCAATACCCCACGCATAACCTTTTGCTGATGAACTAACCTTATCCATACCACCTGGTACTGCGTTCCAATCAGTAGCTGAGATACTGGTTGATACGATGTTATTTACCTGGTCTGTTAAGGAATCGTAATCCATATTATTCTATAGTTCTGCTTTTACTTTCCAGTTCCAATTCTTGAGAATAACGGGTGTAGACCTCTAGTAAAATAGAAGTCGACTGCTCCATTAGTACTAGGTTCACGAAGAAACTTATCCTGGTTAAAGTGGGGTTTAATTTCTGGGTTATTAGTGCGATTAGAATGATGCATTGCATTTACTCCAATATATTTACGACGAATTGACAGTAGCTGAGAATAGTCCATAGATGTACCAATTCTTCCTCCAAATAAACCTGATGAATTGATATTAGACATTTATTATACCCTGATAAAAAGTAATGGACACCTATAAGAAAGATCGCGACCAAGAACTGAAAACATTCCAAAAAGAATACGATGAGCTCAAGATTCAGTATACAACATTTTTAACCCAGGCAGTTCATGAGTCAGACCCTTCAAAGCAAGCTGACTTAGTAAAACAAATCCTAAGCATAAATTCTAGCCTCGCCCAACACGTTCGTGAGTTTATACAAAATTCTCGTGGAAAGTTTGATTCAGATATTATTGCTAAATTAACGAACGATATACTCCAATATCAGAAAGAGTTTGAACAAATCCAGAAATCATCTAATAAGGCACAAGTACTAAGAGAGATTCTGAATAAAGAAAAAACCGAGTTAAATGCTCTTCATGAACAATTCAATGCATGGTTATACGCTATTCTCGGAGCAATACTATTTCTCCTAGTTTTGATTTTTAGAACATCCCTAGTAGAGTTGTCGAAATCAGTAGCCCAGCAATTGCCCAATATTTCCATGACTGACTCGGAATTGACACAATATCCTGATGATTCTTATATGACTTCTCCCTAATAGGCTTTACTGGTTCCGGAACATACGGGTCTGGAGCATTAGACAACATAGAATCTAGGGTCTTTTCTGCTTCTTCATACGCCTTCTTATATTTTTGTTCACCTGTTAAGGCGAACTCAACATAGTTTGATTTATACTGGCTTTTCGCAGCATTAAACGTTGCTTCCATTTATGTTTATGTCTGAAGAACATTACCGGTACAATATCGATGATACTTACAATTTCCTGCGGACTCAGAAAATCTTTGGATCTCAATAACATCTCCTGTGCGAGCACCGATCCACTTAGCTCCGGGATCCTCAGAATCAATCCAAGGTAGTTGTTTCTTAGGGTCTACAATATTATATTTCTTCTCTAGAGCAGCTAGCTCGTCCTTGCTAATAATTCGATGAGGTGGAAATTTACGATGAGTTGTAATATCAAATTGTAGTCGTCGTATATCAAATACTTGGAACAATGGTTTAGTCAGATCATTATTCTGTTCACGAATAAAGGTGAACACATTTTCGGAGGGCTGTAGCAGTGAAACTATAATTGTACCATGTGTATAGTTATTATCACTAGCAAACCCAATATATGCTTGAAGAACATTTTCAGTTATGCGGCTCTTTTCACTAAAGATGATAAGAATACCTCCAATATTATACATGCGTGTTTCATCAATTGGCGAACCTAGGGAATCCACAGACTCAGTTTTGATGTCACGCATACTAAGCATACGCTTTATTGTTTCGATAGCGCGCTCTTCCATTTTGTTACCCTTGTTGATATGGATGAAAACTCTTTCCGTTTTAATCATATAAATGAGTTGGTATCATCATATCCCTGCCTGGATTTCTTTAGCTGTAGGATTAATGGTTGTATACAGTTTGATTACATATATGACAGAAGGATTTCAGCCTGAATTTCTTGACCAGGGAAATGTGGTCCGCACTCAAGAAATGTCAAATTCTTCTTATAAACAACAGACTAATGCTGTACCTGTAGATGGTAGATATGCGGCTGAACCTATTCAAGGTGTTGAATCACCGTTTAGGGTAAATATGTTTAATTCATACATTCCTTAACTTAGGGCAGATCTCATGTTCATTTCAATTCTATTCCGCTGTTCAGGGGGGAACTTATTTTCAGCTAGAAGTCTCGCACTTGCTTGTTTGGCAATATCCTTCCTTCCAAGATGAAATGCAATAATAGCTAGTTCATCCCACATACGCCATTCATAAATATCATTTTCTACAAATAGAACATTTTCATTGGGTTTAGGAATTGATGTAGCATAAAGCATCATAGCAAGAAGATCATGTGTAAACATATTCTTAGACCTACAATGTGTTGCATACCATACCAGTGATTCATTACGCAGAGGATTCATTTCATGTGCTCTCCAAGCCCAATCCTTATCTTGTAGAAGTCGTGCTAGATTCATAGCAGCAACACACTGCTCTTCCTTCCACTTACCCATGTCTACACGCTTCTTATACCACTTAATTGCCTCTGGAATGTTTCCACCATCACGATACGACTGAGCCAGATAAAACACAGTACGTTCATTCTCTGGGTCAGATTCATGCTCTTTTAGAAGCACTTCAGCATCATTCAGATACTTATTTCCATCCTGCTTTGAACGGTTACCAAGAGTACGACCAACCATGTATACCTCACTAGGTAGTTTAATAATCTTATTATCCTTCTTATCATTCGTAGGATACTCATGAAGTACACCTACATACCTCCAATCATCCTCCGTCTTAAAAATCTGTACTCTGCTGTAATCAATCGTACCACGCTTGATTTGAACAATACAAGCGTTAGGTTTGTGCTCTGTAAGTACACTTTGGAGGAAAATCTTACAATCAGGCGGATATACCATCAGATCATCGGCATCAATCATCAGAATATAGTCCATCTTTCCGTTACATAGCTTTAGTGCTTCAGACCTAGATGGGCCGAATCCCTTCCACTCACCTTGAACTACCATTCCAGTAATGTCTGTCTTCGCATAAAAATCTTTGATGATTTGAATAGTATTATCAGTAGATCCAGTGTCTAGAATAACATAGGTATCAATGATAGCCAGAGTAGATTGTAGAACTTCGTGAATAATATGGCTTTCGTCCTTAACAATCATACATAGTCCGATCTTCATTTATATTAGTTTTAGTCTATAGCTCTAAAATGACTTTCTCTTTTGAAACGGGGAATGACCCTGCCTTACGATGTTCTAGAATCTCATCCCAGGTTGCTTTCATTTCTGGAAAATGCTGAGGCATCCAATCTGGATCACGCATAATAAGTTTGCGCCTTTTCTGAATTAGAACCCAATACAGAATCTGCCATTCCATAGGATTTTGAAGAATTTCTTGTTGCCATTCATGAACTGGACGATTATCATGAATATTCATATACTTTACTAGACCTTGACCATCAACAGCAAAGCAAGACTTGTATTCTGCTGGAGTCTCGCTCCATTCCGAATAATTCATTAGCTTGAACTGCATTTCTACATAATCGCATTCCTGAAGATCAGTACATTCTAGCTGAAGCTGCATTTGATGATAATATGAATCTGGTACAGGAGTATCTTCATTGAACACACGTGAAATAGGGCACTTGAGTTCAATCAGTCTTCCATTACGATCATCATCTGTTAGAATAAGTCCATCAGGAGAAGCACCAATAAATTCATGAACTGGATGCCGAACACATGATAGATCTACAAGCCTTACTTTTTGCTCTGAACAATAAATCTCTTTAGCTACAGGTTCAAACCTAGTTCCCCAGATTAGAGCACCAACTCCTTGACCATCTTGTTTCTTTGGCGGAACTAGTTTTGATAGAATCAATTCACGTCTAGCTGATGCGGTGGCATCGCCAAAACATTTCCAGATTTCAGATGCTGTCAACATCTCTCCTCGTTTAGTAAACCATGCCTGGGTACGCTGGTCATCAATGCCGTACTCACTGATAAGTTTTTGAATCTTCTCTTCCATTCCTTACCTATTATAGGTAAGCTTTAGTTAAATCCGTTATTGAAAAAGGGTTAAACCTTCTCCTAATCATCTTCTGGCTCTGGCTCAAATGCCGTGTCTAGGCACATCTTGCCGTTAACGTAGTAGAACAGTCCAGCCTTGGTAATAGCTTCGACTGTCCACTTATAGTTTTCCAAGAAGCAGCTTGCTTCAATCTTTCCAGCTTGTAGCTGGACTAAGCTATCACGCACACAGTACTTTGTTAGAAGTAAGCGCGGAGACAGACCGCCATTCTGCTTGGAATTAGCAAGAACCAGAACCGGTCGAGGAGCACCTTCGGGGTGTTGAACAGAGAGAATTACTTCACCCTGCTCTTCCCAGATTGCTCCTGGTGTTGGCGTATTATTCATCGCCAACTCCGACATGGTATGTTTTATAAAATGTTACAGTAAAATTCCGTTTTCATACTGATTTACGTAGTAAACCAAATGGAACAAATTCAAAGTCAAGAACAATGGGTATTACATCGTCTAGAAAAGTTTTACTCAGTTCCAGGGAATCTGGAGAAGGTGTCGGATATTCTCAACGGAACATCGAATCTCTCTCTGAGAATTATCGATTGGTTCGTGACGAATTACGCAAAGAAGTTCAATGTAGCATTCATGACAAGCAAACAAACATATGTAATCGTATACCTGTCATACAAGAGTCACCTAAAAGCTTACAGTAAGAAGATGTTCGACCCCTTTTGCCGCTGTAAAAGAATTAAGTTTAAGGGTCTAGATACAACAGTAGGTCAACTGAACTTTTTTGAATGGGTTCTTTCAGATGAGATTATCAAATACCTAGAAACCCATCGCGAAGCTGTCCACGCAGATATGGAATCACGTCTTCAAGAACTAAAAGATTCAACTGAAAAAGATACGCGTCGTAAACGTCATGAACTATCTAACTCTGCTACAAACTCACTTTCTAGACATGACGTAACTGTTAAAGTTTCATTCGAGTAGTATAAATGGATCCCGGACCCTCTATTGAAGGAGAACGACCGCTTCCTCCACCTGGTGTAGATTTCTTAAAGAATAGTTATATCATGTCTATAGAAGACCCAATTAAGGTAGCAACCATAAAACAATATCTAGAAAGTGAAAGAGATAAGGCTGTGGCTAGTATTAGTGGCAATGCAGCAATTGGAGTAAAAACCAGATTTGATATGTTTATCATTAAGATTGGTGGAACATTCGATGATTTATTTACTGGAATGAATGCTCAACGAGTTCAATCCTATAAAAAGGTTCTTGAAGATGCTATTAATCTTACCAGAGGTTCAGTGGCAGATGAAGAAGCTACTAACCAGAGCGCATTAAATACTACTATTGCTTCTGATGCCGGTGTTGGTGGTAAACGCAAGCGCAAAACTCGTAAGAACAAAAAATCAAAACATCCTTCTCCTCGTAACTCTGCGTCCTCCCACAGAAGAACTAGAAAACACTAGGAGAAGTTTTGACCGCTTACCTTTTTCTGGTTCTAGTTTTACTCGTTCAATCTTATGTTTTTTATTAATCAATTTGAGGTCAGAAAATCTGTAGTTAAGAGGTACACGCATATAAATGAATTTAGCCTTGCTTAAAAGTCTATCAATAATACAGCAAATATTAACATTATTCAGACCTAGAGATAAGGTCTTTATTTTCTTATAGTCTGTTCCTCCCCATGGTGGATCAAACATAATCGCATCTTGTTTTATTTTCATCATGTGTTCCATATAATCTCCGCAAATGACATTAACGTTATCCAAACCGTAGACGTTAATATTGTTTTTTAAGATATCACAATGTAGAGGTACAATCTCGCAAGAATTTACTTTAGCAAAATGTTGTGCGAATGAGATTGTCATTCCTCCCATATTTCCACAAGCATCAGTAATTGTACTGCTAGGTGTCAAATCACTCAGCATTCGCCTGATAATTTTATCTTGAACTATGGGTTCTACTATGCTATACTTTCCAATATTTGATAATCTTAATTTCTTGTAATCAATATCACCACCTGGGAAATATTTTTCATAAAGTTGTTTAGTAACTTCTATTTCTTCAACTTCTATTTCAGGATTAAATGGTATTTCACGTTTATCATCAGTCATAAAACAGGACATCCTATTATGATTTATACCAGATTATAATGCGCAAAGCAAGGTTACAATCAAATCTGGAATTAAACAAATGTATTCCTTACTAAGACCATCCTTGCTATACACAGATATATCCCCAGATATAGCAGAACACGATGAAGATCATGATGCTTCTGAATGGGCATATGAAAAAACTGTTTTGAGAGGTGCCCTAGATACATCATACAAAACTCAAGGCCTAGATGTCTATTGGTTATATGATGACAACTTAAATAGAATTGGTCTAGCTGAGCACGAATCAGACGACCATTCTTGCTTTAAAACCTTATGGTTCAGAGAATCTCCCTTTGGTACTTTATTTCAAGAAGATTGGACAGCAAAAGAATCTATCTTTTCACTTTTGACTCCAGAAGCTTATCAGGATGTTCTAGATTCAGATATTCTCTTAAAAGCTCACGGAAGACTTGTGACGCCAGACTATATCTTAAACGGCATTCCAGATATTTACGAATGTTTATGCGGGAAATCTTTTTCACCAATGTGTTCAGCAGTGAAAAAGAAAGTTGTTTTAACTAACCCTCTTTTTATCGATGATTCATTTATTATGTATCAACCTCCTCTAGACTCTAAGATATGGTCTAGACTGGGGCTGCAACACGGCGCTTCCGATTCGGAGCAGGGGGCTCAGCAGGCGCAGACTCCGTTACCGGAACCTCAACCTGGGTCTCCTCTGCCGGAGCAGAGTCCTCCTCCTCCTCGTCAGGAACAGCCTCAAAAGCACTAGCAGCCGTCAGACGAGTCTGAGGAAATACCTGTGCCATGGAAACACGCCATGTAATACCGAATGACTGGCCAATGATGTACACTGAGCCACTCACAATCATATTTGCTGCGACGCCTTTAGGAAAGACAGAACGCAGAGAATCGACTGAAAGGTAGACGGGCTTAGTAGATGCGTCAACCGCATCCATTGCCACCCTGCCTTCATAAACTGGAATCTTAACCTTGAAGGAAGGCGGGTACTTCCCGTTAGGAATATACTCGTTACCAACCTTGTCGGAAGAGACACTCAGAATGCTTCGAGAATTAAAGCTGTCTCGGATTGACTCCTCGCTTCGCTTCTTCCCAAACCACTTTGAACTATTCTCAGTTGCCGCCTGGATAAGCTTCTCCTGGAGGTCCAGAAGAAAGTTATAGAACTTCATCATATCATCACTACCATCAGAGCGAACCTTTCCAAACGGGTCACAGCCCTTTAGAGAGCCGATCAGCGAATAGGAAACATCGCCCTTCTCGTTCTTAGTCTCCAGGATGCCGCCCGGGAAATTCATCCTAGGAAGCCTCATAGAGAAGTTCTGGTTGTCGTACTTAAACTGAACACCCATTCCACCCTGCTTGTTACGCTTTGCCTCAGTTACACTGAGCTGGGCGATAGTAGCATTGCTTGCGTTTACGATTGCGGTAGTAGACATCTTGTAATGATTGTATATGTCTGTCAACATGTAAATCCGTTTTCATCAATCTAATCTATAATAGATAACAAATGCTATGCGGCTCATGTAAAAACAGCAAGACGACAGAACGATGTCCTTCAAAGGCTCTAAAAAATTTATCGTTTTGTGGAAAACATGCTCGAGTGAAAAATCCTAGATTGTGGGTAGAATTGAAACCGAATATAGATTCTGCGATAAAAATCCAGAAACGATGGAGAGGGTGGATAGCAAGACATATTCTTTCTTTGGCGGGGCCCGGTGTCCTTAATAGAAATAAGTGTCATAATGAAGAAGATGTTGTTTCATATATTGAAAAAGAAAAAGTTCATCCCCTAGATTATTTTGCCTTTGAAGAAGATGGTAAACTATTCTGGTTTGATGTTCGTTCCCTATTCCAACTTTCTATAGAAAAATTACAACCAGAGAATCCCTATACTCGCCAGAAACTTTCTTTAGATGTTCGCAAACGATTCAAAGAATATGTATATTATAGAAAAACTCCCTTATTTCACGACCCACTATATCTTCAAGACCGAGATAAGGTTATTGCTATGCGCTGGATGTTAATTTGCCAGATGCTCGAAGAATCTATGTTTATTGATATCAATCCAATGTTCTTTCTTGCCCTGAATAGAACTCAATTATGGGAATTTACTGCTATGCTAAGAACTACCTTACTAAACTGGGCAAAGGAACATAATTCAGTTCATTCACGCAGAAATATTTATTATGTCTGGATTAGTACTTGTTTTAGACGTCAAACTCTAGAAGTCGCAACAACAAATCAAGTTTGTCATTATCTAGGTGGAGCTTTATTGAAAATGTTGAAGGATTGTAAGAACCCAGACGAGTTGTGCTTTAAAATATTGAGCGCGCGCCATAGTTTGTGATTTAAACAGGTCACGATATCATAGAGTATACCAACCGCGTTAGAAATGTCTTCTTCTGTTTCCCAGGTAAAGTCAAACAAGATGGCCAAGAAGACCGAGACTGCTCCCGCCCCTGCCGCTGCTGCCCCTGCTCCTGTAAAGGTAGCTGCCCCCAAGGCCAAGAAGGCTGCTGCCCCTGCCCAGACTGAGGTAGTTGTACCCGTAGTTACCGCTGCTCCTACTGAGGTGCGTAGTGCTGATGCCATCCTGACTGCCGCACTTGAGAGTGTTCGCAGCCAGGCCAAGTCTGCCGCTGAGTCTTACCGTAGCCTAGCTCACGAGCTCCAGGAGGCTGCCAAGGCTATCAAGCGCGAGGCACGTGATTCCAAGCGCCGCCGCAAGGTAGACCCCGCTACGCTATCCCCCGAGGAGCGTGCCAAGTGGGAGGCTCGCCGCGCTAACAACGCCTTTCTGAAGGTGCGCCCCCTGAGCGATGAGCTAGCTGCGTTTATGAGCCTGCCTTCCAAGAGCCTTCGTAGTCAGACGGATGTGACCAAGTACATCTCTGGCTACGTGAAGAGCCACAACTGCTTTGACCCCACGTTCAAGCGCCGCATTCTCCCTGATGCCAAGCTAGCCAAGCTGCTACGCGTGACTGACAAGGATGAGGTGACCTACCTGAACCTTCAGACCTACCTGAAGGTACACTTCCTAAAGCCTACTGCGTAAAGCACTAGCTACAATAGTTTCTGATTTTTCTATAAAAATTAGTGGTGGAGGAGAAATACTGTCTTGCAAATGTAAGTCAATATTTTTTGACTGTGTTTAAATAAAAATGGCATATGTTTCACACTATTTTTTTAGAGATTGGGTGCCGTCTATACTTTTTGGCTTAGTTGTTGCTGTAACATTACATTATGTTGTTGGAACAAGCCGCAGTCTCTCATATACGGTTGGTGTTGTAGTCGTTCTAACTTCTTTACTTGGTAAAATGTTACTTCAACCTAAAGAAACTGGGTGGATGCCTACTAGCAGAGGTTGGGTAGGCTCTGGGCTAAAGTAAAAACGGAATTTTAAAATCTAGAATAGGTTTATCTTACTAGTAGACACCATGCCACGCACGGAAAAAATCTCACTGACTGACCCTGAGGGGAAAACGTCAGAGCATGAGATTGTCTCTTACTCACTCTGTAACAAATGGACGACGCCCGATGGGTGCTCATTTGGCGACAAGTGCAAGTGGGACCACGTTCCACCATGTACCAACCCCACCTGTGTGTCCGCTTCAAAGCAGGGCACGCACACGTTCGCAAGCTGCGGGCTGAAGGGTGGGGGTGCGCATGAGGCCACTATCGCGCTCAAGATGAGGCGGGACAAGTGCTCGGAGAAGGCGTTTCTCAAACACGCAACCAAGATCGCCAGAGACCAAACTGGCGAGTTCCTTTATCCAATCTTTGTCAAGGTTCTCCAGGTAGACTACCTTCAAGAGACGCTCGCTGAGTTCAAGAACAAGTACCCAGACAAGGTGCTTGCGAATGACCTAGCTGGCAAGATTACGGGTATGTACATCACAGAGGCCTCAACCGAGGAGCTAGAGTACATGAGGAGCAATGAGAACGGGAGGACGGAGAGTGACTACATCAAGATGGCGGTCGACGCCATTGCGGTGCTCTACGACGACCCCAAGTAAGTTGTTATGATGCCTTCGGGCACATTTTTTTACTCAAAACGGAATTTTGATCTAGATATCATAAGATTATACAAATATGTCCAAACGCACTCGCTTCAACCATGTTTCTGTAAAGGCAGACTTTGTTGAAATTCAGGCACATGGTCATGTACATTATGTCGCCAAGGACATGCTGGGCTATCGCCTAGAAGTTTCTTATCACCACCACAACCCTGAGATTAAGCTCTACCATGTTGTTATAACTTATAACGACGGGAGGGTCTATTATGTCAAGTGTGTGGATGATGAGGAGCAAGAGAATGTAGCTGCAGAGCTAGATGCTCATGGCCTTGCTGGTCAAATGGTCTAGTTTAAAACGGATTCTGAAAAGATAAAGTCTGGACAAATACATCATGCCATCTACTGCAAAAAAGCTAGTTGCCCCATGGGCACCTAAGAAGCCAGCGCTAAAGTTGCCTCGTCCACACAACTTACATGAGTTGATTCGTGGAGGACTCTTGTTCTTTGAGCCAGAGCCACGTTTCACCAACCTGAGAACTGGGACAGGCAATACGCCAGAGCAGCGGATGAACTATTAGGCCTTTTAAGGCTATTTTTAAAATGGATTATTGCTTTAATAATAGCTATCTAGGAAATCATGGGTGTATTACACTCTTATATGGCTCATGCCAAACAGTTTAAAATTGATGAAGCCAATGCCCAGTTAACTAAAAATCGTGAAGCCTGGAATAAGAACTTGGCAGAGTGGCTTCTTTTCATTCAACAGTTGAATAGCGAAGACCTAGAATGTTGGCAGGAAAAGTGCGATGCTTTTCATGATAAGGCAGCTAGTTTAAACGCAGAGATTGTATGCCTCAACCTAGAAATTGAAAACATCAGAAGTGTCATTTGACAGCTCTGATGTACATGGAGTGGGATTCGAACCCACGCGTTTTTACACAACAGCTCTTAAGGCTGTCTCCTTAACCGCTCGGACATCCATGTTAAAATTTGCCTTTTGTGAGAATCGAACTCACGACCTACAGCTTACAAAGCTGGTGCTCTACCTACTGAGCTAAAAAGGCATATGCGACTTCTGTGGGGATCGAACCCACTACCTTCCGGTTAACAGCCGAATGCTCTACCAAATGAGCTAAGAAGTCAAAAAGACTCGTATGGGACTCGAACCCACAGCCTTTCGGGTAGAAACCGAATGCACTATCCATTATGCTAACGAGTCAGTTACCGACAGCGGGGATCGAACCCGCGACTCTGGGCTTAAAAGGCCCATGCTCTACCATCTGAGCTATGCCGATGAAATTCCGATACCGGGAGTTGAACCCGGGTCTAAGGTGTGAAAAACCCGTATGCTAACCGTTACACCATATCGGAGAATAGTCTATGCGGGGGTTGAACCCGCGACCTTCGGCTCATAAGACCGACGCTCTACCACTAAGCTAATAGACTGTACGACCTCCCACCCGTGGTCATACTAGTGCTACAGTATTTAAATCATAAATTGTTTCTTTAAGTTCGATATCAGTAAATATGATTTCTGTAGGTAATTCTAGGTAAAGTACTGTGCTAAAAAATGGTGTAGTTCTTCCATCTAAAACTATTGAACGAATCTTGGAATTATCTAGCAAGGTTGAAAGCAACTTGCTGAACAGCTTTTTCTTAGAAAGAGTATCTCTGATGGCAATACGACATTGTTTTCCATTCCAGGCACACATATGAGAGCTGTCACACGTATTCTTTTTAAATTGGCCACATGGTTTCCTAATCTTAGATAAGAATTCTATAGGTTCATTTGTTGAAATGAAATGAGTAGTTTGTTCAAACCAGTCTTCTAATTCTGGTTCAAGTTCAGAACGTCTAGGTGATGCTTCTGAAAGTGCTACTGTCAAATCTGGAAACGTGTTGTCTACGATATCCTTAGTTAACTGAAATAATAAGAACTCATATAATTCAGAAGCATAAGATATCTCCTTATATTTGCGTAGATTTTCTTCATTAGGTTCACCTAAAGCAAGAGTAGTTTCAGTCTCTCTCATTACTGTTTGAACAACTTCGGATGCTTCGCCTTCACCTTTTTTAGCTAGGACAGGAACACGTAATCCAGATCTAGTTAATATTTCAACAATGTGTCCTTGACCATCATACATATCTTCTGCCCATTCATAACCAGGAGCTAACTCCTTAGCTTTATTTAATAAGATACGCATATCATCATACGAAGGAAGGTCTTTAACTTCAGAATATCCTGAAATCTTAGGGCGTTTTTCTAAAGGAGGAATTGCTGTATTTTGAAAAGGTAGAATCATATCATGAGGAATATATAGTGCTTGTGCTCTTCCAAACGGATCTAGAACTATTGAAAAATCATCAACTAGAGTAATTGCGAATCTGATAGCATCACCAATCGTAGGAATATTTGTTACGCAAGATAAATTTCTCTTCTTAGTTAATTCTATATACGTTTCATTTTTAAAAGGTGCTTCAAAAATATTAGCCTTAAAGATAAACTTCTTTTGTTGACGCAAGACATGACACAAGCAATCAACATCATTTCCACGCTGAAGAATTATTACACCTCTAGATCTGAGTTTTACTTGTAAGGTGTAGAATGTACAACCTATGGTTAGGTCATCAAGATTAATACGGTACACATCAACACTTAAGACAATAGCAACATATTCTAGTTCTTGAGCCACTGTTAGTTTATTTTGTTCAAAGGCTTCATCTATAGCAGAAATTGTGCGCGCCATATGTTTACGAGCTACTGGATCATCTACGAATGGTTTCATAGTTAATCTTGCTTCAATATCATCCGCGTAGGTATCAGAAGTTGATGGCCATAATGCTAGAAAGGCACACCTCAAAATACTAGGAACTGAATTGCGCGGAGATGGAACCTTGGTATTTAAGTTTAAAAAACTTGGAAGGCCACTCGAAGGTCTTCCTAGACCAACGCGGAAAAACCCAGACATACCTGTTTGTATACGATTACCAGCTTCAATAGCAAGTTTGTATTCTTCAGTTATGTTTATAGAGTTCAATAAATCTTTAGGTAAGTAAGCAAATCTACCATATGATGTTGCCTTAGTTTCACTCAAAATGTAGTATTTATCATCCTTATCATCCTTTTTTAATATGCGGCCTTCTTTCAGCGATTTATAACATTTTGGTAGTTGTGGGTTACCATCTTGATACCCAGGATAAATATTTCCCTTTGTTCTTGGAATAACTGAGTATTCGCGTGTATCTGCCTTATAATCTGTAGATTTACGTATTTTTCCATGGCATACAGGACATACCTTTTCCCCATCAATAGTTTCTAGTTGAGTTTCATGTAAGGGTATCTTATCAAACATACACCAGTAATCTGGACATAATAAAATTCCATCTGGATTTTCTAGAATTATTTTTTGATTATCTGGATAGTTTTGCGGGTTAAACTCTGATTTACTTAGATCATTTATGATATCCTGAATTTCTTTGGAACTTATAACCACCGGTTGAAGTTTCTGATCTATCTTTGCCGCAAAGGTGGATTGACTTGGAAATTTTAATGGGTCATATTCTTGTAACCTGTTATTGAAATAATTGTAAATAGTTCCAGTCTTGGTTGTGCTTAATTTTTGAGTTGTTTGTATTTCTGGTTTAGTTTCTTCTAGGACATCTCCCTCCAAATAATCAAACAGATTAGAAAATTCTGTGTCAACAAAATTAGTGTTTACAGTAGATACAGTTACTGGTACAGATTCTTGACGTTTAGGGCATACACGGTTTACATCATCTCCATCTGGATCGCTCAAAACATATCGAAGAATATTAGCATATTGTAGAAATCTATCGACTGAATCTACATCAGTAATTTCAATAGTTTTTTGATGAATGATTAATCCTGGGAAACTCCTGAATTGACGTGTTAATAATCCGGGTTCTTGTTCTACTCTCTGCTTTATTGCGTTTAACAAAATAGTAGCTTCGTCTAAAGATAATTTTAATTCATCTTGAATTTCAGAAGGTTTGATAAATGGGTCATCACGTAACAAATTAAGAATACGAACATCTCTTGGATTTATGCCATCATTAGCATCATCAGATCTGAGAAACTTAAATACTTGATCAGACTTACGAGACATTTCAAAGATTCCAGCTAGGCAATTCATACGCAGAGTATCATAGGAATTCAGTGGAGTACTATACTCTGCTTCAAATTTAATATCCTGAATTGTAAATCTACTCTCTTCTGTATCAGATTCTTTTATGAATGGAGTTATAGCATCAAAGGTTTTGAACCATTTTAGTAGACTAGCCCGCAAAGAATCAGTACTTTCTTTATTTGAAGAATCACGATATGAAGCAATAATAATATCATACGCTGTAATAGTTACTCTATCAAAAATCTCACGATCTTTGCCTCTATATAAAATCAAAGTTGGTAAACGATCACGATAAGGTTTAGATTTTGTCCACCAAGCACTCCATACTGGTAAATCTAGAAATGGTCGTTTAGTTTTTGCTCCAGTCTTATAAAACTTATGACGAGATATTTCAGAACGTCCTGTAAAAAATGTGATACAAGGAATATCTTCTGAAACAGTTAGACCATAAAATATCTGTTCAAATCGTGTTCGAACAGCTTTACCAAAATCAGTATCAACTAGATCTGCTCTCCATGCTACTCGAAGCATATGAACTTCTTTTTCCTGGGGAGGATCCAAGGATAATAAATCATTCAGATGTTTAGTATTTGCGTCTAGAGTGTTAATTTGGGTTTCAGATAAACGTTGAGGTGTAGAAGATCTTAATAAGGGGAAGTATGCTCCTTGAAACCCTTCCTCAAACTCCTTGACAACAAATCTGGAAATATTGAAATCAGGATACAGAGATAAAAATAACTTACCGTCTTCAGGTATAGGATACTGTGCAGTAGGAATTTTTAAGGCAACTGCTGGATCTATTTTTAAGGGAAGTGTAAATGCTTTTCCGGATTCTACACCAAAGATACGTAATTCTTCAAATGAAGTTCCTGGGTCAAATAAAGGTTGTAAGAAAGAGGGATATGACATCCATTCATCCTTATCTAGTTTCTTAAAAGTGAGTGTAACATTTCTGGATTCACAATACGCATGAAATGAATCTGATTGTATAGGATTATCATTCATTGAAATTCTATTAAAAAGAGTTTCCCAATGTCTAGGATCGCTAGTATAATAGTTCTTAGGGAGTTGTACTGCTACCATAATAAATAAACGATCTTGATGAATATCCAGAATCTTTGCTATTTGTTGTCGTACTACATTGATAGTATCATCTTTGAAAAATGATATGTTCCTAGAACCTTTAAAGTCTATCACAGACTTGAACATCTTACTCTTAAAACGGATTAGTTTATTTCCAGATTTGATGTCAATACAAAATGAACAATGAGGAGCTCCGTGCTCTTCTTATTCCACTAGATGAACGTCCCTACCAGGCAGGTGTAGACCGGCTGGTAGAGCGTTTGTATAACACAGTTATCATAGCAGCAAAAGAAGGCAAGACAATTGTCAATGATTTCAGAATCATGATGCCAGACCTTCCGTGTCAAATGATTTGCCAACAGCTTCGCAAGAAGCTTTCCCAGGCAGTCATCGAGTACGAGAACCGCGGAGATGTAAAAGTCTTTACTGTAGATTGGAGTAACTAAAGAGGTGTGTCTGTAATAGTCATACCGCAATACTTAACAGGATTTTTTGAATAGTTTACAGGTGTATAAACACCAATCTGGATAGATTCCTGCAATAAGCGCCTCATATTAGTCCAGAATTCTGGAGTATGGCCTATACTTTCTGTCATTAAATGAGCTAGTTCATGAATCAGGACAAACATAACTGTGTTTTCATCAACCAGAGTGTAAGGAGGAGCTTTATCGCGAAGACAGACAACTATTTTTTCGCCCTTATTTTCAGAATAAGATGTGCTGTCTGCGTTCACATCATTTTCTTCAAGAACATCAGGATTAAATCTAGAAACTAGTCGTACGTATGGTTCATCCTTGTATTCCTTACAATGGTCACAAATTTTTTCCAGATTTGTTCGAATACGAGACATCGCTTCTACAGCCTGATGTTTATCAGGTAGATTTTGAACCTTGTAAGACCTTCCATCAGAAGCTTTTACAAGAGTGTTATTTTGCGGCCCACTGAAATATGAGTAAGCTAGAGCTATACCAGTTCCTGCTATGGCAATGGGTATCATTGTTAAAAACGGATTTTATATTTAATAGGATTTCAGTACTTGGGGCCGATTAAGAAAGAGAGTGGTCCTACTTGTTTCAACAAGGGCGAAATAAAGCAGCGGCTGGGTTATAACCAACGAATATGGCAGTTCTGTATCCCTCAATAAGGGCGGAATTGACCTAACAAGCTTTCTTCCCGACGTGAGAGTGGGTTACCTCTCAATAGCTGAAAACGAACAAGAACCGCCTGACCTAGACCTATTGAGGTTAAGTCACGCGGCGGTGTGCTTGCCTAGCTTTAGAATTTGATGTAGTAGTATCCTAGGGTACGTTGTAAAGTCAAAAGGTTAAAAACGGATTTTTCTTTTATAAGAATTTTGGTTTATTGAGGAGTAATCCAAGAACCGCAAGTATTTGTATGCGGTCATCCTATCCCCTCTGGCCATGTTGGAACACCCGGAGCCCCGAACTAGAGTTTTGGGAGGAATTTTTAATCGGAGGTACCCTGGCAGTCTAGGCCACGCTTAAAAGGATTAGATTCAATAGTTGTATTTAGGAAGGGACCAACCTGGCCCTGGGGATTAGGCTGCTCAGAACGTACATCCCAAGAAGCATTACGGTTAGTCTGAGATACACCAGCTAGAGCAGTATTAGTGTGGTAACCAGCCTGTAGAAAGTTCTGACCTTTTAGATCAGACATACTAGAAGGATTCACGGCTGCCCAGGAAGCACCAATTTCACCCTTGGGGAGAAGTTCAGAGGCGCTTAGGGTAGATTCAGTGTAAGTAGACTGACCAGTAGGCTGACGAGCCTGAAGAGATTCGGTGGGCTGAGCATTACCACCTGCCTCGTGACCACTAGCGCCGAAGGGACCCATTTCACTAGTAGGACCGCGCACACCAAGAGCACCAGCAAGCTTGTCCATAGTCATGCCTTCACCAGTTAGGCTCTTACTGGCACTATAAGAGTTCATAGCATAAAGTACTACTGCAGCAAGGGCGACAAGTCCCGCAATTTTTACAGTGTGCGATGTCTTAGCCATTTTCTTTATGTTCAAACGAAGACAAAAAACGGATGAAAAAACAATTCCTAGAATTCCTGGGCTCGGCGGATGTCCAGCAGTTTTTTGAGCAGGCTGTACTTCGACCCCTTCTCGACAAGATTTTTCAGTACTTATATCCGTACCTTCTAGGTGTTATGCTTTTGTGGGGTGTGATGTTTATCTGTATCGTACTTATCCTTGTGATGATTATGCGTACCGCACAAGTGGGGATAAAGTAGCTCAACTAAGGACGAACGTGTTAGTTTATACACTGAATGAAACCCTCGAGCTCGAGCTTCCTGGCGTAACACTTCAATCTTTTTCTTTTCAACAATGTACTTCTCCGGTAAAGGTGCGGAAAGAAGTTGTATAAGTTGAGCCTTTCGCATAACATAATAAAGTTTTATACGTCGTTCCTTGGCTTCTTGTTTTAGCTCACAATATTCCATGGCGTGATAGTTCATCTTTATTCTCACGTATCTAGGCAATAAAGGTTTCCGTTTTGATTAATAAGAGATGATCATATTCATCGCACTTACAATAACAGCTCTATTAATCGCAGCGTCGTTTTTTGGAGAAGGCCAAGCAAAGTATGTGCGTGATAATTGGTCAGAAATGAGATGTAACCCAGCATACATGATTATGCCAGCAGTTATAGACCTAGGTACTGATGTATTTAGTAACTTCAATATGTGTATCACTAAAAGTTTTCATGATTATGCTGGACTTTCTATGGATGGAATGAATTCTCAAATGAGTATTGTAGGTGATTCTCTAGGTACTATTGGCCAATCAATGTCCGATATGCGTGGAATGATGGGAGACACTCGTGGTGGATTTATGATGGTTTTCCAGATGGTTTTTGGTAAGATTCAAAATTTAATGGGTAGTATGCAGTATTTGATGATTCGTATTAGAACCTTGATGGGGCGTATAGTGGGTGTATTTGCCTCATTAATCTATGCGTTTTATGGCGCTCAACAGACTGGTGAAGCTGTATGGAATGGTCCTATTGGATATCCCGCCAGACACAAACTAATTTAGTTATTGCCAAAGAATAACATGATAGTATTTTGGCTAGCAACATTTGGAGCACTTGTAACTATATTAGTTTTTCATACTTACGGTAATCTCCGCAAAATCCAAGAGGATTGGAGTAAGTATAGATGTGTTCCTCCATACATTTTTCTAGCAGGGATTGTAGACCCAGATACAGGTATAAGTAAAAATTTCCAGAATTGTTTGAATCTCGCAGGAAAACCCATTATAGGAGGAATGACGGATGCCTTAGGAAGTCAATTCTCTATTATTGGGGAGGCTCTAGGTAGCGTTGTCAATCCTATTGCTGCGATGCGTAAAATGATTAATAATATGCGAACATTTATAGGTTCGTTTGCTGCTTCAACCCTAGGAAAGGTATCGGGGCCAACAAGTATGTTCGTATATTATTTGAATAAGATTCAGGATATTATGCGTCGTATAGCTGGAGAGGGATACATTGCTGCATTTTTTGGAATAACTATGGTATCTTTTATAGAAGGATTTGTATCGCTAATTGTAGGAATTATAAAGGCATTTGTAGTTGCCATGTTAATCATTGCGTCTATGCTCGCCTTATTTCAACCTCAAATTTTAGTGACTGTTTTGGCAATAGCAGCATCATTGCGAGCAGCTGGCGTATAAAATTCTGAGTAGTAAAGAAATGAGAAAATCTTCACTAGCCCTTGTTATTTTTGTACTTGCCTTAGTAGTTGGGTTTATGAAATATAGATCTGGGCTTGAGGGCTTTATGCAGAAGGACGCTGGTATGCCCCTAGATGGACCCGCAATGGGTCCTTATGATACTTCTATGGGTGGCTGGATGGCTACTGAACAGATGCCAGTAGGTAGTATGCCTCAGAATAAGTCTTTAGAGCAGAATAATCTAATGTTCCTAGTAGGAAATCAAGTTAGAAAGGATTGCTGCCCTAGCGCATTTACTACTGATTCTGGATGCGTGTGCTTATCCCAGTCAGATCGTGATTTAATGGCATCTCGTGGCGGAAACAAGTAGTTTAGAGTCTTATTCCTAATATAAATCAAATGGATCCTAAGAAAGCATTCAAAGCATTTCGTGATGAACTCTGCTCTACATTCTCTGGTACAGAGTTTTCGACATATAAGGATACAGACCCTGCTAAATTTGAAGAGCTAGTTACTCCAGTTGTTCTGAAGGTACTTCAGAAAGACAAGGCTCTGTTTGACAATGAGTTTACGGTTTTTGATGTCAACCTATCCCCTCTTTTCCCTAAGAATCCAGACATGTTTTGGAAGCATATTCAAAAGTGCGCAATGTCTTCCTTTTTAAGTGGTGACATTAAGGGAAAGGTGAATAAGATTGCTGAGTCTGTAAAAGAAATCTGGGGAGAAACTCGTGGTGCCGATGAAATTGAAAAAATTCTTGGAACAGAGGAGTCTCGTAGCAAGGTATCAGAGATTCTAGAATTTGTTATGACTACTCGCCTAGCAAGAGTTGTGATGAGTCTTGTAGAATCTATTGATATTTCAGAGCTAGGTATTGACTTTGAAAATCCGGAAGAGGTTATTAACACATTTCAACAAGCCGATAATCCCGTTATGGAAAAGCTAATGAAAAAGATTAAGACAACCTTAGAGGACAAGGTACGCAAGGGAGAATTTACAAAGGAGATGCTGGCAGCTGATATTCAAACGATTACTCTAAAAATTCAGACCGCATTTGGAGACATGTTTAGTGACATGCTTGGTGGGCGTAAGGCAGATGTTCCTTCCCGTGTGATTCTAGGTAATACTCCTGAAGCTCGACGTGCTCGTATGATGGCACGCCTTCATAGGAAACTTGAAGAAAGGAAAAACAAAGACTAGAATAATACAATACAATGGACGAAAAACTATGGATTGAAGAACCAGCAAATTTATTCACTAAAGATAACTGGTGGAAATTTGTGCCTTCTGGTCAGACTCCTAGTGTTCCGTCAGCAATGAACGCCATTCTTCGTTTTTCCGTATATCTATTTACTATCTTATTCCTTGCTAAGGGTCATACCATATACTTACTTGGAATTCCCCTAACAATGTTTTTAACTATTATGGGGGCAAACCTGTTCCCTAAATCTAGAATGCTCGAATCCTTCACTGAAAGTATTTCAGGCACAGATTATACTTATCCATCAGCTAAGAATCCGTTTATGAATCCTTTGCTCACGGAGATTTTAGATAACCCTAATCGAGCAAGGGCAGCTCCTGTAACTAGTACAAAGGTAAAGAAGCAAATTGAAGAATCATTTCAACAGACATCTGATTTATATATGGATACCTCAGATAAGTTTGACCTAGCTCAGTCTATGCGTACATTCCACACTGTACAATCTGGTCTAATTCCGAGTGACCAAGATGGATTTCTAAAATTCTTAGCTAAGGGAATTGATGAACCTGACCACTCTAGCGCTTTCTTAGCCCGCAAAGCTAAGGAGAAGTCTGAAGGTTACGTTGATGCCATGGGCTCAATGTCTAGTCTTCCGAACTCTACGGACAAGCCGTCTGGTGTTACGCCTGCGGGTTCTGCGTCTTCCACCTAGTTTCATACCATCTCTTAAAAATTTTGCTAGTTCATCTTCACTAGTTTTTTCTCCGTCAACCGACGACTTTTTTCCACGCTTATTTGTGAGTTGGAAATGAGGAAATCCATTAACTCCTGCTTCTTCAGGAATAGCTTCTCGTTCAACACTTACTAGTTTTACGTCTCCAAGGCCATGATTAGCCTTATTTTTACAGACACTTTTCCAATGAGGCATAGTACGTATACAATGACCACAATCTTTCCAGTAAAAGAAGATTATGGTTTGCGGTTGTTTCATTAATTTCCTAACAGTATCCTTGTCTTCTGGACTTTTGTAATCTTCCATTTACTTTGAACGCGTTAAAAGTTTCGAGATGTATATATAATATGGGAACTAGACGCCATAAAAAATACCGGGGTGGAGTACCTTTTATTCCTGACCCCAGTGCTATAGGGCCAGCTGGACAAGCAAGAGAGAAAAAACGTTACGAAGCGTGGCTAGCTAACAGAAAGGTTGAAGCAGTGGAAGACAGCGCTCTAGAAAAAATTAAACAGGATAGATTGCGCGAACTTAGTAGTATGGCATCATCCAGCCCAGTAAAGGCAAGAATTCACGAAGAACAAGAAAAAATAGCTGAAAAAGATATTGAATCAACTAGAGCAGTAGACGAAAAGAAGAGACGTTCAGAGTGTAAGGCTCATTTAAGGTCTCATAATCCACCACTTAAGTCTCCAGATGCTGCAGAGGAATGGCTAGCTACTGCTAATAGAAGAGCTAACCCCCAAGATTATGCTGAAGTTCGTGATTGTGTAAGAATTCTTAAATCTACAAGAGGAGGCAAAACTCGCAGACGTAAAACCCGTCGTAGAAGATAAATGGAAAATAGTTGGCAAGGGTATATTACTGCATTAGGAGGACAGAAACCACCTGCTTCAAGTATTGACCAAGGATTCAAATTCTCAAACACAGAAGGTGGCCCTTCGACTGGATTTATTCAATGGAAACCTAAGGATACACTAAAAAATTATGATGCTATGAATGGTGCGTGGCTAGGTGTTGAAGCTTCTGAAGCAGCATCTAAAACTATTTTCAAATATGACCATGCTCCTGCTAAATAATTACTTATAAAGTTTGGTCATATCAGAATACCACTTATAAACATCTATATCCTTATAATTCCTGGAACATACTTCAAAGAGCTCTTTCTTTTCTGGAGTCAGAATACCTAGTTTATCCATAATTGCCAGAATTTCTGAGATTTTTCTTAAGAGACTTCTCATAATTTCTTCGGGGTCAGTGGTATGAGAATTGAACATTAAAGGTTCACCTCTTACTGCCTTTCTATAATTCACTGAATCTTCATTTAGAACCTTGGATAAATTAGCTAGAAGTTTTGTTGAAATGAGTTTATCCATTGTTGGGTGTGTCCCGATAAATGCTAGTTGCTCTTCATGAGTATATAAAGCAAAGTTATAGAATTTGCCATCACTGTCTACAATAGGTTCATACTGCGTCATTGGTGTTCCACAATTACAGTCTGCCCCATAAGTAATATCAAACAACACATTTTGCTTGATATATTTCCGTTGTTCAGGATTGAATTGAGCATACAGTTGCTTAAATAGAGGAAGTAGTTCATGGCCAGTAAATTGCTGAACAACTAGTTGTGATGAAGAATCAATAGATTGCTGAATCATCTCTTTAAGAAAAGAATCGTCGCTTAAATTTTGGGGAATCACAATAACTTCAATTCTAGATGATGTCCAGATATATTGTTCGCACTGAACAAATCCCTTGCTTTGGAAATAACGCTCTAGAAACCCGTGATCATAATCTGGGGCAAACGCAGGGTCAAAATGTATAGCACGAATACTCTTTTTCACAGTGTCTAGAAAGCAAGGTAGAATCTGGTCAAAATCTGGAATAAACTTTTCTAGATCTGAAGTTCTATTTTTGGTACCAATACCAATATAGGTATATTCACGAGGATGAGCGGCGCAATAATCTAGGATATTCATTTTTACAGATGGTTTTATCAGTAAAAACGGATTCGTTTTTTATAGAGTTAGTAATTTTACTGTGTATTGTAGTTTGTTGCTTTTAGCCTAACTACAATGCCAAAAGGCAAGAAGGGCAAACATTGCTACAAAAGCCGCAGTGACGGAAAGGTGGAGGAACAGGAGGTTAAAAACCGCAAGTTCCTCCTCTCGCTGTACTCCCAGGGGAAACTCGGGGAGATCACTGTGGCTCGCGTGGCAGGCATGTCCAAGAAGGGGAGGAAGCAGGGTGCTCACGGCATCTTCGAGCTTTCCCTCAATGGCGAGGTATCCAAAGACTCCTACGTCACGGGCAAGTGCATTCAGTTTGCAGCCCTAGCCAAAGACCTGCGTGCGGGCGACCTTGTGCTCATTGAGCCAGAGGGTGACAACACGTACATGATCCACTTTCGGCTCACAACCATGGCAGACGTTGCTGAGGTGTGCCGGATTGGCGCCAAGTGCGCGCCAGCTTTTCTGGAGGAGGACGTGTTCGAGGACGGGGTGGATGCGGATGACGACTCCGCACTAGCCGCAGTCGCAGCAGAGGCGACAAAGGAGGAGGAGGAGGTCAATATGGACGACCTCTAAAGACCCAACCCACCAGTGTTTATCAACATAGGTGGCATTTTTACTTTCCAAACTTCATCTCATTATCTGAATTAGCTCCTGCTGTAGAAACTTGTATTGCTGGAGCACTAGGTAGAGGTATAGAACCACCACGAATACGACGACGAGTGCGACGACGAGACTTGCGAGACTTACGTGTTTTCTTTGCCATTTGATTAATAAGAAGAAATGAAACTAGATACAACCCAGCTAATTTTTTACATACTTGGCTTTCTTGCTTTTTTATATCTTGCTCTGCCTCATATAGTAGAAAGTTACGAATCTTATGCCAGACCATGGGATACCGCAGAAGATAAGATAACTGTAAAGACAGTAGATGATGGTCTAGAACATATGACTAATAGAGATGTTGATGTTAAACAAACTCATTTTAAACAGAGCCCAGATATGTGGGAATTATTCGAAGCAGCCAGTGAACCAGCAAAGGCCACCCTAGTTCTTCCATCTGAACCTAAGAAAATCTTACCCGGAGTACCAACTCCTTCTAAACCCGTACCTATTGGACCATCAAATAAAAAAGAAGTTGAACCCCCTATTGATAGGGATGAATACAGCAAACCATTAGATTCTGGTAGTAGAACTCTAGACCCAGAAGTTCAAAAACCTTCTCAGCCTGAACCTGAGTCCAAACCCAAGCCCAAGACAGAAGAGAAACGTCGTAAGGTTATGAAACAAAGTGTTCGAGAAGTAAGTTCCTTGCCTAAAGAAAGTCCTAAAAAATCAAAGGAAGGAATATGGGGTCCTAAGGCTCCTGAATTAGATAAGAGTCAACCTAGACCAAAGGATAGTAGTGATAGTAGTAAAACTGGTTCAGGTGTTTATCCTGATATTTATGGCCCTGAACAACTAAATATTCCCGGGAGTGGAGAACAAGATTCATCGGATCCTTCTTATTATGACTATGTTCCAGCAGCAGAATTTCCATCAGGACCACTATTTCCTTCTCCTTATCTAAATGATTTTTCCAAGATTTTGAAAACGTAAAATACTCAGAACAACAAATGAGAAGGAAGAATAATATGTTCGGCCTTCACAATTACGCAGGAAGCTGTTGGGTTAACGCATGCCTTCAAGGAATTTTCAGAATCCCTGAAGTGATGGATAGATATACTCGTGAAGTTCACGATAAAGAAAATAAGGTTGATGTAGACCTGAATCAAATCTGGAATTCAAAGGGTTCAGAAGGGCTTCGCACATTCTTTGAAGCAGTTCGTACTGCTACTATGCCTGCTGGTCAAGGTATTGGGGATAGCAATGAACTTTTGATTCATCTTTGCGATAAACTACCTTTTCTAGATGAACTATGTAGATTTAAGATAGCAGAGGAACTTAAGTGTGCTTGTGGATTTCGCCAGGTTCGCGAAGATTCATCTATTGAATATGAACTACATCCAGAAAGAATGAATACCCCGATTGTTGATTGTATTACCAAGGGAGTACAACCTGAAGTTGTAGATGGATGGAGATGCGATAAATGTTCCGAAGTTGGAAAGGCAACTAAGCAGGCTCTTATAGGTTCATTTCCAAAGGTAATGATGTTCAGAGTAACATCCCAGAATTCTTCGCTTCAATACTCTAGTGTTCTAGTAATTAATTCCAAGAAGTACTATCTCCTAAGTGTTATTTCACACACAGGTGGTCATTGGTTTACATATGCTAGGGAAATGCCACCGGGTAAGCCTTGGTTTACGCTTGATGATACACGTGTAAGACAGCATAATGAACGCGAGTTTCCACTGAGTCAGATGACAAAGGTGCTTATTTATTATCGACTGGAAGAGTAAATGACACTACCTTATCCCGTAGTATTCTCTGTTTCAGGAGTAGGATTAATTCTAGCAGGTATAATCATCTGGCTTATTTCGGGATCATTTACAGCTGCTCTTGTTGTTCTAGCTCTAGCTGGAATTATTTTCTACATTTATACGACATTTGGCGAGACAACCATTAAACAAACTGATAAGGGACTAGATGTAGAACAAATTCCTAATGCTAATACTGGCCCGAGTACTGGCGCTGGTATCAAAGAAGTTTTTCATATTTCCGATAACATGTATTCATACGATGAAGCTCCTGCTGTCTGTGCTGCCTATGGGGCTGAACTTGCTACATATGACCAAGTTCTAGATGCTCAAATTCAAGGTGCTGAATGGTGTGGTTATGGATGGTCGGCAACTGGTATGGCATTATATCCTACAAGTCAAGCAACCTGGGAGGCTTTACAAAAGGAACCTAAGGAAACTAAACGTACAGCATGTGGTCATCCTGGTGTGAATGGCGGATATTTTGACCCTAGAATGAAGTTTGGTGTAAATTGCTATGGTCGTAAACCGCCTAATATGGGAACTCGTCTACCTCAACCACTACCTGGTCATGAGGATACTAAGGAGTTTGATAGACAGGTAAATAAGTTCAAGAGTATGCTGACATCCATGAAATTATCACCATTTAATCGTGATGTATGGTCTAAGATTGGAAGTTATATGCCTTCCTTTCCTTCTTTTTCTCAGGCTCCAGTAGAAAATCGTACTGTACCAATGACTCCAGCCCCAGCTAAAAATCCTGCTGTGCCTAAAGCCCCAACTCAGTCAGAGCCAGCCTCATACGAAGATTATTCTAAAAATATTTGTACAGAATTTGGAATATGTGATTATAAAAATGATGAGGCAGCAGCTCACAAAGAAGCACCAAATGCTACTGATGCGGAAGCAGCAGATAAGGCAGCTGGCATCTAAACTAATATTGGCTCAAAGCAAATGAACTATGCCCTAGATACTCCTATTCAACGTTCAGTCTATACTCCGGAAGAACAGAAGCCTATAGCTGTAGCACCGCATACTAGTAACCAAACTCAAGACCATCGCATATTTCAATGGCTTCATCATAAGCCACAAAGTCATTCGATATTTCCTATGCCACCTAAGTCGGGTAGAGATAAGAAGTAAAGTATCGTAGCAAATACAAAGATGGCAGAAGTGTTTTTCATTCTAGCACTCGGAGCAGTCGGTGCCGCTCTTGCCCAAGATAGTATAGCACCAAAGGAAGGATTTCGTCTTCAGGCTCGCCCTACAGTAGAACATACTGATGAGGTAGTTCACACTCAAGAAAAACTAGGTCACAGTAATGAAGTACCTTTCTTTGGCCCTCGCGTAACTCAAGCGATGTATTCAGGAGGTACTGACCACGTTCTAGACCATAAGACTGGTGCCGGCAAGGAATATTTCCAGAAACGCGAGACTTTCTCTATGTACGATATCAAACCCGGAACTGGTAATCCATTTGGTCAACAAGTAGAAACTGATTTTGAACAGTCTCGTATGGTTTCTGGTATGCAGGCTAGGAATGTGTTTCCTGTTGAACAAGTTCGAGTAGCGCCTGGTTCTAATGCTGGTTACACTAATCTAGGTCAAGGAGGATTTCAGCAAGATCAGATGCGTGAATGGGCTCTCCCTCCTACAACTGATGAACTTCGTATTGCTTCCAAGCCTAAGTTATCTTATACTTCAGAACCTACTCCTGGTGTAAATGTGGTTACTCTACCTGGTATTCAGGCACCTGTAAATAAGAATAAGCCTGATAAGTTTGCTATTCTAGGTATGGACAGAGCAAATACTGCTGTTGGTGCTCAAACTGCTCCTATGATGTATGCTGAACAGCCACTGAGAACTCAGGCACGTGAATCTACATCTGTAGAATATTATGGTTCAGGTGGTGGCCAAGAAGGTCACTGGGCATCATACATTCGTGCTTTTACTGAACCTTTTCAGGAATTTATGAAATTAACCGCTGAAGGACGTCCTGGACCCGCAGGTGCCCAGGGTACTGGTACCGCGATTGGTGGCGACCAGTATTCTATTCAAACTAAGAAGGATGAGACGGTTCTGTCTGATGCTTCCAGATTTAATGTACCTCAATCTTATGTAACTCCAAGTGGTGACCATCTAGGTTCTTTTAAGTTTAATGAGCCTCTACAGCAAGATGTACATGTTGAACGCAATCATCCATCGACTGTTGCTGCTTTTAACCAAAACCCGTATACACAGCCACTGAACTCATTTTAATAAATGGACTTAATTCGTGAACAATTAATGTACAAATCCAACACTCTTCACGTGTGCGTTAACAAACTAACACGTCAGGAACAATATGAATTTTTAAGACTAGTTATGGCAACTAGAAAAGAAGGTATAACCGTTTGTTATGATGATTCAAATCCATATATAACCTGTATTCTAAAAATAATTGAATTAACCCGTTCTAATTGTGTTGAAAGCTGAAGGAGATGGAGCTCGTGAAAGAGTAATACTTGTACCATCTATTAATTTCGCCTTAAAATCAGCAATATCGATCTTACTCTTATCTGGGTGAGAGTCTAAATAAACTTTTGCAATTTTATCAGCAGCTTCTCTTTTTCTCTGAGCATTATCTGTACCTGTGAATGATTTTTTAACTTCATCAAGAGCCTGTTTAAATTTATCATCTGGAGTTTCAGCTTCCTTAGGAAGTTCTCTAGGAGTTTCTTTAGGGAGTTCTCTGGGAGTTTCCCTTCTAAAAGAAGGATACGCAACATTTAACTGTGTTTTAAGGTCATTATAGAACTCATTATTCATGCGATAAGGGTCATCATCATCAATAATTCCTTCAGAATCTGTTCGAACTACTCCAAGGCTAGGTAGATATACATCTTCTTCGCGTGGAAGCTGTTGAGGTCCTCTTGGTGGATATCTTATCTCACCCTGAGAAGGTTGGCCTGATGAATCTAGTTGATATACTGCCCGAGACATACTTATGTTTTATATGTATTTTAAATACCTAGTTCTTCCCTTGAATGAACAGTTACATCGAACATAACAGCATTAATCTTTCCAGCAACAGTAGATTCAAATGAGAATTCACCAGGTTGTAATCTTAGCTGGGTATACGCAGGATTTGTACCTGAGAACATTGTAAATACCCATGCTGTAGGCTCTTCAGCGCCCTTTTCCCAACGTACGTTTAGTCTTTCACCCATTATTACCGGACGTCCATTACCTCCTCCAACCTTATCACCTTCATTAGACCCATAAATTAGAACAATTCTAGGTGTACTAGATTTCAATGCTGCTAGACGTGCTTCAGCATCACTTTTTGCGCGATTAGATTGTTCAGATTGGGCTAAGGCGGCATTCTTTGCTGCTTCAGCTTCTTGTGCTGCCGCCGCTGCTCCATCTGCTAAAGCCCTGGCCTCTGCTGCTGCCTTAGTTGCTGCTTCCTTTTCAGCAGCCGATGTCCTACCATTTGCCTGTGCTGCTGCCGCTGCCGCTGCCGCTGCTTCAGCATCTGATGTTGCTGTTTCTGCTCGTGCGTTTGCCGCTGCTGCCGCTGCCGCTGCCGCATCCTTAGCCTTATCAGATTGAGCTGCGGCTTCTCCTGCTGCTTTTGCTGCTTCCTTTGCTGCATCTAACTGTTTAGCTAGTTCAGCATTATCTGACTGAAGTTGTGTTAGTTCTGCTGCTGACTTTGCTGCGGCTTGTGCTGCTGTGGCTGCTGCCGTTGCTGCTGCCCTGGATTTTTCAGCTGAATCAGCTTGAGCTGCTTCTAGAGAAGATGTCGCAGTTCCTAAACTAGATGATAAAGCAGCTATTTCATCCTTCTGCGCTTCAATTGCCGCACTTAATTCAGCAATCTTATCAGATAAACCCTTCTTTTCTGTTTCTGATGCCTTCGAAACACCGCTAGCCGCATCTCTAGCAGAAGATAAATCTCCATTTAATTTAGCTAGTTCTCCTAGATGTTCGCGCTTCAGTCGTTCTAACTCTGCGGCATGGTCAGCAAGTAGTTTAGCGATACGAGCACTGTTTTCTCCCTCAGTCTTTGCTGAATTTCTAGCTGATTCTTCTAAGGCTCCCTTAATCCTACCAATTTCTTCAGATTGAGAAGCTGTTAAAGATTTTGATTCTCCAAGTTCACGTAAGGTATTCGCAAGCTTTGTAGATATATCATCAAATTCAGCGCCCTTTCCAGCTAGTGCTCTACTCGCGGCATCAAGTTGTTCAGCAGTAGTCTGACCTGTTTGGGTTAAGGCAGCAATAGCATCTTGTGCTGCCTTTCCTGCTGCTGAGAGTTCTCCATTTTTCCCAGTTAGTTCTGTGATCTGAGCAGCAAGAGCAGCTTCTTGTGCTGCAGCATTCTCTCGTGTTTTGACAAGACCAGATTTTAGTCGTTCAAGTTCTTCACGAAGTTCAGCTAGTTGAGTATTACAATCTTGTATAGTCTGAGACTTTCCTGCTGGTCCTTCCATCTTATACACTAATCCATTTGCTCCAGGTGCCGGTGGGCGAGCAGCTAAAGGATTAGCGCTAGATAATGCTGTTCCTAATCTAGCATCTGCTCCTGGCCCTAATAAACTATTAGCTGCTGCATTAGCTTGGTCAACTGATGCTCCAACAGGTAAATCAGAACCTAGTCCGGGAGCACGATAACCTTGTAAGGAATTTGCTAAGGTAGCAGAACTAGTAGGTGGTTCAGGGTAAGGAGATAATGAAGGAGCAGGGGCTGGGGCTCCAGCAGGTGGTACTGAACCTCTAGCTCCGGGAGCTCTATACGTATCAAGACCTCTTAAACTCTGCGCAAATGATTGGGATGCAGGGTCACCTTGTTGAGGAGCACTTCCAAATGGGCTAGATTTCTGACTAGATTGTTCCCAGCTATTTACTTTACGGATATCCTGGTCATCAATTATAATTTGTTGATCTCCAGCACTCAACGCAGCCTGAACTTGTTCTCTATACCTTGCGTTCTGTTTAGGGTTGGCTTCTAGCCATGCTCTTACTCGTTCCGTACTTATCAGTCCACCACCACGTTGTTTACGAGATATAGTTTTCCGGTGAACTTTTTTAGAAGGACGTTGACGATTCTTCCACGTCCTCATTTATCATTTGTGCCTTAGAATTTTCGTCTGGTATATTGTCTACGCCCTCTTCCTACTGCTGCTCGAGCTAATCTTACTCTCTCAGCTGCCTGGTCTAAATCTTTCTGGGCTGATTCTTTCTCCGCTGGTGTATTAGTACTTCCTGGTGTATTCACGAGCGTACGTTTAGAGTGTGCGGTTGCTTCGGCACTTATTGCGCGATTTAACTCAATTTGAGCACTTGCGTTTTGGGCTGCTGTTGAAATACTAGAACCTAGGGATTTTGCTCCTGTTACAAACGAGTCTAGGCCAGCTTTAGCATAACTTATAGGTGGTGGCTGATTAGGAGGAAGATCCATTACCACACCTTGTATTGCTCCACCTTCAAGTGGCCTTCTATTACGAAAGTCAAAATCTGGTCGTGTTAATCCAGAAGGTACAGTCGGATTTTGTACAGCACCAGTCTGCTTTCTAATAGGAAAGTATAAGCCATTGACATCTCGAAATACATTATACGCAAAAGCACCAACACGATTACCGGCTATTCCAGTATCAGTTGTAGCACGACCAGATCTACCTTGTTCATTGTAAATGATGAAATTGTTATTGAAATCAACAGAAATTCTACCCCAATCATCATCACTTGGAAAACTCTTCTTTTCTTCAGCCGAACGACTTTCAAATGATGCTCCCTTAAAAATTTCATCGAGAGCTAGTTTAGCAAATACAGCACGTGTATTTTGACGCTTTCCATTATATGATATAGTATCTTCATACGGTATAGATCTAAATCTAGCATTGCGTAAGGTTAAAAATGTCTGTACAAAATTTAGAATCTTATCTTTTTGTTCAATACCTATGATAGACCATTGTGAGTTGATTTGTGTAAACCCCCTGTTACCTATGAAATCAATAGCCTTAGCTTGGTCTGGTCTAGTAAGGTCTATCTTTTTATCCTGTTCTAGACGATCAATGAGTTTCAGCAAAGGATTATCAAGAACAGCTTCTTCCTTATCCATCTTTCCAATTTCATCTACAATCTTAATAATCTTGTCATAAACTTCCTTGTCACTACCAACATTACCATCTATTTCACAAGAATTACGAACTTGTTCAAGTAAAAACTTCTGCGATGTACCAATCATAATAGCCTTATCTAGACGTATAATAGAGCTGGTCGGATCATCTAATTCAGCACGATATTTAGTTGCTACATTTGAATAAGAATCGCGTACTGGATTCGCCCCAACACTTCGTATTACAGCTTGAATATATTGGTCAAAATCCAGATTTGAGCGAGCACTAATTGATCTATCTAAAAGTGTCAAAAATCGCCTTGGAGGATCAATAGCATCGAGCATTCCATCGGGAGTCTCAAATGCTTGCTTTTCTAGATTTTTCACATATTCTTCAAAGACAGCGCTTTTTAAGAGAGTTAGTGACAAAAAATTTGGAGATGTTCTAACAAGGTTTTGAGCATCCTTGAATGAATGAATTTTAGTAAAACCAATCTTAGTTAAGAATCTAGAAGTTAAAGCATTATCTGCTCCGTCACTCAACACTTGTCCCAGAATATCCTTTCCTTCAAATTGACCAGATTTTAGTAAATCCAGTAAGTTTTTCCCAATAAGCAGTTCACATCTTCCAGTAGGTGGTACAGCTGTTGGTAAGGGTATCAGGGTCTTAATAAGAGTTTCAAGTTCTAATAAGTTTTTCCCAGCAAGATCACTTGCCTTTACAGTTCGCTTAGCATTCTTCATGACACTAAACATCTTTCTAATCAAACTGATCTGCTTATCAACAAAGTCATTGGTCTTTTCTCTTAGAGCATTGTATAAGTTAGTATTACGATCAAATGCTACACCGTTAGGCTGATTATACGCTACAACTGAATTTGCTGCTCTTTCCAGAATAACTGTTACAAATGTCTTTAAGACATCTCTGGTAATATCTACACCACCTAGGGCTCCTGGAGTTTTTTCACGTTCAGGCTGTTGACCGCGTTTTAGTCCTGCGATCTTATTGAAAAAATCCATGTATTTAGGTATATTTCTAATTAGAGTTGTGGCATCACTTTTCGCAATTTCATAATAAATATCCGCAGCAGCAGCAAGTCTTGGTTTCTTTGCGTATTCCTTTAAAATTCTTACATCATTAGGATACCCACTGCCAGGATTTGTTGGCTGAACAGCAAAGGCAGGATCAATATTACCATTTCCATCTACAGCTTCTTCAGTAATCTCATCTATTTCAGCAACAAAAATCTGGAAGTCGGTTCCGTTTGGAGTTGTAACAACCTGGGGTGAAGCTAGTAAAGAATTCTTGGCTGCTTCTAATTCATCACTTGCTGATTTCAAGGCTAGTTCAAGTATACTAAATCTTGCTCCATATTTTTTCTGTCTTTCTACCTTATCATATTGTAACGGAAGCCATATCTCAGAATAAAATGAACGCATATTAGAATCCGCAATATCCTTACGTTCTACTGCTTGAGCATAACGTGCCTTTCTTGCTTCAAGATCTACAGGTGGGCCTTGTTTTCGTTTATTAGTTAGAATGTATGCTCGATACCTAGCAAGTAACCCATCTAACTTTAGTTTTAAAGTTTTTGAAGCAGTTTCAAGTTCATCTTTTTTTGTTCTAGCTTCAGTAAGTTGAGCAGCATACTTATTCTTCTCAGCAGTCGAAGTTACTAGATCATCATCTGCTTCAATCTTTTTCTCAATAGCATCTCTCTGTTTTTCTCTGAGCTTATCTAAGGTTGTTTCATCCAATATCTTAGTTTCACCCATTTCTGCTAGTTTTCTCTTAGCTTCAGCCTTTTCTGCCTCAGTAGCACCTTGACTACCAATAATCTTATTTAGAGCCTTCTTTCCTTCACTATTTGCCTGGGGATTCAACTTTTTAGCTAGATCGGCTATAAGTGATTCTAGACTTTTAGCATCAGCAGTCTTAGTAGCAAAGGTATTTCTTACACGAATATATGCTGATTGAATTTTTGCTATAACCTCATCATACTTATATATTTTATAGTTAGTTTCTTCAAGCTGTTTATTAGCTAATACAATCTCATTATATAGTTGTCTTGGATCTACCTTTAGGCCAAGAGCATCAGCAACTATATTACCTGCTGGATCAACAGTTGACGCAGTAACATTGCTTGAAATAACTCCCCAAGGTGGTCGTCCAATAGCACCACCAGCCATTTCATCACCTGGTTGTTCAGGTAAGGAAGGTGCTGTTGCTCCAGGTGTTTCTGGCGGGGATTCAGGCAGTGGTGGAGGTTGTATAACAGGTTCTGAGACAGGTTCTGAGACAGGTTCTGAGACAGGTTCTGGGGCACCTTTCATTTGTTTAGCAAAGAATGCGCTACCTACTAGAGCGGCACTACCCGCTACTACAGCCATTGCTGTTAAAGTTGCCATACTATACTCTTGTATACAATAAGAGATGTTTCATCTGGTAGAAGATACATATTCTAGAGTTGAAGGAAATTTAATTCGTTCAGGTCAAATCAGGGATTCATGGTACTCTATGATCTTTAATGTTGTCTCTCTTATTATTGTCGTAGGCGGCTTTGTATACTTTTTATATTATAACAAGGGGCTAGAGGTAGAAAAAGAAAATATAGAATTTAAACCCCAGCCATGGTTAAATGCAGTCCGAAATGTCCCAGGAACAGACTATGGCCAAATTCCTCAAACTGAAATTAGAGGTGGTATATCGGGGATTGTCAATCGAGGAAGCTCGGCAACGTTTTGACGCATTAAAGCAAGAACCTACTCCTGCTGTAAAACAAACACGTAAATTAAAGAAATGAGGACAGCAGCAGCTTATTTGTCTAAGATGAAAGCTGAGGCCCTAGGTCGTACATTTAAGGTACAAGACACTAATCATAGAGCATTTACTAGTACACTATATCGCGGGGCTGCTGGGTGTGGACCTGTAGATTATACACAGATAGAATATCGTGAGTTATGTGGTTGTAAATATATTGGCCCAGCCAGAAATCCGTTTGGGCCGGGACCTCCAAATCCAGTAGGTAGACAGACACTAGATGGAGGCTTCCCAGATAATGGCGTGCTAAGTGGAGGATCCCCCGATACTGTAAATACATCACAACAATATTCTGGCGGTTCACCATCTGGGTCTGGTTCCACTGTACTAAGTGGTAATGCTCAGCGAGGTGTTCTCACTGGTGGAACAGTTAATGGTTCTTCCTCTGCTATTTTTGACGGAGGAAACATATAATGGAATCATTGATAGCAGGTGTCTTAACTGGATTTTTTGTAGTTTCAATTTTTAAACCTACTAAACGTCAGATACCAGCTGTCCCAGTACCTGGAGATCGCGACTCATTTGTTACAGAAACTGGGTGTGTTAGATTCAAAGCAGAGGAAGTACCATGTTCAAAATCTGCGGTATCTCTTAACGTTCTCGCGCATAAATAAATAAATGATTGATAAGATACTCAAACGCAAGGAAACTATCAATCTTTTTGCCTTCATTATTGGGTTTGGGTTCGTAGTAATGCTTCTACATGGCCCAATACAGAGAGAACGTATTCTTGCTCTGTCGCCAGGCGAGTTCGAGGGTAAGGAAGTAAAAGCTAACGGTAAATGTTATAAATATCGCGTGGAGGATGCGTCGTGCCAAATGACTTCCAGTAAATAAACAAATGGCGACAGATTTGAGCGAACTACTTGGAGGTCAACCCGCACAATCGCCTGATTTTCATCCAATGGTTACTGGTGGAGGTGATCCTTTTAGCGCTCCTATAAACACATCCCCCCAGAAACCTACCACACCGGATTATTCGCGCCAATTTTCTGTACTTCACGGTTCTGTGCGTAATATGCTAGGTTATGTCTCATTTTTCCTAGCTGCTGCAGCAATGTCTCTGGCGTTTACTCGAGAATTAGCCTTGCGATACGTTCCACATGCTTATAATGATGGAGGTGTAGTATCATACACAGGCGCAGCAGTAATAGGGGCAGTTTCAGTAGTACTCTCGTATGTAATTAACACATTATTCCGCTCGTTAGTATAATGGATTCAACTCTACTACGAGCTTTACGTTATCGTTCCAGAGGTTATCGCAAGGATCCTCCAGCTCTAATTCATCCAAATATCTTGGTTGGAGCTGGTGAGATGTTAACTCCTGAATTTGCTAAAAATTATGGAATTACACATGTAATTAATTGTGCTCAAGAAGAAGCTTCTCCTTCATGGTTCAAAGAACAGTTTCCAGAAAAATATTTTTGCGTAGATGCCATAGATTCATTTGATGTTAATATTCTAGATTGGTACCCAGAATTCAGTATAATGCTCAAATCATTTTTACAAGCTCCAGATTCAAAAAAGATATTTGTACATTGCCAATGTGGAATTAATCGTAGTATGTTTTTAGCCTTGATGTATTGCTGTAAAGAATTCAATTTCCCCTTTGATAAAACTGAGTTTGCTGTATTAAAACAACGACCATGTTCAATGACAAATACTGTATTTCGTCAGCAGGTTTTCGATGCTGTTAAGTAAAGATGGCAGACCAAAATCCAATATGGGAACAAATCTCTGCTTCACCTGGAAAAGCTACTGAATCTGTCATGGGTCCATCATACAATTATGCGGAACACATCAAGGGCCCGTCAGCTATGGGTGTAGGAAGTCAAGGCACGATTGGTCAGATAGGAACAAATTCACGCGCTATTTTTGAATACATGAAATACATGATTTCTGGGCCTGCTCTAGGTAATCAATATTTTGTTAATAGTGGTGGGTCATGTGTAGCACCAGATAAGTCAACGCAATCAAGATACAATTATATTAACAATGTGTCTAGTGGTGCTAATGTTTTACCCGAAGCAATGAAACGTGACCTAGGTGGTATTGCTTCAAACTTTGATGGTCTAATACCGGGAATGTTAGAAGATGTGGAAGGATTGAATCCAGTTAACTTATTCTCATCCTTAGCGGCTGATTCTACTCCTGCGTGTGAATGTTATACCTGTCCTACAAGTGGTGGCGATGAATCTAGATTTTTAAATGTTGGACTAACTCCGGACTTTTCAGGTTCAGCATGTAGGAAGGTAGATATTTCTAAGTGTATTTCTAGCACCGAATCATTCACAGATGGTTCATCTATGCTTCCTGTTTATATTGGAGTTGGACTCCTAGCTATTTTAATAGCGCTCAAATAAGAAGTATAAATGGCTGATAGTATGTTCAGAATTAAGAAAGGTCGTGAATCCAAACAAGAAACCTTAGGGGGAACACTGGATTCAGTACATCAATCAGTAGTTACTTCTTTACGTGAATCTCATGCTAATCAGGAATCTCTAGTTGAACAAATCCAGATTTTAGAAGAAGAAATAGATTCTACTAAGGATGTATTTGTTCTAGCACAGAAACATGATAAATTGAGAACTCTACAATCTGAACTTCGTGAAAAAGACCAGTTGAATGCTTACTTTCTAAAAAATGCTGATTTAATGTTACAGTATTATGGACACTCTGAATCTAGTTCAGTGCTTCAAACTAAGCATGTGGATAACAATACGTTTATGAAATATCTAGCTCCTGCTGTTGCTATTGAATCTGGGCCATCTAGGAAACAGATGTTTGATGAATATGTTTCTCGAATGAAGATGGGAACAGGTACTGAATCTAGTGACATAAATACTGATACTGAACATTGTAATAGATGTAATGTTGCTCGCGAAGAAGTTGCTGCTGAAGGTATTTTAGCTTGTCCAATGTGTGGTTCTGAAGAGTATATGATGGTTGTTTCAGACTTTCCTAGTTTTCGCGACCCTCCTAAGGAAAGAAATAACTATGCGTATAAGAAGATTAATCATCTGAATGAAATCTTAAATCAATTCCAAGCAAAGGAGAGTACTATAATTCCAGATGAGGTTATGAATGAAGTTGTATGCGAAATCAAGAAAAGACGCATACAAAATATTGCTGAACTATGTGAGAAAGATATCAGGGAAATATTAAAGAAGTTGAATCGTTCAAAATATTATGAACATGCAGCTCATATCGTTTCAAGGCTCAATGGAAATCCCCCACCCACTATTACACCGGAAATCGAAGAAAAAATCAGAGCGATGTTCCAAGATATTCAGGCTCCCTTTTTACTATATTGCCCAAATGACCGCACAAATTTCTTATCTTACTCGTATATTCTGTACAAGTTCTTTGAACTGCTTGAATTGGATGAGTACAAGGTGTATTTTCCTTTACTGAAATCTAGGGATAGACTAATTAGTCACGATCAAATCTGGAAAAAAATTTGCGACTATCTCCGTTGGGAGTTTATAGTCAGTGTTTAGGATTGATGCGGCTAACTAGGGCATCATAGGACAACTTACCTTTATAGTAATCCTTAACAAGACTCCTGGTAAGCTCTTCTTTATCAAATTTAAGTCTTCTCGGTTCTTCTTGGTAATAATGAAATACCGAAGATTTCAAACGCCCTTCAAGCAGTAGGACTCTTTTTTCCAACTGCTTGATGTAACTGTTTTTGTCTTCTAAGTCTGCTTTCAGTCTCCTGATACAGTTGTCTTTTTCTCCTTGTATGTTATCGAGTTCAGCGAAAAGTTTTTCGCACTCGTCCATCTGTTTTACCTAGATGGCATGATTTCAAACAAAATCCGTTTTATACGGCAAAACGGTAGGTATTATATGAGTCTGAATCAGAAACATATACGTATCCTCCATAATAAAACAGATTTATTATAGAGCTTAAATTAGGCAGTAGGTCTGTAGTTGCGGGGCTAATAATAGTCGATACAACTCCATTAGAAATTTTGCGGATTAAGTTAGCGCCATCAACAATATAGAAATTTCCAGCAGCATCACAGCACCCTGTACCAGGTGAATCAAATGTTGCTGTAGCTACAGGCCCATCTACAGAACTTGCTACTCCAGTTCCAGCAACTGTTGTAACAACAAAGGTATTCTTATTAACTTTACGTATACGATTATTTCCGGTATCTAGAACTATAATATCCCCAGAATTATCAAAAAACATTCCACTTGGAGAATCAAATTTTGCGACACCTACATTACCTCCACTACCGTCAAGATATCCAGCAGGTCTTGAACCAGCAAACTCATTTAAAATTCCTGTAGGAATCACAAAACGTGAAATTTTATGATTGTTTCCTTGACAAATGTATAAATTAGTTCCACTAACAAGTAATGTCATAGGGCCATCAAGTCGTGCCACAGTTTTTCCATTTCCAGTTGAATCTCCAGCTGTTCCCGAAGTTCCTACTATTCTTTCCCAGTTTAATGGTCCGCTCGTAGGGTCTAGTTTATAAATAAATTGTTTTTCCATGTCTGCAGCATATAGAAATCCTCCAGCATAAGCTAGACCCCATGGCCATCCGCCACCAGCATAATCAGTAACTGCCCCAGCAGCTGGCTGATATAAGCCTATCTGAGCTCCACTTGAATTTACTTTTGTAATTCTACCTTGAGATCCGCCGGAATATACTCCGCCTATAAAAAAGTTTCCTTGGCCATCAGAAGCCATAGGTCCACATGGAATATAGCTTGTTGTTGCGTCAAATGTAATCCATGATGTTAATATTGTACCAGGCGTCGAAGGTGCAGAACCACCTCCGCCTCCGCTGCCTCCTCCAGCCTTAGAATTAGGTGCTAGAACACTATCTAGACCTGTAGACCTAGCTAATAAAACTTCATTTGATGAAAAAAAATTCAGTTTATTGCCCCGTAAAGTTTGATTAAACAAGTTTCTTTTTTTAGCAGCATACATAGCTTCGAACGTATTCGTTCGATTACTCATTTGCCTTTTTAGCAAAGAAAAATTGCCCGAAAGCTTTATTGTGCGAACTCCTTGCGCATCAGAGAAGCTTCATAATAAGCAATCATGAAGTCTTCTGCAAGAAGTTCCTTGTCTCTGTGAAACCAGTAAGCGTCTCTTGCTTGGCGGAGTTTGAGACCGCGCATGTAATTGACATACCTGTTCCACTCAGAAACTGGATGTTCGTATCTCGATGGTTCCACAAACTTACTAGCAAGGTCAACTGTAAAGTCCTGTGTGCCATAAATCTTGGCATTCACGACTGAACTAACTAACCCCTGAATATGTGCGTCCATTTCTTAGTCTAAATCTAGATTTTTCATTAAAATTCCGTTTTTCAAATAAACTTGAAATCGTTTACTCCAAGCGCAAATTTCAGTTCAATAGCACGTTTATTAACGCTTACAGTTTTATCCAGAGTTGTTAGAAGATTGTCATTAATTTCGCGACACCTAGCCACAAATTCTAGAGGAGTAGTGCGCCAATCAACTACGTGCTTTTCAATAAGAATTTCACGTAGCCTATCGACTGATAGATAAGGGCGATTAACCTTACCCTGACGTACTAGAGGCTTCTTAGGGTCCTTATTAAACTCCTTTAGGAAAGGAGTAATATACCTATTTGCTACAAGCTGAGGGTCTTCGCGATAAAACATAGGCTTCATCCTGTTAACCTTCTCAAAGTATTCAATGATTTCTACCTCATCACTACAATCTTTCTCAATTACTAGAACATTGAAATTTTCAGCATAAGGATCCTTGAAATACTCCTTAATAATTGTAGCCCTATGCTGCCCATCAATTAGGTATGTACAAATTACCCCATCCTCGACGATGTTTACCAGGCGAAATGGAGTAATGTTTAGCTCTTGAATTGAACGAATAGACTCACTGATTCTTGCTACATGAGACTCATCAATATTACGATTTCCCTTCCAGATAGGAATAGTTGCCAGACGACAAGCACTCATTACATTAACAGTTGAATTATCGCTAAACTTGAACATTTTTATAGATTCTAGTTTTTTCAGCAATAATTCCGTTTTCAAGTTTAGAAGTTTTTAGCTTTAAGAATGTCTTTAATTTCGTAAAGAAGGCACTTTAATTCCATGAATTCTGACCTAGTAATTGGTTGGTCATTATTTTTTTCTTCAGTGGAATGTTCCTTTTTTCTCCCCTTTTTGTCAATAATTTCCTGTAAATGTGCTCGAGAAATTGTTGTAACTTCTTGTATTTTTTCATAAGGAACTTGTTGCGTAAACATTTCGAATGCAATTTGTTTGAGTCTAGAATTAATAGACCCTGTAGTTCTTTGTAAGTCTTTTGAAATTTCATCTGCATTTTTTCCAGCAGAAATTTTAGATAAAACTAGGGTTTCTTCTGCCTTTGTCCATGATTCTCCAACTCGTTGTAAACCAGTCTGCTCCCTGACCTTATCCCAGAATCCATTCTTATTCTCCATTTTTGGTTTAAGATGCTCGGGTTATTAAAGTCCGTTTTCAATCCACTTCCTTGACCTTATAGAAGTCTGATTGTTCTCTAGGTTTGGGTACTATTTTAGGTGGTAGTCGTTTCTGGATTTGTTCAATTAGTCTTTGGATATGTTGAAGATTACTTAAGGCTAATTCTCTAGCCTTACGTGACCTAGGGTCCATTTATACTTTATTTGTTATTATCCCTTAAATTCCGCAATTCAGCAATCATATCAAATGTCGCTATATTTAATGTTTTCATTTGACGTTTGGTAGTATCTATCATTGCCTTAATTTCATTGACACTAGCTTCTAAACGTCTTAGTCCTACAGTCAAATCTAGAACATCTGTTTCAACATTTTTCATTACATGAATGCTTGCAGATTGACCCATTTACCTTAAACGAATAAAAATGGGTGGACTTATCTAATTCCACTTAATAGTAACTGTGTCTTCCTCTTCACCTTCAGGGTGTAGTGTTGTGATTGTCTCACTTGACACATCACATTCTGGAAACAGTTGGCCCAACTTCTGCATAATGTCTGTGCGGCTGTTACCAGGTACAAGACCACCATAACGTGCGTACAGATCGTACTCAATCATTGTCAGGCCTTTCTTAGCTGCTTCCAGAACTTCATGGTAAATTGTTCTGCAGACATGGTCTACAAACTGTAGACGGATTTGCTCATCAAACAAAGGTTTCATACCCTGAAGTTGTTCGCGCGAATACGTCTGCATTTCTTGAATAAAAATTTGGGTTTGCGGAATAAATCCGTTTTACCATGTGATTTCAAAGATATACTCTGGCAGTTGCCAACCACTTCTTAGGTGATGAACAGGCGGAAGTGTCTCTAGGTCAATCCACAGTGGGTCTGTTCCTCGAGCATCCGGATTCCGGATCATCTTCTTGCCTTCTACCTTGACACTATTGTCAAAGTAGTTTGTGCGAAGTGCTGTAAGTACCTCATCAAAGTGCTCATCTAGGAACGTCTTAGTGTCTACCAAGACTCCGTTATTCACTGTGTGGCTCTGAGCCTGAATAAACCGGCTACCCTTAGTCGCAAAAGCAACAACCTGGCCTTGAAGGTTCTCTCCAATTTTATGGATTGTTGACGCCTTGAATTTAGAATCATTATCTGCCTTGAGTCCTAGAAGGAACGCAGCACAAAGAATCTTTGCCATCTTGTTAAAGACTATTTAAAAATGACGGAATGATTCCGTTTTTAATAGTATGACCTGACTGGCCTGTAAGGGTTGTTTAGCCCATACACGGGGTCATATACCCTAAGGTCATAAGACCAAGGGGAATACCTGACGCAACCTAGAACCTTCCAGCTCTCTTCACGAGGAAGAGCTAGAAAGGCATCGATAGTCATACCAGCTCTTCTGGCAAGACAAGCTAGAGCTTCAGCGTGTGTGATACGCTTAATCTTCTCTCCAGTTACTGGGTCATTGTCAATCCGAAGATTTTTTGCTGCAACCTTTGCGCGTGGCGAAGGCCAAGTACGATGATTGTAAGACATAGTTACTTAAAAAGAAAAAGGTGCGGAACAATTCCGTTTTTACTTAGAAAGACCTAGGGTTCCTCGCATGTTTCGCGCTGAAGGTCCTGGAGCAGGTGTAGCCACGAATGTGGGCACACTTGTGGGTCTAGCAAAGATAGTGACATTTTGCTTCTGGGCTGTTACTGCGTAAAAGAACAAACACGAAAGAGCAAAGAGCATTTTGATAACCATTTCCTATAAAAAAGTAAAAATTCGTTTTTGCCATAAGGGCTTTCTAGGTCTTAATAAATTTCTTCTCCTCGTCGGTTAGCCTTAGTCTAGGTACGTAAGCCTTTGAATAGCTTGCTTCAATCTTGGGCTTAAGTTTCTTACCAAACCGAGCTCGAGCGTCTGCGCGCGTAAGCTTCTTGTGGCAAGTGATACAAAGCACTTCTAGGTTAAAGCGAACTGTGCGTCCACCTTTGTGCCAAGGAATAATGTGGTTTGTCTCAGCTTCACGCCAATCTAGCGGTTCGTGCTTGTGACACGAAGTTCCAACACAGAAGCCATCTTGCTCGCGCAAAATCTGGCGTCGGTACCATGGTGGGATACTGCGAGTGTTTTGGTTGACCATGTACAGAACTGCCTTACAGCACTGTAGATGATAAACATCTTATAATTCTTTCTTAATCCATTTTTAAAGTCCATAAATATCGGTGGGAATTATACAATCTAGGCCATTTGCTCCAGGCACAGAACCCTTGGCACAGGTTGTCTTATGGCTATCTGGCATCATATAATTGCCATAACTCTCCCTAACTACTGAAAAAATGAGATGACTCAGTATGGCAAACGCAATTGCTCTAAATAGTACATGTACATGTAATAACATTCCAAGATGTACTATTCCAAAAAACAGAGCTACATTAATTAAAAAGGTTAACCAAAATCGCATTTATCTTAGTCCGAGATTTAACGGCGGAGCATCTTGTGAACCAGGACATGAACTACCGTAAATAGAAGAGCCTTCACTACGGGAGAAGGCACGGGACCTAGACTAGACACAGGCACCATGAAGGCGACCACATAAAACGTTATAGCAGTTGTCAGAAAATATAGCCACATTTTTATGTATTAATGGAGAGATTTCTTTAACATACTACCAAGAACACAATGAGCGAGGGCAAACACTACCGCATGAGTTAGTGCCTTGGTAGACGTAGTTCCACCAGGAGGTAGAGAAAGCAGCACGCCAGGAGTTAGAACGTAGAATAGCACAGCAGTGAATAACATCCAGGAAAGCATCTTCTTCATTTTATTAGTGTGAACTCATTATTTTTTAAGAGCGTCCATATTCAGAGGAGGATATGTCTTTTGACCAACGGGGACACATTGAGTTTGTTTGGCATTCATAGGGTCAGGAACGCGTTCATAACCATTAGCACACTTATCGCCATACGTATCAAAGTTTTCTAGGTAGTACTTGCGATATACCCACATTACAACGTATGAGCACAGAGCAAACGTTAGTGCTTCGATAAGAAGACCTCGGCTTAGACGTCTATCACGAGTTCCATAAACTCTGAATCCAACATATACTAGCGTAACTAGGAAAGCTGGCACAATATGGTACATTTATTAGCTATGGCCTAAAATATCTTTTCTGATGTGTATTGCCCAACGATATTTTTCTTTTACCGCCTTATAACTACACTTCTTACCATCTTTAGCAGTTAGTACAAGTGGTTCAGGCGACATCTTTATTGCCCTTTCTTTTGCTTCTTCATTTGTTAGTCCATTGTCTTTCAAACAATGATTAGCCCAAGCTCCACCCATAAAGGTTTTCCTTACCCAGTTGCGGTCGGTCTTAATTGTTTTAGATTTTGTTGGAGATGCGTTCTTAGTGTACACAGCAAGGGCATTTAGCTTTCTAAAAGCAGATAATGCTCCAACTGAACGAACAGTTTTGCGTAAGGAACGACGACGTAGTGTCTTGCTATTCTTAGCATGATAGCCGTGTAATTGACCCTTCTTTAATTCACCAATACCATGAGCCCTCAAATATTTCTTAGTATACCGCATTTACTTAAGAAGTAGATTGTTTATCAGAACATGCCGAGCACGAGACCTTTTTAGGCGTGAATCTAGGGTACATGTAGTATACAAGAGCAATAACAACTACAAGAGCTAATAACCAGTGCCACATTTATTTAATAAACAAGAGTTTTCAGACCTTGAATGTAACATAGGAAATGGGTATACCCTTTTATTTTGCTAGTTTAGTTCGTAATCATAAGGGTATTGTTCGTCCAGCAGGAACCTTTGATGTAGATGTTCTAGCTATAGATTTTAATTGTTTGATTCACAAATACCTAGGTAATGACCCTCTAAAAGATATCTTAGATGGACTAACACATATCCTAAATTTATGTAGAGCTAAAAAGGTTTATGTAGCATTTGATGGATTAGTCCCCTATGGAAAAATTGTTCAGCAAAGGTATAGAAGATTTCGTACTCCCGAATCTGGATTTGATAAGAATCAAATTTCACCAGATACACCATTTATGCGTTCATTGGAATCTGCACTAAAGACCAAGTTCCCTTTTTTAATTGTATCACCAACTCAAGAACCAGGAGAAGGTGAACATAAACTATTTCAATTTCTAAAGAAACTTCCTAGTGAACAACGTGAAACTATTTGTATTTATGGTCTAGATGCCGACCTAATCCTGCTATCCTTATTCAATGCTTATTTGGCACCTACCATATATCTTCTACGCGAATCATCTCAATTTAAGTTATCAAGCACACAATTCTCTGTGCTAGATATCCATCAGCTTTCTAGACATTTACCTATGAATATTGAACAATATTTGATTTTGTGTGTTCTCTGCTTTGGAAATGACTTTATGCCAAATCTGGGAATCTTTTCTTTAAGAGAGGATGGATATAACCGTGCTTTAGAATATTATAGGAATGCAGCAAGTCCTGATTTAAAAACTGAAGAAGGTAGAGCAAAATTCCTAGATTTTTGTGAAACTAAGGAACTAACTGTTCTAAAAGAACTTGTTAAGGCACGTAAGCAACCATTCGAACAAGCTATTGTAGGAAAGGGAGGTTCGGTAAGTCAAAGGTATGGTCTACATATCCTAGATGGAGTTTCAAAAATGGAACCTGTGGTAGTCGCATTTTGGAAAACTTTTCACTGGACCTTATACTATTTTCAAACAAATGAGGTGTATAACTGGGAATGGTACTATCCTTATTCGGAAGCTCCTCTAATTCAAGATATTGTACAGTTATATGAAACTAGAATTCACCCTTCTGACCTAAACTTTAAGATAACGAATCAGCTTCAGCTTATTTTACCTTCGGCATCCTTACATCAGGCTAGACGCAAGGTACTTTTTGTTGATGAATATTATACTGAAACACGAGAACCATGGCTTAAAAAATTTGATTGGGAGACAGACCCTAGAATAAGTATTCCATGGCATCCTAGTTTCGCTTTAACTTCAACTTCCCCCCTTTGAATCCTACTAAAACAGAACTAATGAGACCAGAAGGAGCAAGTCTGAATCCGGTCTTTTCAATTGGTGTTAAAACATCTGCTTCTTCTAATTCAGGAATAGGTATGTCTCTATGATTCCAAAATTCATTGTTAATTCTTATCATATCCCTGACCTTCCCTCTAAGAATAAATCCATCACCAGTTATTTCTCTACCCCAATTTTGATTAATATATGATAAATATGAGTTTCGAAATTGGGGTAGAGAAACGTGTGTTGTAGCATTTCTTAGAGAATCAAGACATTCGGAAACTGTAGCCGGTCGAGGTTTATCGATACGCAAATTAACAGTATTATGGGCCCTGAAAACAAAGAGCGCAAAATTCTGCCTAGAATCTAGAAAATCAGGGTGAGAATCGATATAAAAAGTCTTCATTGATGCAAAATGTTGCTTACATTGGTTACAGGATATTGTATCAGCAAATAATTCTAGAAATTGACGGGCTATAGCTCGCTCTGCCGCATTCGGATTTACTGGATAAATTAGACTAACTGAATGTAATGTTAACCACCCAAGTGGCCCCCAAAATTTTTTCATTGTAAGTTAAATCGAAATAAATCCAGCAGAAACAGCGTTGTCTAAAATCTGCCTTGAAATTTCAGGAGGAGTTTTTGGATTCGGGGCTAGACCCTTCCTTATTACCAGCTCCTTAATTTCCTTATCTTTCATCCTAGCTATCTTGTTTTTAAGAGTTTTACGATGTTTTTTCAATCCTTTTTCAGTTAACATACGTAGAGTGTGACGTCTCATCTCCTTTTTTAAAGAAGGCGCCTTAGCTGGGTCAGATACACCTTTTAGAGTAAACTTCTTCTTTTTCAAAATACCGCGCGGAAAGGTCTTAATAGTTTTACGAGCTCCAGCTTTTACTTCGGGAGGTTTTTCTTCAGCTCCTACCTTTTGGATGGTGATTTTTTTGGTATCCATTCCTTTGTTAAAAACGAATAGAGAATGATTTACTTGAAGATGCCATTAAACATTATGGACTGGGACGCTATTCGCTCATTCTTTGTTCAGCAGGGTCCTCAAAAACTAGTTGAACACCAAATTGAATCCTATGAAGATTTCATTCGCAACAAGCTTCCTTTAATTGTATCATCGACTGCCCCTATTGTGGTATGGCATGAACAAGATGAGGTAACTAAGAAATACAAGTATGAATTCAGACTTTCATTTGAAAATATCACATATATCAAGCCTCGTATTCATGAGGCTACTGGACGTGTAAAACCAATGTTTCCTCAGGAAGCTAGGCTACGCAATTTTACATATGCTGCTCAAATGTTCGCAGATGTTAGGTTTGTAACACGTTCATACTCTGGTGAAAAGCTAGATTCGTTTGCTGAACAATGTCGTGTATTTGAAGGCATTTCTCTAGGAAAGATTCCGGTAATGTTGGGTTCTTCCCTATGTATCATGAAAGATTATCCTATGTCTTATGAAGAACTAGGTGAGTGCCCAAATGACCCATTTGGATATTTCATTATTCATGGGTCAGAGCGTACAATTCTATGCCAGGAAAAGGTAGCAGATAATCGAATCATGGTGTTTGCTTCTAAGAAGACAGCCGCAAAGTATACTCATTCTGTAGAGCTAAAATCTCTTCATGAGTCGTTTACCATGCCTCCCAAGAAACTAGAAATTCGTATGAATACTAAGTTTAATGGTTTTGGCCAACCTATGACTGCTTGTTTCCCTAGGTTCAGAGAGGATATTCCTGTAATGGTTATTTTCCGTGCGCTGGGTCTAGAAGCAGATGAAGATATTGTCAAGCTAATTTGGGGAACTAATGTTGAACAATACGAGTCTCTAACTGCTTCATTCCGTGAATGTTCGGATATTAAGGTGTATACTCGTGAAGATGCTGTAGAGTATCTATCTCATCACCTTCAATATGGTACTAACATGGAGGATAAGAAGGAATATGTGCGCATGCTCCTAGAATCTGAATTGCTTCCACATGTACGATTTGGTGGCGACACATCTCCTAAACAAACTCTGGATTCACGCAAGTGTATTCTGGTTTCTCTCATGATTAAACGGCTAGTTCTTACAGTTCAAGGAAAGATTCCTCTAGATGATCGCGATGCTTACCCTAATAAGCGTGTAGTAACCACTGGTGCCTTGCTAACTCATCTGTTTAGGCAGCTATTTCAGAAGGTGTGCAAGGATGTGCGTGGCAAGTTCGTACATGAAGTTAATAATGACACTTGGAAGAAGGGTGAACCGCGTCCTCTAGAAGTTCTGAATATCAATAATCTTTACAAGATTCTTAAGGTTTCAACTATCGAAGGTAAGCTCAAACAAGCTCTAGCAACAGGTAACTTTACTGTACAAGGTGTTGGCCCTGCTAATGCTGGTTCTACAGCAACAAAGGTAGGTGTTTCACAAGTTCTAAATCGTCTATCTTACCTAGCCACCGTATCTCATCTCAGGAGAATTCAAACTCCTGTAGAAAAATCCGGTAAACTTCTGGCACCGCGCAAGCTACATGGTACGTCATTTGGTTATGTATGTCCAGTGGAAACGCCAGAAGGTCATTCAGTAGGTATTGTAAAAGCAATGTCAATGATGACTTCAATTAGTCAGCACACACCTTCAATGATTGTTCTAAACCTGCTTAAAGACCAGGTTGATTGGATTTCTGATCTGAGTGGTTCTGGTACACCTATTTCAGTAAATGGAGTTACTGTTGCGTATACCCAGAAACCAGCAGCAATCTTTAAGATTCTCAAAGAAGCTAAGAAGAATTTTATTCTACATCCTCATTCTGGAATTACATGGAGTGTTACCAAGCAAGAAATTGGTATTGAAACCGATGGTGGGCGTATTGTTCGTCCTCTGTTCAGAGTTGAAAATGGTTCTATCCTAGAGCCACCTAAGACACAGGATTGGAATGATTGGATTCGTTCAAATGTTGAATACATTGACCCTGCTGAATCCGACACAATCCTAGTTACTATGACCGCATCCGAGTTGACTGAACACCATACTCATTGTGAAATTCATCCTTCATTGATGCTAGGACATATGGCAAGCACAATTCCTATGTCTGACCATAATCAATCTCCAAGAAACACTTATCAGTCAGCTATGGGTAAGCAAGCAATGGGCTTGTACGCAAAGAATTATTCAAAGCGCCTAGATAAGAATGGTTATGTGCTTTGTTCTCCTATGCGTCCATTTGTGGAGACGAGGATGATGAATGTAATGAAAGTACAGGAAATGCCCTTTGGTTACAATGCTATTGTCGCCATTGGTATCTATTCTGGATACAATCAAGAAGATTCAGTTATTCTGAACAAGGGTGCGTTAGATAGAGGTCTATTTAGGTCTCTATATTACACTATCTACAAGGACGAAGAACATCGTAATGTAGCTTCTGGCAAAGAAGAAAAGTTTGCTAGAGCTAGGAGAGAAACTACTCGTGGATACAAGAATTCATCATATCATGCTATTCAAGAAAATGGCATGCCAGCACTAAATGCTACCATCCAGGAAAATGACGTTGTAATTGGAAAGGTAACTAATCTGAAGGCAGATTCTCATGGATATACTTTCAGAGATTCTAGTACAACTCATAAGGGTTCTGAACCTTGCCGTGTAGATGGAGTATGGCAAGATAAGAACTCTGATGGTTATCCTTTCATTAAAGTACGTGCTGTATCTGAACGTGTTCCTGAAATTGGCGACAAAGTAAGTTCACGCCATGGTCAGAAAGGTACATGTGGTATCATTCTGAATGAAGAGGATATGCCTATGACAGCTTCTGGCCTACGGCCAGACATCATTATGAATCCGCATGCTGTTCCTTCACGCATGACAATTGCCCAGCTAATGGAAACTATGTTTGGCAAGATTTGTACTGAAAAGGGTACTCTAGGTGATGGAACTCCTTACTCCCACCTGAAAATTGAGGATTTGCGTAAACATATGGTTGAGCTAGGAATGCATCCATATGGCAATGAAATCATGTATAATGGCCAGACTGGAGAAATGATGGAAGCTGAAATCTTTATGGGGCCAACATTCTATCAGCGACTCAAGCACATGGTTTCCGACAAGAAACATTCTAGGGCGCGTGGTCCCATCGTTTCACTTACTCGCCAGCCTTGTGAGGGTAGAAGCAGAGATGGTGGTCTTCGTGTAGGAGAAATGGAGAGAGATTGTATGCTCTCACACGGTACAGCAATGTTTACTAAGGAACGTTTGATGGATGTTTCAGACCCATTTCATACTGGGTTCTGTAAGAATTGTGGAGTTCTAGCAGTAGTAAATAAGGAGGCTTCCTTGTATGATTGTGGAACATGTGGAGTTCAAACTGAATTTGAAATGAAGACAATTCCATATGCTATGAAGCTATGGTGTCAAGAACTTGAAGCAATGCATATTGTCCCACGTCTAGTTTTCGAGTAACTTAACTAGTCATACTATAAATGCTTCTCTTTGATATTGGAGCTAATGTAGGGTTATGGGCACTAAATAACTATACCGCAACAACAAAAATAATTAGTGTAGAAGCATCACCAACTACATTTTTAACTTTACAAAAAAATACTAGTGGAAAGGATATTACATGCCTAAATTATGCTGTAACTAATTCTTCAGACCCTACTGTAAACTTTTTTGAATCTTCGGCAAATGTACTTTCTACCTTAGATGAAAGTTGGTTAAATGATCCATCATCTAGATTTTTTAATAAAACGACTTATAAAAAGATTGAAGTTAACGCAATAACTCTTGATAAGCTTATTGATGACTATGGAATTCCAGATTTATTAAAGGTTGATGTTGAAGGAGCTGAAAATATTGTATTGAAATCTTTAACTAGAAAAGTACCTATTGTATGTTTTGAATGGGCTAGTGAATGGAATAAGAAAACAGTTGAAGCAATACATCATTTGTGTTCATTGGATTATACTAAGTTTCACATTCAGTTAGCAGATAATTATACTTATCGCCCAAGTTCTTATGAACTTACTCAAGAAGCTGTGTTAAGTAATATATCTTCTAAAAAAGGTTTAGAATGGGGGATGATTTGGGCAATTTAAAGAATATACTCTTTATTTTAGTATAAACCCGAATGTATATTGACCCAAATCTAATGAAAAGTTACATCGAGAAAATTGGTGTGAGAGGTATTTTTCATTTAGGAGCTAGTTTTTGTCAAGAACTTATTATGTATAGGAATCTTGGTATTCCGTCAAATCAGATTGTTTGGATTGAGGCAATCCCAACTATTGTAGAGCAAATGAAGGCTAATGGAATTCAGAATATGTATCAAGCAGTATTTGCTGAATTTCCCGGAGAAGTTTCATTTAATGTTACAAACAATTCTGGAATGTCATCTAGTATTCTAGACCTAAAGACTCATCTAATTGAACACCCTGAAGTTCAACTGAGTCATAAACTTACACTTCATGCTCAAACAATGAAGCAGTTTGTAGATACTAACCAACTTCCTGAGGGTTGTCTGGATTTCCTTGTCATGGATATTCAGGGTGCTGAACTACACGTACTCAGAGGTTCTCCTGAAGTTCTAAAAGATATTAAGATGATTGTTACTGAAGTAAGTACAACTGAACTATATGCAGGGCAAGGACTATTTCACGAACTCACCGCCTTTCTAGATGCACATGGATTTGTGTGTGTCCAACAGGTTATTAACAAAAATTCATGGGGTGATGCCTTTTACATAAGAAAGGAATATCTATAACAATGTTAGTAATTTACGTATGCCATGACCAGCAGAGTGTAGACCATTGTAATAAACGTTATCCAGATTCTCATATAGTACTTGTTGGGCCAAAGGATGCTATTTCAAAATTTCCTGAACGCCTAATCATTGCTAGAAATCTTAAAGACAACATTGAACATGAACGTAAGCTTCTGACTTTTACTGCTTGGTATGCAATAGTAAAAAATAACTTGTTTCCTGAATCAGATATTATGTGTATTCTTGAATGGGATGCCGTGCTAGTCAACTCAATTCCAGAAATAACACAAGATATTGGAATCCTAAAAACAGACCCAGGATATAACTTTTTCACTGATATTAGACCAGATGTTCTTGTTAACTATTTGATGAGTAAACAGCTCCCTGTAAACAGGCCAGGGGAAGAATGGGCATGTACAACAAATTTTATATTACGTCGTCACGTCATAGAAAAGTTTGTAGATTTGTATTACCCATCATCAATTCTGGAAATAAAGCAACAAGATTTTAGGAAACTATCGTGGTATCACGAACGTGTATTTTCAATGTTTATACGAACTAGAAATTTTACAACTATTAAGTTGCCTATAATTACGCATTACCAATCAAATAGTCATTTAGAATTCAATGCTCTTTCATATGGGCAAATACGCAAATAAGACGTTCCATCAAAAAAGGCTGCCAAGGATAATATGTCTTTCCAAATCTAGCTTCGAGAACACCAGTTCCTAGAAGATTCCCTACATAATTCGAGTTTGTTCTTAGAACATATTGAATGTGTGGAGGAGCCTTATCAAGAACAGTTATTGCTTTTTTAGCTAGGTCAAGATATTCCATAAATAGAGAACGCTTAGTAATCCATAAATTTGAATAAAACCCCTTGTACCTGTTAACAATATTAACAGGTATATCGAGTTCTTCAAGAAGCCATAACCACAGGGTTAGATAATTAGGGCCATGGTACCTTGTTCCTAGTAAGTCGCAAGGAGTTTCCTCTTGCCACAGAGATAGTTTTGCAAATGGTTCTGGTTTTAGTTCAAATAGTTGGTCTAGAGTAATCTTTACTTTTCTAAAAATAGAAGGAGTTATAACACCGATATAGTCTGCCTCAGGTACATTCTTAGGGTCTAGCATTCTAAAAAGTTCACTTTCAAAGAATTCAGTTTGGTCTAGTTTCACTGGAATTATATCCGGATGGGTAAACTGACTAATATCCTCATTATGATACGCCAAATATATCTTGGTAGTCATTTTTATAGTTTAGACATACTGTATTAAAATAGCACAAATGATTGTTCACCAGATTTGGATCGGTCCCAAGAAACGTCCTGATATCTGGATGGATACTGTAACCCAGTTTTGTCAGAAGTTTGGGTATCAATATATGCTTTGGGATGATAAAAAAGTATCCGAACTTAAGATGGTAAATCGTGAATTCTATGATACTGAACCAACATTTAATGGAAAGTCTGATATTCTGAGATACGAGATTCTGTATCAACATGGAGGCATTTATGTTGATGCTGATATGGTTGTAATTAAACCCGAAAAACTACATACTCTTATCCAAGAGTTCAAAACTGATTGTGCGTTTGGGTTTGAAGTTAATCAAAGACTTATTTGTGGAGCAGTTACTCTTGCTGTAAAGGAATCTAGATTTATTAAGAAATGTATTGAAGAACTTCCTAAACGCGATATGACCCAGATGGCATGGATTTCTGTAGGGCCTCAATTCATTACTGACCTAGCAGCAAAATACTCTGCAGAAATTCCTCTGACTGTATATGATTCTTCTGTTTTTTATCCTGTGCGTTGGCATGGAATAAATGACATTAATGTTCATACGCAAATGTGTTTTCCAGATTCAACTGTAATGTTTCAATATGGTTATACCACAAATGGTCTAGATTCTAAACTACTTTAGATACAGAACCGTCTAAGCCAATAATATGACCTTGAAATCCGAGTTTAGGATGTCTAGTTTTGAGATACTTCTTAAGTTCTTCTAGTTTTTCAACATGAATTTTTGTATCCTTATCTTCCTTTAAGTTTAGAGTAGCCTTGTACATCCCACAATCCATATGGTCAAACGCCCAGATTTCTTGAATATCGTGTAATTGAATAGCTAATCCAATGTGATCTTCAAATGATTGACCCCATTGAGGATACTTATCCTGTAAAACACCTAAAGATGCTCCGGCAAGAGTAAATAAGTCATAGTCCATATGAAGTTCCTGTGAATGAGATAAATACCATGCTAAAGAATTAGCAAATCTAGGGTCAATGCATCCTAGAACAAGAACTGCTGCTCCTTTTTTAGTAGGGTCAATTGAAGGTTGAGTCTGGGCAAAAAGATAACCTACTACAGCTCCTAGAACAACAATAAGTAATCCAAATAGCATAGGGGTTTTCATTTAATTCTTTTACAGGAATTAATTTAATATGATGCTCCGTGGGTTTCTTTTAGAGTATACTGGAACCTTACTAATCATAGCAGCACTACTATTTACGCACGCAAATCCTTTTGCTGTAGGTATAGCGTATACTGCTGCTCTTTCTATTAGTCTTGATTCTGAAGGATATTTTACGCCACTAGGTGTCATAGTTAAATATGTTCTTGGTCGCATAACTACTTCGCATGCCTTGAAACTTATCGGAGTACAATTAGCTGCTGCCTTATCAATAGTACTGCTGTATAAAGGAAGAAATGGTTTATATGCTCCTGGTGTATTTAGGTTAAATGAATAAGCTATTTATTTATACTCAAAATCAAGATGTGTATACTATGCTGCTAGAGACAATCAATAATCGTAGACGCACTGATTCTGGATTTGATATTCCTATGCGTGAGACTGATGTACCATTTGGAGCAAAGATGTTTACATTTCATCTAGATGTAGTTGTTGCTGCTGTAAGTAATAATGTTCCAGCACCTTGCCTCCTTGTTCCTCGTTCTTCTCTTTCTAAAAGTCCGTTTCGTCTAGCAAATTCAATTGGACTAATTGATTCTGGATACAGAGGAGAAGTTATGGCAAAGGTAGATATTCTAGATGGTGGACGAGATGTTCAGAAGAAAGAACGTCTTTTCCAGATTTGTTCACACAGCTTTCTACCTTGGGATCAGGTAGTGCTTGTAAAAAATATTAATGACCTACCTCAACCGCTAGATGACCGCGGTGATGGTGGATTTGGTTCTACCGGATAAGGAGCAAAGATATAGAATCGTGGAAAATAGCTATCCAGTACGCGTCTTTTAAAGTCCAGTTGAGACCCCAAACTAGACTTATGAAAATAACCATTGAACGCAAAAAGATTATGAGAATTGGGTTCATTTACATTAATAAGCATATTGTAAAATATTAGAAGATGCTGTAAAAATACGAGATTCGCTGAAGAAAGTCGACCTCGCAAAATCTCCCCTAGAAAAATTTCTCGCTAGTTATCATAAACAACAATGGGTGGTGGTTTAATGCAACTTGTATCTTATGGTGCTCAGGACATTTACATCTCCGGTAATCCCCAGATTACCTTCTGGAAGATTCTTTACAAGCGCCACACGAACTTCGCTATGGAGTCCATTGAAGTTACGTTTAACGGCCAGGCTGATTTTAACAAGCGTGTGACGGCTGTAATTAATCGTAACGCTGACCTGATGTACAAGTCCTACGTACAGGTTGTGCTCCCTCAGGTGGCTGTAACTGGTGGTGTTGCTTTCCGCTGGGTGAACTACATTGGTCACCGTCTGATTAAGCAGGTTGAGGTAGAAATTGGTGGCCAGCGCATTGACCGCCAGTATGGTGACTGGATGCAGATCTGGACCCAGCTATCTACGGAGGCTGGTTCTACCCATGCCCTAGATGCCCTGATTGGTAATACCCACGACCTGGTGCTCCTAAAGAAGGGTACGGGTGTAGCTCTTGATGCCACTTGCTCTGCCAACGAGACCACCCTGTCTTGCGTTGCCCGTGCTGGTACTCCTGCCAAGACGCTATACGTGCCTCTCCAGTTCTGGTTCTGCCGCAACCCTGGTGTAGCAATTCCTCTGATTGCCCTTCAGTACCACGAAGTGCGTATCAATGTAGACTTCGAGACCTGGGAGAACTGCGTGTACGGTGAGAGCTCTGCCGGTACGGCCGCTCGTCCCACTGCTCTATCTCTAGCTGCTGCCTCTCTGTACATTGACTACGTGTACCTAGACACGGAGGAGCGCCGCCGCTTCGCCCAGCAGAGCCACGAGTACCTCATTGAGCAGGTACAGTTCACTGGTGCTGAGTCTATTACCAGTTCTTCTAACAAGATTCAGCTGAACTTTAACCACCCTGTAAAGGAACTCCAGTGGGTGGTACAGCGTGATTCTTTCGTAGACTGCTCTTTCAGCCAGTGGATTACCTCTGTTGGTGGCCAGCAGCCTTTCAACTACTCCGATGACTTCTCTACGGAGGGTATCATCATGTCTCTGCTGACCCAGGGTACTTCTCAGGCTGCTCCCAGTGCTACGGATGTGCTTGGTGGTTCTGGTGTGGGCATGGTAGCAACTGGTGTGGGTACCAGCGTTTTCCCTGGTCAGGTCAGTGCTTCTGGTACGGCTGGTCAGTACACGGACTTCGATAACGGTGTGAACTACCTGCTCGCCAAGGTAATTCTAGATTCTGGTGTACGTTGCGAGGGCAAGAACCCTGTAGAAGTCGCCAAGCTACAGCTCAACGGCCAGGACCGCTTCACGGAGCGCGAAGGTTCTTACTTCGACCGCGTACAGCCTTACCAGCACCACTGCCGCACGCCTTCTACGGGTATTAACTGCTACAGCTTTGCTCTTCGCCCCGAGGAGCACCAGCCTTCTGGCACGTGTAACTTCTCCCGTATTGACAAGGCTACTCTGCAGCTGACGGTGTCCCTGAACACGGTGACTGCCTTCCGTACTGCCCAGGTACGCGTGTACGCTCTGAACTACAACGTGCTTCGCGTGATGTCTGGTATGGGTGGTCTAGCATACAGCAACTAATCATTAATAATAGGGGAAACCCACAATTGAGTTTGGAACTCCAAATTGAATTGTGAGATTAAATAAAATGAAGTCTATGGCAACCCAGCAAGAATTAGACCAAGTACATTTTGAGCATTATACGTTTAAAATAGAAAACAAGAATGGTCTTAGAATTTTTGAACTAGATGATCCTAGTTTAGAAAGAGTAAATGTTGACAATTTTTCATTTGTAGTATCAAAAAATGACGCATGTATTTCGGACTGCCTGAGAAGTGGTAAACTTTTTGAGCAATTTTTACTATCATTCGTTAAACAGTTTATACCGGAAGATAAGAATATTATAGACATAGGTGCTAATATAGGTGTTCATTCTGTAATATATTCAAATTATACATCTGGAACTGTGTATGCCATTGAACCTCAACCAAGAGTATTTAATATTCTTGAACAGAACATATCGAGTAATAATTGTAGAAACATTATTCCTTATATGTTTGGAGCATCTTCGCAAAATACTAGATTTTTCATGAATGCTAGATATGACATTAAAGAAAATCAGGGAGCATTTAGAATTACAGAGAAAGAAGAACAAGGAATAATGATTGAATGTAAAATTCTTGATGAGCTTTATATTGAAAATGTAGGATACATAAAGATTGATGTAGAAGGGCACGAATTAGAAACACTGAAAGGTCTTACACGAACAATAAGTGAATATAAGCCAATATTGATGATAGAAATACACGATACTAGTCCAACTAAGAATCAAGTATTTGACTTTATCGAAAATGTTGGATATACTAGTTTATGGAAATTATCTCATTGCGATTATATCTTTAAAGTATAAGCAAATAATGGATATTTTTATCAAAACATATCATGGAGATTTTTGCTGGCTAGATGGATGTTTAAGAAGCATAAAAAAATACTGTTCTGGGTTTCGCAATATTGTAATTGTCTCAGATGATGATGGTAATGTTATACCACCCGAATTATCGATTATAGTACCATTTAAGGTATTTTACGTGCCTTTGCCTAAAAATTATCCAGATGGAATTGAGCATGGTATTGGATATGCCTGGCAGCAAAATATAAAGTTAAATTGGTATATGTATAGTGACGCGAATATGGTAATTATAGTAGACAGTGATGAAATGTTCACAAGTCAGGTTACTCCTCAACATTTTATGACAGATGGAAAAATCAATTGGTGGGCAAGGACATGGGCAGAAGCTGCTGGTTGTGAGCATCATAAAATAAGCACGGACCTAGTTCTTAAAATTGATTCAAAATATGAAACTATGATATGTCCAGTTTTTGCCTTTGATAGACAGACAACTCTTGATGCTATTGAATATTTGTGTAAACTACATGATGTTACATGTTTTTGGGATATCGTGATTAAACTAAAATTGAAGCATATTAGCGAATACAACATTTTTGGAAATTACATTAATTTAAAGAACGCTTCTTCTTATAATTTTAGATTTGACCTAGAGAATGCGTTTAATCATCAAGCAGTACGTATTTTCTGGTCATGGGGTGGTATGAATAAAGAAGATATTATTCAGGAAAGATCTAGGATTCTTTCTTGTGAATGATTACTGCTCCTGGGTATTTGGCCAAAATAGATGATATGCTTGTATGTTTATCTGCTTGAAGCGAATAGTTTACGATTAAGGTAGTTTTGGTAATGTTACGAAGAATGAATCTCCAGAATTCGTAATTTGTATCAAAATTCTCGTAAACAACTAGTGTTAATGCCATGTCGTACGCATGGGAAATACCTTTTTTTACTTCAGTGCGAATTAATGCGTCTGTTTTTTCTAGCAATATTTTGAAATAATCGTTTCCAGTATTATAGAATGCCACGCCATTAATATGATTGAAAAAAACAGTATCATTCCTAGGAATTTGTAAGAGTCCGTCATATGTTGCGCCAGAAATTAGAAATGAACCTGAATATCTAACGTAATTAATACAATCATCTAACCAAGTTTCTCCAAGAATACAATCAGTTTCCAGAAATAGAGAAGTGTTGTATCTTCTACAATACTCAGCACTTTTCAAGAAAAGAATATTTGGCCCCGAACATCCTCCATACGTAAGATTAACATGCGTTGAATGTCTCGTGTCATCTTCTTCTGAAATATCATGCGATACTACATGTACGTTCTTAAAGAATCGTGATAACTCACGAAGTCTAATTATACTAGAAGACTTATTTAAGAAAAAAACAAATTCGATATCAGTCTTAACTAGAGTAGATAAAAGCCTATCAATAAACTTATCTAGTCTACCATTCTTTATTTCAAAGGTTGTTGTGAGTAAAGCAACACATTCTAAGGTTTGTCTAGGAAATTGAATATCTGTTCTTAGTACTTCTGGCTGAGGAGCAGGCACAGGAACAGGAACAGGTTCAGGTTCAGGAAGGGGCTTAGGAGCTGGTGTAGTAACGGGTTTAGGAACTGTTATGCGTTTCGAACTAATTCTTGGAATTATTGGTATTTCAGTTTTAGGTTCTGGTATTTCATTGACTAGTTTTCGTTCAAATAAATGTGTCGAGTTAGAAGCATTCTTTATTCGTTCCCTAGTTGGAACACTGAATTCCATTATCTTATCTTTTGTAAATACAAATGCCTTCTAAAACACTCAAGGTAGGTTCTAGACGAATGGTATGGAATGGTTCAGCAGAGAAGACTCCTGGTGGCCTAACAAAGGGAGACCTAGTAAAAAATAAGTACGGACGTATTGTTTCATCAAAGAAACATCATACTATGCGTAAGAAAACTGCTTAAATAGGATACCAGAAACATTCCTTTCTATCAGCGCTAAATATATCAGGAGTAAAGAATAAGGTTGGTTTAGGAGTCCACCTTAATTTTGATGGTTCACTAACAAACATTCCTGGAATTTTTTTATTGTGATAAGATTCTGGGTAGTTTCTTTCTGTTGTTTTATGGACGTGAAATGTCTTGATAGATGCGCCAAGATTAAATAATTTCAATCCAGAATTATGCATAGATAATGTAAATCTATTTTCGCATCCGAGTATACCAGGATAAAAGTCGGCACTAATCTTTTTAGGAGGATTGTATAACACCCATGCGTCCTGTGAAACTCCAGAAGCTTCTTGCCAATATCTTCCCTTCCAATTTGATAGTGGTTCACGATAATCAGTATCTAGAGTATGTCTAGTTATAACATATCCATTCCCAGGTTGTATTTGATTTATTTTTAGAGTAGATGCGTAGTCAAATACAATATCTGAATTGGCAATTGTATTAATTTTATTTGACTCGAACATATCTACAAATGTTTGATATGTTGGACGTTCTGAAACCTTTATACATTCTAGTTTAGGATGTTGATAAGAAAAATCAATTTCACAAATAAGCTTTAGTTTTTCGATATAAGGATTTTCCAGATTTAGTTCAATTGCTCGTAAAATTTCATTGCGATGTTCTTCGTCTTTTATCAAAAACCAGGATGTCCACAGTATCATTTATAAAAACGGATAAGTTTAATTACAGGTATTTTATCTTAACATCATGACCACCATTGCACCTGGCGACTTTAGCTGGAGCCCAGACCAGGAAATCCTTGGTATGGGCTACCGGGCTGTTGCGCAGGCTGAGGGGTGGAGTTTCCTGAAGACATATGTCCCTGATCAGGGGTTCATGTTCGGGAAAACGCCTCCAAAGTTGGAGGAGATCAACAAGAAGATCAATGAGCTGTACCCCGGACATTCTGGGTCATCGTATGGCTGGACAATGAGACACATGCAGTCAATTGCTGTGCTCGACTGGGAGCTCTACCTTAAGAAGCTGGAGAAGATTCCGGCATCTGAGGCGGACAAGCTTACCATCAAGCGGCTTGAGGCGCCAAACCAAATTGTGGAGCTTGGGTTCCACATCACGGAGAGCCAGCGCTTGCTAGACCTGTGGGCATTAGACCCCAGGACTACATCTCACCACTTCAAGAATGCAGTGGATCGGGAGACCAATAACATTGTGACCAAACGCAAACAGATTGCGGAGCTAGAGGAGATTCTAGGCGTCGTTGTACGCCGTGCTTCGTCGCCACCATTGCCTACGTATACCCATCACTGGGCTTTGACGGAGGCAGAGAATAGGCTGGCGGACTATGTGGAGCACAACAATGGTATCCCGACCAACGGCTTCGAGGCCCGCTCGGCTGGGTGGGCTGAGTGGTGTGCGGCACTTAAGAAGCGCAAGACGCTGCTTGAAAAGTAATAAGCCTTCGGGCAATTTTTTCTTGTCTTGTTGACAAATTTTAACTTGGAAAGGCAATTTTTCTAGTAAACTTATTAGGTAGAGTGTAATTACAATCTTCTGTTACGCCATGACCTATAGTAAAAAACCCAAAACCTTCATTACATGCTATTGATGGTAAGGCAAATTCTTCAACGCAATGTTTAAAGCTGTACAAATCTAGAGCAATACTAGTATGTTCATTTAAGAACCTTGTCATTTGTTGTACAGTTTCAAAGCTGAAACATATACCTTCATGTTCAGCAGCATGAAGAGTATATCCTAAATTCAAATAATGATTCATTAGCATAGTTTTTCTGAATATAGGCCACCACCAATTCATATCTGGGAATTCTCCCTTGGAACTTTTAATTGGGATACAATTTAACAAATCAGTTAATCCCATCTTCTTATAAAAAATTGTCCTACCAGAAAGAACTATAAAAAACTTGAATGGAATACGATTAACAGCATAATTCATATTTGACACAATACCTTGAATAACTGACCCTGTCATCCATGTCTTATTGATGATATCTGGATTTAACACAACATTAGATGGTAACTGTCTTTGCTTAAGTTCGGCATACATTAAATCATTACAGTTTAAGATTATAGTATGGGAGCAAGTTACGTGTTCTGAAATATTTCTTATTTGGTTCTCTATAAAATCCGGAAGTTTATAGACATTGATAGAAATTAGAACTGCCATTGTAATAGCTAGACTATTAACTTGAAAACGGACTTTCTGAATGATGTCCGTATAAGATATAAAACCATGGAAGCAGTTTATAACCCATATAATTCTCGGAATCGGATGTTTACCCAGAAGGATATACATCTGATTCTACATAAACATAAGTGTCAATACACTGTTAGAAACACAGAACTATTTCAGAATGCCATGGTACACTCATCATACGTAAAACGAACAGAGTATACAACTCCTCAAGGTGATTCAGCTACCTTGGCACAAAGACCTCTAGATTGTCTTGAACTATTTCCAGAATCATATGAACGTCTTGAGCATCTAGGTGATTCGGTCTTGGGAGCTGCTGTAGCTACATATTTATCTATCCGATTTCCTAGTCAACAAGAAGGATTCCTAACTAATTTGCGTAAAGAAATTGTATGTAATAACATGCTTGGTGAACTAACTAGAAAGATTAAACTAAATGAATTCTACATTATTTCAAAGCATAATGAAGATGCTTGTAATGGCAGATATAATGTAAAAAAACTTGGAGATATATTGGAAGCATTCATTGGAGCTTTATGGATTGATTCAGGTTATGAGTTCAAGGTAGTTTCCACCTTTGTAGTTTCTCTAATTGAAACGTATATTGATATTCCTGGTATTCTTCGTAATGATACTAATTTCAAGGATCAATTACAGAAATATTGCCAAACTCAGTTTCATTATACACCTACATATATTATGCTATCATCAAATGGAGAATATGTGATGGCAGCAATTGATTCTAAGGGTCAACATCTAGGTACAGGAACAGGAACAACTAAAAAGCAAGGAGAGCAACATGCTGCTAAGGATGCTCTGAATAAACTTAAATCTGGGATTTAGCTACTATACTCGTTAAACCGCAAATGGTGGATGTATCATCTATTGTAGTATTATTTGGATTTGCGAGTTATTATTCTAATTTTATGGTATTCCTATTCCTTTTTTTACTCAAGCAGCATGGTATTCATCGATTTCAGGTATTTTGCGATAAACAAACAACTAAACCTCTTATCAAACGTCTAGAAGAAGAATGTACTTGTACTGAAACTTCCTTGACACGTGGTTTTAAGAAGGTAAAATCTGGATGGATATGGAGTAAAAAACTGATTGGCTATATAACTTATGAAGATTGCGGTGATTTAAAAACATTGACACTTATTACCAGCGCTTCAAATTTTGAAGAGTTAATCAAACCTATAGAAGAGGAAATGTCTAGAGATGAACCTCACGAAGAACCAAGAGAAACTCAAAATATCTATAAATTTTATAGGTATGGCTCATATGAACGATTTTATTATTCACGTGTTTTGCTTAATATAACTCGCATGGATCCTACTGATGAACAATCTAGAGTTATTAAAAGTATATCTGCTGTTTTTGCTAAAAAGAAGCAATGTACTGTATTCATAGAAGGGCCACCATGTACTGGCAAAAGTTCTATTGGATATCTAGTAGCAAAAGAACTATCTGGAACATTCTGTAATACGTTTAATCCTACAGAACCAGGTGATACAATTAATATGGCAATTACATCTATGCATGAATGGGTTATTGATGATGATAAACCAACTATTATTTCAATTGATGAGATTGATGTTCTACTTAAAAAAATAAATGAGAATACTGTTCCGATAAACCAGAAAATTCCTACCAGTGTCACTGATAAGCAATCTTGGTCAAAATTTATGGATGACCTAAAGTTCTATAAAAATCTAATTTTTATCATGACAAGTAATACGTCTAAGACCGATATTGATAAACTAGATCCAGCTCTTATTCGTCCTGGCAGAGTTGACGTATATGAAAACCTAGTTGTACCTTACATTATTAAATAAAAATGGAAGTTCAAATTACAGAAATATAGTTTTCATTTACCATGGCCTGGACTTCTGTCAATGCACTCGAGGAGTGTAAGAAGATTCTCGGCCCAGACATTGAGGGGGACAAGAAGAACCCCCAGTCTGGATGGGTACGTGAGAGCCTCTTAGTTGAGGTTCTGCGCGGCGACGACCTTGAAGGCCTGTACAACGAGTACTGGCGCAAGCAGAGGTATTGGGGTGGTGAGACTCCCTGGCCCTGGCTGAAGCCATGGCTAAATTGGGCGCAAAAGGAGATGGCAGTGCGCAACAGCAGCGGTGCCTACACCCATCAGCAGCTTGTCAAGATGGCGCGCGATGCAGACCTCATGCGGAAGCTGGGTCTGATCCAACAGTTCGACAAAAACATGAAGCACTACAAGGCGCTAGCAGAGATGGGGCGCGAGGGGTATAGCCTCGAGGGGTATGCAAAATACCAGGAGTCGTTCCAAAATGGGACGTTTCTTGAGACCTGCGCATGCCACCACTAATATGCCTTCGGGCAATTTTTAAAATGGAATCTAAAAAGACAGAAAATCTATATCTTACCACCATGGGCTGCGCTTACAGCATTGAAGACAGAATCACTGCCCAGCATCACCGAATTGCTTGGCTAGAGTCTGGCCTTCCAAGGGGAACTGTAGCCAACTCTGGCGACTGGTTTGCCTCTGATATGACTCGCCTAGCAGCAGCATACAAGGAGCTTCAGCGACTTGAGAGGATACGAGGAGTGTTTAGCGAATAGCTTAGCTCCACTTTTTTCTAAGAAAAATGGAATGTTTCTGGATACATTTATCTAGTTTAAATGAACTCCAATGAGCGCCTTGCGTTTGTTCGGGGGTTCACTCTGATGACCAACTACATGGGGGACATCGAGTTCCTCGACGAAAACAACGTGATGGTTCCCTACGGGGAAAAGTATCATCTTGGAATGTGGGCATCGAGACAAGACCTTTCCGGGTCTGATGAGGCGGTAAAAGCAAAGATTGCTCGTCAGTTTGGCTTTGCTGAGGATGAGAAGATTCATCCTAGCAAGGTGTTCAGAGATCCAGACTTTCTAGTCAAGGGTCAAAACTACGCACTAGCCAGCAATGGTTATCCAGTTGGCAAGTACCTAGGGTATCAGAATGGTCTGTGCTCTTTTGAGAACGCTTGCTATGATGGCGGCTGGCTCTGGAACGAGATTGGGCTCTACAAGACCGAATAGCAGCTTGAAAAGGCGCATTTTTTAAGTAAAATGGATTTTACTTTAATAAACTAAGTGGCTAGAAATGGAGGTCTTGCGAGAAAAGCTTGTGCAGTTGAATGCAGAAGTTGACAACTGGGCAATCTTCAATGTTAGCATTGACAAGAACTACCCAAAAGGCATTACGGATGCCCACCGCTTCGCTCTTATGGTGGAGTGGTTGAACAAGAAGAATGCATTGGCCGAAAAGCTTTACGCAGAGTGCGTGGAGCTTGAGCCAAGTGAAGAAGCTATCAGCCTCAAAGGGTGGGCGCAAAGTGCGCTACAAGCGTGCAGTCTTCTGCGGAACCACCTTGATTAGACCACACGGTCAAAATTTTTATCCTAGATTTACAGTCTTTGTTCTGGGAATACGCCTAGATAGAAGTTCACGTTGAGTTCCACCCACAGACATATCATCTCCTTCGGTAATACCTTCAATCGCTCTGAGAGCTTCTGCTACACGCTGAGGTTGGTCAGAAAATTGAAGAAGAAGTTGGGTTCTAATCTGATTACGACGTAGAGGTGGACGAGATGTTCGGACACTTCTGGAAATTGTACCTAGACCATTTCCTTCTAGTGCAAAGTTATCAACTTCATTAGACCGCATGAATTCTAGAATTGAAGCAGATAGTTTAGCCTTTTCATCACGAATTGCTTTTTGACGAGCTTGAAGTTGACGACATTCATCATCTAGAGAAACCCAGGAACGAATAATATTTTTGATTTCATCTTGGTCTGCCATTTACCGTTAATAAGATGGAGCTATGAAAGTCCTTTACCTTGCTTAAGACAAATATGGAACAGACCGAAGAAATTCATTGGAACCAACAACTAGAAGAAATCTTATCTAGAGAGGGTGAAAGAGCGTTGTGTTATTCATGGCTTCATAACAAATCCCAGGCAATGGTAGCAAAGTATGACACAAATATAGCGTTACCAGTAATTGTTTTATCTACTCTTGCTGGTACTGGATCTATTGCGTCTCAATCATTATTTGGTCAATCTCAGGCGGCAAGTGTAGTAATTGGAGTAATTAGTTTAGGCGTTGGTATTATGAATACAGTTTCGAACTATTTTGGATTTGCCAAGCGGTCTGAAGCGCATAAGATTTCGGCTATAACATATGCTAAAATCCATAAATTTATTGTTATTGAACTTAGCTTACCTCGTAAGGAACGAATGAAGGCAAAGGACATGTTAAAAATTATTCGCGAACAATTAGAGCGCCTAGCTGAAACAAGCCCTCAAATTCCTGAACCAATTATAGCATTATTCAATCAAAAATTTCATGATCAAAACGATGTTTCTAAACCTGAGATTACAAATGGTCTAGATCCTATTCATGTTTTTGTAGAAAATTCAGAAGCATTCTCGATAGATGAAAAGAAGGGTATACCAATAAAGATGGTAGAAGTACCTACAACTGAAACTCTTAAGCCAACTATACAGACCTCTTCTTCGGTAACTAAAATTTCCACTCTCGATCGCACTCCAGGCAAGTGACGAAGGTGGTCATGGGCTCGTCAGCGGATCGTGTCTGCATTTGATAATAATCACATTTGGACTTCTTCTTACAACGGGAACAGTACAGATAAATAGCTGCGCTGACATTCTTGGAATAAAGACGAATTTCAGTTTCAATGATTTTATCTAGGGCAGCCTTCCAGCGCGAGGGGCATAGTTCTTCAGCAGACATTTCGACAAATGTTTTAGGTTCTACTTCCTGTGACATAAGTTTTTTTGCCCAGTTCTCTGTATTTGCTACAGTTCCATCTGTGCGCAAGTTTTCATATAGAGAAATGGCCTTGCTTCTATATGTATTCCAGAATACTCGGTTAGCCCAATCTATATCAATACCATTTTGTTTACATTGTTGAACAATATAATCCAGTAAGTACTTTTCTAGGTCTGTAGCAATTTCCGATGAAGTACACTCAGTTAAATTTTGAATAACCTTATCACGAATTGGACATTCTACAAACACATTCTTTGTCTTAACAGTTTTTACTGTCACCGAAGCAGTAACCCTAGGTGCTTCATCGGGCTCTTCAACTACTTCTTCTTCCTCCTCTTCATCCTCATATTCTTCTTCATCATCGGACATATTAAATGACCATTCATGATAAAGAGTTTCATAATCTTCAACTCCTAGGTTTACATAAGAAGTTACAAGTTTATCGTATTCATCAGCATCGGAATGAGTTGCCATAATAACAATTGATCCAGAAAATGATTCTTCATCTAGCGGAGATGGAAGCATATGTTGATTAGCATCATCATCTTCATCAGATACCTTAGCAAATATAGAAAGCCATCTATCTTCTTTTAGAGGATCTTGAATCTTTCCTTGAAATTGAATTCCTACTTGCTTATACTTTTTACGAATCCATTCCAGCACATCAGTTGTTTTTGCTGGAATAGTTATTTCACTTAATGAACCGGTCGGTGCTACAGCAGTTGCTATGACCATCTTTAGTATTAATACATTTCTCTTTCCTAAGTTCCATTTTCGAAACGGATTTAGTTGTAATCATATAATTCTAGATAACACTATGGCATACGTACCACCAAGTCTGCGTACTAAGGAAGATAAGGATGAAGAAGCTCTAAAGATTATTGCTGAAGGAAAGGATACACATTTTCCACTACTAGGTGGAACTTCTCCAGTAAGCACAAAAAGTACTGTATATGCTCTCAAAGCTAAGGAATGGGAAGCCAATCGTAAGGCTCTTGAACTTAAAGAATCAATTGAAGCAGAAGTTGCTCGGATTATGGAAGAGAGACGTATTCAACAAGACCGTGAAATTCATGAAATTATTCGCCATACTAAGCGTACTAAGGAACTAGTTGTAAAGGAAGAGCCGATACCTATTCTAGAGAAAAAACCCGAAGATGAATGGACAGTTGTTCGGAAAAAGGTTAGAAAGCCGAAGCAAAGAGTTCATAATGAAACTGAGGAAGAATTCATTAATAACCTAGAAGACCTAGCTGAAGACCAATCATATGATGATTAAGAAGGTGTGAGTGCCTTTGCTTCTGCGCCTACTCTATCTGCTACATTACCTAGAGCCACTGCTCCCTTACGAGCAGCTTCTTCAAGTTCTCCAACTGCTTCTTCACCTGAAACAAAGATCTTACTTGACCCGCTGACAAAATTACTCACTGTAGTCCAAGCACTACTAATAATCCAGTAATAGAAATTCCATATGGATGTTAATATCCACCACATTCCTTCACGAGTTTTTACTGCTACTGGAACAACAAATTCACCAGTAATTGGGGGTGAACTAAATGCCCATTTAGAACCATAATATCCTGCTACACAAACACCAACAGCACATACAATTGCTAGAACAAGACCAATCCACCCATTTTCCTCAACATATTCATTTTTTGATTTGTCTAAGGCTCCAGCTGTTGTTGATGGGTTTTCTGCTTCATCCTTTAAAGCTTTAGCCGAGGGACCAGCATTACCCTTTAAGTCTGCTTTCTTAGTTTCTAGCTTTCCCACTCTTGTATTCCCAGTTGGTCGTAATTTAAGATAATATTTATTATCATGCGGCATAGGCCCACCTGGGATATTATTGATATCATTAAAAAATACTTCGCGCTCACCTAGGCCTTGTACGGGTCTAGAGCCGGCTTCTACATTACGTACTAGATAGGCAAAATCACCCTGATCCATATTAATCATAGATTTAAAAACTATCCATTCACATGGAGCACATGGAGGAACTAATGATGTACCTTGGTAAACATAGTAACTTGCTTCAGGTGGTACCATTTGAGCAATACTCCAATCGCGCATTTGAAGCTTTGTTTCACCAGTAGCTACAGCATATGGAATAAACTGTTTGAAAAATGTATAAGATGGTGTCTGGGTACCGCTAATTCGGAATAAAGAACTCATACACATTAGTTCGCCAGTAGGCTTGCGAAAAATAGCTACAATTTCACCATCTGCTTGAATGCCTTCTATCGTATGATGGCTAGGATGATTCACAGATATAGCTTGACATACGTAAGATTCTCCTCTGAATTTACAAGTTCCAAGACCCGTAGGACTTTGTAAAACTAGACCTTCGTTACTTATAGAAACTGATGCCTGACTTACATTACCATCATCCATGACAAGATCGCATGATAAGTTACAAGGTTTAGCACTTGACTGTGATAAGTTTATTGGACTTTGATTAGCAGAAGAACAACTTGGTGGCCAGTTATTACTTGAGAATACACTCATTTATATCCCTACTAGGTTTTGTTACGAAAAGCATCTCGCATGAGATATAATAAGATGAATTCCGAAACTAAAGGAGTAATCGAAGGTGTATTTTCTACTATAGGTGCCTTTGTAGTACTATTTGGAATAGCATTCGCACTTTTCAAGTTTAGAGCTAATGGTGACATACCTAGTTGGGCTTCAGATATTCCTGTAAGTCTAGTAATGTTTGTTGCTAATATTTTTCCATTTGCATTATTAGCATTTGGATTTGTAAGTGATACCATATTTCAAGAGTTCAGATTATCAGTACCATCCTTAATGTCGCTAGGTCTTCACTTACTGATTGGTGGTGGAACTAAGATTTTTGCCACTAGATACCAAAATCAGGATTTAAGTCCTCAAGATTCTAGTGGAACAGCATGGTGTACAATTCCGGGATTAGAAGGTCTCGAATCTCCATATTTACCCACTGCATTTATGTCAACGTCCGTCATCTCATTTTACTACTTATGCTGGGCATGGGATTCCAAGATAAATTCTAGTACTCTAGGATTAGTCTTCTTAGCAATCTGGGCCATGGAATGGATTGTGTTTCAGGTGGGAGATTGCGCAAGTTCTTATTTAAGTTTGTTTGGAAGTGGAGGAGGATTCATTTTCCTAAATGTAATTGTTTCAACTGTAATTGGTATTATTGGTGGAGCAATAGCATTTGCTACAGTAAGAGGAAACCAAGCTTACAATCCCTTGCTAGGTAGAGCAAGTGGTTCTTTTAGCAAGGGTTGGGGTGTAGACGCAAAGTGTCCAGCGGGTACTTCTCCTGCTGGAAACCACACGTGCGAATATAACGGTAGAGAACATTTTTCTAGTAAACCTATTATTTGTGAAACTGGGTATGAACTACAAAATGGAGCATGTGTTCCCAGTGTTGATGGCCACTCCCAGCCTGTTCAGAGTGGTGGCGATGAAAATACCTTTGTTGCTGAAATATATAAAAATGGTCAACTAGTGACTAATCTTGCTGACTAGCATTCCGAAGAATGCGATAATAACCCATTGCGGCAGTTCCAGAGTGTGACTCGATCCCCTTGACAGTTTCAACGATTATTGTTGGAACCCTTGTCACACCATACTTCTGAGTGAGTCCAGCTGGGTCAGCTTTAATATTAACCTCAGTCCATGTAAGATTTGGAAAATCTTCCTTCAAATCTTTAATGACGGGCTTTAGAGTTTGGCACGGGGCACACGTGGGAGAACTAAACACATACACGCTCATTCCTCTTTTACTATTGTTACTCCTTCTTTAATTAAACCGGAACTCAATCGAACAAGGCGTGTTTTACTCAACCGTTGTACTTCAGTATGATATCCGTTTTTACTTGCCGTCTTTTGAAACGCACTAAATAATGCTACCTTCAGTGCTTGTTGGTCTAGTAAATCCATATGAGTCTTACACCATTCAATAATTACAGTCTCTTCAACTGGTGGTCCCATAATGGATAGCGCCAAATCTGGAAATATTCCACTAGTTCTATTGATGACCTTTACTTCCTCCTTTTCTAGCAAGACTGAAACTGCCATCTTATCCACAATATCATTATTCTTTGAAAGTTCATCGGTCTTTCCGGTATGTGCCTTAACATAAATTATAGTATACTGCTTGAATTTAGTTAAGCGTTCAGATAGATGTTGAATTAGGTCACGATGTTTGACATCAGACCCTTCGGCAGTTCTCCAATTATTCTTCATCCACCCAGGTAACCAAGTAGTCAGACAATTTTTAGAATACATCGAATCAGTATAAATTTCTAAAGAAGTTTCTGCTGAAGGCATCTTATCAAATACAATATCTACGGAATCATGAATTGCCTTTAGTTCAGCTCTCTGATTCGTTTGAAGTTCAGACTCAGGCATTTTTATAGCAAAAGACCAATCTGGATGTTCGGGGAAATATCCAGCATAGCCTGCTTGTGCGTTTGCTTTTCCATTGGACTTACAAGCCCCATCGGTAAATACTCGAATCATATTTCTTTGTATACTGCTTCATGTATAAAAATAGGCATTCGTTTTGTGATACATCTGCTCAGAATAGCAGATTGTAGAGATGTGGGGTCTTCAACATGAAACCACACTCGATTTTTAAATGAACGTTGTTCTAGTTGTCTGCGTAACATTTGCTGACAGGCAAAGGTCAAAAATTCAGAATGCCAAATTAGCAGAACTCTCATTCTAGTTGACTGTTTTTTAGGAACACTTGAAATCCAGATATCAAACCATGGCGCAAATGTTTCGACTGAAAATAATGATGCAGCATTTACTTCATCAAATTCACATGTATCATTATGCTTATCCTTGTATTCAAGCCACGCCTTCCTAGTTTCTTTGTCATTCAAAGGTTCAAAAAGAACATAGTGGGGAGGCGGATAATCCATTGTCTTATTTCTCACCTTCCTCTGTAGACCCCATTACCTTCTTAATAGGAATGCCAGCATCAACAATGTAAAGACTATTCTCAGTCATGATAACGAAACAGGTTTCACATTTAAAAACCGTCTGAATTGTAGACGTGTATTCATCGTTAGATTTTACTAGGTATTTGGTAGAACCCTGAACACCGATACAGCACTTCTTTTCTACGCTGTCGCGATAATAATCAAAGTAAATGGGTTTATCTTCATCAATGCTGACTTGAGCCGCACGAAGTAAAACATTCGCAGATGGTACAGCCATTTATTGTCTTTAGGACTTTTGATTTCAGCATGCCTTAACGCATTTCATAGCATCCTCGAGTTTGAAACGGGAACGCATATTCAGGCTAGGTAGCTCAAGACGAGGTCTGGCTAGTAGATTAGTTAGCTCAGATAAAATTAGTCCACGTAGCTCTACAGCTGTAGGATTCAGAAGCTTGGCAATCTCATAAATGAAATCAGCAAACTGAGTAACATTCTCTTCAGATTGGTCGGTCTTTGGTTCAATAACCGTATTTTGTAGATCCTCAAATACTTTTTGCATTGACTCTTGTAGAGCCTTTCCTGAAACTAGGAGTCTAGAATGTAGATGTGTCAGAAACCGAGCATAGCCTCTTCGCACATCCTTTTGCTTTGACCATGATACAACCTTATCTTCAAAATCGGGGTCCTCAACCTTAGGGAAAACCAGAGTTTCAGACATATCATACAGTGTTCCAAACATTTGGACATGGGTCTCTAGGTCTTCGTGTACTTCTGGAATTTCAAAGGCCATTTTCATAGCTACATCGCCCATTACTCCAGCATAAGCAGAACCCTTAATAGCCTTGTCAAAGAGAAGTGTAGTTACGCGAAGACGGAACTCTTCATCTCTAGATTTCATAATAGCAGTTGCGTCAGCAGAAAGCTTATCAAGCGTTTGGCTAGAAATCTTGTTGAAGATAGCAAATATCTCATCGTATTGCGGATCAGTAGTTTCGCGTACTCTGCGAACATAATCTGAAATCACACGTGTTCTCCAATTCTCTGTATCTTCTCTCTTCTTTGAAACATACTTTACTCGCGCAGGACGAGCAGGGCGATATGCGGCAGGTACTAGACGAAGTCTAGCAATATTAGCTAGGATTTCTGCTGCAAGGGGTATCTTTGAAGCAAAACGATCAGCATAGATGAGTGCGTTAGTAATCATTGTATTGCTTATTACCTGACAACATGAAAACGAATTCGTTTTCACCCTATGTGTTTTATCTAAATATGGAAAGCATTCGTGTTCAACTCGATTCTAACCCAGATTTTGCTTGGGCAGCATGGGGCAATCAACCATATAAGACTTCGGCATGTGTAGTTGGTGAACTTGTAGATAATTCTAAGCAAGCAAAGGCAACACAATGCCGAGTCACAATCACAAAACCAAAAGATGACAAAGAGAAACGACTTCTTACAATTGAAGATAATGGTCATTGGGGTGTTATTAATTCAGATACTCTTCGAAAGTGTTTTGGTTACGGTAAGGATAAGCATACTGTGAAAAGGGGTCTGAACGAGCACAATTGTGGTCTAAAGCAGTCACTAGCTTATACTGATCCACCAAATGCAAGCTGGATGTTTCAAATTAAACAAGGCGATGTTGTTTATCAGCTAAATGCGCCTTATTCGCATACAATTGAATTCTTCAAGAAGCCGGCCAAAGATTATAAGGGAGTACTAAAGGATACGAATTGTACATTTATTCAAACACTTCTAGATGATACTCAGTTCAAAACATTGTATCATACAAGTGTTTCCGGTAAACCAAATCATGAACTTCTTATCGGAAGAATGGAAAAATACCTAGCAACGTTCTGGATGATGGACGAAAGTGTAATTAATCGTGAATTCAAGATTTACTTGAATGATAAGTTTGTTGAACCTTATGACATCAAAAAAGACCCGAATGTTTCTATGCCGCAAAACAGCCTAGCTCCAAAGAAGGTGAAGATTTATGATGGAGTAGACGCTGACAAAGAAATTACTATTGAAATTTGGGCTCTGCTTTTGTCAAATCGCTATAACAAATCTGATCATCCGGTATACAAGAGAAATACTGGGTATGCTGGAGCTACAATCTTTAAGCATGGACGTCTAATTAAAACTGGAATTTACCAAGAAATCTTTCAGAAACTACCAGATCATGAATTTTCTGGTAATCTATTTCTAGTAAATATTACTGGAGAATCAGATTGCCTTCCTGCTACTCATACAACTAAGAACGATTTTACTAAAAAAGATCCAAAACTAGAGAAGTTATATGCGTACATTAAGGAAAATACCATTCTTATTTCTCAAAAAGAACAAGGTGCTCAGCATAATAAGTGTGAGGTTCAACTTCTAAAAGATTTGCGCAAGATTAAGGAAAAATATAATGAACGGGCTATAAAGAAGGGAGAATACAAAGTAGAAACTGAATACATGCCAGACCTAGCAATTAATAGCGTAAAGGTTGATACTAAGGAACGCATAGATATGCTAGAGTGGAATACCAAGGACAAATATGTAAATATTATTGAGGGTAAAACTAATTACCTTACCAGTCAACACTTGCGCCAACTATATGTATATTATCGTAATGTCAAGCATTTCTCTCCTGATTTCAAGGGATACACTGTTGAAGCAACATTCATTGTTATGTTCAAAGAACCAATTGAAACGTACAAGAATGAACTAGCATTAATTCAACATATTGACCCAGATTTCTCTCCAAAAATTGAGACTTTTGAAGACTATTCGGTTGGTCTAAGTTAAAACGGATTAAAACGCTACAAACATATATCTGTTATAACAAATGGATTCCACAAAATTCCAGCAGACTTGGGTTTTGTGGTATCATGACCCCGATAATCGGGACTATTCACTAACAAGCTACATTATGATAGCTGAAATTGACACTACTAATTATTTCTGGAATATTGTTGACAACATTCCCAAGGAAGCCTGGGAATGTGGAATGTTCTTCTTTATGCGCAAAGGTTATCCTCCTCTATGGGAATGTGATGAGAATAAGAATGGCGGTGCTTGGTCTAAAAAGATTGATGCGTCCCAAGCACAAACTAGTTTCATTGACCTGATGGTACACTGTGCCTCCAATGAACTTCTAGTTAAAAATAAGGATAGTCTAGTAGGAATTTCTATTTCTCCTAAAGGCCAGTTTCACATCATCAAAATCTGGAATTTGTCTACACGAGTTTCTGACAAGTCTAATCTGAATCCTAATCTAACATATTACAAGGTTACAGATGATGTCACTTATACTGCTCACAACTCCAGACCTAAATAAAAAGCATATGCTTTTTCAGTGTTATAAATACCGGATTTATACTCAATGGAAAAAGAAGAGATTATAAGACTCTTAAAGGAATGGATGATTTCCATGGTAACTTTTTTATATAAATGGTTAACTACAGATGCTGAAATCCTAGGTTATATTTTAGCTGTCTTACATACTCTTATTTCGGCATCCTTAATATTCTGCATTACTCTGTCACATACTATATATCCCATTTGGGAATTCAAATTAGGGTGTTATCTTTGCTTGCTCCTAGTATGGCTTCAACATATTTTTTTGAACGTATGTATTTTTACAGTTGCTGAACTAAGTTTGATTCAAATCGTACAACCATCAAATATCTATGTGTCTCATATTTTTACTAAGGTTGCTCAACTTGAACCACCATCAAATATCTATTTATCATATATTTTTAGCACACTTATGGGGACTAGTTTGACTGAGGCAATGACTCGTTTAATTATGGGAGAAACAGTAGCGGTTTCATGCTTTACTCTTGAATTGCTTTCAATCTTAATGAACCACATTTATGATCTTTATGGTATACAATTAGGCAGTACAGGGCATTAGGCAGAGCTTAATTTCACCTAGATTAGCTACTACATATCGGATCATCAGAAACCAACCATTCTTCATATGTACTTCAAGATTGTTACACAGATTAGTACACTTGGTAAATAGAACTAGATGAGGCAGAGAAAACTGACCACTGACAATTTCTTCAGAAGTCTTTTTGTGGATATTGAAATCAGTCTCTCCATCACCCATAATAGTTGTTCGTGAAGCAAAATGTCCCTTACAATTGAAAGTTAGAGAAGAACCAACATTAGTAATTTCAACTGTCTTTGCTGAAAGAAGTGTCATATCCCTACAGATTTTCTGAAAATCTAGAGAAGGCATTGTAATACGAGTGCTGAATTCAGTATCAGGAAGTTGTAGGTCAGGTTCATCTCTATCAAGCAGGTTGAGCTTATACTTGTGTATCTGCTTCTTCTCACCATTTTCCATGAGGATACCTAGAGAGTTCGGGTCATCCTTATCAACATAGAATGAAAGAGTATCGTCATTGGTAGCAGTTCTGACAATTCGATAAAGATGGTCAGTATTAACTCCAATCACAAACTTAGGCGTCCCATGGTTATACGCATACTTTTCAAATTTGTCGGCATGTAGACGAAGATGTACAAGAACAGTACGAGTATTATCCATGGCCACCATCCTGATTCCATCCTTGTCAAACAGCAAAGACATCTCAACTAGAATTGACCGCAGCGCCTCAATTAAAGTTCGAACTGCCCCAGTTTGAACAGTTTTTGCTTCCACTGTATACATTTCTATTTCTTCTGGAGGTGCGTTTAAGTTAAAAATTGCCCGAAGGCGTATTAGTATGTAAGTCTTAGCACCCAGGAAGCATGGTAAAGACCGTGCTGGTGATAGTGCTCTTTGTGCCCACCATACTGCTTTGCCATCTCCTCTTTTCGCCGTTCAACGGCCTCCCAGAAGGGCTTTCTTGCCTCGAGCCTTGCAGCAAATAGGTTAGCCTCTACTGAGTTAGTGAGGACTTTCTTGGTGTTATCACAGTGCGCAAATACCTTTGCGCTACAGGGGCTACATGTCATACATGGGACGTAAGTGTACCCATTCTGGTTCGCAGCCATGATTGAGTTCTATTCTCTAAAACAAGAAAATTCGTTTTCATATAAAAATTGCCCGAAGGCTTATTGGGGTCCAGGCACAACACGCTCAATGCAGTAAGACTGCGCAAAGCCTGCGTTGTGACGATGACGAATAAAGTTGTAAGTATCAAGGCCTTGTGGACCCAGATGCTCCGTTAGTAGAGTTCTGAGCTCTGTCATGGAAAGAGACTTGTGCTCTCTCCATGTTCCTGGCCTCTTAATCTTGAACCTTGACCCGTCAGGGCTGGCAAGCTCATTGGCTGCTGCGAAGGCAGGCTCACTGACGATGGCAATAAGCCTGTCGTTAATCAGCGAGCGCTGCTGGCGGAGCTCGTTTAGCTGCGTGTTCAGTACACGAATGCGGTCATCAACAGCTGTAAACTGAAGAACCTCATTGCGAAGTGCGGCTCTGGCGTCAGCATCAGGAACGGCCATGGTTTTACTAGATGTATACTTCAGATCTAAAAATCCATTTTCAGCTAAAAATATTTGCAACTAATTTTAGTTCTTATGCTCCTCCCACACGCATAAGATAGTGATTACTCCCCTTTTTTCAACAGCATCAACATATTGCTGTGTCCTTTGTCTGACCTAAGTTGTTAAGCTTTAGTCAATTTTGTTCATGAACGGTCTTCTAGGTATGCCCCCTAAAAGTCTGTGTGCCCCATTCCGCACCCAGATATGATTATCTAAATAACCTCTATATCAAAGTCAGTTGCCACCTTTTTAAAGGCAGTAGCTCCGTGTCTGCTCGAGACCATAACATCTATTTATTACCCACCTTCTATACAACCTTTCATTCTGTTAGGGCTACCACACCCAATAACAGAGAACCTTGAAGTACTTTCACCAAATAATCTATAGAACATTTACAGTCCCACTAGCTAGTTTCCTGTAAATTAAGATTCCGTTTTAAATACAAATGTTTGGAGCAGATGAAATAAAACATCTAAGAACAGTTTACAACTCAGAACATTCTAAGGAAGCACCTATACCTGATGGCACTCCCGAACAAATCTGGAAACATTTACTAGAAAGATTTCATTCAAAATGTTTAACAGGGCGAACAGAATGTATTATAGCTCATATGTTAAACCGCCCTAAGGCCCCAGACGCATGGAATATAAATCCTACAGATTGGCTTTCTTCAGTTGATATTGAAAATGCCGAAAAAGAATATGAGAAACTTTTTAAATCTTATATATTTCTAGGTTGTATTCCCATAGACTTTGATTTAAAATCACCAACAGGAAAATGTCTTGTAGATGCTCTATGCTCAATCAGTATTAAAAAGTTGTACGATAAAGGCAAGACCCAGATTGGTATAGTCTTTAATACTGATGTTCATACTGGACCCGGACAACATTGGATTGCCTTATTTTGCGATTTAAGACCTGGATTAGAGCAACCTCGTGTAACATATTTTGATTCATATGCTCAAAAACCAGAGAAGGAAATTGTGCGATTAATGAAACGCTGGAAAGCAGAATGGGAAACTACCGGAATTCACTCTAAACCTATGCTAACAACTTATAATAAAACTCGCCATCAATTTGAAGATTCAGAGTGTGGTATTTATTCATTGTATTATCATTATTGCTGTCTAACTGAGATTCCAATGGATCATAAAATTCCGGATAGAGTCATAAACGTATTCCGCAGGCTTATTTTTAAGCAGAACAAATAATAAGATGGAAAGTACTCTCGATTATCTTCGATCAAATTCATATGTTCTAACAGCCATGGCGGCCGCCCTTGTTCTAGTAATAATTATAGCATACAGCCTTTTTCAAATGGTGAGAGGTCAATATAATGCCCTAGCTGCTAATGCTACTTGGAATGCGTATGAAAAAGTTCAGAGTTTGTCACCACTTGGTGCTTCAAAGGATAATACTAGATTATGCGATTACTATATTGCCTCTTCGGCATATTCTGTATTTCCTGGGTCACAGTCTCATGACTACATTTCAGAAGATATCATTTTAAAGGCAATTAAAGCTGGGGCACGATTAATTGAACTAGATGTTTACGCTGGAGAAAATGATAAGCCAGTTGTAGGTCTAAAAAATGAAACATTAGGTTATGATTACGCTCTAAATTCTATTGATTTTGAAACATGTTGTATTGCTGTGGGTAATTCAGCATTTAATAATGCGGATACAAAGGTATCTAGTGATCCTTTCATTCTGAGTCTGGTATTCCATACAGATAAGAGACCTGTCTTGGATGCTGCTGCTCAAATCTTAAAGAATACTTGCCAAAGATTTATGCTTGGCCCTGAGTTTGCTTATAATCGTAAAAATCTAGCTCAGGAACCTGTTGTGAATCTAATGGGTAAACTCATCATTGTATCTGGTGGAAATATCAAGGGTACAAATATTGAAGAACTTGTCAATCTTTCTTGGTCGACGTCTAACCTGCGTAGATTAACTTATATGCAGGCATCACAACCTTATGACCATGATGAACTAATAAACTCGAATCGTACTAACATATGTATGGTTGTACCTGACCCAAATCCAGATTTGAAGAACAGCAATCCTACCATCTTATTTGGATATGGATGTCAGTGGAATTTAATGAACTATGGCTCTCTAGATGATATGCAAGAAATCTACATTGGAACCTTTCAAGAAGCTAGTATTATTCTGAAACCTCAAGAATTAAGATACACCCCTATAGTAGCCAAGACACCTGTTTTACCAGACCCAGCAACACATTCGTTTCAACCTATGGCTCTAAGTTCGCCCATATACGATTCAAATCCCAAGACTGGTGATAAATCGATTGTCATATAATTATCTGCGTTAATCAATAAAATGGCAAACAAGTGGCTGACTCACATCAAGAAGACGATGAAGACGATGAAGACTAAGGGTACCTATAAGAAGGGTATGGGGCTCAAGCAAGTCATTCTAGCTGCTAAGAAGACTTGGCACAAGGCTAAGAAGGGTGGTGGTGATAGTGACCTAGAAGATGTTGACCTGACCACTCCTGCTAAATCTTCTGAACCTGTTAAACCTGATGCTCTAGCAGAGGTTGACGCAGCAGGTGGACGACGCAAAACTCGTCGTCGTCGCCACAGCCGTCGTCGTTAGAAAAAATGAGTATAACTAAGATATAAAGACAAATGGGTGGCGGTCTACTTCAATTAGTTGCTTATGGTGCTCAGGATGCTTATATTTCAGGGAACCCTCAGATCACCTTTTGGAAGGGTTTATTCAAACGTCACACCAATTTTGCCATGGAGCCTTTCCGTATCAACTTTAGTGGTCAGATTCAGTGGGGTACCAAGCAGACCGCCCTAATTGGTCGCCATGCTGATTTACTATTTTCAACCTATGTCGAGGTTGTTCTTCCTAGAAGAACCGCAGGAGGTGTTGATTATCACTGGAATAACGAAGAGCAATTGCTAGGTTACAACTTAATCAAGCATGTTGAGCTAGATATTGGTGGTCAGGTTGTTGACCGTATGTATTCTGAGTTCATGGTCATATGGGCAAGTCTAACTAATCCTGTAGATGCTCGCACAAAGCTGACACGTATGCTCAGTATGGCAGAGACTCAGGGTCCTGCTGTGTTACCCAATGCTGATGGTTGTGGAGTAGATGGTCGCCAGAATAAGATGAACGTTCTGTACATTCCTCTACCCTTCTTCTTTACTCGTAATCCGGGTGCTGCTCTCCCCCTAATTGCCCTACAGTATCACGAGGTAAAGATTAATGTTCTATGGGCTGATGCGCAACATATTGCCGGTAACTTTACGAACACTAACGTAACTGGTCTAGTAAACTCTATACCAAACGTTACTAACTCGACCGACGCTGCTACCGTGCTACGTCCAATTCAGGATCTTCCTCAGGCAATCCAAGCAGCACTGTACATTGATTACATTTACCTAGACACGGAAGAGCGTCGTCGTATGGCTCAGGCTTCTCACGAATATCTGATTGAACAGACCCAGTTCAATGAAGATAAGGGTATTCGTGGTGCTAATAGCAGAATCGATTTAACATTTAATCACCCTGTAAAGGAACTGTTCTGGGTAGTACAGCCTGCTGCTTATACTGATTGTAGGCTAGCTGCTGAAGCCGGCCGCAATCGTCTTACTCCTTTTACGTATGATAGAGATACAGTATTTGACCAGTGGCTACAAATCAATGGACAGGACCGCCTAGATAGAAGATTCGGTGATTATTACAACAAGGTTCAGGCATACCAGCACCATTCTGGTATAAATATCGGACCTGCTGTATATTCATACTCTTTTGCTATTCGTCCTGAAGAGCATCAGCCTTCTGGCACATGTAACTTTTCCAGAATTGATACAGCCACGATTGTAATGAACATGGCTGCCACAACTGGATTTGGTTTCAATAATTCAAATACTGCAAGTGATGTATACGGTGAGTGGAATGTACGCGTATATGCTGTGAACTACAATGTGCTGCGTGTAATGTCTGGTATGGGTGGTCTAGCATACAGCAACTAGGAATCTGGCATAGTTTGTTTGATTTTTTCCAAATATAGAATACCATCCATAAGCTCTTCTTGAGCATGTTGAATCCACTGTAAAAACGTTAGGTCATTACGATCCAATGTTTTTCCATACTTAATCTGTCCAATCTCTGCTCGTTTCTGGAAAGCAGAGATTACACTTGAAACTACCGAGTCATATTTAGGCTCCATTTGATACTAAAAAGTTCTGTAATGTATAAACTAAAAAATGAGTATATATTTGATACTAGGAATAGTCTTACTTTTTATTTCTTTTGCTGCCACTGATGCCTTATCAGGCTGGGTAAAATTTGTATCCAGGTATTTTGGAATTTTATTCTTTGTTTTTGGAGTATTCCATCAAAATTTGAAGAAGTCTACCAGCTCATAACAATATCATCCATACGACATTGTCCGTCAGCGTCATCTTTCTTATCTTGTTGATCAACTAGAGCATTCGCATGATCAAGTTCCGAATTAAAGATATCATGTTCTTCGTGACCTTCAGGTAGACGAGATTCATCAATTAGAATATCAACAAACCCAGTTCCACAAGGTGGTTTCTGACCAAACATAATGTTTGCTGAGACACCACGCATAGAATCAAATTCACCGGATACAGCAGCATCAAACAGAATCTTAGAAGTCATTTCAAAGGATGATTTAGCTAGTACGCCATTTTCTAGTTTATTCATGCCAAATCTGTCAATAGCAATCAGGTAACCGTGATATGTCATAGCATCAATAAGTACACAGGGATGACGATAGTTCACTGAATCAGCACCAAACACATCCATCATTTCATCATACAAAGCCATACGAGCAGCTTCAATGCCGAATACGTCTAGGATTTCATGAATATCATTTGAGAATGTTCGTGTGGGGTCTACATTAGGCGATACAAATAGGTCAAGCAGGTTAGTTCCCTCGGAATCTAGAACCCATTGGTGCTGAGAAACGTATCCTCCAATACGTTCATCAAACACAATTTCATCCTTCTTTTCACGAGGGAATACACGGCCAATTCCATCAATACCAGTTAGAATAGTATCTAGAAGCTTATCTTCAATGAATCTCAGTGAGAGAGCATTCTTTGCTACATCATTACCAAATGTAATACGCATTACAAGCTTATCAGAAGTATTGATATCTGGGTGAACACAATCAAATACCCGGAGAACCTTGTTTGATTCAATCTTTGTACGAATCTTAGTCATATCTAGAATATTGCGAGCAAGCATTTGTCCAGGGTCAAGTTCCAGCCTAATAATCCATGGAGATACACATGATTGCCCATGTGATACACTAAACTTCTCATATGATAGGAGAATATCACGATCTTCCTGAACAATCGTATTTGATGATAGTGGATTAGGATCATAATAAATACGCACAGACTTAGTGATGTCACGCAGAGTAGTTTTCTGGATTTCTTTCATGCTAGAAATCGCACCCTGGTGGTCAGCCATACTTTGCTTGAGATAAATGATATTTGAAGGATTCTTAGGATTCTGAGAAACACTTAGAAGTTCCTGAATACGAGGAACACCTTGAGTAGCATTAGCCTTAGCCGTACCTGCTTGGTGAAAGGTATTCAGAGTTAGCTGGGTTGTAGGTTCACCAATAGATTGTGCTGCCAAAGGCCCAACCATTTCACCAGGATGGACTAGAGCCTTCTTATACTTGAACTTAATATCACGGATAAGTTCATCAAATAGGGCAACCGTAAAACGGTGAACAATAATTGATCGCTTAGGAGCAAGGTTATACCTAACTAGACAATGAAACAGATAGTTGTCTGCCATATAAGAAGTCTTACATAGTTTATCAAGTTCATCAATGACATAACTTGGCGTCAGATCAGTTTTTACAAGGTAAGGATTCCTATATTTCTCAACTAGACGCTGAAGGTGAACGGGTGCTCGAACTTCAGTCTTTTTAATATATCTGGTTACTCGCTTGACAAACATGTCCCGATCCAGAAGAATCTGGTCAATCATATCATTGGCATGTTCACTATCAGGAGATACTGCCTTGAAATCTTCCTTGGTAGCCGCAAACATTCCATAAACTTGTTCCATCGTCATCAGACCTAGTTCACAATCTTGCTTTTCAATCCCAGTAGCATCAATTCCATCCTCGCCATAAAGGAACTGAACAATGGAACCATTAATATCACGTACAGTTCCATCCTGTTCTACGTGAATATCTTCCATTAGTTTCACTAGGCGTCGCTGAATGTAACCAGTGTCTGAAGTCTTTACAGCAGTATCAATGAGACCTTCACGTCCACCCATGGCGTGGAAGAAGAACTCAGCAGGACGAATGCCTGAGATGAAGGAATTCTCAACAAAGCCACGAGATTCTAGGCCATCATCATACTTTGCGAAATGAGGAAGCGTACGGTTATCCATGGTATACTTGATACGCTTACCATCAACATTCTGCTGTCCTAGTGTAGCAATCATTTGCATCAAGTTCGGGTCAGCTGCACCCTTTGAACCTGCGCCCTTATCTGACATGATAATCATTCGATTTGTAGGTGGAAGATTGTCTACGATAGCAGTATTCACTTTGCTGTTCATCTCAGCAATAGCAGACCGAATATTGTTTTCAAGCTCTTCACCATCTGCCCTGCCAGACAAGTTCAGGAACCGTCCAGCATGAACACTGGACATTACATGAGAGATTTTCTGCTTTCCATCTACGATTGCTTTTTCGATAGATTCATATGTTTCTACAGATGCAATCAGGTCTGAAGGGCCAGTAGAAAATCCAGAAAGCAGGTTGTACTTAGTTACAATATTTTGGAGAGAGTTGATGAAAGTTCCACAACGTTCAGGGCCAAAATCATTGTATACTGCATGAACAATTCCCTTGGAAGGCTTCTTTAGAGCGCCATCATTCAGAACACCCTTCACTAGTTTACCATTCTCAATCTGGACATTGCCATTAAAATTCATCAGGGGGAAGGCATGAGATACAACGTCTGTGCCAGCCATTGGCATATCCATCCGCTTGAATTCAGAAATTCCACGAGGACTTCTTGCTAGAATATTCATAGCAATGTGTTCTGGGATTGTGACATCAGGCTGAGAGATGCGATATGCACCAGTCAGAGTATCCTGGAACACAGATATAATAGGCTGACAAGTACGCGGTGACACAATCTGGCGAAGAAGAGTAGCAATAATTCTCAATTCAGTTGCTGAGGCGATACTTTGAGGCACATGCATATTCATCTCATCACCATCAAAATCTGCATTGTAAGGCTTGGTAGCAGAAACATTCAGACGAAAGGTTGAGTAAGGAAGTACACGAACACGGTGACACATCATAGATGCCTTGTGTAGGGAAGGTTGGCGATTAAACAGCACAACATCTCCATCTACAAGATGACGATGAACAATATCACCTTCCTGAATATCCAGGTCACGATTAACGAAACCTAGACGAAATGCCTTACCTTCATCCTTCTTGAATACATTCTTGGCACCAGGATACTTATCCGGGCCATTTTTGATAGCAGCCATAAGACGGTCGCGATTATAGGATGTTACCACTTCTGGAAATGAAAGGTTCATGGCAATTTCTTCCGGGACACCAAGTTCATCTACATCGATGTTAGGGTCAGGTGTAATCACTGAACGAGCAGAGAAATCTACACGTTTACCCATAAGGTTGCCTCTGACTCTGCCAGTTTTGGCACCTAGGCGCGATTTCAGTGTCTTACGAGGACGTCCTGAACGGTCAGCAGATGGAGGAAGACCTTTGATATCATTGTCCACATATGATGCCACATCAAATTGTAGCAGTTCCGTAAGTTTATCAATCATATCTACATTCTCACCCTTATCCATCTTTGCCCGCAGATTATTGTTCTGGCGTACAATGTCAATCAGTTTATGAGTCAGGTCATCTTCCATACGCTGGTTATCATCCATAACTACTGAAGGGCGCACAGTAAGTGGAGGAACCGCCAGAACAGTACACACCATCCAATCAGGTCTAGAAAACTTAGGATTAAATCCAATCATCGTTACATGCTGGTCAGTAATACGCTGAAAACAACGTAGTACAATTTCCGGCTGTAGCGGGATAGGCTCTGATTCCTCCTCATAAGTCTTTGCTTGTAGAGTAGCTACTCTTCCTTCAACCTTTGTTACCTTCTCAATAGCCTTAGCACCGCAATGTACGCATGCCTTAGACTCCTTCATAGAAGCGTGAGTCTTGAAGTGCTTAGTTTCCTCGCGAATAAGGTCGAATCTTTCTACTCCCTTAGCTAGTTTACCAATACGTTCTAGCTCTTCATCTGGTAGATAAGGATTAGAACATGCTAGGCAGACTACTACTAGAAGCTTTTGAATTACATCAATGAACTGATATAGATATACAGGTCTTGCTAGACGGATATGTCCGAAATGTCCAGGGCATAGCAGATTAGTTTGCTTACACGTTGGACATATCTTTCCATGGTCAGTTACACCGAATCTAGCATCAAATACTCCTCCTGGAATAGGAACTAGACTTTGATGGGTTTTATCTGTTTTAACTTCAACAACACTGCGTGACGTAATGTCATCAGGGTTGGCGATACCGAATTGAACTCCAATAATAGTGTCACCCATTCTTTATAATATTGCTATAGTCTTTAGATTGATTCGTTTTTCTTGTCAGAATAGACATAGTTTTTCTTGTCAGAATAGATTCTTTTTATACACTAGTTAGTAGCTTTACCGGAACAAATAGATAAGGCAGAACGCCAAAATGAAAGAGTGCTACAGCAACTCCAACACTTGCTATCACAGACATTGCAACATCAGAAGGAGTGAGGCTGCCCAGACTGGTTGGTACAGCCATTCCTAGAAGTCCTCTGACATAGCTTACAAGAACACCCATTACTGATAAGTAGAGCAGGAAATACACAACAAGCAGAGGAAGTGCGACATAGGTATAATACAGGAATCTCCATAGGAAACTCAAATCCGTTGTTGCATGTTTAGACGCAAGCATTTCAACTAGAAAACCACCCTTAGCCATTTTTATATTACTTATAACATTTTCTTAATTTGATAGTCATTTCAAAGAAATCATCATGTTGTAAAAGATCTCGAACCGACTCCTCGGGAAAAGGTATGTCTTCTACAAGTTTTTCATATTCTGGACCGACGCGCTGTTCAAATTTACGCATATCCTTAATCTTGCGAGTACACATGGTATGGAAAATAGCCTTAGCTAGATTCTGGAATTGTTTAGGATTTTCTTGGTCTGCTTCTAAGGTTCGGACTAAAACATTCCACTCTTCCATTTAATAAATGCGTCTGAAAACTATCAGGCGTTCTCACCGCCCTGAAAAGAAATGGGATGCCTTGTTTGAGACTGATAAAGGCAAGGAAAAGGTTGTTTCATTTGGTGCTGCTGGAATGTCTGATTATACAAAGCATAAGGATAAGACGCGTAAGGCACGTTATCTAAAACGTCATGGAAATATGGGAGAATCGTGGAATAAGCCTGATACGCCTGGAGCATTATCTAGATGGGTTCTTTGGAATAAACCTTCATTTAAGGCTAGTGTATCTGATTTCAAACGAAGATTCAAGGTTTAAAAATGGATTCTTAAGGTATAATATTCTAATATTTACCGTGTTCCCCAATGTCTGGCGAGAAGAACATACCACTGACGGAGACGGAGGTGGAGTTGCTTGTGACCTACCGGTCATGGGCAAAGAAGGGCAAGTTGGTGGACAAACTCCAGCAAAAGATGGAGAATCTAGTAGCCAGGGAGAAGATTCCTGTGGCTAAGCTGATTCCTCCGCTTCCTCCTTCCCCTCCACCACCAGGTGCTTACAACCCATTAGACAGGGTTGGCCCTGAGCTTATGCCAGAACTGGAGGAAATGGTGCTGCACCACAGGTACTCTGTGCTTGATGAGATAATTATTCGCGAGGCCCTTGTTAAGGGCAGCGGCTGGCCCCGTCAAACCCAGTATGATACGGAGTGCTACCTAGCACTTCATGGATACTACAACGACAAGCCAGGTGACATGCCATGGGCGTTTAGGGCTCCGGCTAGCAACGGCGAAAATTAACAGCATACAGGACGTAATGTCCCCTTTTTATCAAAACGAATTTCAGAAATACAAAGTAAGTGCTCTTACCTACAGGATGAACGAGCCACCGCCGATCATGCGTTGCTGCGCAATTGGAGTCCTCAACGAGGCCTTCTACACCAGCGATGACGCTATCAAGGAGGCGCAGGAGGAGCTGGCACAGGCCAGGATTCAAGTGGAGTATGCCAAGATGGCAATGAACCGAGCAAATGAGTGCTACGACATTGCTATTGCGCGCCTGGAAAAGAACATGGAGGTAAATCCAGAGGGCTCCCAAGAGGAGCTCATGGATGTGCTCACCGAGAGCCACCTTCGCCTAGACCAGACGACCAAGCTGCTGAACCAGCGCTCTGCCGACCTTTGGCGGGCAACCGAGCGGCTTCTGGCTCTCAACCCATAAAGCTCAATCGAGCTATTTTTTATCAAAATGGAATCTAGATTTATAGGAATGTTCTTATTACTGTCCCAATGTCCTCTCTACTCAAAGCCTTCAAAATGGCAGAGGAGTATGATGGCACCGTGGACGTTCGGTGCCTTGGGCATTGTGAGATTCCCGGCCCTTTCGCAAGCAAGGGTGCGCTGGAGTTGGCAAAGCAAGAGGCTTTCAAGGACTACAAGCTGGCAGTTATCCAGGTGACACGCGCAAACAGGCAGCTAAGCTTACTCACCCTTGCCCATATCAAGGCAAGGATGGGCAATTACACATGTAAGATCGATGAGTGTATCACCATCGGGACTGCGTGGCAAGATTACAAGAATGCCAAGACGGTCGCCACTGTCAGCGAGGAAAATGTCTCTGCTAGGTTTAAGACTCTGGAGGAGCTGAACAATATGAGCTAGATGGCTCAATTTTTATATATGAGCTCTACCCAATCTAGTGTATAACCAGATTCTTTATATAGCCTAGAAATACGGTTGAATGAATGGACATAACATACGACCGTAGTTCCCATTACAATTGGGAGCAACCAGTTCATTTTTTCTTCGTCAGATTGTCATATGACATATAAAAACGCGGATACTTAAGCCTCCATGTATCACGTCGTTCTTTTACATTAAAAAGAAGTGCTTCTATAGATGTCTGACCAACTCGAGGATACCTATTTCTTCTATGGTAATTTTGCTCTACAATTGATTGTAAGGCACCAACATGACTAGCTCCTTTCAGACGTGCTACATTCCATAATTCAGTTTTACAAGCATTGGTACACTGTAAAAAATATGACCTGATTTCTGGAAGTCTTAGTTCACTAGCACGTTGACGAATCCAGGTATGTGCTTCATCACGTAATTGTTTTAAAATAGTTTTGTACTCCTTTTGTGCTTCGATGAACTCAGTCTTACAATGTTTAACAGGTTCTGAATTCCGGATTTCTTTACATAACTTCTTTATAATTACTTCTCGTGATAGCTCTTTCTTAACTGTTCTGTGATTGTTACAGCATGGACATTTGGTTTCTGTTTGAGTTAAAAAACTAACAATACATGCTGTATGATAGGCATGTCCACATTCTAGTTTAAAACAAGTTTGAGTACTTTGTTGTTCATCTTGATACTCTCGCATATCCATGCTTTCATAACATATTGGACAGGTCATTTTGTTTGTAGTTTTAAGAAAATTAGTGTTTAAACAGATAATGGAACAACCTAAAACACGTAAGGAAAAGAAGAAAGACCAAAAGGAAAAGGCAAAAGGTAATGGCATCTATTCTCAAAAACATATTAGGCAACAGGAAAAAAGGAAATCATAAGCGTTTTCTTCTACATGTTTTTCCACCTTTTTGTTTATGGCATAAAGTTTTATGCTTTCCAACTTCTTTTTGACTAGATTTTAAGGTACGGCGACAACCCATAGTCTTGAACATTTCATGAACATCGCGGAAATAATGCTCAAAATCAGGCATAAACATCTTTTTCCGTAATTCATAATACGGATACAATTTCAGAAGATTTTCCCAGAATTTTCTGTGTGCTGATTCTTTATGCGTTTCTCGGTCATAATTCAAGGCTATAGAAAGCAAAAATTCTCTTCCCGGGTATTCTTCAGTACGATTTTTCAGCATAGATTGATAGTGTGAAACCACAGATTCGAAGGAAGGTGATTTCTGGGGTAATTTTACTTGAGGGTCTTCAGAATGTTGAACACGTAGTTTATTATTAACTTTTTCATGGAAATCATATAGCCATACAGCTACGTTATTTTTTACAGGCTCTTCATTTAAAAACTGTTTGGCAGATGCTCTACAATATTTACATGGTAGAACGTCATCTAGAGTATCAAACAATTCTTTCTTTGCTTCAAGACCTCCAATCGTAAACGTTATTAAATGTAACAATCTCCATCCTGAGGGTCCCCAATACGAGACATCCATTATTCTTTTGTGTGAAAAGAGTTAAATGGCTGGTATTGAAAATCAAGTCTTAGTCTTTGCTCTAGCAATTCACCTAGGTTCTATCCTGAGCAGTTTTTTCAATGCTCTTACCCGTGATATAGTTATGCCTTTATTATCACCATTAGCTACTGCCGAAGGTGGTGTTTCAAAACTAGTAATTCAACTTGGGTCAGTAAAGATGAATATTGGAGATTTAATAGTTCAAACTATGAACCTAGTAATAGCTTGTGCGGTTGTTTATTTCACACTTCCATACATCAAAGAATATATCCCTATTGCTGGTCGTCGTTAATTTCCTTCCTTAAAACAAATGACACGCCACAAGAAATCTACAAGAAAAATGAAAGGTGGTGGTTGGATGCCTTGGACTTGGTCGTTATTTAGTTCACCGACTACGGCACCTGCCAAGGTTGCTCAGGTAGCTGCGCCTGTTGTTGATAAGACAGTAGGAACTCCTTCTGAGCAAGCCGCCGCCCTAGGATTGAAAAATGCGCCACCTAGTGCTCCTGCTGGATTCGGCGGTCGTCGCAAAACTAGAAAGCACCGCAAAACTGGTCGTAAGCATTAATCCGTTACCCACGCTAGTCCGTCATCCTAAAATTAGTCCAACCACCACTAGGATATTTACCATACTTTTCTGTCACCCGCTTAACTAGGTCGGACACAGACAAATTATTCTCATTCTGAATCTTCCATTGCTTGAATACAGATTGTAGTTGAGTCTTGAGAACAGGATGAACTTCATCACCATCCTTGAAATCTTCTATCTTCTCAGACAGAAACTTGGCAATACCATCTGTATCATTTCTGTATTCAGAAGTATATTCTAGTACCTTTGCTGGAGTAGGTAGCTTATGAAACCCAGAACCTTCCTTGAGAGTTGTTACAAGATAATTTAGAAACGGTTGTGCCCAAGTTATAGACGTTACTGAATGTTGAATTGTTTCATCAATTGGGAAATGGTGAGGTTCACACGGCTTATCAACAAACTTAGAAGTATAGTTTACTACAACTAGACGACGCCATGTACCGCCATCAGTAGTATTGATTTCAGGCTTTTCATTACATGCTAGGTGAAACTTAGCTTGTACTTCAAACTCACAGCCAGATTTGAATAGATCACGAGCATACATTTTCTCACACGATGAAATTTCCTTCATCAGGCCAGTATTCAGGGCAATCTTTTCATCGGGCTCCTGCATTGTTACGAATCTTCTACCCTTGAGTCGAATTACCTCTGGTGCTGCTGCGCCAGACTTTCCACGTTTCTGCGTAAACAGGGAAATTGGTACAACGGCAGCATAATCACCCAATGCTTTGGAAACTAGATTCATCAACATAGATTTGCCATTAGAACCTGAACCAGTTAGAATATGAAATTTCTGAGCCTTGTTTCCGCCAATTAGACATGTTGCCAAATGACGCATGAAATATAGACGAACTTCAGGGTCAGGAAGAACCTGAGCAATAAAGTTTTGAATTGCTGGCCATTCAGCATAATCAGTATAAGACTTATCTGCTTCAAAGTCAACTTCAGTGCTGAAACTAATATAATCTTCAGGAAGACCATTACGAAATTCAAAGGTAGTCAAATCTAGAACACCATTATTAAACGCAATAAGTTCCTTGTTAGAATCTACTTTCTTAGTAAAATCTTGGTCATAGAACAGTTCACGACACTCCTTCATAACATTATTCTTGAAAGATGTAGTCTTGAGTTTCATGTACATCTTCATGAATAGCATACGCTTAGATTCATGCTGGCAATACTCGCATACTCCACAATCACCTTTGCCCTCAGTAGTACATTCCTTGCCTTCTAGATCTCGAGCAATCACATTCGAACGCTTGAAGAACTCTTGGGCAATTTCTTTAGAAAGTTTTAGTTGTAGGTCAATTCCAGAATCAGTCTCAGCCCAAATATGACCGCACCATCTGTACCAAACATTCTTTCCAAAATCCGCACACTTATATGCGTCGCGGAACTTACCAAATACAAGGCATGCTACATCATGTTCTGTTCCCGAACATGCGTTAACAATAAGACGCTCTACATTCCTAGATTCAATCTCAAGATATCCTTCAGGATTATCTGTGCGAGACCAGAAACGCAAAGAACCAATCTCAGTTCTATCACCGTCATTGCGAAACGTCATCCCATTCCACTTTTGAATACAATCTGCTTCGTTGAACTTCTTATCATCTTGAGCACTGAAATCTAGAAATACATCTAGTAGATCAGGATGGATATTGTGAAGACATAGTCCAACCTTAAGCCAATCTTCATAGCCGGTTGCGCGCTCAATTTTTAGATTCATCACATGGTCTTTGAGATTGTCCTTTTCGTGTTGTTCAAGAGGACGAACCATTCTTCCTGCTGGAGAAGAACCACGTGACCCAGGCTTATCACCGCGAGTAGCAGGTCTTCCTCTTGCTGGTGTAACTGCTCTACCTCCAGAAATTCTGACCTCAGAGATTCCAGCATAAGTTGCCTTACCCTTCTCGGTCATCTTAGTCTCATCTTCCTCTTGACGGCGAATAGATAGACGCTGAATCAGACTAGATGTAACTGGAGGAAGACTAGTATTTACTGAAACCTGACCATTTTCATAATTGACAATATACTTAGTCTCATAAGGCCTAGCATTATCCTCACCCTTACGAGAACCATAAAGCATCCAGTTTACTGAACGTTTCACTACAGCCTCATCATAAACCTTGTCCCACGATTCTGTCAAAGGAAGATCTGGAAAGAATGATGCTACAGTTTTTAAAAGGTTACGACGCACTGATTGTTCTACCATCGTAGTAGTACATACATCTGGAACTACAATATGAATTCCAGATTTCATACGATTTCCCTTGACATCCAGTGTAGGCTTGCGCTTCTCCATAACAAAGAGTTCAACCTTTGGAGGAAGTTCTAGGTACTCTGCTACAGCATCCATATACGCCTTACAGAAATTCACAACTTGCTCACGAGTATGCTGGTGAGACGTAATATCTGGCTTATAAATGAAATCAAAATCTACACGCAAGGAACCAATTTGAGTATTTTTCTCTACAAGGTGAACATGGTCGCCATCTAGGATGGACTCCGTATATAGGTCATAAAACCTACTAAGATCTTCATCCTTGATAAAGAATTTCCCGCCCTTCAAGCCAGTATGGGTAAATATCCCGTCAGACTTGTTAGCATTGAGAAACTCACGTAGACTCATTCGCTCGGTCATCGTGTATTTTTGAGGTCGAGAGAATTAGTTGGAGCACTGTCCGTTTTTAACGCAGATGAAAAATGGAATTGAGAAATACAGTAAGACCTGGGTTATCTGCTATGATGACTGCCTACCTTACTTGGCTGGTCTCGTGGCTTGTGATTTCACAGCACGCTTACGCCCAGATTGCGACAATAGATGAGGAAGAGCTCAGAAGTGTCCCAACATGGACAACAGCCCCCGTATATCGGGAGACTGGGACAATGTACGATGGCTCTGACTATGCCCAAAACATTGGGACATAGGTGTGTCACCAAAACGGATTTTTTTCATATAGTATAATTCAACTCAACAATGGACTTCGTTAACCGAGTTCGCTCTGCCCTGTGGGACCTGTTCGCAGACCCAGAATGGACGCCAAAGCAAGTGACGGAATTGATCCGCAAGTTTGGCGAGGAGAACCTCAAGCTGCGGGACATCTATGGCGACAACCTCTTCATTGAGGCTGTTGTTGAGAAGGACGACAGGGGCTGCATCATGACCTACGTCACTGAGAACGCAAGAATAAATGAGAAGTTCCAGCTGGCTGCTGCGATTCTCTTTACCTTCGAGTTCCAGATCACTGACGAGCTGAACAGGTGGTTTATTGACCACAAGCCTAAGGTCTGGAGCATTCTGAGCTACGTCTAATATGCCTTTGGGCAATTTTTACTTGAATATACAATATAAATGCTTCTGATTCTCCTAGGTGTCTTTCTTGCTGCATTTCTCCTGTCTGTTTTTAGTTTAATGATTAAAGAAGGTCTTGTATTCGGTGATGCCATAAAGGTTATTGCTTGCTCATATTCTCGAGTTGGTTCAGCCTTATTCCAAGGTCGTTGGAATGTCAGTTCATCATTAATGACTGTACAGTGTATGTCTGATAAGATTTAAAATGGATTAGAGTATTCATACATAACAATAAGGAAAAATGAAGTTCTGCCCTGATTGTCGCAATATGCTCTATGCCATTGATGAGTCTACGAATGAAGATGGTGAAAAGTTTGCCGTTCTTTCATGCCGCAAATGTGAATATACTGAGTCACTGACTCGTAATAATCCTATTGTCTATGAACATATTCTGCGCGAAGATAAGTCTGACCGTCTAGCTCTGAATCCTTACCTGAAGTTTGACCCTACGCTTCCCAGGTTTACAGAGATTGTATGCCCAGAAAAGGAGTGCCCTTCAAAGCATGGAAAGAAACCAGATGTTGTAGGTGTAAAACTAGATTCCAAGGATCTAGTTTGGATGTATCAATGTGCAAATTGTGATACTACGTGGAAACAGAATGCTCGTGCTGTGTAAGAGCCTTCCAAGACACAGGAAATTTCACTTCTAGAAGTTCTCCAACTTTCTGAGCATACAGACGAATCTCTTTCTGTGCGTGAGGATCATTGCGAAGACCATATAATCTAGCATAAGCAGCTAGACTTCCAGTTTCAATAAATTCAGTCATCATACTTTGCGGTAGAACACAGCGCGCAATTTCAGGCGCTACGTTCTGCTCTAATAGATGAGTGTACAAACTTACACATCCATCTGTGTGATTTTTCACTGTGAGATATAGTTCCTCAGCTCGTTCTACTGGAGTATCCTTACTTCCTTGTTTTAGATTCTTATCACGTTGACGAAAATCTTCAAGTGATGGAATCCAGCACTCAGGAGGTGTATCAACATATCTTCTTGATACCTCATTCCTAGCAAACCCAATTTGATGACGAAACCATTCACGAGCTACAAAGATTGGCATTTTAAGCCTGAATCTAATTTGAGGATGAAAAAATGGTGAATTATGGTTATGTTTAGCTAGATAACTAATAAGTTTTTCATCACCAAGAGTCATTTCATGTGATTCTTTAGCAAAGGATACACGAGCAGCATTAACTACACTCAGGTCATTGCCAAACACTTCTAGAAGTTCTACCATTTTTTATATTAGGGTCTGATAGTGAAAATTCATATTCAGTAATAAAGAGCAATGTCTCTGATTCAAGATATACTTTCAGAACTATATAGGTATTTCTGGATCTTAGTGTTTTACGTAGGAGGACCAGTATATCTGTACTATTTTTACCAAGATGGCGATATGGAAAGATTTGGAAAGGTTCTAGTTGCTCTTTTATTCATGGTTTTCCTATACCACATTGCTATTTGGGTATATTGGGGGATTGATAAGGTTCAATCACCACTTGTTAAAAATCTACTTCGAGCATTTTTGGTGATGGAAGTTTTGACCTATTTTGTATGCTTAAAATTTGTACTAAATCGAGGAAGAGTAGAACAACTAGGAGGAAAAAGAAGGGTATAAGGTAAATGAGAGGAGGTAGTGAATTATTACAAGGATTTATCGGTTGGCTATTGTGTGTTATATTTTTTGCGATATGTGTTTATTATGCGTGGTATCCTGTATCTGAGATTGGTAAACATATTGCTATAGCATTTGGTTCTCTATTTTTTATAATAGTTATTGGTATGCCTATTGAAGTTTTCGCAAAACATAGAAGTAAGACACTGTATCTTGATTAAAAATGGAAACTTACATACTCATCCTAGTATAATACAAAATGGAGAAGCTTCGTGAATCATCTAAGCTTCTACATCCTGAAGTTCTTTCTGTGAGTCGCCAATCTGTTGAAGAGTCACAAAAAGGTAAACGTATTACCCTGCCATATTATTCTAAATATGAATATACTGCTTTGCTAGGTACACGAGCCCAACAACTAGCTGAAGGTGCTAAACCTCTGGTAAGCCACGACGGACTTGTTGCTTCGTCACCTGACTTTCCCGTTAATCTAGCTAAGAAGGAGATTTTGGAGCAGAAACTACCATTTATTATTCATCGTCGTCTTCCAAATGGTGTTTCTGAATATTGGTCAACCATGGAACTTTCTGTCATCTGGTAAATAAATGTCTTATTTCTTTCATCTTCATTTGTACGAATATGTTCCACTAGTTATTATTAATCTATTAGATGCTTTCAAGATCATTACTAATGGATTAGCTCTGGTTCTAACTATTTTATATGGTATCTTCCTAGTTCTGAAAGAAATTCTAAGTGGAGGATGGATATGGGGGTCTTCTAGAACTAATTCTATGTTATTTGTTTTAACACTAAATACGCTAGTCTTAGTTTTTTTGACTAAGTAACTTATTCCCCATTCATCTCTTTCTGGGTTTCAGAAGAAGGAGGAAATACTAACATTTCAGGAAATTCAGGTTGAACAAGAAGATGAGGAAGATTATGAACTACTGTCCCATTAGCAAATTGTAAATCGATACTCGTTGACGGATTAAACCGTGCGTCATCGCGACCAACTTCTAGGTGTAAACGTCTAGCATCAGACCTAGGCCATGTAGTCCACATCGTTTTTAGCAGATACACTGACATCAGTGCTGCTACAAGTGCTGTAGCCTGATATTTATAGCAATACAGTAGAACTACGCCACCTAGAACTAGACCAGTAGATAGAGGGCGTCCAAGAAATAATAACATTTCAAGACCATCAGGATACTGATAACTCATAGTATACATTGTAGCAAAAACTCCTATGAGGATGAGTGCGCCAGTTAAATCCTTCTTGTTCATTATTATGTTCCGTAGAAAATGGATATAGACAATGCTATAAGATAAAGTACAAAATGATTATTCCTATCCGTTGTGTCTCATGTAATAATGTCCTTGCTGGTAAGTGGCTAGCTTATCTTAAGAAAGTTGAAGAACTCAAAAAGAAAGAAGGGCGCCAAGGTGAAGAAATGCAGTATCTAACTCAAACAACTACTAAAACTGCTGAAGGTAAGGCTTTGGATGAACTTGGACTAGTACGCACTTGCTGTCGTCGCCATATGCTAACTCATGTTGACCTGATTTAAAGTCTTGGGAAAACACAAATGTCGTATACAGACTATTTGAACCGAAAAAAGATTAATACCCCTCAGGTTATTGATACACAAATGAGAATGCCTGATGCTTCTAGTTTTACATGGCGTACTAAGATGGCTGCTACATCTGTACTACCTTCTGGAACTCACGTAATCAATAATTCTCAAGACCTAGGTATTGCTCCCCGTCTTTTTAGTCCAGCAGTAATGTCTTATCCTGGCAATGGTTTAGGAGGAAAGGTACAAGATGCTTCTAGTTTTACCATGAGTCGTGGAGCACGAGCAATTGGAAATGATAATTTTAGCCTTGGCCGCATCCTAACAGACACTAGAAACTCAGCTGGTAATTGTTTAACTACTACTCCTGCTTCCCAGATTGTTAATGTCAATGGTAATGCCGAAGGCATCAATGCTGGTCTAAACATGGGCTACAGAGACCATGTTGTCAATGGTCGTTTTTCAACAAATACAGTTGGAGTATGTACTCACAGATTTTTCCCTCAGTCTGTATCACAATTTGTTGATACAATTCCAGAACTGAAGACTCATAAGATTGGTACAAGTCTAGTAAGCACTGGAGGTAGGCTAGGTTTAGATAGAGCCCAGAATCCTATATTCTGTACAACAACTAACACTTCTGGAAATATTAAAGGAAATCATTTAGATTCTAATGGAATTAGGGTTCATGGGCCAAAGGCTGATGTTCCTTATAACTCATACTCTGCTAGACCGTTTAATCCTGAAAAAGGAGCATTCATCACTGGAATCCAGGGCCCTCAGGTTGGTGGAGCAAATCTACCTGGCCATCGTGCCGATAAGGTTGGTGGAGCAGTTCCTCGTGTAAATCACGCTATTTCTCATCGTGGTTGGGCTAGACCAACTAGAAATCCTTATCCTGAACAGTTCGTTCCTCCTAATAATGCCCCCGCACATCTAAAGATTAATGATGCCACGCATTACAAAAACGGATCATCTTAAATATATCTAGTTTTTCTTAACCAGAATGGAGTACGAGTTCACCGACAATGTTATTCGGCGTTTCGCAGAGGAGTTTCAGAAGATCTCGCCTTACAGCGGGGCCGGAAACTGCCATGTGAGATACTCGTCAGAACGGGTTACAGTTCGCTGTCACCCAGAGTCAGAGACATTCGCATCAATGTTCAACTTTCTTGCTGTGGTATGCCTACTTTATGGGCTTACCAAGCTTAAGAAGTGGTATGAATAAGCCTTTTAGGCAAAAACGGAATTTTTACATGTTATTGGTTATTGCTATTAACATGTCTAAAGATGAATTTCTACTTTTCATTGTGGGCTTCGGAGCTGGTGTGGGTATAATCACAACAGTCGGATTCTTGCTAACAAGCATCCCCTTACTTAAGACTATAGCATATGCGGGTTTTGCTCTAAGCGTAATAGCTGGAGCATTACGGTTGCCGTAAAGCTACTTAACTGGTGCCCAATGAATTTATATAAATGATTCATCTTTATTTAACACTTTGTTCCTTCGAAGAACTCAGGTTAAAAACTACGATTGACATGTCCAAATTACCTTCAGACAAGCTAGCTGATGAGTGTGATAACATACTCCAGCATCATAAGGCTTGCTCTATATTTTTGGGTTATCTAGATGTAGGGTGGATGCTAGATCCTAGACATGAAGCTAGAATACGAAATCTAATTCGAAAGTTTGATGTTTATCTAATAACCTTTCATATTGAAAGCCTACCTTTTTCATGGAAAAACGAAATTGATACTGTGTATGTTCAGAAACACAAAGATGGAGGCGCCAAAACTATCAACAATGGTTGTGCTCTACAAGCTCAATCTGAAATTGAAGACAGATGATCTTCTACAATCTCTTCCGATTAATCAAAGCATTGTTAAGGTAGAGAAAAGGGGTGTCCTACGCAGGGGTGAAAGTTCACGCGATAAGATTCGGAGACGATCTAAGAAAAATGAAAAAACCAGCACAACTGGGTTTGGTCATAATTCAATTACCATAGTAATGTTGAATGATGGCGGAGGCACCGTCCCAATGAAAGAAATTACGATAAAAATCTTTCAGAATGGTGTATTTCATTTGACAGGTGTTCTACATGATGATTACGATAAGTCATGTATTGCTATCCTTCTCCGAACAATCTGGGAAGAATGTCGTGAATGTATTATTGATCCACCAGAAATGTGGAATATTGATCAGCGTCGTGTAGTCTTGATGAATTATACTACTGAACTTTATCCGAAGACAACAGTGGCACGAGAAGCACTGTATAATTCTGTTCGGGGTAAGGATGGAATTGTTACTTCATATAATCCAGATGTTTATCCAGGTGTAAAAATACAGTTTATGCCTTCAAAATGGACAGCTAAAATATTTCGCACCGGAAAGATTATTCTAACCGGAATTACCACACATCCAGATTGCCTTACATTTGTTGATGAACTTTCTGTACTTCTAAAATCTTCCCTACCCATGGTAAAGGCATGCGCCCCATAGGTTTTCTAGTATGTGGGCCCTCAGGAGTAGGGAAATCGTCGAATTTTAATAAGATGCTTTCCAACGCAGGAATATCGCAAGAAGTATTTTTAATTGACCCAGATTTAAGAAAAGAATCTTCTAATGACGACCGTTCTAAACTAGCCTTAGAAGATGTTTATGATGCTATTTCTCGTGGAATCAACTTTGGTTATTCTGCTACATGTGGAGGTGGTAAGGTAGTCCTAGATTTAATTAAGAAAATGAAGGCAAAGAATTATCATGTAATCATATCGATTGTATATAGCTCATTACCAACAGCCTTAGAACGAATCCGGAAACGAACTCATCAACCTGTGCCTGAAGGTGTGGTCGAAGACTTACATGCGTTTTTCAAAACAAAGGCTGAAAAATTTATGAAATTAGATGTTGAAATCTATCTGTACAATAACGAAACAGAGTTCAATCTCTTACTTTCAAAAAAACATAAGAAGATAGTGTGTAGACATAAGGATTTAGATTTTTATTTTGATATATCAGGTTACTGTGGCTCCAGCTGATTGTTGTGGTATTTTATTGAAATAATCTGTTAAGCTTTTTACATGTATGAATAATCCTACAACAGCAGCTGTTAAGAAAACAAGCCACCAAAATACACCATTTCCATATGTAAAATATTTGAAGGTATAATCGCCTGGGGTTCCATCTGGTAATTTATCGCGTGACGTTGCGGCTGCTGCGCCTCCTAGAATGATGAACAGACTTGCTATGCTTCCTGCGAATAGTCCTGTGCCTACGACGTCTGACATTCTTCTTTGTTTTACGTTTATGTTTTCGTCCAGCAGCTACTACCGGCTCTTCAGTTGGAAGTCTTCTACGAAATGTTCGCGGTATTTTTGGATGGCGCCTTCTCCCACCTAGCTTGTATGGTTGTGTTCCAGCGAGACCATCATATACAGCACCAGCCTTAAGTTGATTAGCAATATTTGTTAAATTAGCATGATTTCCAGCAAAGGATACGCCCGGGATAGATTTTCCTTCTGGAGCAGGTGGTACCGATATTTCTCCTCCACCTTTCATAGTTACTCCACCAGCTCTTGCTTGACTAGCTTGTTCAGCTATTGAAGCAGCAGTTTTTGCTGCAGCAGCATTTAATAATCCACCAGGTACATTTGATGTTGAACCATGTAACTGAGCCGGGAGACCCGTAGCAACCTGCATTCCACTTGCGTGGACTGTCATCGGCGTAGAAGAAACCATCTTAATGTATCACAGAGAAATAAGACAAGAATGACAACTCTGAGTGCTATCCAGATTCAAGCAATGGTTCGTGACATGGACGAATCTTTCCGCAAGTATCGTAATCTTAAGGAATCTAATCCTGCTCAATGGGCAGAGAAAATCAAGGCAGACAACAAGACACTCTATGATGAGTTTCCTACAGTTTTTAATATGCATATGAATGGAAAACTAGACCATACATTTTTTGAAATGCTTCAACTTAAACGAAAGATGGAGAAAGGAGAACTGACAGAAGACGAAGCTTCTATTATTGTAGGTCAAAAACTGTTTAACAAATATGTTGACCCTGTAATTAAAAATCAACCTCCTCCCCCCACACTTTCCTACGAGTCTTACTATAAGAATGTACAGAGCTCGTCTGGGAGTGGGAATGAGTCGAGAAGTTAAAAAATTGCCACAAATGGTTTATCGTCCAGTACTAGGATTAATAGGTGTAAGGTGCTGTAATATAGCACCGCTTCCTCCTTCTAGAAGTGTATTAGATGGAGGTGTGGCAGAGGATTCTGGAATATTTTTAAATGGAGGTAGTCCATCTGGATCTGGTAATAATTTAGTATTTAATGGAGGTAGTCCATCTGGGTCTGGTTCAGTATTAAACGGAGGTACCCCATTCGGGTTTAGACCAAGAATAGATGGTGGCAATGTCTCAGGATCAGGAATAGGGGCATTATTCGATGGAGGTAGTCCAGTTTAGTCAGACCCGCAAAAATATGCTAGAGGATTTCCTTAATTCTATATAATAAATGGCAACAACCCAACAAGTAACCTTTCAGTTGAGACGTGGTAATACTACTGGCACAACTGGGTGGGTACAGCAGAATCCTACCCTAGCAGCCGGAGAACCTGGTTTTGAACTAGATACTGGTAAACTAAAGATTGGTACTGGCACAGTAGCATGGAACTCGCTACCATATGTTTCTGGAAGTGGAGGTAGCACGGTAAGCGTACCAGTTAATTCTATGCTATGGAGTGCTTCTGGAACAAGTATAACTGGAACAACCGGATTACAATATTCTTCGACTCGTGGAATTACGATGGAATCCTTACAAATCAGAAGCAATACTCAGCAGGTAGCAATTGGTAATCAGGCTGGAAAAACAAATCAAGGAGTAGATACTGTTGCTCTAGGATATCTAGCAGGTAGTACTGATCAGCAATTAAGTGCGACTGCTGTTGGAACAAACGCAGGATCTATCAGTCAGAGTGAGGGTGCCGTTGCCCTAGGGTTTAGAGCAGGTATACAAAACCAAGGTCTTCGTGCTGTTTCAGTTGGAACATCAGCTGGAGCAATTAATCAGGGCGAATATTCAATTGGTATTGGTTATAAGGCTGGTGCTGGTGTTTTAAGTACTCAAGCAGCTAATACTATTATTTTAAATGCTAGTGGTGGAGAAGTTAATGGTGTAGCTGGCCAGACTGGTTCTTTTTATGTTACACCTATTCGTCAAGATATAACAAAAACTATTCCTCTATTTTATGACCCCACAACAAAAGAGATTGTTCAGGGGCTTTCTAATCTAGGTGGTGGTAGTATTGGAGTAACTGGTGGAACTGGTATTGCTGTAACTCTTGCAGGTACTACATTTGTTGTAACGAGTAATGTACTGGACTCGAATAATAATGTTACAGTTGGAACTGGTAGTTTATCTAGTGCGCCGAATACTTCTGTTTCAGTGGGATACCAAGCTGGTCAAATTAATCAGCGTTTAAGTACAGTAGCGGTGGGATACCAGGCTGCTCAAAGTAATCAAGATACATATGCTGTAGCAATTGGATATCAAGCTGGACAAACAGGCCAAGGAGGTTCTTCAGTTGCTATAGGGCAAAGTTCTGGTAAAACATCCCAATCTGCATCTGCAATTGCTATAGGTCGTTATGCGGGTAACACCGGCCAAGGTACTGGTGCAATTGCTATAGGTAATGAAGCAGCTATGTTAGGACAAGGAAATTTTGCTATTGCTATTGGAACACGTGCATCAGGTATCAGTGCAATAATTCAACCAGCTAACACTATTATTTTAAATGCTAGTGGAGCTGTAACTTCAGGAATCTCTGGTCAGACTGGGTCTTTCTATGTTACACCAATTCGTAATAGTGTGGGAACTAACAGTTTACAGTATAACCCAGGTACAAAAGAGATTACGTATGGTCCGCTAGGAGGAGGATCAGTGGTTGGGGTGACTGGTAGCACTGGTATTGGTGTAACCTTTGATGGTACTACATATACTGTTGGATTTAGTTATGCTCAGGGGGACTCTGTATTTATAGGTGCTCGTCCTCAAGTTCCAACTGCTGTTTTACCGGGACGTGTTGGGATAGGCAGTATGGCAGGAGCAAGAAACCAATCTACTAATTCTATTGCTATTGGAGCCAGTGCTGGAACTAATCTTCAAGGCGGTACAACTGGTGGGGCTATAGCTATTGGTTATCGAGCTGGTGAGAGTAGGCAAGGTGATAGTTCTATTGCTATTGGACTTTTAGCTGGTGCTTACCAACAACCAGATAATTCAATTATTTTAAATGCTACTGGCACTGAAAAAAATGGGGAAGTTATTCAAAATACACCCGGTCATTCCTTTGCATGTTATATCCTACCTGTCAGGACAGATGTGACTCAGACTATTCCTCTGTATTATAATCCTACTTCAGGTGAAGTAGTTCAAGGAGCACCTGGTTCTGGCGGTGGTCCTGCGCCTGGTGTAACTGGTAGCACTGGTATTGGTGTAATCTTTGATGGTACTAACTATACCGTTGGATTTAGTTACGCCCAAGGTGATCCTGTATACCTGGGTAATGCAGCTGGAAGCCAAACGACCAGCGGTGCAGCAGTTATTGGCTTAGGAGATTCGGCAGGGGATCTTAACCAGGGTAGAAGATCGATTGCTATCGGATATTATGCCGGATCATCCAATCAGGGTGGGTCTGTTGGTTCATCTATTGCTATTGGAGATAACGCTGGAGCTAACCAGCAAGGCGCATTTTCTATTGCTATCGGAGCTGAGGCAGGATCAACTGGGCAGCTCGATAATTCAATTATTCTAAATGCTAGCGGTTACGCAGTAAATGGTGGAGCTACTTCAGCATTCTACGTTACTCCAGTAAGATCAGATGTAAGTCAAACTATTCCCCTGATGTACAACCCCGTTACTTACGAGATTGTACAAGGAGCAACTAGTTCCGCTGCTTCTGCGCTTGGTGTATCTGGTAGCACTGGTATCGGAGTAATCTTTAATGGTACTACATATACTGTTGGATTTAGTTATGGAGATAAAGACGCTATAGCCCTAGGTTTCCAGGCTGGACTTCAAAGTATGTCTAGCACAGTATCAATTGGTGCATATACAAACCAAAATTTAACTCAAAATTTAACTCAAACCGGTTTTTCCGTTTCTATTGGACATCGTACAGGTCAGGATTATCAGGCTTCCCAGACAGTAGCAATCGGAAGCCAGGCTGGACAAACTTATCAGGGTACTAATTCAGTTGCTATTGGATATCAAGCAGGTAAAGTATTACAAGGCGGTACAACTGGAGGGGCTATAGCTATTGGATCTCAAGCAGGTGAAACTTCACAGGGTGTAAATGCTATTGCTATTGGAGCTTTAGCTGGATATACTGGACAACCAGATTATTCAATTATTTTAGATACAAGTGGTCTAGGAACTGTTGGTACAGGCGGAGTTCCTAATAGTTGTTTTATTAATCCTATTCGACAGGATACAACCCAGACTATACCTTTGATGTACAATCGTGCTACATATGAAGTTGTCACTGGAATGGATCCTATATTTTCAAGTGGTGTAACAATGTGTGGAACTCAATTTTTAGTTGATGCCGATGCGTTCCCTGGTGATAATGGTATAAATGTACCAGTAAAAACTCCTCCAACTGGATATGCTTATGTGGATATACAAATCCCATTAGTAACTGATACTTCAAATGTACAAGTATGCCCTATCTTACGAGGATTCACTGGTATTAATAATGGTAATGATTGGGGGCGCCTAATTGGTGTAGAGTGTCTATTAAATGGTATTAGAGTTTGGACACAACAGCCTGGTGGTTCTTTATATGGATTTCCTGTAGGTTCAACTTATGCCGGGTTTTCTTGGGATGTAATCACATTTTAAACTCATCTCTAAGAGCCATGATAATTTTACCTAGACGATTCTGACCCTTCCATTTTGTTGGATCAGCCGATTTATCTGTATTTTCAGAAGTTCCAATACCCCAAAATGAATCACGAGCATCAGCATAGCCAATTAGTCTTTCTCCCGTTGCTACTAACTGTTTCTGTAATTCTGGATGCTGGACAAATTTAGCTTTTACACCACGCATCATAATTTCTAAACGTTTATCATCCCAAATTTCTTTATGAAAATTAGTAATCTTCTTTCCGAGAGCTTTCACAGCCTTTCCTGAAGGAGTTTCAATAATCTTTTTGTACATTTCTTCATCACCAAACTCTTTCGCTTTCATAGCCTGGAAATAATGTTCAACAGTAGGATATCGAACATCTGAAATCTGGATTGGATACTCTGCTTGATTGGAGAATGTTCTGTATTCTCCCTTATCTTCACCTGGTTGATTGAACAGCACAGGTTTTTCTCCGGGTGCTTCACCGCCTTTTTTCAATTTTCTAGTTTTCTTTTCTGGTTGAGGAACAGGTTGATCGTTAGGTTCAGTAACAAGTTCAGCAACAGGTTTCTCACCACGTACAAATACAAAGGTTCTATTTAGAAATGCATAAGTTTGTTGTTCAGGTGTGAGCACATGTTTAGTTTGACGAGTGTATAACTCCGAGAACATATGTGATTCTTTCAAGTCAAATCCATGCTCCTTAAAGATTTCTGTAATTTTTCCAAATGGAACAATGTATTCTTTTGCTGGTTTATCGAATGATTCTAGTGTAACATTAATAGGTAGACCAAACTCTTCAACCCAGGTTTGCTTGTCATCATATCCCTTAGTAAATTCACCACCAACATCCTTGCCATTCGTAAATATATGTGTTTGTTTTCCCATTAGGAGTGAATATACAGTCTGACCATCTAAGCAAGTACCAAAGAATGTCTCTTTCGTATATGTATCCACATTCTTTACAAATGCCCTGAAAGATTCTTCAGATTCACAGGCATAGTGTATCGTAAACTGGCTTGACGATGAATCATATTTCTTAAGTTCTTCAAATTGTTCTAGGTATTTTGTAGTTGCTTTTTCTTCTCCTGAAAGAAGTTTGTACTTTGGACTAGGTTGTTCAAATAAAGGCTCAAGCATTGTTCCTTCAATAAATAATACTGCGGGACGATAATCAGTGGGATTCTTTTCCTTATCATCTAGGTAACGCTTACAAGCTTCTTTTAGTCCACGCGTAGCAGGGTCAATACCAACAACCTTTCCTACCTTAGTACGCTTCCATCTATGGAAATCACCACCTTGTCCAACTCCAAATTCTAGAAGAGTAGAACCTTCACGAATAACTTCAGAATATAGCTGGTCTTTTACACGGTTATTGAACTCGTAGGCAGGCTGGAGAATACGTGCCTTACGATTGATTTCTTCCTTGTAATAGACTTCATCTTCTTGTGAATCATCTATGGGTATTGACGCAAAGTTAGAAATCATTTCTTCAGATACTGGGATATGAATAGATGACCAGATATTATCTGCTACAGCCCTATCATTCCCATACTGAGTCTTATTCAGAATACGAAATTCATATGTTTTGTCATACCTAGTTCTCATAACCCTCCATCTTTGCGTTTCAACATCATATGAACATTCAATAATTGTATTATTTTCTACTCGTGTTCCTGTTTCATCATGTGCTAGACCTTTTGCGTCTACAGGTACCATAATTTTGTAAGCTTCGGGGTCACGTGGATTAGAAGGTTGAAAGAGTGAAGGAATATATGTATTTGAGTCTGCTAGTTTTTGCAGGTCAGATGGCAAGGCTTTGGGAACATATTCCCCAGTTAGTGTTTCGCATGGATATAGCACAGATTCAAATGATGACCTACTTATGTACAATTCCCCTTTCTTGACCATGGTATCTTGTACTGGGTCATACGTCTGGTCATCTGATAATTTAAGTAGGAAATCAATACTATTTTGCTGAGGAGGTTTCCATTTGTAGACCGTGGTCCATGTAGCACCTTTCAAAACATTCTTTGGTGCTACAGGACTTAGTCTAGGTGTGAAAATAAGTCCATCAGTTTCATATTCATAGTCAGTTTCCAATAGTTGTTTAATACAATCTTCCATTACCTTTCCATCACCAGCTAGAAATAACTTAGTTTCAATGCGAATTGGGTTTGTTGTTGCTTCAGTAATAAACTTGGTTTCAATATCCTTGGCAAACTTAGAAGCATAGGTAAGGCGTCCTTCATCTCCCTTCATCAGAGGTAGAGAATGAATATCCTTCCCCTTGTAGCGATAAATATCAAAGATACAGAACAGATTCTTTTGAGGGATATATTCTCCATCTACAAAATCCCCAATGTAAGCATCATCAGTTGTTTTTAACCCAGTCCAAACAACCTTGTTCTGCTTATTGATTCTCAGAACCTTCTTATCTCTTGCTACATACAGACCAAACCGCTCTCCATCGGCTTTTACTGTCACGGTGTAATCACTCCAGATATTATGGGGGCGTTCCTTTTTTAGAGTACGACGTTCTAAGGTTACAGGATTATAGAAAGCTAGCCTAGATTGGCGAAATTCCTGGATATACCGTTCTTGGTCAGTTGGTGTCAGCAGAAACTCAGATTGCTGGAATGCTTGAAGGAGAGTATTGATAATCTTTAAAAGAGATTCCGTAATTATAGATGATGACATAGTTGTAGTACGATTCACGAACTCAATTTCTAGTTCATAAATATGTTGTTCTTTGAGGACATCTCGCAGAGAATGCTTCTTATCCTTGCGCGATTTGACCATTGAAAAGTCAATGTGAAATAGTTCATCCTGCGATGTAAATGTTTTACGATTCATTAGACGCACAGAACTTACTCGTGGATCATTTGGTGAAGCTTCCCAATCCTTACGTACATTCTCTTCTAGTCGAAGCCTGAACCTAGAATAGATATCGGGTAAATCAATGTTTTTCACACCTTGATAAGGCGTCTTACGTTGAACTAGGACTGGAACACCCTTGAATGAAGATGTTGAGCATACACGCTGGATTTGTTGTGGGGATTCTACTTCTACACGAATATTATCAGGATAGAAAATGCGAAGTATAGATGTTTCAGTCGGAGGACCTAGTGAAACAGTTTTTATAGCTTCTAAGATTCTATCTGCTGTATCCTTTGTCTGAATTGTTCCAGGAAGAACAGAACATTCGAACTCTGATTTCTTATCTTTTTTGGCAATGTCAATAAAAGTGTGGATAGCTTTTGTATCCATTTCTATTGTATTTATACCTGGAAAGTACTAAGTCCATTTTTCACTTGATGTTATTATAAATGAGAGGTGGTGCTCTAGAAGGCTTATATAGTCTTTTCTTTATCCTTGCTGTCGTTGGATGTTTAGTTCTAGGAGGATATCTTGCTTTAAAATACGTTAAACCAGTTCCAGAAACAGTGAAGCCTCCTTCTCAGCCTACTCCTGCTGTACCCGAACCAATTCCTCATGGTTGGGGACCTGGACCTTGGGGGCCTGATCCATGGGTACCTAGTTATAACCCAGATGTTCCTAGTGTTGAACCTGAGCCGGCACATAAACCCGCTCCAGCAGATAATTTCAAACCTGTTCTAACACTGATGGAAGCAAAGTATAATCCTGTTGGTAGAGAAATTCAGGTCAAGTGTAAGATTTTACCCAGCGGTTCAGTACCACCTAGTAAATCCTATAGTATTGCGTTCAATGTTATGGAGGATGGTAAGAACACAGTAGATATTCCAGAAGATGAACCTTTGTCTGCTTCGGAAATGTCTGGGTTTGAACAAGTATTTTTAGTACCAGTAACTGGGGCAAGCAAGGATGTTACTGCGGATAAATTAACTCTGAGTGGCCAAATCAAATTTCGTGAAAATGGTACTGTAAACAGTGGAGTTGTTGGTGTACCTACAACAATTAATGTTTCCTAAATTATAAAAATGAACATACTTATGTTAGTAATTCTGCTAGGAATAGCTGTTTTAGTTGCATTATGGGTTTATTATTCTATCATTTCACCTGAAACTCCCCAAAGTCGCGACATGCTTAGGTTTAGAACCTATGGGCTGCCTTTAGCAATACTTGCTCTAATGGGTGTTGAAGTAGTATGGACTTTTTATTCTGATAAGCATGCCTTTGATTCAAACGTCAAGCGCTCTGAAAAATTAACATCTAAGTATTTTTCTGCTGATGAAGGTGGCCGTAGACGTAGACGATAAACTATTCCATCATGCGTTCATAGGTTTTCCTAGTTTTTAAATCTTCAGCCATTCTAGATTTTTGGTCAATACAATAAAGAATATATCTTTCCATCTCTTCCAAACAATCTTTTGAGAGATGTTCAGATGAAACAAAAATTCCATTTGGGGCTTCTGTTACAGTTGCCTTATCCTTTAATACAATTGCGTGTATCTGCGCATGTTCAGTAACATCGAGCCTATCAATCTGTTCCTTCATCCATTCCAGTCTTGAGCGATTCATTTAAATCTAGTACGTTCGGTTTCTTTAACTTCCTTGTTTTCTTAGCCGGACTTTCAACAGCTTGAATAGTTACAACCTTTTCTTCAGCAGAAGACGTAGAAGATGCCATTGTAGGTACTTCAACCTTAGTTTCAGCATATAGTAGGGGTTGAAGTGGAGCTGGTTTCAAGGCAGTTCTTAGTCTTCCAACTACAACTATAGACTTATCTTGCTGTTTGAACTGGGGACCAATAACTTCAAATTCAAATTCCTGGCCATCTTCAACAGTATCATATTCTGTATTCCCAATATGTAGGTCGCGAGGAATTAGAATTTTTAGCGGAGAAAGTTCAGCATGAATACCAATCTTAGTTTTTAGTTCAGAACTTGCTCTGAAAATTTGTCCTGGATGAGGGAGACATACATCTGCTTGAAACCTGACTTCATAATCGGTACTTCCGTTTGACTTAACTCTACCAAGACCGTATTCCAGTATTGTAACACTGTCTTCACCAATATATCCTTCTGCTGAACATCTACCTTCAACGTTCATCTTGAGTTGAGCTAGGATAGATGGTAGCATATTCTTTTGGAGAAATTTAGGATGAATATGAACCTTGCGAGTTAGCTCGCGACGTTCAAATAGTGGATCCATTCTTTCTTATTGTATTGTTAAGTTTAAACAGATTCATTTTTGACTTACTTCTTCAGAAATCCAAAACAACCAGAAGACGTAACTTGTTCAACTGCCCATGAGGCTGCTAGCATAGCCTTTGCCTCTGAATCAGGAAGATGAGATGCCAGCCATTCACCTAGTTTCTTCTGGAGAGTCTGTAGTAGTTTTAGAGCTTCTTCCTTAGTCTCGGGTGCCTTGCTTACAATATCCGTAACAAGCTTTACGAGTGTCTGCTGGGCCTCGTTTAAGTCAGTAGGAGGTACAGCAATCGTAAGAGTTGGCGCAGGATCAGACATTTATTTATTAACAACAATTTAAGTGTTTAAGTGATTATAAAGGAAAATGAATCGTGCTCTAGTTGAAGAACTTGTAGGATTCAAGAATATTTCTTTTGAAGTTCGTAATGGCATTACTCATACTGAAATTAGAATTAAAGGTGATGCTGTAACAACTCGTAGACACGGCTTTGTTTCTGATATTTATATTAATCGTCGTACCCAGGAAATGTCTGTTGCTCGTATTGATTCAAAGGACGAATCTACTCTAAGAAAAATTGTTGGTATTGTATCACGATTTAAGTTTTGATATCATTTCTTTGCGATTATTATCCTCATCAAAGATATCCCACTCTTCCGGAGTCCACCACATAATATCCTTACTTCCATCTAAGACAACTTGACGCACAGCTAAGGCCAAATATTGACATCTGTCAGTTTTTGTTTTTACCGTTTCTGGAATTGGATAACCTAGCCAAATAGCAAACTTATGTAGTAAGGGTTCTAAATATGAACCACACGCTCTTCCTTTAATAACCTTTGATCTTTCTGCTCTCTTTAATTCATCGGACTTATCATCCAAATTAAATACTAGGCGTCCACTCTGAACTGCTGCTAAAAACTTAGTCCTAGTTTCCAGAAATAAATCTATTCTCTGCTTTACCCATTTGTAATACGCATCAGCTTGCTTACCTATTGGTGTTATCAGTTCATTCTGTTCATTATAAATCTTCTTTGACCCTAGAATACGCATATCAGAAACCTTTAATAATTTAGCATAGATTGGAGGATTCTTCCAATCAAGTGATAGCATATGTTGTATACGTTCTGCTTCAGTCATCTCTTGATCTACAATGTACCAGTCAATTACTTGTTTATTAAATCTGGATTTGATGCCAGCCGGAATCTTTAACTGTTTACGTTTCTCTTCTAAGGTTGATTCCTCCTTTTCTTCTACCGCCTTAACTTCTAGCCTTGTTTGTTTTCCCTTGTCTTCTTTAATATATCTATCCTGCATTGCGTTGAAGTCTCCTAATGTAAAAGCATACATTGATCCCTTAGATTCAATAAATCCCATCCGTCCATTTCGATCTTTTATCTGAAATCCAGTTTCAATAGCATTGTGTAAGGTATATAGGATAACATCTCTATCATACATTCTCAGTTGAGGACTAGCATATAAATCATCTATAGTCCAAACAGGTTTTCTCAAAAACAATTTCATAAATTTATCTAGGAGTTCATCTCGCACATCTATATATGCTGATAAGGGTCGTTCATGTTCTGGATCAGGTGTCGATTCCTTGACCTTACATGAAAAATCGATAGGGCCAAAGGTTGGTGCTGCCATTTCACCTAGAGAAAGTGTTACAGGTTTACCATCCTGAGATCTATTCTGTTCAATTCTTAATTCACGCCATTCTTTCGGTAAACTGTTAATATCTGTTTGAAGAGGACAATCCATTGCTGATTCCATAACTACATGTTTTACATTAGCTATTAATCTTGCCTTTGCTTCAACAGCGGTTCTATAATAAAATTCATCAATCAGTTCACGTTCTGAGTTTTCTAGTTTACAAACATGGAGATACACCGTACAGTTCTGTTCTTCAAATGGTAATGCTTGATGAGAACATGTGCGAATACCTCTTCCAACAACTTGCTCAATCTTACTCATATTCCAACAATATTCAATAACATGTACTTGGCGAATGTAAGATAAGTCTACACCTTCTGAAATAGCTGGAGAAGCAATAATAACCTTGATATCATTACCATCCTTATTTTCTATATTTTTTAAACGTTCTAAAGCTCTACGACCTTCTGCTGTATTTGATAATTCAGATGTAAACAGAATATACTTTCCCATTGAACCTCGTTCAACTTCATTTGCTGTTGTTTTTAATAATTTTGTTCCTAGAGCAGATTCGTATCCGTGCTCTTCCAAGCACATAGCAAATAATTGCGCCCCCATTTCAACTAAATTAGAATAGACAAAGATAACTCCCTTAGATTGCTTAATCAATTTTGTTATTAGAGCAAACTTTGAACTATGGTCAGCTACTCTAGATGGGGCTAAAAATTTATCAGTGTATTCAAATTCAGAATCTTCATCTTGTGATTTTTTAAACGTCGTTCTAAATGTACCGTTTTTTGGTAATACACATATTGTTGGCCCAGATGAAGCAAAACCTAGTTTAAGGTCTTTATGTGATTTCAGTACCTCTGCTTGAATACCCTGAACAAATGACGCGGTTAATGTTAGAACACTTCTACGTTCTTTTATGTGGATTGGTTTATTCTTTATTAGATCTAGTGTAGCAGGTTGTGCTATCATATTTGCTGGCGGTGGAAGTCTAAATGGAAATGTCAAAGGATTATCACCACGAATGAATGATACATAATCCTGACACCATCCTCTGAACTTCTCTTCCATACCTGGTTGAAAATTTCCAGATTTGGTGAAGACCTTACTAGGCAAGAGCTGTGTAGTCAATGGTTGCTTCCTCTCATTCCATAAAAACAAATTGAAGTAAAAAATCATTTCATCATAACTGTCGAACATAGGTGTAGCTGTCAAAAGAATTAGCGTAACATTATTTGCTGTTTTAATTACACGGTCAAGTGCCATACTGATAAGTTTAGTTGGCATACCATCTTCAGGATTACGAATACTATGTGCTTCATCAATAATAATTAATCTGTTATCAAACGTTTTGTGTATCCACGCGTCACCTAGTGAATCTTGTTCATTAATTAGATTAGCAAACGTCTTGTATCCTTGAAACTCATAGAACTCTGAAATAATACGTTGAGCAATTGTATTCATGCGTTCCCTGGTTGCCTTGTCTGTCCATTTCAATGGTTCACTCTGAATACGTAAAAGCATATCTAGATAACGACGACCAGTACATTGCTTTGATAAGAGTATACCATCTGGGTCAACGCTGACCTTAGACATAGCAAATATCTGTGTCTTGAAGTTATCTTGTACTGCCGGATTAGCTAGAACTAAAACACGTTTATCTTGGAACTCAGGTCTGATAATGTATTCTTCTGCTATTTGAATTGCTGTACAAGTCTTTCCAGTTCCTGTACCGTGTACCATTAGCAAGCAACGTGTTGGTGAATCTGGTGAAAGTACTCTACGCAAAAATCTTTGATAATTCTGTAATTTAAAATCACGTGAAGCGGATTGAGAACACATCTCTTCACGTAACTGTTTTAGTGTATCTTCTGAGGCAGAGGGTAATACATTCCCTCTAGTCTCTTTCAATTCTGGAAATGATAGGTTTGCCATATTACTTCTTTCGGGGTGTTTTTAATGCTGCCATTTCATCGAAATGTTCTGCTACCATTGCTCCAACACCTAGTAAACATAGTAATCCAGTAAGAGCATAGCTAGAATAGGATGCTGCCATGCTTTTCTTTTTATCTTCAACGAATTCTGGAATTACGTAATACTCTATGATAAAGTACGCGGTAATTGCCACTAACGCAACTATGATGTTAAATAGGCGATATGTATGCTTATGTGACCCCATTTATGATAGTAAAACGGAATTAATACATGTTAATGTATACAATATTACACTAACATGGATCGCTGTTCCAACTGTAAAAAGAAGTCTCATGTTATCTTCAAGTGTACTTGCTGTGCGCTATTTTGCGTAAAGTGTAAGACACCAGAAGATCACAAATGTTCTTTTGACTACAGAGCAGCCCACCAGAAACTCTTGGCATCACAAAACCAGGTGGTTCGACACAAACAGATAGAGTCTATTTAGGCTTTATCCATTTTTTTATTCATCAGGTGTGTTTTCATGGGCATCTAGTTTCTTATTTGCTACACTTAGATCCCATTCAAGGTTATCGATGTGATTTTCTAGTTCTTCAATCTGAGTTTCTAGGCGCTGTGCCACTCTATCCTTTATACAAGTATTCACTAGAAATCCAGTAACAAAGGTAGCGGCATATAGAAAAACAAAGGCGGAAGGTTCAACTACGTACATTTTATAAGTATGTAGTTGACTCTGCTTAAATTAAGTTAAAAATTGGGGTTACCAGCTCCACATCAAGTGTCCAGTCCAGATTGTTTCCCAGTTCCACATCAAGTGTCCAGTATTCCAGAGTCCAGCCCCATTCCCCACTAAATCTGAAAATCTAGAATCCGTTTTTATGGCTAAATTTTATCTTTTAAAGCAATTTGGGAAACTCTTCTTAAAGCAAAAATAATTTTCATTTGATTCTTAACAACTATCTCAAAATGTCTTATATCAAATCTGGATTTGTTCTAATTCTGGATTCAAAGCAAGATATATTTGCTGTTTAAGATAGAGTACCGTGTCTGTATGGGCATAGTACTGTATCTGTGTAGACCTAGTACTGATTAATATAAGACCAGCTTCGCGTCTTTAAGGAATCCTTATACTGGTCTTTTCGCCAATCCACTAAATTTTTCACTGGGTAGGTAGCAATTTTCGCCGATTTTTGACAGAATATCGCTTTACTATATAATCTA